ATGGAAAGGCCAAAGACAACATGGAGTGCTAAGAGCATCAAGGTGGATGATGATGCAAGAGAGCCTAGATGGGTTGCATGCAAGATATGCGGGACGGAAAACCTGACGTTCGCCACTTCTTCGGGGACTGGAGAATATGTTTGCAATATCTGTAAGAAAGAGGAGGAGAGCCCTATCTCGATGAGATGTTTGCGGCACAAGAAGAGATTCAATGTTCCGAGATGGTGGATGGATGTAAGCAAGTGGCTATGTCCAGCCTGCTATGATAGGCTTTCGGAAGATGAACGTGCCAAGTATGCTCCTAAAGGTATAGAGCCGCCGACAAGGAGCGCTGAAGAAGGAAAACCAATAGTATTACCTTCTAAAAACAAAAAGGAGTATTTCCAGCCAAGTATAATCTCTTATCCTCAATATGAGGAATCTAATGAACTTGGTTCTTCTGATGTGGCATCGCCAGAATCGGTAGAACGAGAAGATGACATAGACACGAGGCCTAGAAGCGATACTTCCATTAACTCTTCAAGATGGGAATGGAGACGGAAAGAGACAAGGATTGCCGACAACCCATCTTTTGCCGGGCTTCTTCCGAGATACAAGATAGCCTGCCAGAAGTGTGGAGAAGTTGTCCCATGCCATTATGTGTGGTTTGAGAAAAGTACAGTCTTATGTCCTTCCTGCTATGGGCAGATGAACGATTTCGAGATTAAGAAGTTCCATGAGCAGCATAAGTCAGGAAAACCAAAATATGAGAAGGATGTACGCTCAATTGGTTCGCTTTCGGAATCGGTATTGCAGAAAGTTGAAGTTCCACGATATAATTGGACTAGGCAATCGCATCTAGTGAATAGTGGAGGGCAATGGTCTAATGCTCGAATCATGAGCGCCAGCGAAAAGGAACTGATAGATGCTGCGAGAATAGGAATAGTTTCAAAGGCTAGGATGCGAATAGAACTAAAGCGGAGAAAACATTCCGAATACTTCGATATGTTGTCCGAAGATGTTGGCGTGACTCCAATTCCAATGTTTTAGATTTCTGGCTACCCCCTCTTTACAGCCGTCCTGATTGTATGGTAGAATATGTGCCGTCAGAGGACAAGGAAGATGAAGAGAGCAGCCGCAATAGCGATAATCTGTTTTTTATCCCTCATAGAGGGATGTGCTACTGCATATGTTGCGAATCTTCGTAGTGAGTATTCTGACAAGGGTGAGATTTACGGGGTATATCATGGAGATGATGAGTATCCGTGCATCTATCCTGCAACTAGGATTTCATTGCTAGTAGAAGTGCCTACATGGTGGTGGCCTAGTGAGACGGAGATAGGAAGAGGGTATGAGGCATGGTTATGGCCGATTGGTGCTCCTCTATCCATAGTCGATGTTGTCTGCTCTATAGCAACCGATACGATAATGCTTCCATACGACTATCAAACAAAAAGAATGGCAAGGTGACAAATGAGTTCTGGACATGACAAGAGAGACAAGAGCACAAAGGATTCTCTAGTAGAAGCCTTGGAGGGAAAAAGTCTTGGGATGCCTGACAATCCAACGCTCCCTCTTGTTGGTTCGGAAAATGTGCCTATTTCAGAAGAGGAGGAGAAGGATGTTGAATGATAGCATAATGGATGAAGACCCAAAGTGGATGAACAAGGCATCGGAGGAGAAGTTAAGAGAGTTTGTGAAGGTGTTAGATGCAAATGAAAATCACCCACGACATGAGTTGCTTGTGAAAGCATTTGATAAAGAGTGCAATCGCCGTGCTGCGGAATACTATGAATCCAGAAATGGAGGAGAGTGGATATGAGCAAACCAACGAAGAGAGTGTCCATTGACCAAGCAAAAACAATTGTCCGAAAGGCGATGAAGGTAATTGTTGATTTCATGTTGCATGAGAATAATATCGCAGAATCAAATTCGAGTCTTTATGCGAAGGTTCATGCAGTAGACAATACTGTTATTAAGGCACTCGGAGAAGCAGACTTCAATGATGACAAGACGGCACAGGAGTTTTATAGACTAGCGAGGAATATCATGGAATGGGACGAAGACCATTTGTCATTCCTTGGTAGCGAACCTTGCCCGCAACGATGGATGTTCAAGACAATGATTTGAGAAAGGTAAAAGAAATGGTATACAAAAGCGAAAGAGACACAGATTCGGGGACAGAGACAACTTTTTTTGTCAGAGGCGATGTTGGTGAGACGGCAAAGTTTCTTATCGAATCGTACAAGATGTCTGATTGTTTTGCTGCGAAGGCGAATGACAATCGAGTTGAAAGGAGTGTGGAGGTAAAGATATTCGACGGCGACAGTCTCGAATGGAAGGTGTTGATACCATCGAGAGTGTTTTCATATGGGGATTGCATTGATATGCAGATGGATGGGTGTAGAGACATGTTATACAAGATACAAAAGTACGTGAGAGATTTTTTTGGAATTAAGTTAACATGGTAGAATAGACCCGCCATCATGCAATAGAGGATTGTCCAATCCTCCGTGGGCAACGTGGCCGAAGAGTTTGGCGAGGGGCGGTTTTGCTCATTTCCGCCTTGATTATGGCTCTTAGCGGTCTGGGATTTGCCTCATAGCGGCATGGTACGAAAAGCCGCCGCACTATTTATAAATGAATGTGCATAGAGAAAGGCAGGAGATACTGAAATGAATCTAACTTATGAAGAGAAGAAAAAGATAGGAGATGCGGCATCGGCTATGATGCAGGCTTTCTGCGAGTTTAGGCTCGCAGAGGATAGGCTAAACATCGCAAACTCATTGTCTGGGAATCTTGCGCAGATAAGAGTGCCAGACGAACTTATTAAAAATGCTCTAGCACCGTATGTTGGAGAATTTGAGGAAATGCAGTGTAAGTTTTTCGATGCCTTGGAAATTCCTCTAACGAATAAGGAATTTTGGGATTGGTACAGCAAGCAGCCTCCGAGCATGGAACAATTGAAGCACAAATGGAAAGCAGTTGTTGGATGAAGTTATGGCATTGTGTAGGAGAACGATGCCATGAATTTCTTTCAATATCTATACGATGATAAAGTAGCACAGGACAAAAAAGAATCATATCGTACCAAGAAGTTCTATACGATAGAGTGCATTGATAGCGATGGAAAACTTAAAGATTTACTAACATATATCGCTATGAATGGGAATGGCGGACATTCATTTGATATTGTAGTAGACCCAGATGACAAGAAGAACGAACGTCATTTCTTCTGGGATGGGGATGGAGCGGATAGAATCAATGCTGTTGTAAAGACAACCACAGATGATGATAAAGAACTAGTCGGGATACTTTTAACCGCTCTCCATCGTATCTATATGCGTACATTCATCGAATCACAGAATAGTGAAGAAGATGCAAAAAACAGTCGCATAGCCCTTCAAGACATCTCTGATATTGCTAGTGATATTACACGAGGTGCAGATTTTGAGGATGGGCTAAAAGATGCATTGCGAGAAGTTAAGTTTGCTTATATGAGCGATACAGATTCTGACGAGAAGAAACTTGCTCGGATCAAAGACATCGTTGAAGAAGCCTTAAAATAGATAGATTCGCCATTCTCTTTGCCACTATTGGCATATTTTAGAATGGCAGACATTTCGTATAAGGATTTGATAGCGCCATCGTTCTACGGGCTATGGAACGATGTGGTAAACCAAAAGTATCCAGAAATCTGGCTTGCAGGCGGGCGTGGTTGCATTGATGGCGACACGCTAATAGACACTCCCCAAGGTCGGATAAGGGTTAAAGACTTCAAGGGCGGAGAAGTCTATTCATTTGAGGATGGGCGGATACATATCGCCAAAGCTGATGCTCCGCAACGGAAAACGGTCCAAGATCTGTTTCAGGTCATAGCCGATGGGAATTGCGAAGACATAATAGTTACCGATGAACATAAGTTTCTTACGCCCACCGGCTGGAAAATGCTAAAGGAATTGGATTATGAGGATCCTATCCTATTGAGTATTGGCGGAGAAATTAGAGAAAGTAAATTCAGGGGATGTAGACTTTTCAAAAGGGATTACTATTGGGATTTCAATGTTCAGGGGACACACAATTATACGGCACAGGGATTTATCAATCACAACTCAACAAAGTCGTCTTTTGTATCCACTTGCATTCCGCTTCTGATGGAGATGAATCCGCGTCTTCATTGTTGCTGTTTTAGGAAATTTGGAACGAATCTGGCAGATTCAGTCTATTCACAGTTTGAGTTTACAATCAACGAAAAGCTTCGGCCGATAGCAGACCATTGGATATTCAAGAGGTCGCCGTTAAAGATTGTAAACTCACGAACAGGGCAGCAGATTCTTTTCAGGGGATTGGACGACCCACAGAAGGTGAAGTCGCTCAAAGCACCATTTGGATATTTTGGGCTAATATGGCTGGAGGAACTGGCGGAGTTCGATGGCATTGAGGAAGTCCGTAACGTTCTCCAGTCATTACGCCGTGGCGGACACTACTTCCAGACGTTTTGTAGTTACAACCCCCCAGAGACTAGTTCCAATTGGGTAAATCATGAGGCAAGCGTTCCACAGATAGTAGATGGGAAGCTCTATCGGTATGTCCACCATTCAGATTACAGAACTGTTCCTCGCGAATGGTTGGGAGATGATTTCTTTACTTCCGCCGAACTCCTGCGATCGACAAATGAGAGAGCATTTAGACATGAGTACCTAGGAGAAGTCACTGGAAATGGCGGAGCGGTATTCCCGAATGTGGTGCCGCTAGAAATGTCGGATGAGATGATTTCCCATTTCGACAGTAGACGTTTTGGGCTTGACTTTGGTTTTGCACTCGACCCGCTACACTATTCGGCTTCTCACTATGACAAGAAGCATAGGGACCTCTATATTTGGGATGAGATAAACGAACTGAATTGCACCAACATAGCGCTTGCAGAACTATTGAAAGCAAAGAAGGATGACATCGGCTTCAACTACATAATGTGCGATGCAGCCGAGCCGAAGTCGATTGCCGAACTAGAAGGATTGGGTGTAAATGTTCTACCTGCCCAGAAGGGGCCAGATTCAAGAAGGTTCTCATATCGTTTCTTGCAGAGCCTTGCGCATATTTACATCGACCCTATTAGGTGCCCAAAGACTTACAAGGCATTTGTACAGTGCGAATACCTAAAAAACAAAGCCGGGGAGTTTATTTCACGATACCCAGAGAACGGAGGAGACGACCCAATCGACTCCGTAAGATATGCCTTGATGGATGATGCCATCGATGCTGGACTTTTCTAATATCCTCATTGGCATTTTCCGTAAAGGAAAAGGATATGATATGAAAGGTAAAGCAATAAGCATAATTGCAGGAGCCGCCGCCATTGCGACTATTGGGATAACATCATTATCTGATGAGAATAGTATTGGTTCATCTCACGAATCTAAAATATCAACACGGGCATCAAAAAACACCTGCCGTCTCGAGACTGCATATGCCGTTGGATTGATTCAAGGTTGGCCAGTTATGATATTCGTCAATGAGGATGAAAGCCAGACGAATGCCGCCGATAGACTAGAATCGCATGTTGGGAAAGGCATATCAAGGATTCTCTCATATAACAAGATTGCGACCCCTCCAAACGATTGTACTCTAACCTTATTCACTTCCACTAATAGCGGATCTGGATGGAACATAGCCTATCCTACGGCGGAAGAAAAGCAAGCGGCAACAAATGCTTTGATGGCTACCCATGCCTGCCAAGTAAGGGATGTAGAAAACCTTCCAGATGGATGCATTGTCTCTATTGGATGGCTTTGTTATGTGACTAATGGTTTCTGGAATGTCCACACGACACCGGTTTCCTTTTCTGATATAGCAGCTCTTAAGGGAGGATGGCTTTATCGAGAGAGGCGCTAGTAGAGATTTTTTTAGAATGGAGTCGGCATCGCCTTTGAATAAGAGGCGATGCTTTTGTTACTACACCCCATTGCAACCCGAAAGAGGTCTATGGTATAATATGTGCCGTCAACGACAAGGAAGAAAAGAAATGCCAGAAGCGGAAATAGACAAAGCAGGGAATCGGCTATGCAAGCGCTGTCCTTTTATTATTGCGGCACAGAAGGAATATCATAAACTATGCATGATGGTGAATAGGAAATTTGGGGGGATAGCGGGAGTTACATACGGGACGACAGACCGATATGATGAGAAGCATCATGCAGAATATTTTAAGAGAATAGGGCTTGACATAGAGACAGGGCTTCCAGTCTCACAAAGTGAGGAAGGGATACTAAAAAGGCTAATCAAGAAATTGGAAGATGAATATGTTTATTACCAGAATGCGGCTTTAGGATGGAGTGCCCCATCGGTGGTGGCAAGGGGGAACTATGCTCATGAACTTCTAGAATGGATTAAAGAACTCGTACCGCAAGATGGTACTGACATTAGAGGGAAAGAAAATGCAACAGAATAGACCGAGACTTCAAATCATCAGAGGGCTACCAGGAAGTGGGAAGACTACTCTTGCATTGAAAATGTATCCACATCTTCTACGGCTAGAGACGGATATGTTCTTCTATAGTCAAGGAGCATATCGGTTCACGCTCTTGCGGAATGACCTCGCAGTAGAGTGGTTCATGAAAGAGGTTAACTTGCTCTGTAAGGGGATGGTAGACTTTGTTGCGACTGGTGTTTTCGCTGCCCATACTGAAAGGCTGCAGGAGACGATTGCGAGAGCATTGAAGTACAAGTACGATGTGTATATCAAGACACTGACGACGCAGTTCAAGGGGATTCATGCTGTCCCGAAGGAGCACTTTGATGCGATGAAGGCGAACTTCCTTCCAGAGAAGGAACTCAAGAAGATGTATCCAAGAAAAGACTTTCCTCAAATTCATTTCGGACTAATGGATAAGGGAATGGAACTAGTCCATGTCAATAATCTAAAGATTCGAAAACAACTGGCAGCCGTTTAAGTTACTTGAAAGCAATAGAAAAAACGAAAACACAAGGAAGAAAAAACTAATGAAAGAGCGCGATAGCGTGATAGAGGTCAAGGGCAAGATAGCGAAGATTCTCTCTGGCTCCATGTACAAGGTGCAGATGGAAAACGGGCTTGAAATTCTAGGGCATCTGTCTGGAAAGATGAGGAAGTTCGGGATTAAGATTGCATTGGGAGACTTGGTTCAGGTAGAATTGTCTCCTTACGATTTGACCAAGGGTAGAATCACATATAGGTTAAAGGGATGACTGAATTAGCCGTAGTTATAGATTCCGATAAGAGGAATCTTCTCCATGTCAAGGTAGAGATTAGACAGGAAGCGAGCTCTACTAGAGATGAAATAGATGCCGCACACAATCTGTCTGAAAACCTAAATAGGATGTTAAGAGATGCGGCACAGAGGAGTTCTTTTAGGGAAGACAATCAAGAACTGCAGAATGATGAAGGTATTGTTCTGGAGCAAGGGATGTTGTTTTGAATGATGTCAGAACATATCACGGCAACTGCTTGGAAGTGCTTCCGGCGATTCCAGATGGAAGTATAGACTGTATTATCGACGATTTGCCTTATGGAGTCACCAATAGGGGGAGCGAAGCTGGAAGATGGGATAATGTTATTCCGCTTGATGAAATGTGGAGGCAGTTCCTTCGAGTGGCAAAAGAAGATGCTGCGATTATACTCTTTTCGCAGGGGATGTTTATGGCTCAGTTAATGATGTCGCAGCCTAGGCTCTGGAAGTATAACCTAATCTGGCATAAGAATAATCCAACAGGATTTCTCAATGCAAATAGGATGCCGCTTCGGGAGCATGAGGACATCTGCATATTCTACCGCAAGCAGCCAATCTTCAATTCGCAGATGAAGCCGTGTTCTAAGGATGATGTTGTCCATAGCAGAGGCAGGCTAGCAAACCCTATAACGAACAATGTCTATGGGAAGAGGGTAGAACTTCCGAGCAAGGTGAGAACTGAAAAATGCCCGACGTCGATATTGCATTTCAACAAGCCACACTACAAAGGGCAGCACCCGACAGAGAAGCCTGTTGATTTATGTAGATGGATGATTCGAACCTATACAAATGAGGGCGACATAGTATTGGATGCAACTATGGGAAGCGGCACTACTGGCGTTGCGGCAGTTTTAGAGAATCGTGGGTTTGTTGGGATTGAGAAGGATGACAAGTGGTTTGATGTGGCAAAGAAAAGAATAGCCGAAGCGATGGCAAAGCCAAGGCAGGGAGAATTGTTCTGATGCAGTACAAAATATACAATGCAGACTGCATGGATGTCCTTCGGACAATAAATCAGGAATCAGTAGACTGTATAGTAACCGATCCCCCATTTGGAGTCAATTATAAGCAAAACTTCTATGACGATAAAATGGAGGAAGTATTTAGATTAGTACCGTTGTGGTATTCGAATATGTTTCGAGTTCTTAAGGAACAATCATACCTATTTGTCTTTGTAGGGGTTAAGAACATAGAAATATGGATAAAGGAAGGCAGAGAAGCAGGGTTTTTGTTTAAGAATATTATAGCCACAAGAGCATTCAACAATGGTTCAAAGATAAAAAACAACTTCTCATTTGTTTTTCAGCCTATACTTCTTTTTTCTAAAGGAAAGGGCCGTGCATTTAACGAGGTTGACTTTTTCCCGACTTCTTATGCATGGCTGTCCGACCCAAGGAATACCAAGAAGGAAGCATACCAATATCAGTATCCGAATTTTGTCCTTCCGACAGTGGCATTTGGAACAGAAAAGTTTGGTAGTAATAAAAAGAAAATAATACACCCGAATGCAAAGAGCGAACCTCTATGTCGATTCTTTATAGAGATAGCAACTAATCATGGAGAAATAGTTCTTGACCCATTTATGGGAAGTGGAACAGTAGGAGAGGCAAGCATAAAAGTAGGAAGAAAATTTATTGGAATAGAAAAAGATGAGAAATACTTCAACATGGCAAAAACCCGAATAGAGAAGACCATAGCAATGCCCAAGCAAGGAGAACTTTTTGAGCTATGAGAGAACATATAACAAGTACAAACATACTTTGCAGCCGCCTACTCCGGTTGTGGAATAGACTCGTCGGGAGAAGCCGCTGCTCTTTGAAAGGAGGACCCAATGGGAACAAATAATGAACTGATTTCCGCAGCAGATTCAATGGCACATGTGTGTGCCTATGTTTCTGGAAGGCTTGACATCTGTGGACTTGGTGCGAAATCGGCATTGGAATTGATTTCAGAGTGCCGTAAAAAGTTAGATGAGGCCGCTTCTAGTTGGTGGCAGACAAAGGGGACTGATGAGGACGGGCTACCAGTCAAAAGGGTAATGTCAATTAATGACGAAGTGTTCCCACATGATATTCCATATAATGTTAGGTGTACAAACTGCGGGAGAGGCTTGCCGACATGGAGCGACGACTATGAGCCTCTGTTCACAATACGGTGCAAGGAGTGCGGGGCTCATACGAAGCCTGCGCTAACCAATGACATAGCGCGGCACAGGTGGATTTTTGATGGTCTAATCAAGTCTAGGGAGCCAACAGCACTATGATTGTTCATAGGTTCATCGGGCTTTCAGAACTAGAGGCGCTAGTAACGGAAGGAATTGTAAGTCCATCTAAATCGAATGGAATGGATAGGCTTTACTTCTGGGATAGCGAAGAGCATACAAGCCCAGCGTATCAGTTGGAATACCTTTTTGGGATAGTAGGGGAAATCAAGTCTATCAAGACAGAATGGCGATTCTACTGCTTAGTCTCATGTGACATTCCAAAGTATAGGTTTAAGAAAGCATATCGGACATATGCCGACCCAGAAGGGAGTTATTGGGATACGATTTGTCAAGAAGAACTCCACCTATATGGTGCATATCGTAAAGAGGATGTGAAGACGGTAACATTGTATACTGATCACTACTTTGGATTCAAGCTGCATTCCTTTTACGACACGATAGAGGATGCCTATCGGTTTCTAATAGAGTAGATATTTGTTGATGTTAGATGTTTAATCATCTGGCTTTCGTGTTCAATGGAGACATGCAAATAAGCACGATTGCAGAGTCTAATGTGCAGAAGTTGGTGTATGATTTCAGTTGGTGATTGGAGAAAAAACTCCAACTAGAAAAGCGGCAGTTCTTTGGATGAGCCGCTGCTTTTCTTTTTCGTTCAAGAAGAAGATGAAGTTGGTTGTCCCTCCCCGATTCGAACGGAGAACATGGGGATCAAAGCCCCGTGAGTTGCCATTACTCCAAGGGACAATAGATTGGTGGAAGTGGCGAGTGCTGCCCTCGCTTCCCCCGTCTTAAAAGGACGGTGCCTAACTGTTCGGCCACACTTCCATAGGTGGTACGCCGTGAGGGAATCGAACCCCCAACCCAGGCATTAAGAGTGCCTTGCTCTGCCAATTGAGCTAACGGCGCATTGAAGATGGTAGACCGCCGGGGACTTGAACCCCGAACCCCGTGCTTAAGAGGCACATGCTCTGACCAATTGAGCTAGCAGTCCATTTAAGATGGTGGAGAACGAGCGAATCGAACGCTCATCAAAGGATTCGTAGTCCTTTAGTCTATCCATTAGCCTAGTTCTCCATTGGGGAGACACCTGGGGGTTGAACCCAGAATTGCAGAGCCACAATCTGCCGTGTTACCGCTACACTAGTGCCGCCATAAAAATAAATGGTGGCGGAAGGTGGATTCGAACCACCGACCAACGCCTTATGAAGACGCTGCACTAACCACTGTGCTACTCCGCCAAAGCGGATGCCGCAACTGGATTTCGCCAACAACGGCATCGGATTCTATTCCTACATCATTGTAGGCGAGACTAAATGGTGGACGGGGTTGGAGTCGAACCAACAATGCCTGAGCTTCAATCAGGAGTATTACCGTTCTACGACCCGTCCAGAAGAAAAATGGTAGGAAGGGACGGATTTGAACCGCCGACCTTTCGGGTATCAGCCGAAGGCTCTGACCAACTGAGCTACCTTCCTATGGAGGGCGAGGCGGGAATCGAACCCGCATTATTACGGTTTTGCAGACCGCACCCAGTTCCAATATCGAGAACTCGCCCTTTGGTTGCGGAGACAGGAATCGGACCTATTCCATCAGTTTCAGAGACTGAGGCACTACCGTTATGCAACTCCGCAATGAGAAATGGCAAGCACAAGTAGAATCGAACTACTCTCTACGGTTTTGGAGACCGTGGCACAACCACTATACCATGTGCTTATGGTGCTGGCAGAGGGATTCGAACCCCCACCCCGAAGGACTTGCTCCTAAGGCAAGCGCGGCTGCCGTTACGCCATGCCAGCAAAATTGGTGGGCTATGTAGGACTCGAACCTACAGAGACCAGACTTCTGAAGCCTGTATGACTGCCAGTTGCATCAATAGCCCAGATGGAAGCCTATAGGAAATCCGCTAGACATCATAGCCTTTTATGGGGATTCGAACCACCACCGCACGGCTTTATTTCTTATAACCGTGTCCTTCTCATATAGGGACATTAGATGTCATTGCCCCCCGGAGACGTGACTTCCTTTTCACCAATTCTCATTCCTATAGGCGACATAAAAATGGTAGCAGAGGCGGGATTCGAACCCGCAGGATGACACTTCTTTTGAGGAAGCCTGCTTTGCCAGTTTACTACTCTGCCATAAAGCTCGTCTTGGTCAACCACTCGCTGCCCATCATACTCTCGGTTTCTGAATTTCCACAATAGCGGGAAACCACACTCCCGATTTCTGCCTTAGCCTTGTCCGTTGTGACGAGCAAATCTATGATGGTAGGGGCTATGGGATTCGAACCCATACTGGAGGGATTTTAAGTCCCCTGTCTCCTGCCGTTGGACTAAGCCCCCAAACACGAAAAATTTGAGGCGGATTTCAATGAGTTCTGATGGGGGAATCGAACCTCTTCTCGACCTTAACGAGAACTAGCCACCAGGCTTCAGAACTCATCACGGCTCTGCTATGACCGTCTTGCAAGAAGAACTCAAATGGTGTGCTGTGACGCTAAAGGATACCTGCTAGCTCACCCGGTAAGTCTGTACGATTAGACCTTAATCTCTATGCATCATCTCACAGTTTACCCCAAATCGGGACTGCGAACGTCCGTCTCCTCTCACTGTCTTTAGGTTTGCACCGATGCATAGAGTCCACTCATTATAAGATGGCTGCCTCTAAGCCTACTTTCCATTTGAGTAAAGATGGCGGGGTGTACGGGATTCGAACCCGTGAAATACCGGATCGACAGTCCGGCGGCGTAGACCACTGGCCCAACACCCCAAGATGGCGGAGAGGACACGTTCCGACCGTGCGTGGGAGTTACCCCGCTTCGTTTCCAGCGAAGCCTGTTTGCCAATTCCAGCACCTCTCCTAATATCAAAATGGCGGAGTTGGGTGGATTCGGACCACTACGGGGACTTTCGACCCCTACTGGCGGTTTAGCAAACCGCTGCCTTACCAGATTAGGCTTACAACTCCAAGAATGGCGGAAGAGGAGAATTCCGAGATCTCACACGGCATCGCTACCGTTACTAGCGGTTTTCAAGACCGCCCCCTTGCCTTTAGGGTTACTCTTCCAAATGGCGGAAGGGAGGGATCTTGAAACCCTACACGAGGTTTCCCCCGCTACTAGCGGTGTTCGAAGCCGCTTCCTTGCCTTTAGGATTACCCTTCCAAAATGGTGTGTCTGAGAGGATTTGAACCTCCAAGCCGAAGCATAGCCACCTCAAGGCTACGTGTATGCCAGTTCCACCACAGACACATGAAAGCTAATGGCATCTCCATTGGGATTTGAACCCAAGTTTTTCGGCTGAGAACCGAATGTACTAGACCTCTATACGATGGAGACATGGCAGCCCTGCACGGTAACGCTCCGTGGTCTGGTGGATGAAAACCACCCGATACTACTTTTAATCTACAGGGCCAATAAGAATGGTCGTCAGGGTAGGACTCGCACCTACGGTGTTTCTAATGTGGCGGGTTTACAGCCCGCTGCGCTCGCTACTTAGCCACCTGACGAAAAACGTTTTGTGTTCTGCTCGGAGAACAGGACTCGAACCTGCAGTTGGGAATTTCACCCCGATGATTAACAGTCATCTGCCTTGCCATTCGGCTCATCTCCGAGCAGAGCACAGAGCGCTCTCCCAATCCCTCTACTGCGGTATCCTCTGCAACCCATTGAACGAACGCCGTTGGAGGAAGCAACAAAAAACTAACTCCATCTGCACGTGTAGGTATTGACCCCACATCTCCGCATGCTACTCTAGGTTAGGGCGATTGGGTGTCCCTTACCTAGGTTATTCATCTTCTTCCAATTTTCAAAGAGCTAGTAGTAGAAACAATCAGAGCGGTTCCGCTTTCTTTCCTTGCGGGGCCGCTCTTCGCTTCTTGCTACATTTGGATGACTTACTCACCTAGAATGTTTGCGACCCCGCACAGGCACTATCTTCGCGATAGGACAACTGGCAGCACTCGATGCTATTAAGGCAAAACGATAGATGCTGCCGGTTGTCCGACAGTTTCCATGACTTATTTTGCTTCATAGCGAACATTTTAGGTTTTCTTTCTTCTTTATCCATGCCAACCAGACAATCGGGTTGCACCCGCAAACCTTCTTGTGTGGTCAACGGCGCATATTGTACCACAGTCAGATTTGGCTGACAAGGGGGTGTGGAAGTTTTTTTTCTTTTTTTCAACGAGCAATTCCCATACCCTCTTGAAAGCCGGATGAGGGATGTGGTATAATGTCGGCCGTGAAGGAACAACAAGGAAGACAATAGACAAAAATGAACATGAAAGACTTAAGAGAGATGAGGAAAAGCAAGGAAGCACCTAAGTGTGGGTTCTGCGGGAAGTCTACAAATGATGGAGCAAACGTAGTCGTGGCATCGAATGGTCTGTCAATCTGCGACCAGTGTGCAAGGAAGGTCATTGGGATAGTAGAGGCAGAAGAGGGAAAAGGGAAGAGCATCAAGGAAGAAAAAAGTGGGTTTCCTCTTACAGAAACCGCAGAGAGTGGAAAGAAGGAAGGGAGATTCGCTCTTGGGAGAATTCCTACGCCTAGAGAACTAGTTGCATTGCTTAATGAGCATGTAATAGGACAGGATGATGTAAAGAAGACTCTTGCAACTGCCGTGTACAACCATTATAGTAGATTGCGGAGCAGGAAGAGCCTCTATGAGGATGACCTAAAGGATGTACAGGTGGAGAAATCAAATATTGTCATGATGGGGCCTACTGGATGCGGAAAGACTTTGCTCGCAAAGACAATCGCCAAGATTCTCAACGTGCCGTTTGCTATCGCAGATGCGACAACACTCACGGAAGCCGGATATGTCGGTGAGGATGTTGAGAACATTGTAAGGTATGCCTACAACAATGCGAACGGGGATAAGGAACGGACGGAGATGGCAATCATTTGGGTGGATGAGATAGACAAGATTGCGAGCAAGACGCAGAATGTGTCTATTACGAGGGATGTAAGCGGGGAGGGAGTGCAGCAGGCGTTGCTTAAGATTATAGAGGGAACTACTTGCCGATTCCCTCCTAATGGAGGTCGCAAGCACCCAGACCAGCCGCTTGTGGAAATTGATACTAGCAACATTCTTTTTATCTGTGGGGGGGCTTTTGTTGGGCTTGACAAGATAGTGGAAAAGCGAGTCAAGAGTGAGAATGGGTCTGGCATAATCGGGTTTGGAGGAGATGCGACAAAGGAGAAGAGGAACCTTTCGCATAGGGTGAGGCCGGAGGATCTTGTCGAGTTCGGATTGATTCCAGAGTTCGTTGGCAGACTTCCGATCATAGCGGAAATGAAGGAACTTACTGAGGATGAACTTGTCAAGGTATTGAAGGAGCCGAAGAATAGCATAACCAAGCAGTATCGGAAACTGTTGCGGCAGAGTGGCATATCCTTGGAATATGAAGACTCGGCATTGAGGTGTCTGGCAAAGAGGGCAATCGAACGTAAAACTGGGGCTAGAGGTCTTAGGGCGGAAATGGAAGAGGTCATGAAGGAGATTATGTTCGAAGCGCCAGACAATAGGGAGCAGGGGAAGGTTATTGTCATCACGGAAGAGATGGTGAGGAATGCTGCATAGCGGAGCAACAAAGCAGTATACGAGGCGTCTTAACAGCAATGGAGGAGATGTTGCCCCGGCCATATGTGCTACGATATGCAAGGGAGTACAAAGGCAGCTAGACAATGCTGGAGGTTATGTGCTAGACTTTTATAAGGAAAAACCATCTGAAATTCTATCCTCTCTTGAAAGCCTCAATCAAAATGTGGTACAATGTATGACATCTAACCAAGAAACAAGGACAACAGAACAAGGAGACAGCAATGGGAGTAAATCCAGACGGAACTCATAGTTTTCACGACCTAGACGATACATGGTATCGGTATCTAAAGGCAGATAGGAAAGAGCGCAAGCAGATGTGCGAAGAAGCATTAGCTATAGAAGGAATAGTATATTTCTTCGGACTTGTTGCTGTGATAGTTGGAGCCATATATGCATTGTGCAAGGGGTGGATTTGATGTCGAATGAAATACAAAAGTTTCATGGGTTTGAGTCTCCATTGGAAGCATTGAACCATTATTACAAGCACCAGTTGAATGGGCGACATACTGACTGCTTCGAGTTCAGACAGGAGAGAGCCTTGTTGGAATGGCTTTATGCGAGAGACTTGGATAGGAGTGAAAATGCCTAGGTTTATTAGAGTTACAAAAGACAACCGGAACAAAGACCGTGGTTTCATCGCAGTTGATGCGATATGTGCAGTTTTTGAGAACCAGGAATCACACAATACGGAAATCATGACGATGGATGGTTTCTGGTATGAGGTTGTAGATGGTGTGGAAAAGGTCTATGCTGATGTGACAGGGGTAGACAAACCTAAAGAAGGAGAAGAGAAAGAGAACCCGCCCATAGAAGTAGAAGGAGAAAAGCCTGACAAGTTCCAATTTGCGAAGAATAGGAGATTTGTCGCTCCTGCAGTATCGGAAGATGCTACTCCAAAGAGCCATGAGGAGTCTCGGGTTTTCAAAAGACGGAACTTCTCATATCCGAAGAAAGGGTATGGGCAGAAGAAGTATGGCAATGGAAGGATTTCTCGCACACGAGATTTTCCCTCGGGTGAGGGAGAAGGGCAGCATGGTTCTAGGTTGAAGGCGGTGGATTTCACCCCGCCAGATACCGAGTGACTGTGATGCTCGCCGCCGCCACTCCCGAACAATCCGCGCAACGGGTTGTTTCATTGTTGGTTAATGGGGTGGCGGCGGCAGTTTTTCAATGAGGTTAAAATGAGACTTTGGCCATTAGCGATTTTAGACCAGTTGCCAAGGCAGCAGTTGCTTGGGCAGCATAGGGAATGCTGTGCATTGCGTGGGAAGGGATGGGGGAGAAAACATAGTACGGTAGACTATGTTTTCCTACATCACCCTTACTTTCTCGTTAGATACCATGAGAAGGTCATGTATGAGATGGAACGGAGAGGGTATGCGATAAGGGATGAAGATTGGTGGAATCGGTTTTATAGGGGGAAAGCACTTGGGTATACGGAAGGGATGAAATTCAAGGGATGGTATGGGATAATAATTTGCCCGAATCCTTTTGATGGACGGATATACCCAGAGCATGATGAGAAGTATCTCGATGAGTGTATCGCCAATCTCGCGGCAAAGGGGGTTAAGATAGATAGGGAAAAGGCATTAAATCGGATGGGTGCAGCATGACACGAGATGAGCGGCATAGATGGCTTTTCGCCAATAAAGACGGGAAGAAGATTACCTTCACTCAGGAAGGGATGCCTTTCCGTATACTGAAGGATGGAGCTCGGTTTGGAGGCGTCGTACACATTGGAGATACTAAGTGTAGGATTCGGATTGTGAGGAATCAGAAAGCAGAGAGAGGCAAGAGGAATGAAGTCAGGTTTCCTGATGTTGAATGGAAACGCCTTGAAGATGGTGTGGGGGATGGACTTTGGACAAACGAAGTCGCAGACAGTGAAAGTACCCTTGTTGGATACATGGAAATCACTGGGAATTGGAAAGGGGGGACTGGGAGGTGTATCTTCCACCCTATTGAAGAGAAGGAAGGCAATAGAGTGGTTTAAGACGATCAAGGAGATAAGAGTCTAATGGATCGTAGGATATTTTTCAACCAACAAAACCAAAACAAAAGGATAAACGATGAGTAAAGAAATCAATAGGCGAATGTTTATAGGACTTGGCGCAGGAGCGATAGCGGCAACAGCAAGCGGATTTCCTGAAAGTAGTGCGAAAGGATCAATCCATTCAGTCGATGAAGGACTATTTTATAAGGTAGTGATTAAATTGTGTGTGGCGATAAACAAACTTCAAGTAGCATCTCGAGGGATGTTCTGCCCTAAAAACGGGTCACCTGGATATATAGTTGTCCCGAAGAGCGATGAATGGATGCTGGATCAGAAGAACCAATATGGAACATCTGTAAGGAATTTCTGTTGGTTCTGCTGGCCCAAGATGGGAATAACGAACCCAGAAGACATCACGGATGTCTACAAGGATGGTAGATGGGTGGAAGAGAGACTTCCTTCTGACACATGGGGTATAATAGATGGTATAACCTATGCTCTTCGAACATCAGGCGAAGATTCTTTCGTTACATTCAAAGTGTAAGGTTAGAATCTTTAGAAAGAGATGCACCGGGGAAGAATCTCCGGTGCATTTGCTTTTAGGCATGATGTAGGATGAGTGTCGGACAATCCAGTATAATGTGGTGCATGATGTTTTCTCTAGCAATGGATTTGCTAGGGATGCAGACAGTTTTGACGATGGAGAACGACACTTTTCTTAAAAGACAAGACAACGATTATACGCATGGGACTAAGTTTGAGACTGTTGACGATTCTGGTTTTCACTATATGGTTAGCCAGACTATGTATGCTCCTGACGATTTAAAGCAGGAGCATCATATACCACATGACAGACCTTATGCTGGTATGCTTATAGGAGGAGTAGGGTATGAATTTTTTCAATCCCAAGAATCAAGATGGACACATTATGGAGAATTGGATTTCGGAATGATTGGACCTGCGTCAATGTGCAAGGACACGCAGACAATGATACATAAACTGTTGGGATGTCGCAAGCCTAAAGGATGGGATGACCAGTTGCACAATGAGTTTGTTTTGAATGGGCAGTGGTGGTCAAAGTATAACTTTTTCATAACAGAATGGATGGCTATAGTCCCTAAAAGCGGAATAGCAGCAGGTACAATACAAGATTTTGGCGAGGTGGGCGCAGACATAAAGATAGGGTATAACATAAAGCCAACGGCGAACAACGAAATAATGTTTTCTGCGCCTAGTAGAAGAAGCACTAGCAACTGGAGAAAGTTGTCCGCTTATATTTATGGCGGAGCTAGTGAGAGATATTATATGTACAATCATATGCTAGAAGGAACTATGTTTGGCCATAGGGACGATGAATTGAAAGCAGACATTGAAAGATTTGTTACTGAAATGAGAGTTGGGGCTGTATTGAAGTACGACAGGTTTTATGCTACATACTATGCAGTGTTTAGGACGGATGAATATAGGCATCAAAAGAATGCACCAGACTATGCCGGTATTGGAATAGGATGGACATGGTAAGAACTGAAAGAGAGATAGAGATGAACCAAGTATGGGACAGATTTAATTCGAAGGTTGTTCTTTGTTATACAGGATACAAGGAACGGTATTCTGTTCTTGAGAAAGAGTTTTCGAGGGTAGGATTGAACGGAGTTGAATTTAGATGGGATGTACCGTCACCATTAAAAAAAATCCTAATTGATAATATTCCGACAACGAACTTTACCAGAAAGACAGGTGCTTTTTCTTGTTGTATATCACACTATCTTGCAATCAAGACAGCATATGAGATGGGGCATGAGAATCTGCTCATAATTGAAGATGATATTAGGTTTTTGGAAGACATTAAACTATTACAAGAGATAGTCGAAGCTATTCCGAAAGATTATGATTATGCACAATTCGAAAGGGCTAAACCGTATGAGACGCCTATCGAAGACTGGCTCAATTTGAAAAACGGTATTCATGTGAATAGGTACTGGCTTCCGTTCAAAAATATTAGGGGGGGGGGATGTTATGCGCTGTCACGAAAAGGCATGGAGCACATGATAAATGAGTTCGAGAACATTTTTATATCAAGACGTGAAAAACTTCAGTCTAATGATTTTTATGTTTCGAGAGGTGAGCACTTAAAGAGATACTTCTGTTATCCTAGTGTGGCTGTGCAGTCTTATATTACAGAAAGCAACTCCGATATAGTTGAATATTGGAGAAGAAATGAACTTGATGGTTTACGGTTTTCACAATATCACATGGAAGGGACTTATATGCCAATATTTGACAGAACCGATTTCATAACAAAATTGGATGAAGCTTTAGATAGGCAAAAATACTATGTAAAGAAGCCGATTCACAGATTGTTTAATAGATGGCCTTCGAAAACTTTGCTAAATATAGTGTTCCCTAACATAGACCATGTTGAGAATGGAGAAATAGATGCGGCTATTATGTGGGGATACAACACTAGCGACCGTAACACCAGTGCATTGTCGGCTGCAATTAGATATAAGGCACCGGTTATTTTTTGTGAGCCAGGGTTTGTTTCTTCTGCAACCACATGGGCTGATAAAAGCGCTTGCCAGAAATATCGTGTTGAGCATTCCGTAATGATGGATTTACAAGGTCAGTTTTTTGATGCGAAAAGGGAAACTGACCTTGAGAAAATGCTAAATGATTCCTCCCTTATAATATCCAAAGACCAGAGGACCGAAGCACGGAATCTTATAGATAAGATTGTGTCCAACAAAATTTCAAAGTATAATCACCAGCCAATTTTCACACCTAAAATCGGGAGAGATGGAGTTAATAAGGTTCTAGTTATTGACCAGTCTTATGGAGATTTCTCTATCATTAGAGGAATGGCTGACGAGTCTACATTTGAAAAGATGCTGAAGTCGGCGATCGAAGATAATCCGGAATCGGATATTCTAGTAAAAACACACCCAGATACTATTGCAGGCAAGAAAGCAGAGAAGAATGGATACTACCAAGAATTAAAGGAACATGACAATATCTATAAGGTGACTTTCCCGATAAACCCATACTCTCTGCTTGAAGTGTGTGACAAGGTTTATGTGTGTTCTTCGCAGTTCGGGCTTGAGGCCCTTATGGCAGGGAAGGAAGTCCATGTATTTGGGATGCCGTTCTATGCCGGATGGGGTCTTACGATAGACGCCCAGCACCTGGAGAGGAGAACGAACAAGCGAACTCTTGAAGAGCTCTTCTACATATTCTACTGTATGTATACACATTGGGTTGACCCTGACAAAGGATGTGAGACAACAATAGATGCTGTCATTGATAAGATGATAAGACTACGAACTGAATACAAGAGTAGGGAAGAGGCAGCAATGAAGTCATGCGACGATGACGATTTTGGATATAGGGTCTCTTCAAATAATGTTAAGACATCGTTTGCACCCCAAATATCTACAAGAACCAAACTAGTTGTTCTTCCAAGAATTTAGATGCTTTAACCCTGGGATAAAGTTGAAGAATTGGCATTTAGTATGTAAGATTCCGCCCCGATTTATGAAAAGAGAGGTGGGTTATGAAGAAACTACTTGGATGCCTATGGTTCGCAATGCTCTTATGCTGGATAGCAGGAATCCCTATCATTGGCACTGCATATGCGACGGATGCGGATGAAGAAGATGCCTATTCTACCGTAGTTGCCAGCGACATATACTCATTTCGTCTCGACCTTAAGGTTCCGCAGGTACTCGACAATACAAAGTCATTAGGATACAGGAAGTATCAAACACAAAGGATAAAGGGAGATATGTATATCAAGTGGATGGACGATGGATCATTTGCGATAGAGTTCGGAAACTTGAAAAACAGTAGGTTTAAGGTTAATGGAGCTTATGTAATCTATAAGGGCTATGAATATTCAGATGTAGTATATACCAGGTACAATTACATAGGGAGCAACAAAACAGAGGCTTTCAGGACTCCGTGCCTTTGCTTTTATCTTGAACTAGAACCTTCATATGCAAAAGGTGGTAATACTGAGGATAACTCTTTCTATGTTCTTTTGGCAGGTACTGGTAGTTCATCGTTCAAAAGAACGTATGGAAGTAGGATAGCCACTAGGCTTCATGGGTATGCGGCGGGGACGCAAGGGTGTGGATGTGCAGCATATTCTCACAAGTCTCCAACTAGGAATGCTACGATAGTAGGACCTATGGATGGGGTTAGTGATGTTGTAGCCACATATGGCACATGGAGTGCAACGTGGAAGAGAAGGATGATGTGTGGTGGACTGTCAGTGCTGCGATAGAATGTGCTGCGATGAAGAAGTGCCAGATTCGGTAGCACAGGATGCTTCCGTCTCTGGCATGAAATGTCCTTTGTCAGAGACTCTACGGAAAAGGATACGGAGAACGAAGTCCCTCATTGAGTATGTTCCACGGGAAAGAGCAAGAAAGATAATTGCAGAAGGCGTGTCTCTCATTAAGACGATACCGACAGAAGAAGATCATCGGCGCATAGCGATGTATATTATGCGGGTATTTGATGGAAGGGCAACAAGAGATAGCCTAATCGCTTATCTGATGCGAATTGGGGGGGTGGACTATGCAAGAGCGCAGATGATAGCCGATGACCAGTTGAATAAGGCTTCTGAAAGGTTTCTAGTGGAGAAATGGAGGGGGCAGGGATGCGAACTAGTGAAGTGGGTGCATAAGGGAGAGACAAATCCAAGGGTGTATCATCTACGGAAGTGGAATGGAGTTAGTGGGAAGAGGAATGGACGCCCAAATGGTTTGAACGGATATATATTCAAGATTGACAGACCTCCAATAATAGACCTCAAGACAAAAGAGCGTGGATATCCAGGGCAGATGATTAACTGCAAGTGTAGGCTAGAACCGATTTGGGTCAAGAAAAACAACTAGTTTTTCTCTATACCCTCTTTACAGCCTAAATAAAAACAGGGTATAATATTCGCCGTGAAAAACAAGGCGAAATACAATAACCTAATGGCATTTCTTGATAAGTAAAACTATGTCAAGGAGATACCGATATGGGAGCTTTTAGCGACAATTTCTATAGTTGGCTCGAAAAGGAGCATGCGGCAGAAAAGGCTGCGATGGATGCTAGTCCAAACGGGTACAAGCACCCTGACGGGACTCCTTGCCGTGCAAAGTCTATAGAGTCTTGCCCCTTCTACAAGAAAGACTTGTCAGAATCAGAAGATGTTGATAATCTGGGAGTGGAGCCAACACCACAATATGATAGGAAAGTTAAGGAGCTCGAACAACTTTGCAAGGATGGGGGGCTAACCTCTATTCCCGGTTTCGAGAATGCTACATTCGAATCACTGAAGAAAGCCTATGATGAGTTCTTGGGAGAACTTGAAATGTATGAAGCAGAACCGCATAAAGTGTTGTGGACTGACACGAGAAAGATAAGGGATGAGATTTATGAGAAGAACAAGGACAAACAGTATGCTACAATAAATGCAGAGACAGGTGAGGTAAGGGAAGATTGCACCGGATTTGGTGTTACTTTCCATACTACTTTGAGCGACCCGGACAAAAAAACTGGTGCTATGACTTTGAGTAGAGTGCTCACAGACGAGGAGTATGACAGAAAGGTCACAGAGCTAGTGAAACTTGGTGGTGCTGACACATGGAATGTCGGAATTTTCCAAGACAATGGTGAAGTTTCAATTGATTGCAAGGATGCAAAACGTGCAATAGCCATGATGCTCTACTGGAACCAGAATTCAGTTTACAACTATACCTCACAGACAACAATCTACAACCTCACATATGATGAGGCGGAGAATCCGGGATTGGATAGGGGGATCAAGAGGATAGAGAAATCTTCATAAGGACAACAAAGAAGGAACAAAAACAAAAAGCTAAGGAGAACGAAAATGACAGATGTATTGCGAGAACTTGAAGAGAAAGCAACGGCGATATTCCTCAAGAGGGAACATTGGCGTGCGAAGTACGAGAAAGCACCAAGTGGGGCGAAAGAGTATTATCGCCTAATGTTTGCATTGTCTTTGGGGCTGCTTTCAACTGGTGAAGATGTAACCAAGAAGGTAGATGCATCAGAGGAACGGGATCGGCTGTATCACTCTATGGACGATGAGTCTTGGGACTATATTCTTGCTAATGCAGGACATGCGGAGGCATTGGGGCTTGCTATTGTCCGAAAGCATATGCAGGGACACCCAGAGGTTAAGTGTGGTTCGTGGATTACAAAAAAGTAACAACCTTCCATAGGTGTAGGACAAAAACGATATGGCGGAATGAAAAATTCCGCCATTTTCTTTTTACACCCCATTTACAGCCACCTGAATAGTGTGGTAAAATATGTGCCGTTCCGAAAACAAGGACAACAACTAACAAAGGACAAAGCATTATGGAAGAGCAGAAAGTAATGAAGGTGAAGCATTTCACCATGCAGAACGTCAAGGGTGTAAACCTCTTCGACTATGAGTTCCCGCTTTCAGGAGTGACAACTCTCGGCGGAAAGAACAATCAGGGCAAGACATCAATCATCAACGGTATGCAGTATACCGCCGGTGGTGAGGCATATCGCCCGACAAACTACCACAAGGACGGCACAGAAGCGGAGTCGTTCCTTCGCATGGTGTTCTCAAATGGAATCATTGCACAGAGGGTGGGTGATTCAGCCGACCTCAAGGTGTACGATGAAACAGGCAAGCTCTCTCGGCAGCGCCTGCTCGACCAGTTCATCACGAAGTTCGCCCTTGACCTCCCTAAGTTCCTCAATGGTTCGGACAAGGATAGGGCGGAGATCCTTCTTAAGGCCCTTCACATCGAGGACAAGGTGGAGGCACTTGATGCGGCTATTCAGTCCGAATATGAGGAGCGCACAATCATAGGGCGAATCCGCGACCAGAAGCGAAAGGCAGGGAAGGAAATGCCTTTCCATGATGGAGTGCCAGAAGAGGAACTTTCTCCTTCCGATATCCTTGCGAGGATGCAGGAGGTTAATGTTCGTAATGCCAAGATTCAGGCTGCGAAGCAGGAACTTGACAAGAACAATGCCGACCTCGTTCGTTTGGTAGAGGCTGGTGAGCGTATCGAGGCAGCGCTTGTGAAGGTAGATGGGGAGACGGTTTCCCTTTGTGAGAAGGTGGATGCAGATTGCAAGACGAAGGTTGCATCAATCGAGGAGCAGATTCGCAAGTTGCAGGAGAGCATCAAGGCGGCACAGGAGTTTGCCGTTACCCACAAGGCGCAAATTCGAAAGTCTGCGGAGGAGAACAAGAAGGCTCTCGCAGGGCAGAAGACGGAGAACGACAAGGCAGTTGATGCTCTTACGGAGAAGATTGCCTCCGCAGAAATGCAGGACTTCACTTTGGAGGACACGACTTCTTTCCAGCGCGAAATCGACGAGGTGGAGAACACGAACATCAAGGTGCGAGAGAACATCGCCCGTGCGAAGGTTCTTAAGGAAGCCGATGAGCAGGCTCTCAAATACGACGAGAAGACAGCGGTTATTGAAGACCTCCGCAAGCAGAAGGATGCTCTTCTGCAGGGCGCTGGACTTCCGTACCCTGGACTGTCCGTAGAGAACAAGGTTGTCACCTTGAACGGCAAGGCTTGGGACTGCATGAGCGAGTCTATGAAGATTCGTGTTGGTTGCGCAATCGTGATGCGCATCAATCCGTCCTGCAAGTTCATGTTCGTGGACAAGTTAGAGCAGTTGGATTCGGAATCTCTTGCGGAACTCAACCAGTTTGCAATTGACCACGACATTCAGATTATCGGCACGAGGGTTACTACAAATCCTGACGAGTGCACCATCATCATTAAGAATGGGTATATTGAGGGCATGGAGAACCACATGGCGGAGATTCCTAAGATTATTCGCCGTGGCAAGGGAAAGAAGTCCGAAGATGCCGAGGTTATTGTAGATGCTGAAATAGTACAACCTGCAGCAGAAGCAAAGGATAGCCCTGTGATTGAGGCTGCCTATGCTGGAACTGAAACGGATGCCATGAAGCGTGCAAAGGAACTCCTTGCCCGTAAGCGGAAGCAGATTATCGAAAGCACCAATTCCACGGTGGAGGGCTAAAGCCATCTTCCAATGGGAGAATAAGTCATGAGCGATAGCAAAGATAGTCTCGGCGATAGGCTAAAAGCATATGAGGCTTTGTCAACTTCTCGTCAGTTGATGCCGAACTGCCCAGTCTATGCACGTATAGACGGGAGGGCTTTCCATACGCTCTGCAAGGGGCTTAAGAAGCCGTATAGTGAGGCATTCATTCAGACAATGCAGGAAGTCTGCAAGTTCCTAGTCGGAGAGACGGGCGCGGCTCTAGGATATGTACAGAGCGATGAGATTAGCCTAGGATGGAAGGACTATAGCAAAGCGCCATTCGAGGGTAGAATTCAGAAACTGGAATCGGTACTTGCATCAATGGCTGCTGCGAAGTTTGTTCAGTTTATTGAAGCAAGCAAGTCTAGTAGTCCTTTGGTCATAAACTATGGGATTGATGTTCTATGGCACAGAACACAGATTCATGTTCCATCGTTTGACTGCCGTGTGTTCAACCTCCCGAATGAAGGAGAACTTGCGAATGCATTTTTGTGGCGAGAGAATGATGCCATAAAGAACAGTATCACAGGAATGGCTCTGCACTTCTTCTCTCACAAGCAGATTCAGGGCAAGAGCGGAGAAGAGAAGATTGCCATGATGAAGGAGAAAGGGTACGACTTCTATCGTGACACTGACGAGGCTTTCCTTCGAGGGACGTTCTTCCAGCGAGAGGACTATCTAAAGGATTTGACAGATGAAGAGGTTGAGAGAATACCTGCGGAACAAAGAGATGCACTTATAAAGTCTCTAACAGACGGGTCTTTGTCATGCTGGAGGAGTAGGATTGCACCGATTGACATTCCATATCGTCTTACTGATATTGAAAACAAGGAAGGAGTCCTTTTCTACGGGGAATTGGCTAGAAAGAACAAGGACAATCCGACATTCTGCTTGAAGTGGAAGGTGTGACATGAAAGAGGAAACAAAGTTAGACCGCATTCTGTACAATCTCCTATTTTGTTGCACATCAAAGAGTTTCAACCCACAGTATCTCATGTGGGAAACTCTAAAGGAAAGAGGGATCGATTTACAGCCGAAAGAGCATAGGATATTCATATCGGGGCCGATGACTGGATATGTAGGACACAACTACTATATCTTTGAGAAGGTAGAGGAGTGCCTTAGGGCGGCGGGTTATGAGTGTGTCAATCCGGCCTCAATCGGGAAGAAGTACAATCCGTCTAAGGTGGACGAAGATAAGGCTCTCTATTGTGCTATGGAGAAAGAGATACAGGAAGCGGAACGAAAATGCAATGTTCTTTTGCTACTCCCAGAATGGGAAAGTTCTGTAGGAGTACGTCTTGAGTTGCAGACTGCTATTGAGTTGAAGATGAAGATTATCCAGTGGAGGAACTAAAGATGTTGTGGGCAAAGAAGGAAGACAACTGGCGAGTGCCAGTAAAGTGCTGGGCAAACAACCTCGAAGACGGGGCTATGCAGCAGGGGATTAACATGGCTAATATGCCGTGTGTGTTCCACCATGTCGCAATGATGCCTGATGCTCATCAGGGGATGGGTGTCTGTATCGGCGGTGTGCTGGCATTGAAGAATGCGATTTGTCCAAATGCCATAGGTGTCGATATTGGATGTGGCATGATAGCCGTGAAGACTAATGTTCCAGCAGCAGCATTGTCAGATATGGCAATTCGTAGGTCTTGGCAGACAAAGGCTAAGGCTCGTATCCCTGTTGGTGAAGGGAATCATCATAGAGATAATCAGACTTGGGACAAGTTTGATTGGTATATTGACCAATGCACCCTATCTTCTCAGCTATGGCCAAGTGAAATAGATAGGAAAAACCTACATACACTTGGTGGAGGAAATCATTTTTGCGAATTGCAGAAGGATGACGATGGTAATGTATGGATTATGATTCATTCGGGGTCGCGCAACCTAGGACATAGGATAGCTACATACTATCACAACATAGCAAAGGAATTATGCAAGAGATGGTTTGTCAATCTCCCAGACGAAGATTTGGCATTCCTACCGATAGATGAGAAGTTTGGGAAAGACTACCTATTTGACATGAACTTTGCCCTTGCATATGCTCAAGAGAATAGGAGTGGGATGATGAATGCCGCATTCCAGTCTCTTAATGATGTCTGCGAAGGTCTTGGAATACCGTGCGAAGAGTTGTGGAGGTATGACATTCATCACAATTATGCTTCGCTAGAGAATCACTTCGGAGAAAATGTCTATGTTCATCGGAAGGGTGCAACTTCTGCGAAGAAGGGCGAGACTGGAATCATTCCGGGGTCGATGGGAACACACTCTTATATTGTTGAGGGTTTAGGAAATCCAGAATCTTTCATGTCGTGCTCACATGGTGCTGGGAGGAAGATGAGCCGAACTGCCGCTAGTGAGAGGCTAACAAAGGAAGAGTGCGACAAGGCAATGGAGGGGATCGTCTGCGACAGATGGAATACTGTACGTAGGGGGAAGTCCGCTGGCAAGTTAGACTTGTCGGAAGCACCAGGGGCTTATAAGGACATTGAAGAAGTCATAGCGAATGAGTCGGACTTAGTTAAGCCGTTTGTTCGTCTTACTCCGCTTGCGGTCTTGAAGGGATGAGGTTATAACAATGACTGCTAGTGAAATTCAATACAAGGTAGAGCAGGCGAAGGAGGCGCTAGACAAGTGCTTTGAATATCTTGGAGAAGACAAGCCGAACTTCATAGAGGCAGACTACTGGCTTACAAATGCTCTTGCGGAAATGAATGAAGTTAGGAAGCCTCTTTCAGACCTAGCCGATGCAGAAGAGAAGGAATTGGGTGAGAGAGAAATGGCGAAAGGATATGAGGTGATAAATGAATAGCGTCACAAGAGAAATATCGTATGAGTGTCTTTATGACAGGGATGTTGGGACTATATACGATGGCGGGTACTCGTCTTTAAGGAAGGCAGAAAAGGCGATGAGACGACTTCGGGAGAATGCATCTAAACAAGGTGGATTGTTGGGTAAAGCACGGAACTTTAGAATAGTGCGGCATGAAATCTTAGACCATGAAACGATTGTGAAGACTTACCCTAAATGGGAGAAATGAAATGATTAAGGAATTCAAGACACGGACAGGTGCTATCTTCTGCGATACGGAGAAGATTCTTGAATGGCTCTATGTCGGAGACTACGGCAAAGAGAACAACATCAAGGCAAACTTCCTAGGTCTCACAAACGAGATTAACTCCGTTCCGCATCATGAAGTAGACCTCGAGGACAAGATGGTTGTAACTATCTCGACGCAGAGGGGATGCCCAATGCGGTGTCGGTTCTGCGACTGTCCAAAGGTTAAATGGCTTAATCGTTTTGCAGATGCTGCGAAAGGTTTCAATGCTACAAGAGAAGACCTTTGCTTTGAAGTAGAGCAAGCAATCAAGGCTAGTGGATGCAATCATACAAAGCGTTTTAACTTGCATCTGGCGAGGATGGGAGAACCATCTCTTAATGCAGAGAATGTATTTGGCTTCCTTATCAAGGACTTGCGTGATATTGTGAATCGAAATATGTCTGCGGATGTTATTCACCCCGTCTTTACTACCATGCTACCGAAAGGGACTGGGAAGGAGAAGATGAGTGGGATTCTACAGGCTTTTTGCGACATCAAGAACACGATGTATGATGGTGAGGCTGGATTGCAGTTGTCAATAAATTCTACAGATGATGTGCAGCGGAATTACCTGTTTGATGGAATGTCTCTATCGTTGAATGAGATAGCTGAAATTGCGGCCTATCTACCGATGCCAAAGGGAAGAAAGTATACATTGAACTTCCCAGTTGCTTCTGATACTATTCTAGATGCGGAAGTGCTAGATAACTTGTTTGAGAAGGACAAGTTTATTGTGAAGATTACTCCAATTCATGAGACCAAAGAGGCTAGCGCAAATGGGATTTCAACACCGGGTGGGTATGACACATATCGGGTTTACAAGAAGTTTGAATACCCTCTACTTGACAGAGGATGGGATGTCATAGTGTTCGTTCCATCTAAGGAAGAGGATGAGGATAGGATTACTTGCGGTAATGCTCTTTTGAGTATGGATAAAAATACGAACCTTCAATGGAAAGTCTGGGGTAATTGCGATGCCTGACAATCTCATACAATGGCAAAAGGCCGTATACTGGACGGATACGTTCAATCCAATAATCGGATGCCAGAAGATCTCTCCGGCCTGTCAGAACTGTTATGCAGAAGCATGGGCGGATAGGTTCAACATCTCGTTTTCTCCACATGCATCAAAGAAGAAGAATCCGCCAAAGAAAGGTATTTGCTTTTGTGGTAATGTGACAGATTTGTTTGGAGACTGGGTCTCAAGCCCCTCAAACATAATCAAGAGCGCAATCGACTGGCGGAGCGATTCCACATATCTTTGGCTTACGAAGAGGGTGCAGAACATGTGTGAAGCTCTTAATGAAGTAGAAGGGCTTACGACCTTCCAGCACTACTTCGGGTTCACAGCGGAAGATCAGGATTGGTACGACAAGAGAATGTCGATTGTGAGAGAGTCATTTCCGTACTGGGCAAAACTCTGGATTTCAGTTGAGCCGATGCTTGGCCCGATAGATATGGGACTTCATAAGTCACATGCTCTTCCGAAATGGGTCGTAGTTGGATGTGAGAGCGGAGCAAACCGACGCCCTTGCAGGATCGAATGGATCGAGAGTATCGTGAATCAATGCCGAGACGCTTCTGTACCAGTATTCGTGAAGCAGATTGTCTTGCCGTATGGAAAGTTTACGAACAAGATAGAAGAGTTTCCAAAGAACTTGCAAATTAGACAGGTGCCATGGGCCAAGGAGGAACACTAATGGGAGCGAAGAATATAGAAGAATGGCTGTTCGCAAAATCTGGGTGCCATATTATAGACTTTTGTCGCAAGTTCGGATACTATCCTCTTGCTCTTAAGATTATGGCGCTGGATGAAAACGACGAGAAGAAGTCTAAAGCAATAATGGCGAAGGATGGTGAACTAAAAAACCACTATCTCAAGTGTGCTAAAGACCCTTATACTATAAGGAGAAAAGGGAAGAACCGTTCTTTTACACAATACTTCAAAGACGTGATATCAGGATGGGTTGTCGAAGATCTTGTGATAGAGATGCTTAAGGAACAGGGGATAGAAGTAGAACACAATGGGCACGATGCCCAGCGGAGAATAGAAATAGGAAATGATGTCACGCAGGAAGCAGACATTAGGATTAAGGTCGGGAAAGTTGTCAGGAAGGTTGAACTTACGAATGAGTGCAATTGCTTCCTTACAAAGCATGGATTCATAGAGAAAAGAGCACCAGCTCTAATCAGATTGTGGGATGAGAAAGGAATATGGATATATAGAGACTTAGCAAATGGGAAGTATGTCCTTGTAGACTTTGCAACAGAGCATGTGAAACTTCATTTGCGGCGGCACAACAATGTACAAGCCGATTGGTCGAAAGATGTTCATAGGTATGTCCTAGCAGAGAATGGTAAGAAGGTGCGGGACGACAAGTTGCTAGCTGCTGAAATCATTTCTGTTGTTGGGTGTAGTATCGACGGGAGGGAGCAGCCTAAGATAGAAGAGATAGAAGACAAAGACTCACCACCGCAATATTATGGAGTAGGTGGGAACAGGAGGAGTGCAAAATCAAATGTAGAGACAGGGATAGCATATCCAGATGTCAGAGAAACCAGAAGAGAAGATATTAAATTTATTCAGAAGAAACGATATGCGGAAGGTGCATCTTTGGGTATGCTTGACAAGGCTATTCAGAAATCAAGAATGACAGGCGAAGAAGCGGCAAAAGTCAAGAAGCCAGATAAGCAGAAAACGAAGGTTTCTCAACCACCTCCGCCACAGGAGCAGGAAGAAGAAGAACTACCAGCAGACTATGACTATGGGGATGGAGATTTTGTGTGATTATTTTTCTACCCCCTATTGAAACCCGAACGGCGATGTGATATACTATGTGCCGTAGCCCACACAAGGGAAACAAACTAACAAGGACAACAACAAAGAAAACAAGGAGAAAGACAATGATAGCAATGACAGAAACAGACAAGTGCTTCGCAATCAAGGGACTTGCGAGGGTGTTCAACACGGATGGAGTGCAGCGCACTTCGCTTGACCCTATGGAGGTACGTTCCGCTTTCGACTTCACGATTGGGAAGCGTCCATCTTATGATGCAGAAGGACGCCCGATTCCCGGACACTTCCACCTCGTCCGTGAGGACAACAACGATTTCATTCCTTCGGCTGGAATCGGAAAGAAGTTTGAACCCGTCCAGCACATGGATGTGTTCGACTACATTACAAACAAAATTATGCCGCAGGTTCCTGAGATGTCACTTGAGACGGTTGGGACGATTCATGGCGGCGGAACCGGTCTCATCATGGCGCAGATTGGCGATGAGTACCACATCAATGGGGACAATTCTCCGAATACGATGCGCCTGATGTTCTCCAATCCCTGCAATGGATATGGTTCGCTTATCATTGGATTTACGAACGTTCGCCTTTGGTGCCAGAATCAGATTCCTGCCGCTGTTCGTCAGGCAAAGGCCGATGGATTTTCTATCCGCCACACGAAGAATGCTAACCTCTATGTCGGAGATGCGCTCAAGGTTATCTATGCGAGCATTGAGAAAGCCCGTGAGATTCGCCGCAAGTCTGAGGGATTTGCAAAGGTGCGCATCAACTCGGAGTTCATTCGCAATGTCATGGATACAATCTATCCGTTCAAGGAGGATAGTAGTGAGGCTGGACACACCCGAACGGATAATGTCCGCGAAGAGGTCATGAAGCAGTTTGAGAGTGGCGAGACGGCCCAGACAATCGAGGGGGACACAGCTTGGAAGCTCTTCAATGCTTTCACATACCCGATTTACAATCCGACAAGCACGAAGAAGTCGGTGGATGCGGCGGAAGTGGCCTATACTGGTGCTATCGGAACTCGCGCAAAGAAGGTTTCCAACATCTTCAATGTCATCTACAATGAGACGATGAGGATGGCGGCATAAGATTTACAACCCACAAGGAAGGATGAATAAAGATAATGCGAAACAACATGGCAAGAGAGAATCCTCCAATTGAGATTTTCGAGGGGACTCTCGTTAGGCTTCACAAGAAGCTCAATGGAGTGGATTCACTGAATGCAGAGAAGGTTGCGGAGAAAACGGGGGATGCTGACGTCCTCAATCCTCCGATTGTAATCGACTTTGCTACCGTGACTTCAATTCAGAAGGACTACAAGCATGGAGGTACGGTTGTAATGGATGCCAAGACCGCCTGCATCGTGATGGAGCCTCTGGATGAAGTTCTGGATGCTTGGTGTGAGGTAAAGAGAAACCTCGAACAGCCCCAAGAGTAACAAAAAACAAACAACAAACCAAAGACAAGGACAAAGAAAAACAATGAACAAGGAAGAAGAAAACTACAAGCCAGAAGCCGCACGGCAGTTCGCCAACCGCCACAATCGCTTCGAGAATGACATGTGTTCCGTTGAATACATCGTCACAACCAAGGCGATTGTGGACAGGCTTCTTGACGGAAACCTGCGCAACCGTAGGCTGAATGCTGGACACATGAAGAAACTGTCCATTGACATCAAGAACGGACGTTATGTGTTCAATGGGCAGCCCGTTATCCGGGACCAGAACGGATACCTTCGCGATGGGCAGCATCGGCTCATTGCAATCAAGGAGGCTGGATATCCTGCGATTCCGCTTCTTCTCGTCACGCTTAAGGGCGATCAGTCGCACATTGAGCAGGCATACGATAGGATGGACATTAACAAGTCCCGTACCTATTCGCAGCGGCTGGAGCACAAGGGTATCGACCATGCCAAGACTATTGCGGCTCTTCGGAAGAAGATTACGTATATCAAGACGGCATTCAACACATTCCCGGTTGTGCCTGATTCGGTGTATGATGAGATTGGGCAGATGTATGCCTATGAAATTGAGGCCGTTGCTCCGCTCGTTAACAACGGTTTTACTGCTGACATGGGTGCTGCCGTGTGTCTCGTTGCAAAGGCTACTGGATGCCTGAAGGACTGCATTGAAATCGTCAAGAGCGCCAAGGCTGGGGAGATGCTGAAAATCTCAACCCCGGAGCATACGATGATGAAAATCATCAACAAGACGATTCGACTTAGGGCGAGCGAAGTCAAGAAGGCAGGGCGCAATTCCTACAATTTCGCAACGGTGGCGAATGCGCTTATTGCGGGCTTGCAGGGCAAGCACTATGTCTCTCCAGACCACGACTCGAACAAGGCTTGTCGCTGGATTCTCGACAAGGCTTTGGAGAACGAAGTCGCAATCCTTCCGAAGTCTATGAAGGATGCCTAATAACTGTCGCGCTATCCTCTTGAAGGGGGGAGGATGCGCAAATGCAAAACAAAAAAAAACAAAGGAAACAAACAATGAGCACCCCTAATGGGCAGCATGTCAAGATTGCTGAAATATGTCCTCTCCTTCTGGAGACGATTAAGGCGGCAATAGAGAAGAACGTAAGCATCAGGAACGATGTGAACGATGTGGTCAATCGAAGGATTGAGCCAAAATCAATGAGTGAGAATCAGAAGATGCAGGATACTCTTCTGAATCGAGCAATGGAGTATGCACGTAGAATCTCAGATATCATTACTACCGAGAATCAGACGTGCAAGGAGGCATTCTTCTTCACGCAGGAAGAGATGGCTGGGAATCATAAGCCAGATAATATCACGAAGAATACTGCACTTCGGCACAAGGCCAAACCAGGTTCTCTTGTAGCCAAGGTCGGATATGACGAGTGTATTAAGCGGCTCAAGAAGGTAACTGCGAAGGACAAGAAAAATCGCATAGTTACTCGTGGTGCGGCTTGCAGGTGCTTCGGGTTTACGGGTTCTGAGCATCACTTTCTTGAAGTATGGGCTTCTCTTAGAGCTTATGGGACAAATGCTCCCTTAAAGACATACGGAATCCTTCGATTTGATGCAATCAACAAGGGCTACAAGTGGGATGAACTGATGGACTTCGCCAAGGAATACTACGACAACTATCATGTTGGTATGGTTAGAAAGATTCTCTATGGCAAAGGATTCTCGATCAAGCGCATCAAAGGCGAGCCTTACCTCAAGTCTGACGATTGATCCAAGGTCATTGCGAGACACAATGGAAACTAGGAAAATTAGCCAGGACGAAGTGGATTCCCTCCTTGTGAAAATCAAGGAGGGAATGTCTAGGTTTAAGTTGCCCTCCGACATGGTAGATGGCACACGGATAGTTATAATCCACCCAGAGTATTGGGAAATCTCTCTCCTTGTACCTTATAAGTCTGCAGTTGAAACAGTAAAGGGGTCTATTGCCCGCAAGGTGATAGAAACTATTCTATTCAACCAATGCGGAGCAAATCCGAGCGGGTGCGACTACTTTGGTAAGCAAACACAGAAACAGGCCTATGAATGGTACTTTAGGCACCCCAATATTCCGCAGGACGTGAATGATTTGATAGAGGCTGAAATAGAAGCAGAATTGGGCAATGAGATAGGGCTTGGTCTTCCTATCCCAAATAGGAGCAAGTCAAAGTCGGATACCGCCTTTATGACTATAAAGGATGAATTCTTTCGTGAGATCGAGAGCGGAAGGAAGACTACAGAATATCGTAATCTAAACCAGTATTACTGTGACAAGTTCTTCTCTTCTGGAGTTAGAAAGAGATATTTGAAACTCAATCGAGGATACTTGAGCGGTGATGAGAATCGAATGGTTTTTGAGATTGCTGGGATAAACCTAGTTAGTGAAGATGGCAGGGAGATTCCAGCGGTTGATGAGAATGGGAAACCAATCTGTTCATATTCACAACTACCCAAGAAGTTCGCACCAGTTGCATATGGCATAAAACTTGGGAAGAGAGTGGCATGACCACTTGAAAGGCACACGGAGGATATGGTAGAATAGATGGCGCTTGGAAAGGACACATACTGCCGTGGAATCGACGTGTACAACCTATGCGACACAGGAGAAACATCTGTTTCAGTCACAACCTATGTCGGACACTCAATGTCAACAGGGCCTAAAGTGGCGATTCGCAAGAACCGCCCTTTCGAGACTAATGTGGTTGCGGTCGATATGGGTGGTGTCAAGGCACTTTCTTGTAGCACTGTCACCGATTCTTCAACCCTTGCTTGCGATAATGGGGGAGTACCAGTCATCGGAACGATAGAAGCTTCAATCTATCGGAAAAATTCGAACCAAGACAATTTTAAGTACATCATAAGGAAAACGAAAAGGAAAGAAACAATGGAAAAGGCAAGTCCAGTTGAGATTATCGAAAATGCAATTGGGAAAGGAAAGGATGTCGTATCTATCATCAACCTTTCAGAGGCTTTGCTTCGTATCGTGTCAGAAGGGACTCTTACTATAGATGAGACATTGGATGCACTTTGTTCCTTAAGAGAGTCGATATCAAAAGATGGTAATGGCAGTTATTCTTCAATGTCAGATGCGATTAAGGATATCAATGCCAATGCCCCACACCAGCAAGACCAGTTGAATTGTCAGGATGAAGCCGCTAGGACATTGGCGGCATCTACTCATGGTGCTGCTTCTCATCTTACAAAGACTGTTGTTGAAAGAGAAGATGAGCAGGGGGAGGAACTGTGTGTTGTTCGCCGTCTTACTCCAACGGAAACATCTAGACTCCAGGGATTCCCAGACGACTATACAAAAATAGATGGCTCTGAAACTGCTGATGCACCGCAATTCAAATCGCATGGAAATTCTTGGGCAACTCCATGCGCATACTTTGTTTCGACTCGCATGGAGATGGAACTGAGGCGTCTTGGGTATGAGGGGACTATTAGGTATGCAACATGCTGTTCTGGAATAGAGGCACATTCTGTTGCCGTTCGCAATCTCGATTGGGAAGCGATTTTCTTCTCTGAGATAGAACCGTTCCCTTGTCGTGTTTTGGCAGTTCACTATCCAAACGTACCGAACCTCGGAGACATGACACAGATTCATTTCGATATCGAAAAGGGAATTATCACAAATTCCCATGCAGAAGGGGAAAATTACTCATTGCCGACATGCTTCAAGGAAGCACCGATACAGGAACTTGCTTTCAAGGATGGAGATTTGCAGGTATTTTCTGGGGGTACACCTTGTCAGGATATCTCAGTGGCCGGCAAGCGCAGGGGCATGGCTGAAGATTCTGGAAGCAGGTCATCTCTTGCATTCCACTTCCAGCGCATCATTGATGAATGCAAGCCGACATTTACGATTTGGGAAAATGTCCCAGGGGCCTTTAGTTCAAATGGAGGAGCAGACTTCATCTGGTTCGTAAACAAGTGTGCTGAAAGCGGGTATGCTATGGCATGGCGTGTCTTGGATGCACAGTACACCATGACTGAGGAATTCCCAAGGGCAGTTCCGCAGCGGAGAAGAAGAATCTGGCTCGTGGGCTATCGTGAAAATGACTGGCGGATTCCTTCTCGTATCGTGTTTGAATACGAAAAGTCACTTACTGGAAATCCGCCAGAAAGAATACCTGGGCTTGGGTTCAAGGAACTCAATCCAGAAGCGGACGTAGAGGCTATTCGAGCGGCTAACAATCATAAGGAGGATAAGAAGCAGGACGATGGCTTCCTAGACCTATTCGCTGCATCAGACGATGATAAGCCGAAGGCGAAGAAAGTGTCGCAAATGATACCTCTTGATGAGATGCCAGAAGATGCGGACTTCTCCAAACTGCCTATGGTGACGATATATGAGTTTGCCAAGAAGGTTGGTGAACCGGGGTACATAGGGCCTGTGTTTAGAACAGACAAGAAGACTGCGCTTTGTATGCTTACGGAAGATGAGCGTGAGGCTCTAGCGAACAGTGACAAAGAAGCGGTAAAGAAGTTTGATGAACTCAAGGCGAAAGAGGATGCTGGTGAACTTCAATGGGAAGGTGCGGAAAAGATTTCACCGCAGATATTGGAGAATATCGGGAATGCCGGTATCCTTTCCAACGGCAGGATTCTTACGATGAATTGTCACGAATGGACTAGTGGAATCCAGTTGTCTCCAAAGACATACAAGGCTTGGGAGGTAGTGATGAAATACAAGGATTGGCTCGAGGCCAACGATCTTCTTCCTGAAGCATACGATGAGACAGTTTGCGGGTTGAGCGATGTCCTTGAAGAGAACCCTGATGAGAAGTACAATCTTTCGTGGAGGGCTTGCTTCGGGATACTCCGTAGAGCGGAGACGAGGGGCAAGGAACTTCCTAGAGCCTTGTATATTGCGCTTATCAGTACAATTCGCGAAAATGCCAGTATCGTCAAGTGGGTTGCGCTCAATGGGAAGGATACCAAGAAGAAGGAAAATGACCTTTCGGAGAAGGAAAGCGCGAGGGTATGCTTTGAGCGCTATATCTCGCAGGTTGCCAACTTCGACGATATTATTCCCATGCCACCGAAGCGCAAGAGCGAAGTGGAGAGCGACATTGATGAGGACGATGATGATGGGGATGATTTCGAGGTCGATGAGGATGGAAATCCGATACTACCAGAAGAAGACTTTGGAGAGCAGCAAGAACAACACTTCACGATTGGGAAGGAACAAATGCCCGATCTTCCGAATGGCGTCATAAACGTCAGTGGAGGTGAGACGGCGGCAACGCTCATAGCGAGTGGTGATGCCGCAGTAGGTACAACGCAGGATGCTAATGTCATAGCCACCAAGAAGGAGGGGCAATTTCTCAAGTCGGAGGAAGACAACTAGGTTGTTCAATTAAGAGTTGTTCGGGCATATGAATCAAGTATGCATAGCCCCATGAAGGTGCAACACTGACGATATGATAGTCTATTAGGAGAATGTCATGGAAGAAGAATTGAGAGAAGAAAATCAAGATGAATTAGTTGTCAACAAGATTAGAAAAGACACTACTTTGACGTTTGGAGATAATGGACGTCCAGAACAGCTAATAACCGTAAAGGACAACAAGGTTAATGTAAAAACGTTGCAGGTGTCCATGAGCCGTAGGCATCGGGTTGTCATGTTCTTAGACCTATGGACTATTGCATGGGTCGCTGGGCTTACTGTAGGAATGTCTATGGAAACTACATTGTCGCATTACGTATGGATAATCGCTCCGATAGGTTTTCTAGTGCTACTTTGTGCGATAGGAAAGACAGTTGTGGATTTTCAGAACTGGCTCTTCACGATGAATATGATGCAGGCGAAGATGGGGGACAGGTATATGGATGATGTTGTCGGAATCTGCCAAGACTTCATAAACGCAGGTGCGAAGTTTGCTGCGGAGGAAGTCAAGAAAGTAGTTGAGGATACTGACACGGAGGCGACTAATGGCGAGGGAGAAGCCGCCAATCCGTAAGGTATATGCCATAGACTCTGACAAGATGAAGTTCAGGTACACGACAAAGGAAAGAGTTGGCGGAAATGGATTTGGCTTGTCAGACGAAGGATGTATGTACACATTGAACACTATTGACCAGCACATGGTGGCAATCGTCTATGGGAGAAAGAGAAGTCAATAATGAAGAGGGCAAGAAGGTGTTCGTGAAGGTGGCAAGAGCCTGCGGTGCAGATGGGCTTAATGAGAGGTGGGCTGGCTGCGAGGTATCCCCTACTCTCAATGTTTTTGATAACATGGGTGATGTGAGGGCCGTTGTACTAATAGTGAGGAGAAAGAAATGATTGTGACTGCTTATAATGCTTTGAAAGTTGAAGCGAAAGACATTCTGGAAGAAGTTAAATCCATCAATGAAACCTGCTACAACATCTTGCATCTCCACCATGTCACAGTGACAAATATCCACATGGCAAATCGGCTATGCGATCGGATTAGGGATTTGGTTGCAAAGAACGACTACTATAGGGAAGAGCTTACAGGACTAATAGAGATTAATGGGAAGTTCCTTTATCTAAAGGGTGATGAACGAAAGCCAAAGATAAAAATACAAGAAAAATATGGTGGAACGCTTACGGCACGACCGTGGTCGCTGACTATCTCACCGATAGTAAACAAAGGAGATAGGAACTTTAGGGCATGAAACGAGTTGTAGCATACGGCATAAACACCCAGAATAGGTCTATGTACCCATGCACAAAGGAGGTTGCACAGACTGTAGCCGTATGCCATCAGGTTGCTACCATCGTATTTGGATTCAAGTATAAACAGAGCGATAAAAGTTCAAAGCCTTGGAGCAAGGACATAGCGCAAGCATTGTCTGCTGGATGCCACGATGCTTCTGTATGCATTGTTATGGGGAAGCATAGACCATGAATGGTGAGCGCATATTTCTTGATGATCAGGGGGGGCAGGTGATGCAGGTTCTATCAAAGGATGTGGCACCTACGATTATGCAGAATGCGGGGAAAGCACATGCTTTGATTGTGTGTGAGCCGAGAAAGAAGGTTAATGCTTTTGCACAGAACACTAGGGAAGAGGTTAGAATGCTAGGAGATGTTGCAGGATGCGTCTCCGCAGAGCCTGGGACTCACCAGACAACATACGTCTGCATAAATAAGAGGAGGAAGAGGTAGAATGGAAATCCCAAGACTAGTAATTCTGGATCTGTATCGAAACTCTCTTTCAACTGTGGAGAAACTTTCTCGGGCACAAAGGGATAAGAAGGTTCATGCATGGGCGGTAAAAGCTCGTAAAGAAGTTGGGGATTTGATTATGCAGTGCGCATACGATGAGATGGAAGATGTCGATGAAGAGGATGCGGCTGCGAAGAAGAAAAAAGCGGATGAGGACTTCTACGGATGATTGACAAGGGCAAATACTCATTGCTTTTCCCTCTTGATTTTGCAGGTACACTATGTGCAAGGGACGGAATCAAGACAGGGCCTAGCACGCCAAATGGCGAAGATGCTTACGACCGCAAACTAGTTGTGATGAAGATGAAGCGGAAGAAGAGGAAGTTCTATAGCAACCATCAGACGACTTCCGACATTAGAGAGGTGGATGTAGCACCTTGTATGGGAGCTACACACAATCTTGGTCCGTCAAACAACAACCCTCTTGTAGTTACCTGCTTTTCTAGTCCGCAAGACCATTGCGTTACTAGGGGGTTCATGGAGGAGTGCGCCCCAACGATAAATGCCGCTGCTGGGATGAGCGGCAACAATCGCCCATTCATCGTGAAGTCTTATGGGATGGATCCTGTGGCCTCTTATGACATGGCATTGGATAAGGAAGTCAGCAAGACGCTTACCTGCTCCCATGGGAGAAATTGCGCAGGTGCTCTTACGATAAAAAAGATAAAGCCTAGCACTCCTATTGTACTAAACTTTCAAGGGAGCAAGGGGAATAATGTTGTTTCACAAGACGGCTCATGTCCGACAATAAACTCGATGCATGGTCATGATGTTCATGTTGTGTGTGTCCCCATCAATTCAATGGTTATAGGTAAAGATGGCGGGAAAGGCGATAGGCAGACATTTGGCATAGGAGAAGATGGAGACCCTAGCCCTACACTGCAGGCGGCACATCATCATGCTGTTGCTATAAGTAGGAGAACCGCATGAATCTTCTTACAGACAAAGAGAGAGAAGAGGTAAGAAGACTAAAGGAAGGTTCTTACTATGGGCAAATAGGTATTACTATTCGCTTTGGAAATCACTTCTGGCATGAGTGTTCAGGTTCTCTCCTAGCGGGAGCTTGTGGGGGAGACAACCTTCCAACTTTGATTCAAGTGAAGAAGCATAAGAAAATAGTAGTGAGCGAAAGCATGAGGAAAAAAGCAACTGCTGTTCTCGATAGGTGCGGAAACAACTGGAAGAATGGCAAGGGTGGCTGCGGAATCATGTTGAACGAAGAATCAACTCCGTGTCTTGCTACGATGTTCCAGCCTTTTGTATTACTTTCAACAACTCATGGCGAAGGAGAAAGAAATGTTGCTAACCAAAATCATTCCTCCAAGAGCAACTGAAATCAAGAATGCTGTTTCGTGCTTCAATCGGTTCATAGAAGAGCCGCATACTAACTGTGCCGAAAGATGCGAGATGTTCATCTATGGCGGAAGGGGATGTTGCAAGTCCTCTATTGCCGCAGGTATGATGCTGAAAGACATCAAAGAACTCGATGCATGGGGGATCTGCATTCGCAAGCATGGGAGAGACTTGAAGGATTCATGCTTTGCCCAGTTGGAGTTTACTGCAAAACAACTTGGGATAGAGGATGAGCTTTGCTATAGTCTATCTAACCCTATGCAGATAAACTATGGCGGCAGGGCGATACGGTTCTATGGGTTGGAGACAGGATTGGACTGGCTTCATGAGAAGACTGTTGCAATACCGGCACGGATAGTCTGGATAGAAGAAGCGGACCAGCTCGAATCTGAAGAGGAGTACAAAAGACTTCTTCTGGCGTTGCCTTTGAAAGAGAATCCAATTGTCATAAGCACATTCAACCCCCCTCTTCGGAAAAGCCATTGGATTAACAAGTTCGTAGAGGAGAATAGGAAAAAGAGTCCATACAACGGAAAGCACTTCTTCAAGCCGTGCTATCTCGACATGGAGAGAGAAATGCTAGGAGACAGTTTCTACCTAACGGCAGATATGCTACGAAGAGAGAATGGATTGGCTTATTGCCACGAATACCTAGGAATTCCACTGGAGGATTAATAGGTGAGTGACATTGTTCAATACGACCTCTTTGGTAATCCGATAGAAGACAAGACCAAAAAGGACTGGAGTGGCGACACACATTCCGTGTTTGTAACTGTTGGAGCTTCCAACCATAGCAAGGGCGAACGGCAAAACGAAGACTTCTATGCCTCTCACCCAGTGGCTGGTGAATGGCTAATGCAATTGGAGAAGTTCGACGGACCGATATGGGAGTGCTGTTGCGGCGCCGGGCACTTGTCAAAGGTGTTTGAATCTCATGGATACCAAGTAAAGTCTACCGACCTCATAGATAGAGGTTATGGGCAAGGAGGTATCAACTTTCTAGACCAAAGCATCACGGAATGGAATGGAGCTATCGTTACGAATCCTCCTTTTGCTTTTGCACAGGAGATTATAGAGAAAGCCTTATCTATCATTCCAGAAGGTCAGAAGGTAGCGATGTTTCTACGGACTCTTTTCCTCGAAGGGCAGGCAAGGAGAAAATTGTTTGATGAGAATCCTCCAAAGAGGGTATGGGTGACAAGCAAACGTATAGTGTGCGCAAAGAATGGAGACTTTGAGAGTACAACTGGTGCAGCTCAATCTTACTCATGGTTCATCTTTGAGAAGGGATATAAGGGCGATACTATTCTTAAGTGGTTCAACTGATGTGGGAAAACATTCCATATGTTGTTCAAACTTGCGATGCGGGGAATCACCGACGCAAAGACCGTCCAAATGGAGGTATGTACATTGGAGAAGGGACGGTTAGCTTAACCATAGCCGCAATGCAGCCACAGGAAACTCTAGTGGTAATGATTCGGAAAAAGAAAATGATTTCAGATAGACTTCCACATGCAAGTGTGGTATAATCAGTTTCGCAAACGAGAAGCAAGGAAGGCTAAAGCAAAATGGGTGAGATCATAAGACACAAGTTCGACCTGAACGACAAGCCTGGATGGTTGAAGATTAGAACAGAACTAGCTAACCAAGGAAGACTTGGCGGTTCAGACATTGGAGCGGCCGTAGGTGATAACCCTTACAAGTCTCCTTATGCGCTATGGTGTGAGATGGTTGGATTATATGAGCCAGAGGACATCTCCGACAAGGAGGCTATCAAGCAGGGTGTGATGTTTGAGGCGGCAGTTGCGGAACGATTTGCAAAAGAGTCGGGAATTGGAGTTGAGGAAGTACCTTACATCTTTACCAACTCTGATGCACCGCATCTTTTCGCAACGCCAGACCGACTTTGCCTTGATGGAGAATCTGGATTGGAGTGCAAGACGGCTAAAGAGATTGTAATGAAGAAGTTCCCAAGAGGAGACTTCCCGCAGCAGTATTTTGACCAGTGCTGTTGCTATCTCAAGGTGACTGAGCGCAAACGGTGGTATATCGCAATCCTCATCTACGGAGTTGCCTTCAACATATACATGATGACTACCATCAAGGAAGAGGCAGACAGATTCAACTATCTAAAGACGAAAGTAGACGGAGGAGAAATCCTTACACCAGAAGAGAGTGAGGAATGGCAGAAACAGAACTGGCTAGTTGCAGCATACTATGTTGATAAGGAAGCACTCGATGCAGTAGAACTAGCGGCGGCAAACTTCGTTCATAGGGTGAATGAGGGCAAGAAAGGCAACATGGATGTCTGGCCCATAGAGGAAATCGACGGCTCGGAATCCACGGCAAGGGCTCTCGCTTACTCTAATCCTAGACCAAAGCCGTCTTCTGTCGTGACGTTTGACAGCGCAGAGATTTATGGTGTGCAGGACGATGGGAATGCGTTTGTAGATGCGAAAGGTGACGAAGTTTGCCGTCTCGTTGCGCAAAGGATAGAGTGCGACAAGACAATCAAGATGCGCGAGAAGGAAAAGGACGAATGTGACAATAAGCTCGCTGCCATCATGAAAGACAAGGAGAAGTTCGTCGTCCCAGGGTGTTCCGTAACCTACAAGATGGTATCCGGTAGAGAGACTGCTAGCGTACAGGCGGTGAAGGCTTATTTTGAGGCGAAGGGCGAGAAGATTCCAGATGGGATGATTACGAAGAGTGATGATTATAGAGGAATTCGCTTCTATCCTTCCCGCAAGAAAGCATAGGATTTGTTTCAGTAAACAAAGAAAGACGAAAGGAAAAACAAAATGGCAATGGATACAAGTTCATTGAAAGCGGCCGCAAAGCAGACAACTGCTGTCGCGACGCAGACACAGCAGAAAGCCCTAACTCCAGCACAGCGAGTGAAGGGGATGCTAGAGAAGAGGATTGGAGAAATCGCCAATGCGCTTCCTAAAGGTTGGGACGAAAAGAGATTCGTCAGAATTGCACTGACTGCAATCTCCTCCAACCCGAAGCTCGCACAGGCATGCGCTCTATCCCCCGCAACGTTCCTCGGTTCTATGATGAATGCGGCCCAGTTGGGTCTTGAGCCTAACACTCCGATGGGCAAGGCATACCTTCTCCCATACAACAACATCGACAAGAATACCGGGAAGAAAGTCCCGATGGTTCAGTTTCAGATTGGCTATCTGGGATATATCGACCTCGCATTCCGTTCTGGGAAAGTGAAGTCGATTACGGCGGAAGTCCGCTATGCAAAGGACTTCTGGGAGTATGAGAAGGGCATCAATGAGAAGTTGAAGCACATTCCTTACGATGAGGGCGACCCTGGTGAAGCGGTTGGGTACTATGCCGTAATTCACATGAAGGATACAATCAATCCAGACGGAAGCAAGACGGAAGGAGCGGTAATCACCGCATACATGCCTAAGTTCCGTGTCATAGAGCATGCAAAGAAGTTCTCCAAGTCGTACAACAAGAAGACTGGTACGTTCTCTGGCCCTTGGGCTTCGGACTTCGATAGTATGGCGAAGAAAACTGTTCTTCTACAGGCATTGAAGTATGCTCCGAAGGCTTCTGAGGATGCGATGTTCGCAAATGCCTTTACGATGGATAATACCGTGCGAGATGGCATAGAGAAGGATGCCTCTACAATCAAGACGGAGGGAATCTTCGCAGCAAATCCAGCGGATGGAGCAATAGAAGCGGATGTCGTCGAAGAGAACGACGGAGAAGGGGAAGATAGCCCCGAGTCCGAAGGTGGAGAGGAGTAATCCTTGTCTATGGCGAATTCGGTACAGATAAAGTACCATGGGGAAGTTCTCTGCTGCCTTGACCAGACTGAGGTCAAGGCAGTGGAGCCCTATGTGTTCTGCAAGCCTCCTATCAGAAACGTGTTCCAGCGGATAGCCGATTGGACGTATCGGTTCGTGACAGGAAAGCGAATAACCGTTATGGTTGGGGATAACGGAAGTTCGTGCGAATCTGGCACGAAAATCCTATTCAAGGATGGTACTTGGATGCGCTTGAAGATTCCATTTATGGAGTTTGTGAATGGCTACTGCTAATGAGACAAATCATAAGGAAATCTGGAAATCTCCTCCCTCTCTCAATTGTCAGAGGGTGGAGGTTTCTAATTTAGGGAGAGTAAGGACACTCCCTTATTATAGGAGTTTCATTCGTCTTGGTGTTCCCGTAACATATAAGTGTAATGGAAAAATCTTCAAGTGCGGAAAGGATTCTAGAGGGAGGAGATTCATCGGCGGAGGAACCCTAAAGAAGTCTCTATATGGGAAGGGATTCTTGGTCCATCGGCTAGTAGCCGAATGCTTTGTTCCAAATCCAAAGCCAAAAGAGTACGACATGGTATTCTTCAAGGATGGGGATGTGGAAAACTGCAAGGCATCAAATCTCGAATGGGGTTGCAGGAGGGATAGAAATTTGATGGCAAGGGGCAATCTTGCAATCTATAAGATTTTAGTTATCTCTAACGGAAAGAAGATTGGAGAATATATTGGATGTGGAGAAACAGGTAGAGCCATAGGGTGTACAAAACAGTCGGTTCATGCTGCGATAATGAATGGCACTCTATGCAAAGGATATGAACTAGTAGCATTGAAGGGAGATGGAGACAAGCCATATCATTCGCTCGAAGAGGCAAGAAAAGCTGATAGCTTCAAGCCTACAAGCAATGGATTCTTGATTCCAGACGAGATATATTCCAAGCAGGATATTGAGATACAGATGGAGGCTGTGTTTGGGTAATGTAAGATACATTGTTATGGATCCATTGAAGAGTAATTCAATGAAGTCCAAGAACCCTCATAGCGGATTTCACTGGGAGGAGGTGTCTCAATGTCTGGACACCTCTACACAGAATCCAATAAGGAATGCAGGAGGTGGTATGATTGTCTATCGGAGAAAAAGGTTGAGTCTCAGTCAAAAATAAGAGCCGTGCGGTTGTCTGCACGGCATTTTTTGCATATAGGGCAATAGATTAAGGTGCATTATGCAAGAGAATACCGAGCAGAAAACGGAAAAGGTAGCACTTGACCAAGACACGGCCATCGGAGATGCCATGTGCGAGGCGTCGCAGTTGTTCTATGAAGCGGCGAACCAGATAGCAACGTGCATCAGCGAAAATGCCCAGTGCTGCATAGACAATGCCCTCCTTAGAAAGGCCGAACTAGCACTAGCATATATGCAGGGAGTGTCGTTCGGACTGGCTATGGATGACAAGGTGCAGAAGTGGTATCTCACAGAGATGGAGAAAAGCATGGCTTCCATCTTGAATAGTCAGGCTCTTGCTTACCAACCGCAGATATACGTCCCTCCTCCACCAGGCCCGATAATGGGATTTGATGAAATCCGTACAAGCGGGAAGTACACTTTCCTAGATTGTCTGTCCAACAACAGGCAGCCGAAGGAACAATACATTAAAAGCGTGAAACAGGACATAGTGAAAGATAGCGGGCTGAAATACCTATTCGAGAAGGGGCTTCTCGACCCAGTAGAGTTCAAAGGGGTTTTTGAAAAATACCCTGACCTAGCAGAGGCTGAAGAAACCCCTCAATCGCCTACAGAAGACAAAGCCCCAAGCATCGAAGATGATAAAGCAATCCCTCCGTCTGGAATATTACAAATGAGGGAAGGGGAAGAGAAGTCTACAGAGGACGACAATGCAAGCGTACTAAACCTCCGCAACCTTCTTCGAGGTGGGAAGATAAACAAGAGTCAGTACGTAGGTGGACTCGCTACCCTAGTAGCAACTGGGCTAATCTCTAAGTCTGAATTTACACGACTAAAGGCATCTTGCTAGTTGTTGGTTTCGGCATAGTTCAAGGAGACGGATAGGATGTTCGGATTATTCCATAAAGGTAGCAAGAAAGACCAGCCGAAATACAAGAAGCATGGGAGGTCGGAGGGTGAGCCATCTGCTATCCAGAAGATGAGGAAGGCTATCGAGGACGGCATAGGGTTCTCTCCTGATTCTGGTTCTGGAGAGTTCCCTGTAATGGATGAATCCGCCATGACGGATGAGGAGTACACCGAGGCAATCGACAAGTTGTTTCCAGTCAGACTTACAGACTTCTTCAAGGCGGTACAGGATGGTGTTGACCCATTCCCCATAAAAACCGACATGGTTGATATGAGCGTCCCAACGATGGACGATGTTACTGGAGGAAAGGGAGATGGTGTGCCTACGGGAAAGCCGTCCGTTCTTCCGAGAAACATAAGCGGAAATCTTCCGGGAGCCGTTCCGAGAAGTTCTCAGAGATGTTATCCGCCACGGCAGGGGCTTCATGCTGGGTTAGAGGGTGGCGGATTTGCGATGCTTCCAGACCCTCTTCTACGCTTCCCGATAAATCCAAGAGTTCTCAAGCACTTCCAATCTCGTATTTGGATTACATATACGGGATGCGCAATCATAGCAACACATGAGTTTGTGAATCGTGCCTGCATGATTCCTGCAGAAGATGCCATGGCACATGGTTACAAGGTCGTCTGCTCATCTACAAAGCATGAACATAGCAACGAGCATGATGCTGCGGAAGCAGATTTCCTGACGGAGATTAAGAAAGCCGCCGATAGGATGGGGTTGAACGAAGCATGTATTCGTCTAAACTACAAGAAGAAGGTGTTTGGCGTTGGTGTCGCAATCCCATGGGTGAAGTTTAGGGATGATTATAGATCTCCATCAGACAAGTCAGGTAAAACCCCATATAGCTATGCAGACCCTTACGATCCTAAAGCCATAAAACCAGGTTCGTTCAAAGGTTTTGCAGTCATAGACCCTCACTGGCTTACTTACCAGTGGGACAAGGACAGCCGAACCAATCCACTCTCACCGCACTTCCTAGAGCCTACATGGATAAAGGTAGGAGAAGAGAGAGTCCACCGCTCTTGGGTTATAAGGAAAATAAACTCCGAGTTGCCTGACATCTTCAAGCCGGTGTATCTCTATGGCGGACTGTCTTTGACGCAGATGATTTATGAAAGAGTGTGGGCCGCGGACAAACTGGCTAATGAAGCACCGCTCCTAGCAATGACAAAGAGGCTTTTGATTGCAGACGGAAACCTTGAGCAGTTGCAGTCAGACCCAGCCCGTACAAACAAGTTCTTCAATGCCATAAACTTCTTCCGCGACAACTTCTCCATATTCGTGAAGAAGCCGTCTTCGAACGTGACGCAGTTGGATACGAACCTGTCGGAACTCACACCTCTTACGATGTCGCAGTATCAGTTGGTTGCTGCCATTGCACAGATTCCTGTCACTAAGTTGCTGAAAAACGTTCCTTCTGGCTTGCAGGCAACAGGACAATACGAATGGGACGACTATGCCCAATCTCTAAAGGCTATCCAGAATAACGACTATACTCCTTTGTGCAAGATGTTCTACGAACTTTATTGTGCGTCGAACTATCCAGACAAGGATGACATGAAGTTAGACATAGAATGGAATCCTATCGACGTTCCGAAGGAGTCCGAAGTTGCACAGATGAGTTCGCAGACGGCACAGTATGTTGCTCACCTTATCAATACCGGACTCATTGACATTGCGGAAGGTCGTGCGATGCTCCGCAAGACGAATCTCCCAGCTTTCCAGACGATTCCGACAGACATTCCAGAAATCCTCACCAAGATAGAGGAAGCAAAAGACCCATCAGCCCAACAAGGAGGAATGCCCGGAATGCCGGGAGGGATGGACGGCGGCATGGGAGGCGGGATCCCTGGTCAGGGAGGAGAACAGCCTCCACCAGAACTGCCGCCAGAAGTCCAGAAGAACGACGAAATTTTCAAGAGCGTGATGAGGGACTTCCTTAAGAAGACTGGGCAGGAAGTACCAGCACCAGCCGAGCAGCAGCCACAGGTACAGCAGGGGCAACAACCTCAAGCACAGGCCCAGCAGCCGCAACAAGTTCCTCAGGCACAACCACAACTTCCTCCTAGAGGGTAGCGATGGATGCGGATGAAGTCCTTACAGGCAAGAAGAAGGATGAGAGTACGATAGAAGATGCTCTCTATTCCTCGTTTGGGAAGCCAGTGTCAGAAGACATAATCAAAGAGGCATTCAAAAGGGAGCCTCTCGTTCCAGAACTCAATCCAGAACCATACGTCAAAATAGTGGAGTTGAAGGGCAAGGATAGGAAGCCCCATCAAGGAGTGGAAATAGGATTAAAATTCTCATTCTAAAACATGGATATTGTTTATGTCATAGGAACGGAAAGCAGACATGGCAACCTTGAACTGAGGATGTCTCTCCGTTCCATAGCAATGTATGGAAATAACATCGGGAAGGTGATTGTTGTAGGTACTCCCCCGAGATGGCTTTCTGATGAAGTCATAAAAGTACCTGTCGCGGATAAGTATGTCTACAAGCACTCTAATATATTGATGTGCATCGAGAAAGTGGTTGACCTTGGATTAGTAGATGGTGATTTTCTATATTCCTCGGACGATCATTTCTATTGTAGGTATGTTGATTTCAATAACTATCCATATTATCTAAAGGGGCCACTCCGCAAGAGTGTAAACGAACTAGACCCTTTCTACAACTATCACAAGTCACTCTATGACACGAGAATGCTTTGCGAGAAGCATGGATTCCCTACTAGAAACTATTCACAGCACTGCAACACACATATGCACGCAGAAGTGATAAGGAGAATAAAGCCCATACTCCGTGAATCCTATGGACTTCCATTTGGGGTAGAACCTACTTCGATCGTGATGAATGCTTGGCAGACATTTCCTAATGCTCCCAAGGTCACAAAAAGAGAAGACGTGAAGATACTTCAAGCGAAGAGCCTAGCGGACATCTGGGAACAGATTGGGGATAGAGATTGCTTTAGCATAGGGGATTCGGCATTCGTAGGAAAGGCTATGATGTCATTCTTCAAGGCAGAATACGGCATCAAGTCCATTTTCGAGAAAGACTAAAAAATTTTTCTTTTTATTCTACACCCCATTGAAAGCCAACTGACTGTATGGTATACTATACTGCGTTTCGAGGAACAAGGCCATGAACCTAGATGGGCAAGAAAGAGATTCCTCCTAATGGTTCTTTGACAATTGGACGTTGAATTTCTGTAGCCGCCGAATGGGGTTGGTTTGAGTCCCCACGGCTACCACAAGTTTCTGTGGAGCAATCGGCAGAGTAACATCGGCCGTACCACATAAAGACCTTCCTTCTATGTCTTTGAAGGAGTTTAACCAGGGGCCAAGAATAGTGGCAAAAGACTTCGATTTCCCAATCTTACCTAATCAGTTAGGTTGGGGGAGCGGTGTGTGAAGCGCAGACTGCCAGAGTGATACTCTGGAAAAGAGCCAACCGTACTACCGCTCTATTCTGTTTGCTGCCCGATTCCTAATCAGTCTAACGGGTAGAGTGGGTGTGAGTCTGCTGGGAAGTAGCCTCCCATGATTGTGAGGTGAATCTTGGCGGAGGAAGCCCACAAGTGTTTTAAATCGGGGATGTAGCTCAGGTGGCAGAGCGATTCCTTTACACGGAATATGTCGGCGGTTCGATTCCGTCCGTCCCTACCAGAAGAGGCTATAGCTCAATGGAGAGAGCGCTACCCTCCGAAGGTAGGACTTGTGTGAGTTCGATTCTCACTAGCCTCACCAATGCGGGTGTAGCTCAATCGGACAGAGCGGCAGTTTCCTAAACTGTAGGTTGCTGGTTCGATTCCAGTCTCCCGCACCATTTCAAAGAGGGGCTATAGCTCAACGGATAGAGCAGTTGCCTTCTAAGCTACTGATGTGGTTTCGATTACCGCTAGCCCCGCCAATTTTGCCAAGGTCGCATAGTCTGGCTGATTGCACGGGTTTTGTACACCCGCTCCGAAAGGACACAGCGGTTCAAATCCGCTCCTTGGCTCCATGAGACTTGCCTCCGTAGGTGTAATGGAAAACCGCCACTTTCGTACAGTGGATTTCCTAGTTCGAGTCTAGGCGGGGGCTCCAGACGCCCCCTTAGTTCAGTGGTAGAATGCCATCTTGGTAAGATGGAGGTCGTCGGTTCGTTTCCGACAGGGGGCTTCAAGCGGAGTGTAGCTCAGCCTGGCCAGAGCGTCTGCTTTGGGAGCAGAACGTCGGGGGTTCGAATCCCTCCACTCCGACCAATTTCGGACCCTTAGCTCAATTGGTTAGAGCATCTGGCCCATACCCAGACGGTTGTAGGATCGTTCCCTACAGGGTCCACCAAAACGATTTCAATGGGCCGATAGTTCAACGGTAGAATGCTTCTCTGGCAGAGAAGAGATGCAGGTTCAATTCCTGCCGTGTCCACCATTTCCATGGCGGTTGTGACAAAATCAGTGTTTATCATTTCCCAATTCCAATGATTTCGTTGGGGTGAATAGTTGGGGAAAGAAAACGTGATGGGCATTAATGGAAATACGATGTCCTTCTTGACAATCGTCCTTTATTTTCATGGGCCGCTAGTTCAGTGGTAGAACATCTCGTTCGCAACGAGAAGACTTGAGTTCGATTCTCAACGTGTCCACCAATTTCTGATGGTATTAGTTCAAACAACAAGAGTCCCGACCTTGATGTCGCTCCTCATTGTAGTGATGGATTTCACATTGCGGCGAGACGCAGATAGGCTCAAAAGGCTAAATTCTGCATACCATTGGATTCCACCTTGCAGGAAACGTGTAAGGCAGAACCAAACTTTAGGCATGAACGGTAGCGATGCCCGAATGGGATGTATGCCTATCGAATCCAAGAGCCTAATGATGCTATGACTGCGGTTGAAGTTTGTGGATGCGATACCACAAAACTAAAAGCATCTGAGAACCGCTGGTAAACATTTTCAATGGGGCCGTGGCTCGAGTGTGGTAAAGGCATCTGCTTTGCAAGCAGACAAATAGTGGGTTCGACTCCCATCGGTTCCACCAATTTCATGCGACAGTAACTCAGTTGGTAGAGTGCAACCTTCCCAAGGTTGATGTCGTGGGATCGTAACCCATCTGTCGCTCCATTTAGAAGCCTCTCCGCCGGAGTCCCGCTCTGTCGGTCTATATGAGGAAACGAGGTAGCCCCCGCTGAAAGTGGTGGGATAAGGGGCAAATGCGGACTTAGTACAGTGGTAGTACGTATCCTTGCCAAGGATGAGGTCATGGGTTCGAATCCCGTAGTTCGCTCCATTTTTGCAAGATTGGCAGAGAAGTTATGCGCTACCCTTCCAAGGTAGTTTACGCCGATGCGAGTTCGGCATCTTGCTCCATCTTTAGAGTCAGGCTGTTCGGCCCCGAAGTACAAGGGGTGCTAATCAAGCATGCAACGATAGGTCTGGCAGCACGGTGCTAATCCGGTGACGGTCCACTGAAGAGATAGGCTGTTCATGCGATGGGTGTTTACAAGTTGTTTCTGGAAGCTCGGCTTGGGAGATATCAGAGACCGCATGTATCGCAAAGGAACAGGAGTTTTGGGTACTCGGAAAGTTCCCACGTGAAACCATGGTGTAACAGGAAAGCATTTCCAATTAATCGTTGGAAGGAGGTGGTTCGAGTCCATCTGGTTTCATCGTTTAGGTCGTCCCTCGAGTGGGGCGTATGAATTGAAAACTATTTTTGGGCAAAGAGGGTTCCTATTTTTCTTTGGATGAAAGATACTCTCCGCCCTTTTTATTTCTTTGTGCAGAGGTAGTTCCTATTAACCGCTTGGGGGCGCGGCATAAGCCTCCACCATGAAATCCATACTACTCGCACAAATCTCTTTTTGCGGCAAAGAATGTTCCTATTAATGCCTGGTAAGCAGGAGGTCGCGGGTTCGAATCCCGTAGTGGATGGCTTATGCCTCCATTTAGCTCAGTGGTAGAGCGCCTTATAATACATTCCGCCGCTTTTCGTTTTCATGTTCATTTTAGAGACATCGAGAGTTCCTATCATTCGCTGCGAACGAAGCACGTGGCAACAACCATGTGTCATTTACTCTCCGTCTCTGTTGATTTTACGGCATAGGAAGTTCCTATTACTTGATGGTTCGACTCCATCAAGAAGCCACAGGCTTCTTTCGGTTCAGATACTTCTCGCCGTTTACCATAGGTGTGCATATTGTGTTCCTATTTCTGAAATCAATTAGTCGCGGGTTCGAGTCCTGCCATGGACGGCTTAGCTGTTCGTGTAGCTCAGGTGGTAGAGCGATTGACTAGACATACACATCGCACACGGTTTTTTGAGCATAGGAAGTTCCTATTAAGCCCTTTGGGCACTTGACTGTTAATCAATGAAAATACTTCCCGCTCCTTTTCTCTTCTTTGGGCAGCCGGTGTTCCTATGTCTCTTCCACCTTCTTGGGAGATGCTAGTACACCCCGCCTATGTTAAAAACAACAAAAACAACCAAAAGGAAAACGACAATGCAAATGCACACTGCACTGATCGACTACTTCAAGAAGGGGTTGGTCGCATCGGACAAGAACGACAATCGTGACTTTGCCGCAATCAACAAGAAGGCGGTTAAGTTGGGCTATATCATCAGCCCGGAATGCTGCAACAGGTTTGTGGATGAGTGGCTTGACACCCTTACCGCAAACTACAATGCAACATTCTACAAGGAGTGGAATGATGTGATTTCAAAGTCTCGGTTTGAGATTTTCCTCGACCAGATTAGGCACTATGCCTCCACATACGGTAAGATGCTGGATGGGAAGGAGATTGATGGTAACGGATGGACTCCGAACGACGGAGGCATGGTTCCTCGCTTTGAAGACCTCAAGGTCATTGAGCCTATCACGAACGATGAGATGGCTGGCAAGTGTTTTGAAGTTCTCAAGGCAGGCATCGCCCTCAAGGAGGGCACGATGAAGGTCATGTGCGACTTCTGGTATGAGACCAGAGTACATGGCATTGATTGGAAGAAGAGTGATTTGTCGGAGGCCCTTTCGCTTGTGAAGAACAAGGAAGCTATGGCTTACCTCTCTCAGAAGATGAACATTCTTCCTGCAGATGAGTTCGGCATGCTTCGTTGCATTGCACTTGCTTACGTTGGGAAGCCTGCGCTCATCAAGAGCCGTGCTACGATTGCGACAATCAAGAAGAAGGCAGAAGAGAGCGGATTTCGGTCTCCTCTTCTCAATCTCTCCGACAAGCAGATTGAGCGGCTATCGCGTATATTCCTGCGCTTCAAGCCAATCTTCCTCGCCATGAAGGGAGGAGAGAAGAAAGATAGGAAGGTCTCTGGAATCGTGAATCGTCTCCGCCGTCTTGCGGATAAGAATCACAAGCCTTTCAAGATTGGGTTCTGGGAGAACATCATTAAGGAACCGCAGCCGGTGGAAGATGTCAAGAAGCGCCTTGGCGAACTTGACAACTTCCGCAAGGTTCGTCTTATGATGCTATGCAAGGAGCGGATGGGCTTCCCGACAACAACAGGTGTGTTCACCATCAGGAATGGTAAGCAGTTCGTCCGTGAGCAGTATTCCCCGAAGTACGACAAGAACTGGATTGCTAGGCTCTACTTCCTCCTTGAGGAATCTCTTTGTGAGTCCATCAAGGTCAAGGCTTGCAAGGTGCGTCTGCCGGAGCATTACGAACTTGTCCTTCCGACATCGGAGAAGAATTTCGTTGGGAACTTCCCCTACGGGACTTCTTTTGGGATGACGAAGAACAACGTTGTTGGTATCTACTGGCGGAATGAATGGGGAACGAGGGACTACGATCTCTCGATGACCGACCTGCGCGGAAATCGTATCGGATGGAACTCGTCATGGTACAATGGGGATAGGAACGGAGACAACAACTCTGTAATCTACTCTGGTGACATCACCAATGCGAATCCAGAGGCTGTCGAACTCCTCTTCATGAGGAACGATGCTCCTGACGGAATTGTGATGGTGAACCAGTATTGGGGTGAGCCTAAGTCTAAGTTCCGCTTCTTCTTCGCCAATGAGTGCCTTGATGTTAAACACATGAAGAACCACATGGTAGACCCGAACAACATTCGGTTTGATACCATGATGGAACATGAGGCTGATGAGACTGGGCGGCAGATGACTATCGGTATGATGCTCGATAATCGCTTCTACTTGATGCAGATGGGGACTGGCAATCGCCGTGTTTCAACCGGCAAGTATGCCCCAGTCATCATTGAAGGTCTAAAGAAGAAAGCAAAGTGCTTCATCGGGCTGAAGGAAATCCTCTATCGTGCGGGGTTTGAGGTTCTGGACAAGGATTCTGAAGAGAAGCCAGACATTGACTTCACGAATCTTGAGAAGGATACTCTCATCAACCTGCTTGCGAAGTAGGAAGGTACTGAAAGTTTTTAGCACATAGGCGTGGTAGGTTCCACGGGGCCGATGGGCTCGCACGACGGTGCTTGATTGGGTTCGATTCCCGACATGTGCTATTTGACTGTGAATCGACCGAGGCGAAGAAAATCCTTCCTCGGAGTAAACCCAGGATGCGAAGGGTGTTCCGTCTGTCTTACGGAATGTCGGTGATTGGGAGTCCGTGTTCACAAAGAATCCCATGAGGCAAGAGTTGGCGAAGAGTAGAGTAGCTAATGCGAAAATCTTCGTTGACATAGACTTATTCACCTTGCTAGGTCGTTCCCATCGACCTCCTCGGCAAAGGAAAGGAATGGGCTCTCGTGGTTCCGGAGAACCTCCTAAGTCAGCACACAGGATTGGGAAACCATAAAAGATGCTGATAGCCAAAGGGTAGCCTTGAAAGGCGAAATCATGCGACCCCAAAAGAGGCCACTGTCACTGTCTTTGACCGTGAGTAGCAGTACCGAGGCATCGGGAAAATACGGCTGCTAAAGCTCTCCGCAAGAGGGATAGACTTAACCTTTTTCTTCCGTGCAGAGAGGGAGTAAAACCTTGGCGGATAGGACTGGATGACGAGGCTGTTAATACGGCCATAGTGGGTGACTTGCCATGGCGAAAACCCATTTCAGTTCGGCCCGAGTTTAGAAGACCAGCGTCCGTTCCGAAACAATCAATGTGATAATCTAGGAGAGAGCGCACTTCTAGGAATAGACTGGGGAAGTCCTCGTAGCTATTGGCTAGCCCTGAAACATGGCACCTGCCGGTAGTCCAGTCGGATGCACGGAAGATTTCTTGATTTCCGCTCATGAGCACAATTGGCGAACTTCCTTTCCTCTGTCAGCGCAGCAGGAGGATAAGAGCCTACGATAAGCATGTAAATCGAACAGTAACCCGATTTAGAGCGGGGGCAACCTTCGCATGCGGCGGTCATTGCAAATGTCACGGCAATAAGGGAGAAGGAAGAGCTCAAATCCTTTCCCCAGTGGCCATATTTCCGTTATGGCATTTTTTGCTATGGCGAACAAAGAAGACAAGAGTGAACTTGAACTTTTCCTTGCAGATGAGCCTTACATGCCTGGACTTGAGGATGAGGACTACACGGCTGCAGCCGTTGTGAAGCCGTCTAGTTTCTCGAAGGTTAATGTCACGGAAGAGGTTTTTGAGCATAAGGTCAAGGAAGCATTTAGAAAACGGATGGAAAAGGTTCTGTCTCCAAAGGCGATAGAAGAGTGCATCGCAAGTCCCGTGTTTCATAGATGCGTTCAGAACAAGTTCAAGGAAGTGCAGAAAGACAACAACAATGCAACCTTGTCGCAGGAGAAGGTATTGAGGGGACATATCGCTTCGTTGATGCACTGTCTCTTTTTAGTGTTTAGTTGATTTAGATTGCGGAATAGACTAGAAGTCAAAGTCACTGGTCTCATAAGCCAGAGCCGAAAGGCACGTTGGGCGCACTTCCCACTTCCGCTACCATTTTTCGCTAGGATGCGGAGAGCAAAACTCCTAGTCTACACAACTCTACTCTGGTGCTGCAGATGTTAGGCAGACTAGCGAAATCTTTTTCTGCCAAGTGAGCGATGGACTATTAATTGACATGAATCAAGAGTCTTGGCAGAAGGTTTTTTCGTGTAGATAAGGAGATGGAGGTTCGAGGTCTCCCGTGGGGCTAGATAGTATCGATCCCATAGTTTAACAATGGTAAAACACCTTTTCTACACACACTCCCGTGTCCATTGTGGGGTGCCAGACTACCACTTAATCCAGAGTGTTGAGTTCTGGGGTTTCCGAGCGGGAGGCGGTATTCGGAAAAAAAACTAGCCGACCCTGTCATAGGCTGCGGAGGTAGGGTGAGCTCACCCGAAACCGTATCGGTAGCCCCGCTCCATTTCTTTTTCCATTCATCGGTGCAACCGTTTTAATCGGTGAATAAATATGTTGATTCCTTTTCGGAGACGGATGATGGTTTTTCGGCTTGCTATCGTCTAATTGCACCTACGGCGGCCGATTCAATTTATAGGCGGAGATGTGGGTTCGAGTCCCACCATGCTACCCGAAAGGGTAGCCTCGTCTAATAGGAAGGATACCGCCTCACATCTAAAAAATTCAACGTCCAATTATTGTCACCCCCCTTTACAGCTATACCAATTCTGTGGTATAATTTCCTTCGCTTTCGGATAGGAAGGACAAGACGATGCAACGAGCGAAAAAGACAAAAAATCCTATATCAAAAAAGGCATATCCATGGCGGAAGAACAGGAAGAAATGGACTGACACTCTCTTTGAAAGCAAACTTCTTTCCAACCCATCTTTGATGACGAATGCAGAACTTGCAAAGGCACTAGAAGAGCTTCAGGAGTGGCGAAGAGGGGAAGGGAAATACTTCTGGAAAGATGACCCCATTAAGGAGAAGGCGGAGACTGATGCTCCATTCTCTCCTGCTATCCTATCCAATCTGACTATGGAGACGATTGCCCGTCTTAAGATTGGTGGAGACTTGGCAATGGGGAGATTCAAGGATCATGTTTGAAAGAATAGGAAAGCCGCTTGTACTCGCTGCAACTAGCGATATCCATGGTCACGTAGAGGGCATACAAGAAGTATGCTTTTCGAGAAATGTTGACATACTTGTAATAGCTGGTGACATAGAACCCGCAGACCTTTTCACAAGCAAGCCATACTGGTTTGAGCGCAAGTTCTTTCCGCTTATATCGAAACTAAATTGTGAAGTGGTAGCGATTCCTGGCAATCACGACTTCTATCTGTCTAGCAAGTATGAAGCAATCAAGAGAGGAGAATACTCGCGTGTTCCAAAGAACTTCCATCTTCTGATTGATGAGGAAGTGACGATAAAAGGCATTAGGTTCTATGGGACTCCGTGGGTGCCATACATAAACGGAAGATGGTGCTTTGAAGCTGATGATGAAGACCTTGCAGACAGGTTCTTGCAGATGCCAGCAAGAGTTGATGTTCTCATAACACATTCTCCGCCTCTAATGAAGTATCATGAGGCTGACATGAGTCTAGACTATCCTACTAAATATCGCCGCCACTTCGGGAGCAATAGCCTAGCTAGGGTGATAGATGCGAGAGCTCCAAGAATGGTTATTTTCGGACACATTCATAGCGGAGACCATAGATGCACCACGCTACATACGAGTCTTGAAAACTCAATAGTCAATATGTGGAACGTGTCCCGAGTGAACGAAGAATACAATATCGCATATAAGATAAAATTGCTAGAACTGAACCCAGGCTGCATAAGGGAGATGTCGTTTAATGAGCCCTTCCCGACAGGAAAGGACAAGGTGGCGGGGTAATGGCTATTTCAGAAGAACAGAAGGAAGAGGTAAAAGCAAAGGTTGACATAGCCGACCTCATATCCTCTTATGGATTCTCTTTAAAGCCAAGAGGAAGCGAACTTTGGTGCTGCTGCCCATTTCACAACGAAAAGACCCCTAGTTTCAAGGTAGATGTGACACGTGGCACATACCACTGCTTCGGCTGCGGTGAGAGTGGAGATGTGTTCTCTTTTGTGATGAAGCAGGAGGGGCTTTCTTTTGGAGATGCGATACGGAAGCTCGCATCATCTGTCGGGATAGAACTTCATGCAGCAGAAAATCCAGCAGTGAAGACTAGAAAACGGCTCTATGCAATCATGTCGGAGCTGGCCTTAGACTTTAACAAGATGCTCAAGTCTACACGATGCAAAGATGCAGACCTGGCTAGAGAATATATTAAGGGGCGGGAACTAGATGCAACCATTGTTGACAAGTTCCTCATAGGATATGCCCCAAAAGAGGTAGATAAAATTCTAGCATGGGCTGGGAGACACGGATACTCATATAAAGACCTCGCGGCAGCAGGAATTATAAAGGTTAGCGGCTCTGCAATCCGTCCACCATATTTCTATTTCGCAAATCGTCTCGTGTTCGCAATCAAGGATAAGAATGGGCAGGTGGTAGCTTTTTCTGGACGCCAGTTGGTTGAAGACAAGAAAAGCGGGAAGTACGTCAACTCGCCAGAGACGATGATATTCAAAAAATCAAGAACATTCTTTGCATTCGACGAAGCCCGCAAGAACATCGTGAAGGCTCCGAACAGAGAAGCGATAATATGTGAGGGGCAGATAGATTGCATACGGCTTCATGCAAATGGGTTCAATACGGCTATTGCTCCATTGGGAACGGCATTCACGGAAGACCATGCCGTTATGCTCCATAGGGTTGCCGACAATGCCCTTCTATGTTTCGACGACGATGGAGCAGGGCACAAGGCAACGATAAAAGCCGCACAGTTGCTTCTTGCCGAGGGTATGCCAATCAGAGTGTTGGCCCTTCCAGATGGAGACGATCCAGATTCCTATATCTTGAAACATGGGAAGGACTCCTTTTCAAACCTCATTGCTTCCAATGCTGAATCTATCGTTCAGTTCCAGATAAGAGCGGCGAGAGCAGCGGAGCAGAATCCAGATGAGACAAATGCCGCTGTGAGGATTACTAGAGCCGTACTAGAGACTATAGCGAAATGCAAAGACAAGGTACATCGTTCATTGCTTCTTAAGGAGGCGGCAAAACGATTAGGAGTAGAGTATTCTACCTTGGCTAGTGAGATAGCCAAGACAACGAAGGCAGAAGAGGAAGACCAGAGCAAATCGGCGGAACAGCTCATAGAGCCGATTGTCGCTGGTAATGCCGCCGATGTGAATGCCCCTCCTTCTGTAACCGAAGGGGCTTTGATAAACTTCCTTCTCAATAAGAAGGGTGATGCAACCATCAAGTCTTGCTTGGACAAATTGATTCCAATCGAAATCATCGGTTCCAACACTTCTAGGAAGATTGTAAAGAGCATATTGTCCTATAAGGAAGGTGAGACTGATAGCATTAGGGAATCCGTAGAATCGTTGTCTACAGATGAATACAAGGCATTCATAACGATAATGTCTAACTTCGACTCGTCAGACTTCTCTACTGTCTCAGACAAAATACGGATGTTGTATTTTGCGAGACAGCTATGGCATGACTATCTGATACGGCTTCTCATAAGGATAGGGAAGGATGGGGAAGATGTCGCAATTGTTGTCAATGCGATAAAGGTTCTGCATACTGCAACGGCAAAGGGCATAGTGAATCTTATTCGATCGTTCCCAATAAACAAGTTTGAAAAGGTGGCATAGTCTATGCAAAGGTTCTTTCATTCAGTGCTCCCTGCATTTCTGCTCGCCGTTTCTGTCGGGCAGATTTATGCTTTCACTAACTTCTCTTCTGAGATAGCATCTTACATAGGTGAGACGCAGCAGGCGGTGCAGTTCGCATTCTCATTGGGGATTTTCTTTTTGGGGATGGGGGCTGCATTCTTCGGTAAGATTGTGGAGAAGAACATTCATCGTTCCACCATGATAGGAATGGCTCTATTCATAATGGGACTAGCCGTAACCTCTGCCGGAATATACTTCAAGTCACTCTGGTCTATCTATCTTGGCTATGGTTTTCTTCTAGGGCTAGGGACTGGAGTTATCTATATAACCCCAGTGAAGACGATGATGCTATGGTTCCCAGACAATAAGGCTATCGCCGCTGCAGTCCCAATCATTTCATTTGGGTTGGGTTCTACTCTTTCGACAATTATATACAAAGGGTGTTGCGGAATCGGAGGACTTTATGACTTGTTCAATGTAGCAACCGACAGCAAGGGAATGTATTTCGTGATGATGGCTTTCGCCGTCATCTACCTTGTCATGATGGGCATTGCATCTACGATGCTTCGGAAGCCAGATGCAGCCAATAATGCAGACATTGTTAATTCGGCAATCAGTTCTTTCTCTTATGTTCGCTTGCTAGGTGATAGGTTCTTTCTGCAGTCTTGGCTTTTTATGTTTCTTAACATCTCTGCTGGTCTCTGTCTAATCCCATTGGCAAAGCAGATGATGGATGCCCCTGACATAGGTTATCGTGCATCTACTATCACCTTTGTGATAGGGTTATGTGGACTAATGAATGGCGGAGGAAGGTTCTTCTTTGCATGGTGGAGCGACCGCCTTGCTATTAGGAAGCATATCCTAATTTATATATCTCTTATCTCATTCTTGACGATGGCGGTTAGCCTTAAGTGCGCAGTGATAATAGGGATAGCCCTACTTATCATCAATGCCTGCTATGGTGCTGGATTTTCCGTCATACCGGGTATTTTGGCAGACCATTATGGCATGTCGGACATATCTAAGATTCACGGAGCGGTTCTATCTGCATGGGGAGTGGCAGGACTTGTCGGGAATCAGGCGGCACTTTATGTAGGAAGCCATCTCGGAGGGTATAAGGCCGTCATAAGTATGCTTATCATTGTCTATTTGTTGAATATGTTAAACTCTGGGTATATGCTAAAGAAGCACAAAAGATGAGGTTTCACTGCAAGGCAAATATTGGCAAGGCAAGGAGCTGCAAAAGGATATGGCGGACAACTACTATAGTTTCGTGTTCGATGAGAGAGCAAGAACCGAGAGGTTCTACAAAGACCTTACAGATGACGACATAACATATCTTGAGGCGGCCGCTAGGCATGACTACGAAACTACTTCAACCCTCCTAGACAAGTATTTCAGGCAGAAGATGCCTGACACAAGGGCTAAAAAGGTAGTATGGCGTAGAGACAACAAAAGGGACATCTGGGTATACCAGATTCACCGAAAGAACAAGTCTGATGCAGGTTGGCTTGGAGAGGGAGTCTATTTCTACGGAGCAGAAGAGGAAGCATGGAAGGCCGTAGAATACGGATATTGGATGCAGGGCTTCTACATCAATGTGACAGCCCCATTCATTATGGACAGAGACCTGCATGATGCAGTCATTCATGCTAATGACGGAAAGGTATCTGCGAGACTTACCGCATACCTAGGTGGAGGGAAGTTGAAGATGGATGGAGTGTTCTGGGCTGGCGACATGCGAGAAGAGTGGTGCATTTTCGATGCAAAGCAGATGAAGAGGGCAGAAGTAACCAGAGATAATGAGGGTAGGGTTATCCCTCTGTCTCGCAGATTTGATTTGGACAACCCAGACAATCGGTATTAATAGAATTTTCAAATAGGAGAAAGACTATGGCAGACAATTACTTTGATTACCTATATGGCATAAACGGCAAAGAGGAGAAAGCCGTGGCGGATGAGAAGCCGACTACACCCGATACTGTGGCGCAGGATGAGGCTATCGGCAAGCCGTGGACGCACCGCATTACTATTTACTGTGCAAATCCATCAAAGGATTTCCTTGATGGGCTGAAGCAGAATGAGTGCGTTGTTGCGGTCTATGAGAAAGCAAAGGAAACCGAAAGCGCTCCTGCCGACAAGACCGGATCTAAGGCGGACGACGCCCCTTCCAACGAATAGAATAAGCTCCGGGAACTTTTAGTCTCGGAGCTTGCCTTTGTCCCGCAAAAGCGGAGCAACGGTGTCCCCCACTATGTCCAGAAAGGTTTTAGACAAATGAACATCATCAAGAGAAACGGCGATGAGATGCCGTTCGATAAGGCAAAGATTGTCAGTGCGGTCACAAAGGCAAACAAGACCGTCAAGGCAGAAGAGCAACTGACCAAGGAGAAGATAGAAACGATAGCGGAAGCGATAGAGCATTTCGCCGTTTCCCAGGAGAAGCCTCTTTCGGTTGAAGACATTCAGAACATGGTAGAAACCAAGATTCAGGAGGCTGGTGCATACCATGTAGCGAAGCACTACATCAAGTATCGTTACGAAAGGGAGATGGCTCGTAACGAAAAGGCTCTGATGGAGAAACTGACCGCCAGCAATGTGCAAAACCAGAATGCGAATGTGGATGAACATTCATTTGGCGGTAGGATGGGGGAGACATTATCTCTTGTGGCAAAGAAGTATGCGCTAGAGCATATCGTGTCTAAGAAGTCCGCAAGGAATCACAATAACAATGAGATATACATACACGACTTAGATTCATATGCCGTGGGGATGCACAACTGCTTGAGCATTCCATTTGACAAACTTCTAGCGGAGGGATTCAACACAAGGCAATGCGATGTGCGTCCTGCAGGCTCTATCAACACGGCGATGCAATTGGTGGCAGTAATCTTTCAGTTGCAGAGCTTGCAGCAGTTTGGAGGAGTGTCGGCAACGCATCTTGACTGGACGATGGTGCCGTATGTTCGAAAGTCATTTAGAAAGCATTTCATTGATGGAATAAAATGGATTGAGTATCCTAGTTTTCTTGAACCGATGAGAAAACAATACCCTACAGTAGAATCTTGGCTAAAGAAATTTGAGGAAATTCCAGAAGATTCAGGAATCCTTTGTCAAGCATACGAAATGTGGAATGGCAGGGTTCATGAATATGCCATGAAACAAACACAGAAGGAACTTGAACAGGCGGTTGAAGGTATGTATCACAATCTCAATACCCTCCAATCGCGTAGCGGCTGCCAGCTCCCATTCACAAGCATCAACTACGGGACATGTACACTTCCAGAAGGGAGAATGGTGATAAAGGCCCTCATAGAGGGTAGCATTAAGGGTGTCGGTAAGTTCCACAAGACACCGATATTCCCATGCGGGATTTTCCAGTGCATGAAGGGCGTGAATCGTAAATTCGGAGACCCTAACTACGATTTGTTCAAGCTCGCTTTGAAGTCAACGGCATTGAGGTTATACCCAAACTATGCGAATGTAGACTGGAGTTCAAATGCTGGGTTTGATAGAGACAACCCATGCACATACTTTAGCACGATGGGATGCCGTACTGCAAATCTAGCAGACATCAATGCAGACAATCCGAAGTTGCTGCAGTTGAAGGATGGTCGTGGAAACATCTGCCCAGTCACCTGCATACTTCCTACTTATGCGATGAAAGCTAAGAAGAAAGCCGATGCCGAAGCCGCAAAAGAAAAGAAGAATGGAATTGAATGGGATGATTCACAGAAAGAGAAGAGGCGCATCGAGATATTCTTTGAGATTCTTGACAAGAAGATAGCAGAGGCGAAGGATATGCTGCTCGAGCGTTTTGAGTGGATATGTTCGCAGTCTCCGAAGTCAGCAAGGTTCATGTATGAGAATGGGACGATGTACGGCTACAAGCCAGAAGAGGGGATTCGTTCCGCATTGAAGCATGGGACTCTCGCCATAGGGCAGTTGGGAATGGCGGAGACATTGCAGTTGCTAATCGGATGCGACCATACCGTAGCAAAAGGAATGAAGCTCGCAAAGAGAATAGAGCAGTTGTTCAAGGACAAGTGTTCTTCATTCAAGAATGAGTACAAGTTGAACTTTGGAGTCTACTATACTCCAGCAGAGAACTTGTGCTATACTGCGATGAAGAAGTTCAAGGCGAAGTTCGGTGAGATTCCGAACGTGTCGGATAGGGATTACTTCACGAATAGTATTCACGTGCCCGTGTGGCACAAGATGACTCCATTTGAGAAGATTGACATAGAATCGCAGTTGACTGGCTATTCTAGCGCTGGGTGCATCACCTATGTCGAGATGGATTCTTCGACGCAGAATAACATTGAGGCGCTAGAAGAGGTAGTAAACTATGCGATGGACAAAGATATCCCATACTTTGCGATAAATGTTCCTAATGACTCTTGTGATGACTGCGGTTTCACGGGAGACATTGGTGAGAAATGTCCAAGGTGCGGGAGTGCCAAGATCCAGCGACTTAGGAGGGTCACGGGATACCTAACTGGCGATTTCAAGACCGCTTTCAATCTTGGCAAGCAGGCGGAGACAATAGATAGGGCAAAGCATGTTGGTGTAGAGGCATAAGACGGAAAGGACTTCTAGCCATGCGATATGCTTCTATCATCAAGTGCGATACCGCCAATGGAACGGGATTTCGCGTCTCCCTCTTTGTTAGTGGTTGTGGCAGAAAGTGTCCGAACTGCTTCAATCCAGAAGCACAGAATCCAGAATATGGAAAGCCATTTGACGACAAGGCGAAGCAGAAAATATTTGCTGAACTAGACAAGCCCTATTGCAAGGGGCTATCTCTTCTTGGTGGTGATCCTATGTCTGTCTTGTCAGACAACCGCAAAGTTGTCATATCACTATGCAAAGAGGTAAAGGAGAAGTATCCAGAGAAGGACATTTGGATGTGGACTGGCTACACATACGACGAACTTCTTAATGATGGCACGGCAAAAGACATCTTTACTTACATAGACTATGTAGTAGATGGGCCTTTCGTAGAGGAGAAGAAGGACTTGTCGCTACGGTTCTGTGGGAGTAGCAACCAGAGGATTTTGAAGTTGCACCCTATTGTGGAAGAACTTCCAAACCATAATTAGCATCAATGTGTCTCCTCGGCATTTCCTAGATATGGAAGAGGAGATTTAGATGAAGAAGAAATGGGTTCGAGCCGTACTGATGGCTGGCGGAGTTGCTGCTCTTGCCGCTGGCACAGCAGTTACTGTCGCAGTATTGAGGGGAAGAGATACTGGCATCATTACTGTTAGCAATGTGTTAGAACTAATAGATGCTGTTGCTACTGGACGGCAGGGTGATACTATAATTGTAAGTGAGGTAGGTTCGCCTTATCATCTCGATGAGCAACCTTGCATGAGTAGGGTTGGACATTTATATATTACAAACGGACTAAGCCTTAGAGGGAGGACTGGGAGACCGGAAGATGTTGTATTAGTAGGTTCTACGAATAGGCTCATATACATAAATGCTCCCGGATGCAAGATTAGTAGCATGATGCTTATTGGAGGGAACTGCATCAATAACATGAATACAACTAACAAGCCAAAAGATACATTGAGTGGAGGAGGAATATATTTAGGACTAGCATCAAACGAATGTAGGATTGCCAACTGCATATTTACTAACAACACGGCTTTTAGAGGCGGAGCAATTGCAGCGCTCAAATCTTCTGACAGCACTTCTACTATAGTAGGGTGCAAGTTTTTTGGGAACAAAGCCATGTCTCATGGCGGAGCTATCTACAATGGGAGCAGAGTCTATAGCTCCCTATTCTCTGGGAATGTGGCACAGACAAACGGCGGCGCTATTGCAAACGGATATGTAGAAGACAGTGTTAGCAAGGGGAATAAGGCCAGAAAAGGGAGCGACCTGTCTGAATGTAAGGCATATAGATATGTATTGTCTGATGTTGGGGAACCGAATATCAGCAGGTTCTACAATTGCGAGATTGACAGAGGCCGGATTACTGCAACGAATGGTGTAATCTTCATGGGGTTCTTTGATGTTCGGAATTCACTTATATCAAATGGGGAGGATTTTGATTTATCTAAACAAGCGGAATTTAGTTATGAGATGGATCAGAGCGGTTCAGTGATATTGTCTCGATTTGTGCCGCAGATTCTTTGCTCTACAATTGTTAGCAATAGCGGGTATAGGGTTTTTGTTCCGCCGGCAAATTGGAGTCCTGGGATGAGTGCACACATGAACATTTCCAATAGCCTGTTCTATGGAAACAGCATATTGGGGACGAAAGTGAATAAGGAAGTGGCTACGAATGGAACATATAAGACTATCGCATTGACAAAAGGGCAGCGGCTTGTAGCATTTGGGTGGGACGGATATTTCCCTGAAAGAGGAACAACGAACTATTATAAATCCTATGACCCAGAGGGCTACCCAGATGGATATGAAATCACTATAGATTATGGTGAAATGGATAAGGTATATCGGATGGTCATAGCACAAATTACTGATGGATATCAACCGGCCTCATACTCTTTAACATATCGAGAATATTATTATGCGATGGGATGGGATGGTGCTAGTCCAATGACTTTTAAGGCAAAATATCGAGAAGCCCAACTATCCCCCTTATCTGCTGGTTCTTTGAGTTCTTTGAATGATTATGTGAGTAGCGACTTGACCTGGTACGAATATTATACAAACAACGGATGGGATGCTACCAGTGATTATATAGGTTCTCTCAATTATGACATAAGCAAGAAAGACCTCCAATATCTGAAAATAGCAAATAGCATAGCAGGAATAGAGGATGGAGTTGATGCGACTTTGGTTAACACCTATGTGTATGATCGAGCAATCTTCAAACCGAAGTTCGCATTGAGTCTTGATGCTAGCAACCCTTATGCAATCGACAAATCTTCTCCTGCTTGCCACTTGAGTTTTGGCGGCTTAATAGAGCAGATACCAATTGATAATTGGATGCTAAACTCAAAAGATTTACGTGGTTCTCCAAGGACATATGGTGGCGGACTAGACATAGGAGCCTATCAGGCAGCAGTGTTCTACCAATTTGTCATGTTTATTCGCTAAACTTTTTCTATCACCTATTGAAACCCGGAACGAGGGTGTGGTATAATATCCCTCGTCAAGGACAATAGGCGATGAAGAAGAAGAGCAGACACAAGAGACACATTGAACTTCTAAACAAGTTAGTTAAGAAGACTGACTACTATATTGCCCATGTGTGGAATGGGCAAGGGAAGTCGTTACATGGTAAGATTGACAATCTTGGCCGACAAAGGTTCGTTCGATTTGGAGATTGTACACAAGAGTGGCAGACTCCTTGGCTTGGACATTATTCTGTTGCTGGAAAGGTTTACTTTGCTCTAATGCCTAGAACAAAGGTTTGTTTTGGGATTGTTCTCACAGGGTGGAACGAACTAAAATGGTTTGTTCAAGAAGAGATTGCAAAGAAGGAGCGCAATGAGGATAACAAAATACTTATGTGATAAAAACTGCAATGAGTGCGAAGCTAGTGAGAACAAGCAGGTGGCCTTACTTCTAAATGTACTAGCATTGCGGTTTGGAGGAGAGGTTTGGCATATCACAAACAGGATTTGCCCAAACATGACATGCTGTCCTATTTGCCGCATTGATGATTTCTGCCACGATAGCCCAGATGCTAAAAGCGGAATAATCTGCATAGATGCATTGGGTTTGGAGAATGAGACTTGTGAAGTGGCAACAGAGGCTTTGAAGGTTTTTGAGGATATCAAGAAGGAAAAAGCGGGATGCGAATCCAAGGGTTAATCAGAAGACTTCGGGAAATAAAGGAAAAGTATGGCAATGTTGAAGTTGTCACATTGCAACATGGTGAGTTTGCACCACCTAATCCGTCATGGCTAATTGATGGTGCGCGATGGAGCCTCGAAGGATTTTCAGACGATTTCGGGAAACAAAAGAGAATTGTACTGTAAAGGAGAAAACGAATGTCTAGAAAACTAGCGAGCATAGTTGAAATCAGTAAGGTTTCGCCAATAGAAAATGCCGACCGCCTAGAGGGGGTCGAGATGAAAGGTAAGGGCTGGAAGGTTGTTACCCAGAAAGGAGAGTTTCATGTTGGCGACTTAGCCGTGTATTTTGAGATAGATTCGTTTCTTGATGATTCTGATGCCCGATATGCATTCCTAAAAGACAGATGCTTAAAGAAGTTCGTTAGCAAGAGCGGGAACGTTATTCGCCAAGGCATAAGGATAAAGACATGCAAGTTGCGTGGAGTTGTGTCGCAGGGACTTGTCATGCCGATATCAGACTTTCCCGAAATCGCCTATTGTTGTCAGGGGGGAGGGATTAAAGGAGACGGCACGGATACGATAGCCTTGGAGACTGATAACGGACAATTTGTTCTACAGCCATTGTTGGGGGCAGATGTTACAAGGCTGCTTAAGGTAGAACATTATGATGAGGTGAAAGAGCAGTTACAACCGATAACTGGCAGTAATCCGATTAGTGCAGATGCAATTGGTAGGTTCCCATCTGACTATTGCCCTAAGACTGATGAGGAAAGGGTTCAGAATCTCAGTGACTGGTTTGAGAAGTACAAAGACATGGACTGGGAAGCAACTGCCAAAGATGACGGGGCTTCTCTTACGATGTTTTACTCTCCTACCATTGATGCTGAAATACCTTTTGGCGTTTGCACTAGGAATCTTCGAATCAAGTCGGAACTTGCAAAAGGCGGGATTCCTCTCGGGTATCAGATGGCAGAGAAGTATGATGTCGAGAAGAAGTTGAAGAACCTATTTGAGTCCGAAGGACTTGAATATGCGATTCAAGGAGAACTGGTTGGACCAGGCATAAATGCCGATAGAGACAAGTATCAGGAACATGAATGGCATGTATTCAAGATTTACGACATCAAGAACCAGATGTATTTGCTTCCCAATAACCGGCGCGAAGTGTGTGAGAAACTTGGGTTGCAACATGTTCAGCTCATTAGCCCGTCTATAAAGGTATTCACGGAATATCCTACCATGGATGCAGTCCTTATGTTCGCAGAGGGCAAGACGGCTAGGGGGAATGAGCGTGAGGGGATTGTTTTCAAGAGCAATACAATCCATAATCTTTCATTCAAGGCGGTAAGCAACCGCTATTTGATGAAGCAGGAAGACTAAAGAGAAAGGAATACTAATGTTTGAGAGATCGATGGACTTTTCTGAAGCCCTGAAACTGCTCAAGGTCGGGAAGAAGATGACTAGGAAGGGATGGAACGGCAACATCGTGTCTTTCGATCCCAACATGTACATCTGGCTAGAACCGTCCTGCAAACTGCCAAGGATGGATGCCATGAGCGAAAACCTAAAATTTGCATTTGGGCGAAATGCCTCAATTGAGAAGTTGGGGACTTTCGTAATGAAGACCCGCGACAACAAGTTGATGGTTGGGTGGCTTGCTACAAACTCCGACCTTTTGGCCGAAGACTGGGTAGTGGTGGAATAGGAGCGAAGGACATGAACGAGAATAACTTAATGGATTTTGGAGATGCAATTCGTGCTCTGAAGCAAGGGAAGAGAGTTGCACGAGAAGGATGGAATGGCAAAGGTATGTCACTCTGGCTTCTTCCAGCCTCTTCCGTGAAGGCTGAATGGTGCAGAGATCCGCATCTGAAAGCGCTCGCTGAATCAAAAGGCGGAGAGATTGAATGTCTCGGCTCAATCCGCATGTTCACCACAGACTTCAAGGTTCTCACAGGCTGGCTGGCTTCACAGACTGACATGCTCTCTGAAGACTGGTATGTTGTAGAATGACGATTTGATTAAAAAATCAAACAAGAAAGGAAAAAACAAAAATGCACACACAGGTAGTCACCGCCGCTTTTGCGGCATCGTCAATAGGCGGTTTCCCTTGGGGAATCGTTGGTATCGCCGTTGGTGTTCTATTCTTCATTGGAGTGTTCGCGCTCGGGTATTGCAAGGCACCGCCCGACAAAGCCTATATCATATCCGGTCTCCGAAAGCGGACTCTTATCGGCAGGGCAGGCTTTAGGATTCCGTTCTTCGAGCGCCTTGACGTGGTGACGCTCGAACTCATTCAGGTTGACGTGAAGACGAAGCAGAAGGTCCCCAACAAGGACTTCATCAACGTCAATGTGGATGCAGTCGTGAACATCAAGGTGAGCCGTGAAGAGCAGATGCTCGCACTTGCGGCGATGAACTTCCTCAATGCCTCACCAGAATACATCAGCGAAAATGCCAAAGAAGTCCTCGAAGGCAACATGCGCGAGATTGTTGGTGAAATGACAACCAAGGAGATGGTTCTCAATCGCCAGCAGTTTGCGGAGGCGGTAAAGAAGAATGCCGCACCCGACTTGGAGAGGATGGGTTTGGAAATCGTCTCGTTCAATGTCCAGAACTTCACGGACGATGACAAGGCGATCGAGAACCTTGGTATTGACAACATTGCAACCATCTCCAAGGATGCGGCAATCGCTCGTGCGAATGCGGAGGCTCAGGTGGAACAGGCCAAGGCAAAGGCTGCAAAGGAAGCCAACGATGCCCGCGTAGCGGCTGAGACGGAGATTGCGATTCGCAACAACGAACTCGAAATCAAGAAAGCCGACCTTAAGAAGCAGGCCGACATTCAGATTGCGATAGCAGAAGCCGCAAAGGGGATCCAGGCGGAAGAGCAGCGTAAGATTCTCGAAGCAACGAAGGGTGATGCGAGCATCATAGAACTCGAGAAGAAGACCGAACTCTCTCAGAGGAAGGTGGCAATCACCGAAAAGGAACTCGATGCCGAAATCCGCAAGAAGGCGGAAGCGGAGAAGTTCGCCGCACAGCAGGAGGCCGATGCTCGTCTCTACACCACACAGAAGAATGCGGAGGCGGAACTTGCTGAGCGAACCCGCAAGGCTGAAGCCGTCCAGATAGAGGCTGAGCGTGAGGCTGATGCTACAAAGGCCGCTGCGGATGCCGCACTTTTCCAGCAGGCGAAGGAAGCAGAGGCGAAGCAGATTGCAGCAGAGCGCGAAGCCGCCGCAATCAAGGCAATCGCAGATGCCAACAAGGTGCAGGGTGAGAATGAGGCTTATGTCATCAAGGCGAAGGGCGATGCGGAGGCAGAGGCTATCCGCGCAAAGGCAATCGCAGAGGCAGAGGGCCTGGAAAAGAAAGCCGATGCCATGGCGAAGTACGGAGAAGCGGCAAAGATGGACTTGCAGTTGCAGGTAGTAAAGGAGTTCGTCAATGTTCTCCCCGCAATCGCAACTGGAGTGGCTTCCGCTTACACGAAGGTCGGAAACATCACGATGTATGGCGATCAGTCAGGGAAGATTGCCGCAGGGGTCATCGACCACACCACGCAGTTGTTCGATGGACTTTCCAAGTCTCTTGGCTTTGATGTGAAATCCGCAATCGGAGGAGTTCTCGCAACCAAGTTGCTTGGGAGCAACGGCGGCGATTCCAAGAAGAAGGCTTAACCGCCCCAGCCCCTATCGGTCGAGAATGAGGAGAGCGACCGATAGGGGCTTTCTCTCACAATGAACAACCCAAAGTACAAGAAGTTGGCAAAGTCAGAAACCGATGCGATGAATCGGTTTCGGAGACTAAAGCCTAACAAATACCCTAATGCGCCCAATGTATATTGGTCGGTTATTTGGATAGCCATTGGCATTATTTTCATCACAAAAGGGATTGTAAGAATCATCTGGAGACTATTGCATTGAACCTGTTCGATTTAGCAAGAGTGCCGCTTTATTCGGTTATGGCTGACAATGGTACTGTCATTGTGTTCGACACAGAGACTACTGGACTAACCGATAACGACGACGTGGTGCAGTTGGCTGTTGTTGCAATGAGGAAGAGAAAAGAACTCTTCTCTAAGGCAGTTTACCTAAAAAATCAAGTGCCGATTGATGGGACTGAGGCACAGAAAGTAAATGGCATAACTGATGAACTTTTACGGAAGTCTGGTCTTGATCCAGTTGATGTGCTGTCGGACTTCCTCGCACTCATAGAGAAGACAATATCCGAAGAGGGTATGGCATTGCTTGTTGCTCACAATCTGTCTTTCGACTATCGGATGATTGTGAACATGATGAGGAAGTACGGCATTGCAGACGATTTGCCGGAAAGGGCGATGGGATGTTGCACAAAGGAATTCGTGAAATCTCTTCAATTGCCTAAGTCGATTCTCCCCGGCAATCATCTTAGCAACTGCATTAGGGTGTTTCAGTTGGATGCGAAGAATTCACATGATGCCCTTGACGATGCAAAGGCCTGTTGGGAACTCTTCAACTTCCTCACCAAAGAGTGAGAAAAAAAACTACACCCCCTTGAAAGCCGAGTCAAGAGTGTGGTATAATACACTCCGCAAGGACAAAACAAGACAACAAAGACAACAAGCGGAGGAAACCATGAGAAAGTTATTATTGTCAATCTCGAAGATTACGGCACTAGAGGTGCCGCTGTCGCCGATTCTTCTTTGCGGAGCGGTAGCATCATCTAATGTTAGCACTTACTACCACAATCTTATGGTCTTGACGGTAGCATGTGCGATAATATCGTTCGTCACGTTCTTGGCTGCACAGGTTATGGATTAACATGAGTGCGGATGCGGACAAGAAGGACTTGCCGTTGGTAGAGGATACGGCTATAGACCTTCCTCTTGTCAATATCGACAAGACGGATGTTCTAGGAGCCTTGTTTGTCCATACCGACAATGTGGATGAACTATACCACGATGCGCTTCTTAAACTTCAGACTTGGATAATCAATTTCGCTGAAGAGCAGATTGCGCCATTGAGAGATTCTGGGTGTTTCTCGGAAGAGGAATTGGAACAGATAAAGAGGCAAACTTGCGTTATATCACCGATAACGCTTACCTTGTATCTACATTGGCTTCAGATGGAGGAGTTCTCTAGGTTGACAGATTCGGAGAAGGAGCAGCGGCTATTAGAGAAACTTCCAGACCAGTTCAAGGCAAGATATAGAGGGAATGCAGCCTGCAGAAATGCCAGAGAGGTTTCACCAGAAGAGGAACTGGCGAAGGAAGAGAATCCAGACAGTGCGGAGATCAAAGAGAAGAGACTTCATATGTCTTTTGCGGAGTTCATAGAGGATTTCGGCAAGAGGATGCAAGCAGAACTGGTGGAGAAAGGAAAATAGGCTTATGGGCGAGAATGACAATACGAACAAGAAGTTTCTTCTGAAGAACGGACGGCAGGTAATAGACTACATCTTCGATGCTGGTTTTGGTCTAGGAGGATGCATCTTCGCTGCCGTCAAGTGCAGATACAAGGCGAGGTTGGAGATAGACCCTGCTAAGCAGGAGCAGTTTATGAAAGCCTGTAACTGGTATATTGATAGCCTTGCTAGGCGAGGGAACATCGTCCGTGAAGAGATTGTAACGATAGTAAGGACAATTGTTTCAAAGATAGAGGCGGATATGATTGTTAAGGAAGTCGTTCCAGATGGGAGTGTCGTGTAATGGTTTACCCGATAGACAATTTCAATGAAGTAAAAGACAACATTCTTCGGTTTGATGGAGACGGAGAATTCTATATGGTTCTTGTCCTTAAGAGGAGAAAGGACACGAAAGGCAAGATGATTGAAGGTGTGGATGAGGACAATCGCCTTATCAAGCACTATTTTGTTTATGACAAGGAATATTTTGATAAGAAAAAAAAGGCAATCATGGCGCTTTGCGAACAGAATAATGCAAGGGCATATATTCTCCCGCAAAGAAGGTCTTGCAGACTGGTGCTTTGGAATTTGCACGGCAAGGTTTCAGATACGTTACAAAAAGGATCTATGAATGTCCATTTTGACCACCTGATTCGCACCTGTGTGGCTGGGATGCATGATACTGAAGAAAAATGGCATAAGCGGTGGGTTATAGATATTGATGAAGATGATGATTCAACATTCAAGAAATCTATCGCTTGGAGAGAACAATATTTCAATCCCACATCAGATAACTTTGTCGTAAGGGAGTATGCTTCTTGGATTTCCTACAAGATTCGACGTGCTCTAGTGTTGAAGTTTGGAAATAGAACAGATGAAGAAAAGGAATTCATGCCGAAGGTCAGCGCGAAGTATGTGTCAGAGGATGTGACTTTTCTTAAGACTCCGCATGGATTCCATATTGTCACGCCTCCGTTCAATCGTGAACCAAAGGCGATGGAAAAGTATTTTGGGGTAGGGTGCCCATCAGCCGACTGGATAAAGACTGATGCAATGGCTTTGCTATATGCACCCGCAACAATTTAGAAAAGGAGGAAATGACAAATGCTAGTAAATCTTGGACGTGAAATTGACAACTTGTTGAAAAACAATGGACATTCTAGAGAAGAAATAGTTTGTGTACTATGGGGAGATGATGACATTGGGAATGATCCTGATACTGCGCTCTCCATAGATGTGCCATCTTTTTGGAAATATGCAGATGAAACAGAATGGGACAATGATGTTTGGGCGTCTGGGCCACACTATCCTATGTGGCTGCTAAGCGGGGGAGAATGGTGGCTCGAGGCTACGGAATACGACTGTCGGACTGGGATGAGATTCATGTTTAAGCCAAAAGAAAAGCAGGCTAGAATTGGCATAAACGAAAGAGGTTGTTTTTTCCAGTTGGAGGAGAAGTAAGTAATGAAAGCATTCAATGTGATACTGATTACAAAAAAACCAAATAGCCGAGTTAGGGTTAGGCAGACCCTACAAGAGCTTGGGAAAGTTGTAGAGGAGGATTCAGATACTCCTTATGTATTTGTGATGAAATTACTACCAGACAATCAAGACTACACATGTGCCACGTTAAGTGACAGGATACGTGCAGAAATAGATGTTTTTGCTGACAAGGTCATGGTTGCTCGCATATCGAGCGACTATGTGAGCTACATCAATTGGGATGACGGGGAGAAACTTATAAAAGAAAAAGATTCATGCGGAAAGGTCATGCGTAACTTCGAAAGGTTCGAGAATCGCCATGAGGCTTTCTTGGCATTCAATCTAGAGAATCCTAGATGGGTGTACGATGATGGAGTGAACATGGCCATTAAGATGGACCTAGATGAGTGGTGCTGGTTGCCGATAAAGGGAGACGGCATTTATGAGAGAAGCAAGTATGAGAAGTACATTTTAGGTTAAACACACAAAGAAAGGAAACTAACAATGCCACATAAAGTTGAAGGCGGATGGAAATGGGGTAATATCGAGCGAGACACGAAGGGTGAACTCGTAAAGGTAGTCTATGGTATTTGGCAGAAGAACGGGGCCAAGGGGAAGTTTGAGGATTTCTGGGAGACTGGAAAGACTACCGGCTCTGCAAAGGATACCGCAGATGAATTGAGAGAATATCTGGAGAAGGAGTGAAATAAAATGAAACTAGGATTCAAGAAGGTACACCCTGATGCTAAACTCCCATTATATGCCCATATTGGGGATTCTGGAATGGATGTTTGTGCGGTGGAGGATGTGAAACTTAATCCTTTCACTCCGACACTTGTAAAGACTGGCTTGATTGCTGAAATTCCAACTGGGTATGAGATTCAGGTAAGACCACGGAGCGGACTTGCCTTGAAGGAAGGAATCACGGTATTCAATGCCCCAGGGACAGTTGATAGCGGATATACAGGGGAAATTGGTATAATTCTGATGTGGTCTCCGCAGACAGTGGTGTATAACTCGCATCTTGATGGGAGAACTAGAATTTTTGAGTATTTGCCGAAGTCTAATGATGAAGAGTTTCATAAGACAATCCACAAGGGAGACCGCATAGCACAGTTGGTTCTTGCTCCTGTGACACTATGCGTTCCCGTGGAGATAGAAGCAGTATCCCAAACAGAGCGTGGGGAAGGAGGTTTTGGAAGTACAGGGAGATAGTTGTTCGTTGGAGATGTCTCCCGAAATCACACCATTTACAACGACCAATACAACCGTCCGCTAGGGCACACGGTTGGAACTACCTCCCGAAATCACACCATTTACAACAACGAGCAGGAATATTATAAGGCGGTCTATGTTGGAACTACCTCCCGAAATCACACCATTTACAACGCGGAGCCGCCCGCCGTTCAGGAGGGCCAAGTTGGAACTACCTCCCGAAATCACACCATTTACAACCGGAAGGAGGAATCGTCCGCCCGAATCCAAGTTGGAACTACCTCCCGAAATCACACCATTTACAACCTAGAACCTGCAAGAGGCTTTATTTCAACTAATTTTTTCGGGAATCCGCAAGGATAGTTCAACTAGGAGACTAGAAAGGAAACGAAAGAAACAGAAAACCTAGTAGAAGTTACAGGGAAATGCATAGGCACCGGCGAATAGTTGTCCAAGTTTGCCGCACTGCGGATGTACATTAAACAGTTCTGTGGTAGAGGAACAGTGTGTGCATCGAACAAAGGAAACTCTCTGCAACCCTCCGATGGGCACCAAACACCAGAAGGAGTAATCTGACTGGTGACTTACCGAGAAATCGGTTAACAAAAAAAGTAAGACACAGAAAAAAGAATGCTAGTATACGTACAGGATAAAGAGGGCAAACCTCTAATGCCGACCAAACGGTTCGGGTGGGTTGCATATTCTCTAAAGCATAAGAGGGCGAAGGTAGTACGGCGAGAGCCTTTTACCATTCGACTTCTTTGCGATAGTTTCCATCATCGTCAAGAAGTTACTCTTGGCGTCGATGTTGGAAGCAAGCACATCGGGATGACTGCATCAACAGAAAAGAAGGAACTATACTCTGCGCAAGTTGAGATACGGGATGATGTGTCTAATCTATTGACTGCCCGTAGGGAAATGCGGAGGGGGAGACGAGGAAGAAAGCACAACTGGTATAGGCCTGCGAGGTGGGCGAACAGGGCGAACGAAGAAAGAAATGCTTCTCTCCCGCCGTCTGTGAAGCATAAGGCTGATTCTCACATACGAGCAATAGAGTTCGTAAGAAAGATTCTGCCAGTAAGCAGATTACGTGTGGAGATTGGAAAGTTTGATACTCAAAAGATACAGAATCCATCAATCAAAGGAGAAGAGTATCAGCAAGGCGCATTGGAAGGATGGGAGAATTTGAAATCCTATGCCAAGTGGCGGGACGGGAACAAATGCCGAGTGTGCGGTGCAAGTCCATATAAGGACAAGTCCGTAAGGTTAGAGGTGCATCATATCCGCCGTAGGGCGGATGGCGGTAGCAATTCTCCAGACAATGTGGTGACTTTGTGCCACGAATGCCACGAATCCCATCACCAGAAGAAGAAGGTGTTGAAGTTTAAGAGACCGCCTATACACAAAAATGAGGCACATATGAATTCCATGCGAAAATATCTGATTGATAAACTTGTGCATAATTCTTGGAAGACTCCAGTAGAGTTCACCTATGGGTATGAGACTGCGATGGCACGGAGGGAACACAATGTCGAGAAAAGCCACAGAAACGATTCTTTCTGCATAGCAGGGAATTTTAATGCACTTCTCAATTCATATAATGTCTATCGTCTGTATCAGAGAAGAAGGCATAGGAGGAATCTGCATGACAACACGATTTTGTCTCCAAAGTCAATCAAGGACAAAAGTAAGATGACCGCTAAAGAACTAAAGTGCGGATATAGGAGACCTCAAAAGATGAGCGGAAGGATTCGTGGATTCTCTCTTTGGGATACTGTCAAGTTCAACGGAGTTATATATATAGTATCGTCAGTAAAAGGGTCAGATAACAGAGTGTGTCTTAGCCGTAGCGATGAGGGGAAGACAATTGTGAAAGCCATGAGCAAGTGCAAGTTGCTCTGCCATAACGGGAACTTGGTAACAGAAAGAGTTGGAGCTTGACAGATGGAAGAAGAGATGAGAAAGCCTTCTACCATAAACTGCGGATGCAGTTGCTTTGGATGCTTGACAGCGGTTGTGTCTTTTGTACTGTTGTGCTATATCTTCAACTGTCAGTGGGCAAAGGATGTTGTGCATAGGTGCATAAGGGATGTGATTTCTGCAATCAAACAAGGAGAAAAGTAAAATGGCATCGGCAGCCCAAATAAACAATACAACGTATTATTTGCTTCCTTGCGGGAAGTACCTCGAGGACTTCATATATGAGAAGGGGCTTAACTTTAACAAAGGTTCTGCTTTGAAGTACCTTTGGCGAGCAGGATGCAAGGACGGAGAATCCGAAGAGAAGGATTTAAAGAAAGCGGAACACTACATCAAGTTCGAGGCAAAGTGTCGTGGTGTTGATGAGTCTATCGTTGACGATGAGGTGAAGTCGCTCCTTGAAGAGGCATATATGTGGCGGCAGCATGAGGAACTAGAGGACGGAGAACCAGCAAAGTGAAGACAGCCGTTTTTAGCGACATTCATGCAAACCCTGCCGCCTTTCGGAGAGCAATCAACTCCGCTAGGCGGCTAGGGTGCAAGAACATCATCTGCTGCGGTGACATCGTTGGGTACGGATACGACCCGAACGAGTGCATCGAAATCTGCAAGCGGAACGACATAGAGTGCATCAAGGGAAACCACGATGCTGCTCTTGTAGGTGAGTTGTCGCTTGACTGGTTCAACCACTATGCCGCACAGGGCATTGTATCTAATCGCCCACTTGTAACGGAAGAGAACAAGAAATGGCTAGCTAACCTTCCGTACAAGATTGAGAAGCAGTTTGGAGATACAAAGGTTGCATTTAGCCACGGAACCTATGCCATACCGGAGCAGTTCGGGTACATTGGCTCCATTTACTCTGCAATAGTGGAGCTGGACTTGATTCGCAAGAACGGGATAGATGCTCTCTTCATAGGGCATACTCACGGAGCGGAGTTGTATGCAAGGAACACGTCTGATGACCGCAATCTTATCCACGGGACATTACCTAAAAGTATTAGGAAAAGACTTGCACAACCTCTAAACGGATGGAGCGAGGCAATATTCAATGTAGGTAGCGTTGGTTATCCGAGACTGTGCAGGTATAGCACTTATGCAATCATAGACGATTCCATACCAAGGGTGACGTGGAGACAGTTGCCTTTTGATTATGTTGGGTATACGGAGAAGATAGTGGCTATGGGAAGGGAGGTCCCAGTTTGGCTGCAGGCACGGCTAGTTTTTCTTAAAGGGGGTGAGGAATGAAAATCGGGACTGGATATTTCGCAAAAGCGAAAGCATATTCTGATAAGGGATATGCTCTTGTAAGCATTGCGAGAACTAGGCCATGGTTTCTTTCCAAAGACCTTCTTGTATGGTATCTTTCCGACCTCGCGCCAACAGGAGAAATCATTGGAGCGAAGAACAATCCAGGTGTGTACGAAGAGAAGTACAACAAGGAGATTCTTTCAATGGCTTCTGCACCTGAAATCATGCTCAAATTGGGGAGGTATGCAGAGAGGAGTTCTACAGACAAAGTGGTGCTTATGTGTTATGAGTCCCCTGACAAATTCTGTCATCGTCATATTGTTTCTAGATGGCTTGGTGACAAGATAGGGCAGACGATAGAGGAGATCGACGTCAATCCCAAAGAGGAGACATTGTTTTGAGAAAGAGTCAGCAGAATGGGGTGACGGTCCGCAAGGTAGATGAGCCTACAACTTGGGACGGATACTTTAAGGCATTCCTAAAACTTCTGTCTTCCGTCTCGCAGTCCATAGACCAGCGGACTATTTTCTGCGACGCCTGCAGGATATTCTCTCTTTCCATTAGCGGGGCTGTGACACTGGACGAAAAAGAAAAGGGAGAAATCGAAAAGCAGTATATGTCGTTCGTGTCTAAATACGGCAATGAGGGAATGGGAAAGATTGCCGTGCTGCTATCCTATGTGGTACAGGCCCTAGAATTGAGGAGAAGCGATTTCCTAGGACATGTGTATGAAGCATTGAGTGCAACGAACAAACATTTTGGACAGTATCTAACCCCCGATTGCATTGCTAGGATGATGGCGAGAATGTCCATGGCTAGTGAAGCCCCGAAGGTTGGAAAGATAATAAGGATGAACGACTGCTCTTGCGGAGCCGGCGCATTGCTCATCGAAGCGGCGGAGGCTTTCATAGATAGTGGCGGTCGGCAATGCGACTTGATTCTGTATGGGGAAGACTTAGACCCTACGGCGAGCTACATTTCATATGTCCAGTTTTCTCTTCTAGGATATGCTGCTGTAGTCACACACCAAGATTCTCTCTCGAGAGAAGTGTATGAGGGGCCGTGGTATACTCCGTGCTACTTTGCGCATGGGATGCCGATAAGGTTGATGGCGGAAGGGATGGCGGAGAAGAGTTCGGAACTAAAGGGAGAATTCGTGCCGAAGGATGACAAGCCAATAGATATTAGGGGGCTTGTCCAAGGGGAGTTTGCTTTCTAATGCAACTAGAGCCAATAGTCAAATGGAGCGGGAGCAAGCGAAGCCAAGCGGCGGAGATTGTAGCCAGAATGCCACGGGAGATTGCCACCTATTATGAGCCGTTCTGTGGCGGCTGCTCCGTACTATATCGTCTTCTTAATACACCTACCGTTAAGGTCGCTAGATATGTCGCATCTGACGTTAATAGAGACCTTATCGGGTTGTGGAACATGATAAGGGACTATCCAGACGAACTATGCAATGGATATGGAGAATTGTGGGAAGCATTCAACCGTCATGGGCTATGTGAGGAGGACTATGAGCGAAGAAAGGAAGTGTTCTATACGATTCGTGACAGGTACAATAGAGAGCATAGCCCGATTGATTTCCTTTTCATAATGCGGACTACAACAAATGGGATGCCGAGGTACAACGACAAGGGGGAGTTCAATAATTCATGTCATTTCTCACGCCCCGGAATACACCCTGTCCGACTGAAAGAGATATGTCGAGACTGGAGTTTAGTTCTCAAGGCGAAGTCTGTAGAGTTTCGGAGCGCATCATATGAAACATTAGAACCAAGATGCCAAGATTTCCTCTACCTAGACCCTCCGTATGCTTCTGTACACAAAAGGCAGATGTACTATGGAGGTATAGATATTGATGCTTTTGTCGATTGGCTAACATCTCGCAAGTGCAAATGGATTCTATCATTTGATGGCAAGCGGGGTGAAACGGATTGCACATACGACCTTCCTACAAGCCTTTATAAGCGCCACGAATATCTCAATGCGGGGAATTCGTCTTTCGAGAGATACTTAGGAAAGGGCAGGACGGAGGAGGTGTTTGAAAGCCTCTATCTGAATTATATCTCCGAAAAAGAGAAAGCACAGACATATAGCCAAGGCTTCCTTTTCTAGTCTCCCCTTATTTTACCTGCTATTAACAAATTGGCATTGTTTGAAAAATGCCGATGAAGTATAGCAGGAGAGAAACATAATGGGAGAGACGAATTTCTACTCATATCTGTATGCTCAATCGGGGGTTGTGGCATTCGACGAACTTGCTGAAGTAGTCGAACTATGGAATCCCGATAGCATACAGAGGGCATTCGTATCTTACTTGGATGATTATGCTCCTCCGCTGGACATAAAGGAAGACCTTCTCGAAGAGAAGTTCTATAGAAGTCCAGATGAGGGGAAGATGGGGGATGAGACATACATTCGCTACGACATGGCGATACCAGGAATGCAGGAAGATGTTTCGGCGGAAGACCTTCAGACTTACTTTGAGGACTTCTTGGAAAAGATTGGAGCCAAAAACAATTCCTCTAATGGGTATGGTGTAGAGGTCGACACGAGGGATAACGAGAGAGGCGGGACGGACTTAGACATCTACATTTACTTGAAGGGAAACCAGATAGCAGAGCCAAAGGAATAACGAAGGCAAGGAGAGCAGAAAGATGAAGAAGCATGTAATGGCATTTCTAGTTGCGTTTGGAATGTGTCTAGGATTCGGCGGATGCAAGTCCGATGGAACTATACAGCCAGAAGCGAAATCAACCAACACATATGTGGTGGTTGTTGGTATGGAGAATTCGAGGTTCGCTGGCGATTGTCCGGGGGCGGGGTACGATGCGAATAGGATGTTTAAGCTTCTATCGGCATATACTCCGAACATTGTTCTCTTTAGAGATTCCAATGCCACGAAAGCGAATGTGACGGCTGCATTGAACAAGGCCATTGCAAGCGCAACGGATGGGCTTGTGATATTCTGCTATTCCGGACACGGAGGGAGCGAGCCGTTTTACAATACTGGAAATGAAGAGGTGGACGGGAAGGATGAGTTCCTATGTCTCTACGATACTTACATGCGAGACAATGAGATATGGAGCATCATAAGCAAGAGCAAGGGGAGGGTGTTCCTATACTTTGATTGTTGCCATTCGCAGACGATGTATCGCGCTCCTGGGTTTAAGGTTCGGCCACCTCTATCGTGGGATCATAGGTTGAATGAGCAGCAGAAGTTCTCGATGCTGTGCTGGAGCGGATGCCCTGACGATACCTATTCGTATGGAGCTTCAACAGGAGGGCAGTTTACAAATGCTCTTCTTCGACACTACGATTCGCGCAAGTCGTATGAAGCGCTGTGGAACGAATTGAAGAGCGACAAGACCCTACGGGCATATGAGAACCCACAGAGCACTATGCTGGGAAATGGTTTCGCCGGCAAGCAAATCTTCCGATGAGGAGGATGTATGGTCAAGTCAGAGACAGACATACCTTATGGGCATGTAAGAATCAAATGCAATACATGTGGAGAGGTTTACTTTGTGACAACAAAGGACTTGAAGATAAAGTCCGATGAAACACATGGATTCTTCCCATGCACTAAGTGCGGTTCACATGCGACATACTGGGAATTTAGACCAACGGAGTAGATAGGATATGAACTTCTTTTCATTCTGCGAAGACGAACAGGTTAGGCTCAAGGTGGAGGGGATGCCTGTCCATAGGTTCTTTGCGCCAGAAGGATTTATGCTATGGGGGCTAGAGCCAAAGAGCGGCAACTACAAGGGCTATGCACAGATAGTTGATATGCCGATAGAAGAGTTCTTAGGTCTGGCAGAGCCTATACCCGAAGATGATGAGAAACGTCATGCACCGCAGGAAGAGTTCAAGAAGGATGTTCTTGCGGGCAAGCCGACAAAGTGGGACATTCCATATCTCATATGCAAAGAGAATGAGGACGGAATCTGGAAGGTGATAGGACATGATGGACGACATCGCGGAATGCTGCTCAAGTCCATCGGCTTCTCATCTATGCCGGTTCTCCTGCAGATGCCAGATGCCGAACTTAACGAAGAATTGCTGCCAGAAATTCTATGGAGCCAGAACGACAAGGCGGTTGAGAGGGAGAAGGACTACTATCCTTTCCCCGTCACGGAGGACAACTTCATGCAGCCGTATGTGGCGGTAGGAGATGGGGTCGTAGTTGTGGGCGGCAAAGATGACGGAATGACCATCGCTATGGACTCCATTGAGTATGGGCAGCAATGCGACAGCAAGAAGTTTCTGAAAGATTATATGGGTGAAGTCGAATCTGAAGTCGAGACGGAAGACAGGCTAGACGGAAGGACATTCAATTCTCTAGGGAAGGCCCCAGATTCATGTGTGTCCGCAAAGAGGAACTTCGCAAAGAATTTTGTGGCTAACATACCATATAGAAAAGATAACACTATGCCAGCAAGCAATCTTAAGGAGTATTTGGCTAAAAAAAGATAGTACCAATTGGCAATAATTGGAACAACAAACACAACTGGAGGTTATCATGGCTTTTGTTACTGCTGATTCAGGCCCATATCTGTCACATTTGTCAATGCAGGGTACGTCCTATACCATCAAAGACAAGTGGGCTCGTGAAGAAATTGAAGAAATAGAAAAGGCAATTGCCGGTGGAGTACACTTTAGGGGTGTTCTTGCTTCAGGGTCTTCCATAACGGATGGTGAGGCGAAGAAGGAACTAACTGTTGTAGATGGCGCTGGTACGAAGACGATTGCGGCCGCTGACCAGCAAGACGGAGACATTTTCATATATAACAATGGTACAAAGAACCTTGAGTTCATCGTAAGCAATGGTGCTTATTCAGAATTGGGTTCTACTGGTAATCTCGGGGCTTTTGCTTATGCAAGTCAAGGTTCTGGTTCAGTAGTTGTACCAATATCTTCGGCAATAACATTTAACCCATTTTCTCCTAGCGTTTCCAAAGGCACTCTATCTGTAACTTATGAAACTGGTTCTACGAGCATTACTACTACGGCCACAACAGCATCTGGAACATTTTCACCTGCCGCAATAACGGTTGCTGCCGCTACGGTAACGATCACTCCTACTACTGGGTCTTTCACGGCACTCAAAAACGTCACATATGATTCGACAACGGCCACATTGTCAATTACAGACGGAACTTCCGACACGTTCTGGACTGGATACTCATCTGCGCAGGCAGCAGGGCAGACAGTTACGCCAACAGCCAATCAATCTATAAGCGTGACATATGATAAGGTTAATACGGCTTCTATTTCTTCTGTCACCAGCGTATCTCTAACGGGAGACCTGTCGGTTACGGCGACAACTCCAACAGCAACTATTACAAACCCGACAATAACGGTAACAGTATCACCGGTATCAAGTTAGAAATAAAATGTATGGTACGATGGAAGCGAGGGATGGGAATTTTTTCCATTCCTCGCTTTTCATATCGGCATAATATAGAACCACACAGGGGCTGTCATGTGCAAGAAAAACTCAAAGAAAAAAACGAGTAAGCGTGATTCCGTCCACATAGCAAATTTCTTGAAGATCAACGGCATGACTATTTCTCTAGGAGATTTGAGAAAGGCAGACTTCTCGCAGATAGCCAACCCGAAGGCTTCTGTCAAGAGTTGCCAAGAGACATTGATAGCGATACTGAATGTGTTAAGAGGGTTTTCGGAGACATAAGATGGTTAAGTCTTTTCTTAAATCATTGGTTTGGTTCGCATTGGCATCTGTGAGCTCGCCAATGCTTATTGGCGCATTGGTAGATACGGATGGGAATGCCGCTACTAACCAGACATTGCTTGGAGATATTGATATGGGGGTTGGGACGCTAGGGGATTTGAAATCTTATGTCGAGCCAAGCAAGATTTCAGACGGCACGAACACGATAGATGCGGCGAGGAACGTGTTGAAAGAAGGATTTGCGCCATGGTATATCAAGAGTTTTGAAGGCACTACATATTCTCCTTATATTAGAATGACATTCCAGACGTATTATGTATCATCAGAAGGCTACAAGAATGGATGGGTATCAGATATTCCGTATAGAGACATCTACTACATTGGAATATGGGAGGACCTATCAGTTGTCGAATATTATGAAAAGGAAGGAAATGTATATTCGGCCATAACAGGAGACCAAATAGGAGGTGCGACATCTACCAATATTACACAAGTCGGAAACTCTGAGTGTTATATTTTCAGAGATTCTATCTATGTAAAAGATTATGTCGGCAAGCTCGCGCTTACGAACGACATACCCCCAGCGGTGGCTGTCGTTGCGCCGTCCACGAATGCAACGGCGGGATCTGCTGCCGATGCCAAGGCTACTGGAACGGCTCTCTACACGGGGTTCACGGAGTGGGAGTTCAGCGGGCTTGTTCTCCCAGACGGCGTGACGGTTGAAAGCATGACTTTTGCAAATGGAACGTGGACGCTGACGCTATCTGATGGAGATTTTTTCGAGATTAGTGGCACCTCTGAATCAGACTTGAATGTTGAGTTCATGGCTGAAGGAGTCACAGCGACACGCCGCCTCATCACGCCGACAAAGACCTCGCAGCTGACGAACGACGGGCCACCCGCAACCAACCAGAATGCTGGCCACCCGTTCGCCACGACGAACCAGATACCCGACGTGAGCGGGAAGTTGAATGGGGCGGCTACATATCCCGCATGGAATCCCAACGACGAATACGAGCCTGGGGATACTGTGTCGCATCTTGGGAGGCTATGGAGAGTCCCTTTAAGTTCAGTTGTTACATTTAGCGGGTATGTGTACGAACCCGTGAATGGGGATGCGGCAAGTTCATGGGAAGAAGTATTCATCTATTCGCTGAAGCAGGACAGGCTTCCCTATCCAACGAATGCTATTCCTTATGCAGCCATTTCTGGAACTCCGTCTCTTTCTGGCTATGCTACTCATTCGGAAGTGAACGCGGCGGCCAAGGATGGGACAAATTATACGGATTCTATTGCTCAGTCAATAAAGAGAATCACCGACGGCATCAATGTAATCAATTCTGACAGAACGGTTACGGTTGCGAACTATACCTTCGGGGACTGGTCGTATACGAGGTCTGACGACAATTATGACATTGACGGTCTCCCAGTATGGGTGACGAGCGAGGAAGAACTCGGCGGGAGAAGCGGATGGGATGGCATGGGATGGTATGCATATTCAGGAAGCTCGGTATATATCATATCGAGCAATTCAAATGCAACTAATTTGGTCAAGGACATAGAAGGAACAATATTTACGTTTTCTAGGGAGGTCACGTCGGTTAGTACGGCGGGAGATACGCTTGCGTTGGAGAGCGACCTTGGAGGGTATTTGCCAGTTTCGCAGAATGGCGGTATAAGTTTCAACAATAGTCGGCTTGCTCTTATCGGCGGAGATGAGGATTTCCTAGAGCCTCAACTTTCAATAGGAGGAGGACACTATGCAGGAGGCTCCTTAGTTGTCAACGACAATTATGATTCTAATGGTGGAATCACAATAAGCGGGGCATCGCAGGGCGCGAGTAGGGGCTCTATCAGAGTCAACGGGGTAGATATACTAGAAACGATTGACAGGGCCGTAGAGACAAACTCGATGCAGGATACGGCAATTTCAGCGAAGCAAGATAAGTTGCCATATGAAACTAACTCAATCCCATATGCGGTGATAAGCGGTACTCCGAACCTGTCGCTCTATCAGACGAAACTTCCGTATCCAACTAATGCCATTCCTTACTCTTCCATATCTGGGACACCAAATCTTTCAGTATATGCCATGCATACGGATGTGAGTAATGCGGCGACAGCCTCTACGAACTACACGGACATGGCAGTGTCCAACAAGCTAGATGCATCTAGCGCCTATCAACAATGGTCGTCGTCGGAGTCATATCTGCGTGGAGAGGTAGTATCATATGCTGGTAAACTATGGAAGGCGAATGCTCCGCTCGAGCCAGGAGACAGTCCCCCTTCTAGCAATAATGTTGAGTGGCTGCCTACAACAGTAGATTCTCAAAAGCAGGATAGGCTTCCATACCCAACAAACTCAATCCCATATTCCGTCATAACTGGCGCACCTACTGTAGATCTCACGCCAGCCACAAACTATGTAGACCGTGTAACAAATTCCCTCATGACGGCCAACGGAGAGGCCGCAATGCCCCCCTTCTATTTCAGTTCAATTGATAATCTATGGTTTTTCAACGGACATAGTGAATATGCGGAGGAAGCACTTAATGCGGATTCCGCCCGAGAACTTACGGACGGAAACACCGGTATCTTTTATAACGGAAGATGGAGTGTCCATTCTTATGACGAACAGACGGGTGATGTTTCCGTCTCCCAGCTTGCCTATCTTTCCGATATTTCGTATGCAACCAACAACATGCGGCAAAAGACGGATATGGCAGTATACACTAACGGGGTTGGATTTTCCGATTGGAAATTCTCAAACGTACCGCAAGGTATGTTGGACCTTTATATCATCAGGACGGGCAGCTTATGGACATTGTATTATACGGAAAACGGTGTTCAGTATTCAACCGATGAGCCGGGAAGCGATAACGATGATGAGATAGGATTTATGGTCCCCGGTGGAACTATAACCGCCAGAAGAGATTTTCTCACGAACAAGCCGATTGCTAATGGAGACCACCTTGTTACAAGTTCTAACATATCTAATGTGGTACGGTGGCACGTCGATGGCGGATTTAGCAACTTGGTTATAGGTGCAGTATCCGAAGGGTGTGCCAACTCCATCGTTTTTGGAGATGAACAATTCACGAATTCAGTAAAATTCGGTTCTGCTGTTTTCGGATTAGCAAATGCTGGAGATGACTACGCTGCAATCTTCGGCTATGATAATTCAATAGGGAGACACAGCACGGCTTTCGGAATCGGGATTTCCGCCGGTGATTTTTCTTCTGTTTTTGGAGAGCAGAATACAGTGGGAAGTTTTTCTTCCGGGTTTGGCTTAGGCATAACAGCCGATTCATATTCTTTAGTCATAGGAGAAGACTTTGTTTCCGAATTCGGGTCAATTGGCATCGGTTTTACAGGAAGCATGGGAGCTTTCTCATTTTCCATAGGACAGAATAATTTCATTGGTGATCACTCTCTAGCCCTAGGTTCTGGAAATTCCGCTGGCGAAGGATCTATTGCCCTTGGCAGTTCTAATATTCTCGGGACAAACTCTTTTTCTCTTGGGTCTTCGAACAATGCGGAATACAAAAGGCTAAACTATATCTTTGGAACTTACAACAACTCTTCTTCCGACGAAGCATACATGATGGGAGTCGGCCATAATGCTGGACTAGAAGCCCGTAATTCAATAATGCTAGGAACGACCGCATCTGCCACTAATCAAGGGGCGTTCGTGTGGAACTACTATCCAACTAACTACCAAGCCATGTCGGCAAGTGAGATAACTGCATTGCCGAAGTACCAGTCTCATGGTGTAGGCTCATTCAACATCAATCCAATTGGGGGCATAGACAACTTTTGGATAGGGGAAACCAACTTGAGCCAGCATGTAGAAAACAAGATAAATATTGTCATACCTACAGTCAGGGCTTATGTCGATGCAAAGGACTATGCGGTAGCGAATGGTGCTACCAACTATACGGATTCCGCTACAAACACCTTATATAGTCAACTAGTTGCTTTATCCAATCGTGTTGCGGCATTGGAAGCACAGTTGGCAAATCTGGAAAACATCTTGCATGAGATTAATACAGGGACCAACTTGGTGAATAATGCCAATGAAGGGAACGAAGAACCATGAGCATCGCTAGTGAAATCCAGCAGTTGATTACCAACAAGGCGAACATCAAGACTGCGATAGAAGCGAAGAACCCAACCGTCTCGCCAACAAACGACTTAAGCCAGTGGCCGGAGTCTATCGCTTCTATCCCAGGTGCGGTAGGGCAGGTGGTAGAGGATTTGACTCTGAATGGAGTAGATGCGAACGGAAGGCTAATTGTTCGTACTATCTTTAGCGCTCCAACTACTCTATCTCAATTCAACGAGTCGGTTTATTACTTTGACATTGCCAATGGAGTTTCTTTCCTATGTTATGACAGGGCGGATTCTGGCATATATCGTTCTACGGATGGCGGTGAGACATGGAGCCAGACGAATCAGACCACAGGACGCTTCTCAAAGATTGTCTACGGGAACAACCTATATGTCGCGCTTCCTGCGGATGAGACGGGACACCTATATTCATCGTCAGACGGAATTACATGGACGCAGACAAGCCAGATTACAGACCAGAAGATAAAAGACCTCATTTTCTTCAATAGCAAGTTTATCATCATCTACCAATACTATATCTATTACTCAACTGATTTGGCTACATGGACTCATGCATCGGGCGATGGATATGACTATTATAGGTTAGAAGTGGCAAACAACAATTGTTTTGCGCTAGCCAATGGTGCTGTTGCAGTTTCATCTAGCGGACAGTCCTATAGCGGCAACTATATGGTTTCTAATACACAGCATGTAGGATATAATAAAGGGTATTATGTTAACTATAGTTCCAACACTACATCTCCAGGGTTGAAATACGGGCAATCGCAATATCTCAACGGTACTACGCGGTCTAATATTCAATATACTTTTTCTTGTACGCCAATTATAACAGTCAATGGATATGCCATATTATATAGCCCAGAAGACGGAACGTTCTTATATTCTGCGGATAGTCAGACATGGACAAAAGATAGCCGTACCTTTACTGGTGGCGGCGATGCTTTTCTTCGGTATTACGATGGCGAAATCTATCTATATAGGGGTATTTCTGCAGGAGGAGTTTTGGTAAAACTGACTCTGTCAGATGAATATAACTGTTTGGAGTCTGTAACGGCCAAATTGGGGCCGTTGGAGGAGTTGGGAGAGCTTAAGCCTACCGTTGCCAGACAAACATATTCTTATGATTCCAACAAATATATAGGGTATGATAGTTTTGAACTTGCGCCTATCAATTCTCGTACTCTAACTATCACGCCTAGCACAGTGAGCCAGAGTATTGGTACAAGATGGTGGGTGCTTGGTTCGAACAATAACACGGGAATCTGGCAATCGTACAATATAACTGGATCTTCTCCTACGATTACGCAGACAGGGAAAAATAATGGGAGTTTTCTTTGGATAACTTTTGCCCGTGGATACTTTTTAGCTGGGGGGCAATTTTATGGTACATGGTATTCGGCAGATGGACAGACTTGGTATCAAGTATCGGGAGGCACTGCAAATGCTTATTTCTATTGTGTCGCCTATGGACAAAATAGGATTGTGGCAGGGACAAGCATAGGTATTCGATATTCATCCACTGTAACTTCATGGACTTTATCAAACAAGCAAGATAGTAGTTGGAGGGCGATAACTTATGGGGATGGAATCTTTGTTGCGGGAAGCAGCTCTAGTTCGGTAGGGTTATGGTATTCTACTGATGGAATAAATTGGACCCAGTCTAATAAGAAAAACGATACATGGTACTCATTAAAATACGGTCTAGGATTGTTTGTGGCGGGATCAGACTCAACAGGACTATGGTATTCCGCAGATGGCATAAACTGGACACAATCGAATGTAACAAGTGGTGGGTTTGGCGCACTAGATTTTGGATCTTCAAGGTTCATCGCTGGCAGTAATGCGAACTCTGGATTATGGTATTCCACCGATGGGATGACATGGACGCAATCTGATAAGACCGATGGATATTTTTCCAGCATTACCAACAATAGAGCCATTCCAAGAGCGATAAAGTATGTAGCTGCATCTAATTCAGGATTATGGATATCCTCTAATGGACAGACATGGACGCAGATAGCCTCTGGTCAAGGTGTCAATTGGGGGGCGGCATATTATCCAGAAGAATTTATATATGCCTCTACCGTTACGGTAAAGCCAGTGACAGCGGCAATAGATGCGGACATTACGGCGGAGAACATCAAGTCAGGAGTAGAAATATTGGGCGTGACTGGTTCGCTTACGCCTGGGATAGTTCCTTCTGGGAACATAAACATCACGACTACGGCACAGACGGATGTGTCGAACTATGCCACCGCACAGGTGGTGGATGCCGACCTTGTAGCGGAAAACATCAAGTCTGGGGTAGAGATACTAGGTGTATCTGGTTCGCTTACGCCTGGGATAGTTCCTTCTGGGAACATAAACATCACGACTACGGCACAGACGGATGTGTCGAACTATGCCACCGCACAGGTGGTGGATGCTAATCTTGTTGCAACCAACATTAAGAAGGATGTCCCGATATTAGGAGTCACGGGTACTTATGAAGGCTCTGGTGGTGGCGGCGGGAGTGCTAATGCCGTAGTGTTCTACGATTATGATGGAACGGTACTTCATTCATATTCAGCGTCGGAGGCAAATGCGCTTACTGCTCTTCCTGCGCTTCCCTCCCACTCTGGTTCTGGGCTTACTTGCCAAGGGTGGAACTTTTCGCTTGCGCAGATGAAGTCGACACTACAGGCGATGGGAACATGTCAAGTTGGGGCGATATATACAACATCTGATGGCAAAACTCGTGCTATCTTGACAGTTCGTGACCCTAAATTCAGTACAGTAAAATTAACTCTTACACAGTCGGTAGTTAATAGTGTATCAATAAATTGGGGAGATGGATCTGGAGCTACCACATGGAGTGGAACAAGTCAGACAACACTTACACATACATACTCTCCATCATCATATCCAGCAACTTATACAATAGCAATAACTGTCAATAGTGGAACTCTTACTCTCAACAGAATGAATCTGGCAGATGTAACAGAAGAATCAAATAATGCGACTACCCAGTTATTCGCTAAAACTTCTATGTTAAAAGAGGTTCATCTTGGTTCAAATATTAAAATCGGTGATTCTGCATTTCTAGCGTGCCAGTTTCTAGAGCATATTACTATACCATCCACTATAACATCTGTAGGGCAAAAAGCATTTAATGAGTGTTCTAGACTTCAATCAATAATAATACCATCATCTATTACAGTGCTTTCTTCTTATGTATTTGATAACTGCTATTCCCTTCATATAGTTTCATTACCTGCAACTATGTATGAATTGGGAACTTATGCATTTCGAAATTGCCGTTCATTAGCAACTATTACTTTGCCATATACCATATCATTTATAGCAGGCTATATATTTTATAATTGTAGTGCGCTGTCATCAATTGTTATACCACCTAATGTAAAAACGATAGGAACTTATGCGTTTTATTACTGTTATGGACTAGTGGAATGTCGAATGTCGTCTGTTCTGACACAAATCGCATCATATGGATTCGCCTATTGTTATGGGCTGAGGTCACTTGTATTACCATCAACTTTAAGCAGTCTAGGGGCATATGCCTTTCAGAATTGCTATGCATTGCCTATCAATCTACAATCACTAACTCAGGTAAGTAAACTGAATAATTATACTTTCTTTAATTGTTATGCCATGAAAACATGTTCAATTCCTTCCACTGTGACTTCAATAGGAACATATGTTTTTTCAGGGTGTCGGTTTGAAACTGTTACAATTCCCGAGAGTATAACCAGCATCTCCAGTAATTTGTTCCAAGCCTGTTCTGCACTTCAATCAATTACATTTCCTTCTGGTATAACAAGTATAGCGGCGGGTGCATTTAACAATTGTCATGGAGTTCGTACGTTTGATTTTCGGAAAAGTTCTTCTGTTCCTACATTAGGAAATGTAAATGCATTCGTTTACACAGATAGCACGAAGGAAATAATCGTGCCAGATGCACTCTACAACACATGGAAAGCGGCATCGAACTGGAATAGTACAACAAACAATATTGTCAATTGCATTGTTAAGGCAAGTGAGTCTTCATTGGGGCCTCTTACTTAATTCAGCGAGCAACATCATCTATCAACAAGGAGAAAATGTATGGTAGTCTATGAAGAAGTTTCTAGCGGAGTAATTCGCGCTTACTCTGATAAAGGGTTAATGATTCGCGGAGGGTATCCAGAAGGGTTGTATGAAGAGGCATATGATCCAGCAGATGCCCATCGTACATATGTGGAGACGGATGAATACATTCCAACGTCCACAAAGCCACAAGGGCGAACATTCTCTAAACTTCGTATAGTTGCTGCATTGAAGGCGGCTAATGTATGGGATTCCGTTAAAACTCTTCTAGAGCAGCGGGACTTGTACGATTTGTTTCTCGCGGCACAGGACTTTTCAGACACTAATGTTTTCTTCAAGCAAGGGAAGCAACTATTGCAACAAGAACTAGAATGGACAGATGCTCAAGTAGAAACCCTGCTATCTAGCGCAGAACTTTAGGTATAAGAAAAGGTTGATTACTGACAAATGACAATCTTCCCACAAGAACCGAATCTCTCATGTCCCAATGAAGAAGGCATTGTTACATTGCTAGAACCCCATCTTACTTTTGTTGGCTTGTGGCTAGGGTATTCCCTTATGGTTTATGTCAAAGAGGGATATGAGACAGATGGGGCTACAGTTCCAAAGGAAGCATTAGAATCAAGCAAGTTCGTGGAATATGCTTGCAAGATTATCGCAAAGCATTATCCAGGGAAGGACTACAAGGAGATGCTCGACTATCTCATCGGGTTTCCATTCGAGATGCCTAGGCTTCTTGCAGCAATCGTCCATGATGCCTTGTACGATTGCAAGTGGAAGTTTCGTTTGGTGTGCGATTTGGTTTACAGAAAGATTCTAACTTTGCTAGATTATGATAAGGTAAGGAAGGAAATCGAGTATACTGGTATACGGCTACTTGGATGGCGAAACTGGAATGCAGTAACAGACTTAAAGAGAGACAGAACAAGAAAATTAGTAACTGTACGGATAATCAGAAAATCCAAAACGGCAAAGATAGTCAAAGAATTAGAACAAGAAAAAAAATAAAAAAAACATAGAAAACCGCTTGCATAGATGATCTTTGTGTGATAATATCTTTCCCGAATGGAAAAATAGGAGAAAAATGCAAGAAGAATCACCAGAAACCTCTCCAGTAGAGGTTGTGACATGCGAAAAGGTGACAGATTGGCCACTGGTTTATGACATGGCACGGGCAACTCAAGGGAAACTTCCAATTCATAAGATGCCATCTGATGAATGGAAAAGGAAAATGATGTTTGCTCCTCATTCGTCTATTCGAGGGTTGGAATTTTTCATTCAGGTTAGGTGTCCGTACTTTGTACAAGGACATATTACTCGGCATCATGAGGGAATTACTTTTGCATGTGGGTCTCAACGGAACGACAGACAAGACAAATACGATAGGAAAGCTGCGAGACAAGATACCACAGTGTTGATGGGAATGTTGATAAATGCAGATGCGATTCGTTTTGTGTCCCGAAGGAGATTGTGCCAAAAAGCAGATCCAGATACCAGAAAGGTGTGGAATGCAATAGTAGATGCGATTAAGAAAGTAGACCCAATAGTTGCAGAAGCATGCCGTCCAGAATGTTGGTGGACAGGAGAAAGATGTCCAGAATTGAGACCTTGCGGGAAGTGCAAGTCTATGATTTGACTTTAAAGGAGAAAAACAATGGACGAGATAATTGAGACAAAACAAGAACCGACTGCTTCGGAAGATGTAAAAGTAAATGAAGTGTCTTCTGAAGATCGTAAGACCTGCACAGATGCTACAGGTAGACTTCGTGATGAGAAGGGGCATTTTATTCCGAACCCAGACAAGACTTGCACTCACGACAAGAAGCCAAAGAGAACCCGCAAGCAGAAGGAAGATGAGAATACAGTGAAGATTCGCATCGTGAAGGATGATGTTCCTCCTCCAGACAAAGACTTCGAGGGACGGCTAGAGGATATGAAGGAACGGACTGCAACTAATTTCCTAAAGTCCGTATGCTATCATAAGCCACGGTCTATCAACATAGATGGGCTATGCTACTATTCTGAAGATGTAGTAGATGCCTTGACAAAGAGTCTATCAATAGAAAAGGCCGAATGCGCAAAGGGGCTTTCAACATTGAAGAAGGCGATGGACACCATTATGGAGACTGGAAAAACGCTCGAAGACTGCTATGATTCCGCGCAGAAGGTTCGCAGGTCGAGATTCTTATGGAGAAGCATTGCTATTGGTGCTTTGGTGACATTGATTTCTTTCTGCATAACGACTGCTATAGATAAGTATAATTCCGCAAATGCTTCTCGACTAGCTCACGTTGAACAGGGGATAGTAAAGTAATCAAACTATGCCAGCACCACGAATAAACCCGATGCTGATGTCAGCGGCAACAAGAGCCAATCTGGAGAAGGTAAAATCCCAGATTGGCGATTTGGTTGTTTGCCATGACAATCCCCAGCCGCAACTATCTCCAAAACAAAGGGCGAAGAAGAAGACCCTCACTCCAGACATGGCAGCAAGTCTCGTGAAGTCAGTTAGGGTGTCGGAAGATGGGAATGAGGTTAAAATCATTCTGTCCGTCAATCCAGGTGCTATTCCTACTGCACAGGGCAAAGGCGCATTTGTAGACAAAGGTGGGCATGTACATTTCTTCACAAAGCCAAAGCAAAGAAAAGCAGAACAGACATTCCAATCGGCACTCGAACCTTATTCTATTAAATCAGGGCGATGGGGAGAAGTGCCGATAGATCTTGATTTCAGGCTTTTCTTTCCTTATCCAGAGAGCATGCCAAAGAAGTTCCGTCATAAGATTGGGCCTCATTGCAAGAAGCCAGATGGAGACAATGTATGCAAAGGCCTGATAGATAGCATGACCAGAGCCGGTTTCTGGAAGGACGATAGTTTCATCAATACCTATCACATTTACAAGAGATACACTACCGGCCCTTCTTGCATAGTAGTAAAGATCACAAATCTCCAGCCCAAATTCGATGCCCTGTATCGTGAAACGGAAGAACACGATGCCCCAACCCTTTTCAGTGCTTCCGTCGCAAAACCAGAAGAGACAAATCCTCTCTCTGACCTGATGGCTGACGGAGGCGAAACAATCTCACAGTAAAGAGGACACCTACATTGGAATGTTCAAGATGCTGCCTGCAGCCCGTAATATTTGCCTTCACCCAGGCGAACCTAGACAATTCGCTCGGAAGAATGAAGACAAAGGAGATTATCGCTGCAGTAAACAATCTTAAGGTGGTATTCAAAGCAGTCTGTGCGAAGTGCCAGGGGCTAGACCTCAAGTCTCCTGCCTTAATCGACAGGCTGAACAAGGAATGGGCCACTAGGATAGACGACCTTCTAAAAGCCGCAGATAGCGATGCGGACAAGATGGAAGAGGTTATTGACGAACTGCGTCAGGCATTTCAGGTCGTGTGCCTGACATGTTCTAGCGTCTCCAACGACGATAACCCGTCGAATCATGGACAGACGTTCGTTTCTCTCGACAGCGGGAACTGTCAAGCAAATTCTGGAAGGGCGAAGTCAACGCATACAGACGATAACGTTGTGCTCTCTCGCGCAGACTGGATAGGGATGCACAGAGCGCCAGATGTCGATGAGAAAGCATATGGTCATGCTCCAGATGTCAACCTCATGATGAAGGAGGAGCCAGAAGCTTTTGAGAATAGCGAATACAAGACATCTACAATGCTCCCCCCAGAGGTAGAGGACAGGTTGCGGAAGGAGTTCGCCAACTTCGTGTCGCTAGACATCATAGATAAACTGCTGTTGTCTTGCCTCATGTCAGGAATGAACATAGCGGAGTTCGCCAAGATGCTCTGGTTTCCATATTCGATTGTAGACCCGAAGACAAGAAAGGTCAAGTCGATTACCAAGCAGGCGGCCCATGCACGATGGATCAACATCTGCAAGAAGTTTCCAGTGTTCATGTCAATTGCGGTGTCTTCCAATCGTGACAAGAAATCGCTGGAGAAGTTCAAGAAGTTCATTCTGAATCCTAATTCGGAAGAGCCTTGCGACAAGTTCCAGAACGGCAAACTGTCTCCCGCATACATCAAGGCGGAGAAGCGAGCCGCCGCCAATGCGGAGAAGAAGAAGGACGAGCGGATTCGCAGGCTAGAGAATGAGGCGATGGCGCTGCGCAAGGCGAATGAGACGCTAAAGGAGAAACTTCACAAGGCAAAGGGGACTCAAGGATTGAACATTACCGACGAGAGGCTTGTTGGTGGAATGCCTAAGAAGTCAAAGAAGGTAGACAATACGGGGATTTTGCCCGGATTCTTCTAACCTGGTTTCTCAAACAAAAACAAGGAGGCCGCACATGGCTAAAGGTAAAAACAAGAAGAAAGACGACATCAAGCTTGCGGTGCGGTATGCCGTATCTGTCCCAGAGAAGGACTTGATGACGCTCATCAAGGATAATGGTGCTATGGCATTGAGGATGTTCTGTTCAACTGTCAAGTCTATCAAGAAGAGCGGAAGAATACCGCAGGGATTCTTCGACGACATCGGCAAGTTCACTGACATTCTCGAAAGCATGGCAAACATTGCTTGGGATGTGCAGATGGAATGGGGAGAAGCATTGAAGAAGTATGCGGATGATGGCAAGTCTCCTTCGGATGAACTGAATAAGAGGAATCCAACGCAGGTGACAACAAAGAGGCATGGTCTTTCGGTGGAAGAGAAATCCAAGGTTGAACGTCTGCGTGGAAAGGGCTTTACCATAAAGGACATTGGGAAGGAACTACACCGTGCGGAAAAGGTTGTTTCAGATTATGTTCATCTCTTAGAGAAGAAAACCAAGAAGTTGAGATAGTATTCGGTCTCTGCAAAACCTACTAGGCGGCCGCTCCTTTCCAAAAGGGGCGGCTTTTGTTCACATTGGCATTTGTCAAGAGCATAGGACTTGCATCATGAGCTTTGCAAACCACAACATACTCGACATAGCATTAAGTCTTATTCCGCCTACCATCGTGCAGATTCGGAAGAATCTAGGAACGAAGGTAAACAAGTATGGGCAAATGGAGGCAACCTACGGGGAGTGGGTTGAAGTGTACGGCATTGTGCAGCCCGGAAGTGAGCAGAACGAGCATACGGAAGGGGTTGACTTCTCCAAGAAGCATGTTACTATCTGGCTGCGTGGCATAGCCCTAGACGGCACTCATATCCAGTGGGCGCCAGACCAGATTAGGTATGTCGGTAAGATTTTCAACGTAATAGGGGTGAAGGACTGGTATCCTTACGACAACTACAAGGAGTGCGAGTGCGTAGAGGTTCTAAACCTAGATGAGAGCCAGCGCGGACGGCTTGCCTCTATCGCACAGAAAGCAATGAGACAAGTGAGGAAGCCAAAGGTGGAAAAGGCACAGGATTTAGACAAGCAGATGCTACCTCTTGACCTTCCTTCTGGGGTAGGTATAAAGATAAAAGAGAAGTCCGAACCATCAATCTTCTGCCCCGACACCCCGCCAAAAGAAGATGGTGAAAAGCCCCAGAAACATTCTCTTGTCGGCAAGGCAATTATTAGATTCTGATAAAGCAAGGAAGTGGACTGAAACAGATGGCAAGCGAGAAATTGTCCTGCAGGGAATGCGGACTGTGCAATGTGGACGAATCTAAATGCTCACTCACAAAAAGGCCGGTCACTCTCGATAGCCTGCGGAATTGCAAAAGAGGAATCAAGAAAACGGTAATCGAAAGAACCAAAAGTGAGGTAACAAGAAATGCCTGACAACATCAAGACTGATTTGGCTGGTTATCTGCTCGGAGAATCCCCCGCAGCAGTGGAGACGATAGTTGTTGCGCCAGAAGCGCCTGTCGCACCCGTGGGGCTTACCCCACCCATTGAGGCAATTCCACCTGCTCCTGCCTTCCCCGATGCGGAGATGACCGACCTTATGGCTTATCTGAAGTGCATCGGGATGTGCGCAAAGGATATGCACTATCGGTGCAAGGGCAAGGCTTTCTATGGGCTTCACCAGTTAGGCGATCTCACTTGGCAGCTCGCCGACGAGACCGACAAGATAGCCGAAATCTACTTCATGGGCGAGAGGGGAATCACACCTCCTCGGATGAAGGAAGTATGTGCAAATGCGGTAGGCATTGAGGTGATGTATCCTTCGGACGACAAGTATTTCATTGGTGGCCTCATGAACATCTGCCTGCAGACAATGCACAAGATTGAGGCTATCAAGAACAACTATCCTGATTTGAAGTCTGGCACGGTTGCGGTACTCGACCAGATTTCGCAGAACTGTCTGCTTAACATCGGGCTTCTAGACCAGACGATGAAGGGCAACTAATCGGTATCCGCAAGCACGAAAGGAGAGCTAACCATGTTGGCGGCACTATGGGCTTGGTTTGTCGGTCTCTTCACCAAGGAAAAGATTGGAATCCTCTTTGTTATGCTATTCAAGGCGGGGGTGTCTGCCGTTGCAGCACAGATAGCCGACTTGGACTTGCAGGAGAAGGCCTTGAAGTTTGTCCGCGAACTCGCATTGAGAGATGACATCTCTAACAAGGAGAAGGCAACTCTCTTCAATGAGAAAATGCTAGAATACGGGAAGCAAATAGGGAAAACTCTCTGCGAATCGGTCATCAACTGTCTGCGGGAACTTGCCGTGAATGCTCTCAAGGCACAGAGGGGCAAGTAGCTGTCTGATGCTAAAAAAATAACTATTAGAAGGGCGGTGTCTATACGATGCCGCTCTTTCAACATACAAAAAGGAGTACGAAATGTTGTTCACTAGTATAGTGCTGCTCACAAACCTAGCCTTTACTGCCGCATTCGACACTTCGACGAGATGCCCTTCGTGGGTATATTATGAAATTTCACCTTCCAACATTGTTGTCACGAATCGTCTCCCTCACGGATTCTCCACCGACCCAAGAGTTCAGGAGAGCGACAATGCACTCGACTATGGCAAGAGCGGATTCGACAGAGGGCATATGGCGCCAGCCGCCGACTTTAACTTTAGCAGAAGCGCACTCTCGGAGACTTATCGGTTCTCCAACATATGTCCACAGTTGCCGACATTGAACAGAGGCGAATGGGCGCAGATAGAGCACAATGTGCGCGAACTGGCAAAGGTATCAGAAGTGCATGTGTTGACATTCCCTGAGTTTCTTCCGGGCAATACTAATTTTATGGGAAGAGTTAAGATTCCCGATGGATTCTATAAAGTCGTGTGGGGAGAGTTCGGTGTCAGGATTTGGCATGTGAAGCAGGAATTGGAGTGACACAGATGTGGTGGTATGTCTTGTTGTATGGCATAGGTTTCCTTATTTTCTTCGCTTGGATTTGCTATGACGAAGTTAAGAGTTTCTTAGGTGAGAACAATCCGCAGTTCCTTCTAGGTTTTGTCGCATCGTTCTTTTGGCCATTGTGCCTCATCGTAATGTTCGGAGACTTCCTAGAGGATTTCTTCGGAAGAATAGTTGCCAGAAAGCCTAGAGGCTCTTGAAAGCCGAATCTGACTTGTGCTATAATATCAGCTGCCTAACCGTAGAAAGGATTGAAGCACAATGGCAGAAGAAGTGAAGAAGGAATACTGGAAGCCGTCCGTCACGGCTGACATTGTGGTGGTTGATAGCCGTCTGGCGGAGCATAGGGATGATGGGACATTCATCAATATCCTGCTAATCAAGAGGTCTAGCAATAGTGACGCCTACCCAGACTGCTGGGCGCTCCCAGGAGGATTTCTCGAGGAGAACGAAACGCTGGAGGAGTGTGCGGTAAGGGAACTCAAGGAAGAGACGGGGCTTCTAGCAAAGATGCTTGCCCCAGTAGGGACGTTTTCTAGGGTGGACAGAGACCCGAGAGGTCGGGTGATTTCTAATGCCTATCTTACTGTGATGATGTCAAGGGAGGAGGAACCTCTACCTATCAAGGCCGGTGACGATGCGAAGGACATCGGCCTGTTCAGGCTAAAGGGAAATTTTAGCGAAATCAACGGTGCGCTTTCCGTAAGCCTCTGGTGCGCAGCAAAGAAGATTGGCATAGAGTTCAAAGCCAGTTTCACCAGAGATAGGCTTGGGCTGGTTGCCACGGAAATCAAGTTCGATACGGCAACCAAACTTGCCTTCGATCATGCGGAGATTATCGCTAGGACGATTCTAAGAGTCCCCGATTTGGTACTCAAGACAAAGACGAAGCCAATAATTGAAGATGGTGGTGAGAAAAAGAACTAGGAAGCTTCTACACCCCCTTTACAGCCTACGGCAAAGTAGAGTATAATACTCGGCGTCAAGGACAAACAAGGAAAAGAATACAATGTTTTGGATAATCGTATACATCATAGGAGCGATTGCGACAGCCGCAATCTATGCTTACATGGATGCCAAGTATGGCAATCCCGACCAGACGAGAGAGAATGCCCAGGGAAGAAAGATGGCCATCACCCTTTGGCCTATCGTGCTCCCATTCATCATCATTCTCTGGATCAAGTCCAGGAGCTTTTGAGAATCCAATGCGAACCGCTGTTATTTGCTATCTTGCCGTTGCGGGACTTCTATTCATCATAGGACTAGTCATAGGCAAGGTTTACAAGAAGGACATTCTACATGGGAAGGTCATGCTAGGGGTTCTGAACTCCGCATTGATTGCCTCCGTTTGGCCATTGGCTATCGTCCTTTGCATCGTAGGATGGCTCTATGATGCGGTACAGGCTTGGAAGAAACTCTAGTCATAAAAGAAAAGGAAAACAAAGAAGTGAAAAGTTGTAGCGAATACTGTAGTCTCGGTCACCCCGATCGTTGCTCAGATGCGATTGCATCGTATCTGCTGGATGAGTACATCAAGCACGACCCCAAGACGAGGTTTGCGCTCGAAGTCCAGTTGAAAGACCATATCTGCAACCTTGCTGGTGAGGTGACTTCGACTTGGGAGCCAACAACTAGCGAACTCGCTTTCCATGTGAAGGAGGCGATTCGGAAGGTAGGCTACACTGCGGAATATGCGGCGAAGTGGCCTAAGGATGCCACGCTCAATGCCGACCATGTCATCGTGAACAACTTCATCGGGCAGCAGTCTCCTAACATTGCGCAGGGAGTGGATAGGGAAGGCTGGGGCGATCAGGGGTGCTTCATGGGAATGGCCACAACGAATGGCAGAAGCGCAGACTACGGCTATATGCCACGAGACCGCTACTTCTCTCATGAAATCGGCAGACGGCTCTACAATGCCGCATTGAAGGGAGAGGCACCGATTGGACTTGACATCAAGGTTCTCGTGTCTCTTACCGATGGCCTTAATGCAGAACAGGTTGTTGTGGCCGCTCCAATGCTCCCAGAGAAAGAGGCGGTGTCCAAGCAGTTTGTTGCCGACATTGTTCATGATGTTCTTTCGGAGCATCATCATGCTTGCGACGAACTGCTCATCAATGGGACGGGGGCATATGTGATTCATTCTTCCGTAGGTGATGCTGGAGTTGTTGGCAGGAAGTTGGCGGTAGACTTCTATGGGTTGAACTGCCCAATCGGAGGCGGCTCGCCATGGGGCAAAGATGCCACAAAGGCAGATGTGACATTGAACATCGCTGCCCGTTATTTCGCATTGAAGGAACTTCTTAGCAATCCAGAGAGGGAGACGGTGTATTGCAAGATTGCCTGCTGCATTGGACAGAGCAAGTGCCTCATCGCTTATTCGGATGAGAACCACAAGGTATTCAAGCAGGAGCAGAGAGACATCGTTCCTTCGGATATTATACACAAGTTCGGCCTAGATGGAACGGCAAGCGATAGTATGTTCTTCACCCTCTGCAAGCAGGATTTGTTCTCCTATGTTGATTTTCTCTCTCAGCATTGGCAGAACGGTGTAGGCATTAAAGGAGTCCCCTACGCATCTATGTGGTCGAATGCCCGATAAGAAAGGAAAAGCAAAATGGCAAAACAGAAGAAGACTAGTTCAAAGACATTGGAAACCAAACTAAAGGCACCACGTAAGCCGAGGACAACAAAGCCAAAAGTCATTCGGTCACCAGAGGTGGAGAAGGAACTTGCGGCACTTAAGGAAGAGACGGCAATACTTCATGAAGAGAATGCAAAGCTTGCGGAGCAGTACGGCAAGATGCTGGAGACTTCCACGAACATCAAGTTAAAGGCCAATGCGATGCTTGGGCAGATTCTCAAGGCATTGTACATAATGGGCATAGGACCTGACGATATTCAGGCGAAGTGCCAGCAGATGTTCCGCAAGAAGGTTGTCGCTGACTAAATCAAACAGAAGAAAGGAAATCCCATAAGATGAAGATGTTTCTTATCGTTCTTGCCGCGCTTGTCGGCATCGGGCTTATTACCACCTGCATGGTATTCTCTTCCAAGAACTCAGCAATATCCTTGGAGGAGACCGTCAACACGGCGAAATCCGGGGTGGATGTTCAATTGTCAAACCGCTTCAACAAGCTCACGGAAATCGCCGAGTGCGTGAAGCAGTACGATGCTCATGAGTACAAGACTCTAACGGATACCATTCGGATGCGCGGCAAGAATATGTCTGCTTCCGCTTTCAAGGCAACGATGGCATCTATCAATGCGGTTGCAGAACGGTATCCTGAACTTCAATCGCAGAAGAACTACCAGCAACTGATGACGGAGATTGCATTGACAGAGAACCATCTTGCGCAGCACAAGAAGGCTTACAACGAATCGGTAAGGGATTACCGCTATCACTGCAGGAAGTTCCCGACCTCAATCTTTCTCGGATGGGTTGGTTATGAGGTGCAGCAATACGAAATGTACGTTGCCGACAAATCAGTAAAAGACACGAAGCCGATGAAGCTCTTCTGATGGGAATCTATCGTCAATCGGACCTGTCGTGGAGGAGTCACGGGCATGGTTATTCCTTTGGGGGTGAGCCTGACGTCAAGGTCACCCCTAGAGAAGTAATCTTCTCCGTTCTGATTGTAGGCGTCCTATTCTCCATAGGGTTTCTTATTGCAGACGCAATCGAGAAGCACGTGGACGAACGAAATCTTGTGTATCGGCAGGCGATACAGATAAGGGATTGCGGAGCCGAACTAAAGCAGGCTTGCGACACCGATGTGGGAAATGCTTTCGTTGAAGGGGATTTCAAGGCGATTGACACGGTGACATGGGAAGGGCTTGACGGAGAGCATCTTTGGATAAGGAGGGACAAGGAAAAATATACTATGCACACAAGGACGGTTACATATACTGTCCACGATAGCAAGGGGCGCCCTCACACTATGACTAGAATAGAGACATATTGGACTTGGGATGTAGTAAGGTCCGACAAGAAGCACTCTAAGGAGGTTTCGTTCTGCGGCAATGCCTATCCTTATGAGACATTCTCCTACGATATGGTTTCATCTAGCCGCCATGTAAGAGGCACGGGATGGCACACGAGGGATGTATTTCGTTACATGCCGAAGGAATTTCGTGGGAGCATCTATGCCATGCTCAAGAGCGGGACGATAAATGATTGTCCGACGATATGGAAGGGTGCTACGATTGAAGACCTCTACAAGATGTCCACGAGCTCTATGGCGGTTGGCTTGTTCTGGACAATATGGACGATTTTCATGATAGTTGTGGTCGTGATGTTTGTAGTTTTAGACAACAGGTGGCTTGAAGATAGAGAGGAAGATGGCTAGATGCAAGTCATAATGATCGGCAGCATAGCGGATGCGGTTAGTAGGGAGATAATGGATTCCTTCCCCTACGTGGAGGAAAATGTCCTGAAAGCGGTTGTAGGAAAGATACTTCCGAAGCATGGCGTCATTGTTGATGCGGCGCGGGATGAACTGAAAGACAATGAGGAGTTGGGGACTTGGCTCTACCACGATATTGAGATTAAAAACAAGGAGGGTGGAGCATGAAAAAGATTTTAGTTTTTCCTATGAAGAAGAAGTGGTTCAACATGATTCTGTCTGGGGAGAAGAAGGAAGAATATAGAGAGTTCAAGCCATATTGGAACTCTAGGGTAGATAATTGGCAGATTGCGAATCGTGAAATCCATAATACAGAATTTTTAGACATAGATTTTAACAGTCCGCTTCCTATCTTGTTTGTAAATGGGTATGGAACTAAAGTGCCTCGGTTCATTGGATGGTGTAACGGATATTCCATTAGGTCAACTGTTATGCACAAGGAATGGGGTGAGGGCGCTTATGAAGGGGTTGGGCATTATGCATTCCATATCATGCGAATTGAAAGGACAAACTAATGGCGAAAAACAATGAATGCTGCGAAATCTGCCGTTTCTGGAGAAACTGGTTCTCTTGGATGGATGACAACTGCAAGACTGTGTATGCTGCTGAATGCCATAGATTTCCGCCATGCACAAATGGACACGACACTTACTTTCCGAAGGTGAAGTCAGACAACTGGTGCGGAGAGTTTCAAGAGGACTATCCAAATTGATGAACTTGGGAAGAAGATTGATCGGATTAAAGAAATGAGTGGGCAATGAAAACGGATTTAAGATTTCGTCCTCTTTGTGGGATGTGCAATGAATTCAAGAGACACCTTCCGCCTAACAACGGATGGGGAGAATGTAGATTCGCAGGCAGAGTGAATGAACTTAATGAGTGTAGGAAGCCGATTAGAGAAGCCAATCACTCTCGAATCGGATTTCCTACGTTTGTTGGATGAAGAAAGGCAAATGAAATGACAATAGAAGCTCTTATAGAACGTCTTGGCAATGTGCTTAGTGCTGGGATTGTTTGTGGGATTCGTGAGAACCTTCCAGAACTGCTGAAGCAGTTGGAAGCCAATAGAGAAGAACTAGCAAGCAAGAACAATGTTATAGAAACGCTAGAGGCTCGTCTGGCAGCGGCTAATGCCAAGATTACGGAAGTTGAGTTTGCTAGAATCAAGGCGGAAGATTCTGCGAAGGAGCAGGCTTGGATTGCAAATGAACTAGGGAAATTCGTAAGCGATGTTGCAAACGGCTTTTACGAAGGGCAGGAGATTGCTGCCGCAAGACGGATATACGACCTTAACGGAGGTTCGTTGAAGAAGAAGCGAATCAATGCGGCGGAGTACGAAACAGAGGAAGAGGCGAGAGCCGCATTCGAGAAGCAGTTCTGGAGCCAGACATACAACATACAGGAATATCTTGATTGGCTTTTTAGCGCCGTCAAGAAGAAAGCCTGAGATGGATAGGTTGATTTCGATCGGAAGGTTGCTGCATTAGGCGGCAACCTTTTTTTAAAAATCTTTCGTCACCCCCTTGCAACCCAATCGGGGTTGTGGTATACTATGAGCCGTCAACGACAAACAAGGACAATGACAATGAAAGACACAAGTTTCAACATCGAGACAGATGCGCTCTCACAGGAGAGCCAAAAGTTCGCAAAGTACCTCTTGGCTCACAAGGATGAAAACCTTAAGGCTCTTGCGGCTGCAGGAATCCATGAGGACGAAACCGCTCCATATGTCTACTATGTCCCGACAGGACTTTCATTCGACGTAGGAAACCATACTGGGTATCCGCTCCGTTCGCTCTGGGCTATCGTAATCATGGCTCGTGCATCATATGCGAATGCCTGCTGGCTAGACTGCGACAAGGATGGCTATCCAGAACTACCGCAGTTCTGCGGCGGGAAGGAGGGCTTCCATCGGGTGAAGATTACCGACCCGTTCGCTTGGCAAATCGACGATGCAATCAAGAACTACCAGACGGAGATGGTTCGGGCTGGCAAGGCTAGAATCGTCAACGGCAAGTTCTACAAGGTAGCATAACTAACAAGAAAAAGGAGAACGAAAATGAGTCCAGAAACCAAAAAGAGAGTTTGCGGCAACTTCTGCGTGGTTGTCCATGTGGACGGTACTTCAGAAGTGAAAATCGTTGAAGAGGGGAAGAGCGTATTTGATAAGGCCAAGGAACTTATTGGATGCAGATACCTCGACCATGTAATAGTTCAGACGTTGCAGAAGGGCGGACGAGATTGCATCGAGTTCCTCGCCAATGACGAGGGGTACTTTGATTATGGGAGAGATCCATCAAAGATTAATCAGATAGCAACTCTACTCTATAGCCATGGAAATTCCATAGATCATTACATTCTTGGAGATGTTGTAATCTGCCTCATGATAGACGGAGAGGATGGCGGAGAATTCGAAGGATTGTCGTATGGTCTCGCTATGGATATAGCTAGACAGAACAATGAGCAATTGAAGCAGATTGCATTAGAGAAAGTACCACGCCCGAATGTTGTTCCAGAACCTGTTGTTAAGGTTTCCTCATATGAGGACATCAACGATTTGCTCAAGGCAGTGAAAGGCGACAAGTCCGTAAAGCCAATCTCCGAGGAAGTCATTTCGGGCGGCAAGAAGGATGAAGAGGCATCGGCCTAGAATCATTTGTAGGGCGGTAGAGAGGGGGGCGGCAGAAGCAAAGCCCTTCTCCCCTCCACCGCCGCCCTATGTTCCACCACCTCCTCCAACGGAAACGGACAAGCTCTATGCTCTAATCTATGCGAAGTCCGTAGAGGGATACCGATTCACCGACAATGAGTATGGTATCCCTTGGATAGAGAGGAACGACATAGAGGAGAAGAGCGGAGGTGTGTATGTCATACGATTCCGTTGCCCTACCGATAGGGTGCATGACGTGTATTTCGGAGGCATGGCGGAAGCGGTATGCAAGGAACTAAACTGTGCCGTACACTTCATTCACAAGACGAAATGGGAATATGGTCTTCAGTTCGAGGATTGCGTCTGGATTATCCAGAAAGACGAACTGCTGCATACGGATGAACCAGCAGAAGAAGATGAATACGATAGCGGCGATTCGATAGATAATCAAGAGGAGATTGAAGGAGAACTTACTGATGATTCTACGGCAGAGGAAATCGACGAACGCTTTGAGAGAACTCTCGAGGTTTTTGTCTAGGCCCTCTTGAAAGCCGTCCGCAAGGTGTGGTACAATATGTGCCGTCAAAGACAAGGAAGAACAAAGACAATGTGCCAGAAACCGACAGAGACAACGAACGACAAGCCAAAGCGGAAGTGCTTTGTGGTTCTTTTCACTTGTGGTAGAGAAGCCAAAGAGGAATTTTGGAATGAGACGGCAATGGATTTCAGCCCTCTGAAGATTTTCTCTAGCAATCTAATGGCAAGGGTGTACTGCGAGCGCCGTGGTAGGGAGATCCAGTCTAAGGACAAGACGATAATTCTGGAGTGGGAGAATGCCGACACCCTACTTCTGTACAAGCAGGAGGGGGATAAACAGGAAGAGCTTGACTCTAGATTTGAAATCTACGAGACTGATATAGACGATGATGTTCCGGCGGACTTCCACTATCCGCAGATAGAGAAGGAGAATGAGGTCCTTCGGAATGAGTGCTATCGGATCCGCAAGGAGTTGGCGGATGTGACACAGAGAAATGCGGTTGCCGCAACGTATGCGACGATGTGGGACGGAGGGTGGAACTATACTAAGGATAGAGTGCTAGAAAAACTGCAAATTGTGAAGTATGCGCTTGCGGGAGACCACAAGAAGGTTACGGAATTGTTTGAGGAATGGCTAAAGCAGATGGAGAAGAAATGAAGCGGATTTCAGGACTGATTGCTGAATTGGAATCGTTCAAAGCGGCATATGGCGATTTGCCTGTTGTGACGGCGGATTCTGACTTCATGATGCCAGACCTTGAATTCTGCACTCCAGTTTTGCATTATGTTAAAAAGGGTATTTTTGTGGATGCTTCCCATGCAAACATAGATGGAGTGCAAATCAGTTAAAGGGGAGGAGATAATAATGTTAGGAAGAGCATATGTGCAGAAGGGCGCAAACCACGGATGGGTAGTAGCCGATAATGTGTATTTTACTCCAAAGGACATCAGCAAGGTTCAGTTGACAGACGATGTTGAAAAAGCCTATGTGTTTGATGTTGACAACCGTGATGGGTTTGTATTCCTGAATGCCATGATAGAGGATGGGTATTCAGTTGTAATCGGGAGCAACATTGTTAACAAAAAGCAGGTGATGCCATCTGCTGCCCCATTCACTCCAGAATTTTGAAAGGAAAAATGAAATGAAACTGAAACCAATAATCAATAGCCTGCTCGAGACTGATTTGTATAAATTTTCGATGGGGGCCTGTATCTACCACCAGTTCAACAAGGACATGACAACTTGGGCTTTCAAGTGCCGCAACAAGGGAGTAATATTTACTCCAGAAATGGTGCAGGAGATTCGTGAGCAGGTAGAGCACTTTTGCACACTTCGCTTCACGGAGGAGGAACTTGCTTGGCTCAAGAACAACATTCCGTGGCTAAGCGGAGACTACATTTCGCACCTTCGCAGGTGGTATCCTCGCCAAGAGCAGATTCAGATTTACGAATACCCCGACCCGCCCATAGATCATTGCGGCATGGTAATAACGGCGAGCGGCGAATGGCTAGACACCTCAATGTATGAGATTCCGATTCTTGCTATCGTGAATGAGGTGTACTTTGCTTTCCGGTATGGTATCGGTGCATTGAACGAAGAGTTCAAGAAGCGTGCCTTGGAAAAGAAAGACGAGTTGAATTGCGGCAAATATCGTCTTGGTTTCTTCTCCGAGTTCGGGATGCGTCGTCGCTACTCTGCTGAGATGCAGGATTGGATTGTCGGTGAGTTTGCGCATGGGTTCTCATCTGAGAATACCTTTGTGGGTACGTCAAACGTCTATCTGGCGAAGAAGTACGGAATCAAGCCTGTTGGAACCATGGCGCATGAGTTTATTCAGGTTGTGGGCCAAGCTCATCATGAACACAATCCCGCATACTCCAATCACTACATGATGAAGTATTGGGTTCGTGAGTACAAGACGGACAACGGAATTGCCCTCACTGACACGATCACGACAGACTGCTTCCTTCGGGACTTTGACAAGACGTATGCCACCTTGTTTAGCGGCGTCCGTCACGATTCCGCCGATCCTATCGCTTGGGGTGAGAAGATTATTGCCCACTACAAGAAGTTGGGGATTGACCCGATGACGAAGACATTGCTCTTCTCTGATAGCCTAGACTTTGAGAGGGCAACCAAAATCAAGGAACACTTCAATGGGAAGAGCAGGGTTGCTTTCGGCATTGGAACCTATATTGCAAACGATACCGGTGTAGAACCGCTCAATATCGTGATGAAGGTGATTGAGGCTAATGGGTCTCCAGTTGCCAAGATTTCTGATGTTGCTGGGAAAACGATGTCTGTAGACCCGTCGTACGTTGACTATCTCCGCCGATGCATAGACTGGCGCCTTAAGCACGAACAGGTAGTGTGACATAGGATGGATGTACTACACTATAAGGAGGTGGCATGAAAAGAATAGGAATCTTCGGTGGGACTTTTTCCCCTTTCACGGTAGCACATCGTGAGATTGTCAAGACATTTATAGACTTGATGAGACTTGATGAACTCTACATCATTCCTACAATCGTAACCTACCATAGAGAAGGGAAGACAGAGCCTCTTCCCGACCATATCAAACTGGAGGTAATAGAGCGAGTCATCGACACCTTGCCTCTTTTCTATGTGCGACGGGTGTTTCTGGATAGAAGCGAACTGTCATATAGGGATTGTTGCCGTTTTATGACAGGCAAGGCATATGAAACACTGGTTGGTGGGAGAAGATTCATGCACACCCTTATAGATTTCAATGTTCGACATGGTCTTGACTTTAATAGTAGACCTTTTGTCTGCATAGGGACTGACTCATTTGAGAATATAGACCAGTGGTATATGAACAAAGAGATTACAAAGGTCTGTAATCTAGTGGTTGTTCAGGGGCGAAATGACAAACGGATATTACGGGACGACATGCAATATGATGAGATTCGGATTCCGGCAGCGTTTTCATCTGTTTCTGCAAGCAAGATTCGGGATGCGATGAGAAATCGCACTTGGCCACATTACATAAATGACATCAAGAAGCTAGATGCAGGGGAAGAAACGTTGTCAAGTCTAGGGTGGTGCTAAAAAGGAGATACACATGAAAATCTATAGAAATCTATATGCTGGAAATCCAACTTGGTTCATAGAGACACATAAAACCAGGGATAGGCGGAATGGATTTGGATTTGCTTTATGCAAGGATGGGATATACTTTCAAAGACAGGTGTCCTATTACAACAGTTCTTTTACCGATAGTCCAGACAAGTATCCTATGGTAGGAGAGGTTACTGAAAAGGAAATGTTTGACTTCATTATGGCAAAATGTAATGAAAGAAAGGCGAAGTAGAGATGGGATGGCTGTACAATATAATAGAAGGATGCGATGTCTTCGTGCTTAAGCATCAAGTTCATTCGCAACACCTTAATGGAGTGGCTGCGACTGATATATTTTGGTTTAATGCAAAGGAGAAAATCTGGGAAGTAAGTCCGTTGAATCTGTTTCAACCGCCGAAGGAGAAGCACTAATGGGGATCACTGAAATCAAGCGTCGGATCGAGAAGAAGCGGAGGGGTGCATAATGGGATTGTTGTCGCGGATCACGAAGTGGCTTGACGAGTCCAACAGGAAGTACAATGAGTTTTGGGTTGGACAAATGAAGCCGTGTCCTCTATGCGGACATAAGGCTGCGCTTATCCACTATTGCGGAGAGAATAGACCAGAGTTCTGGGATGTTGAATGTGGCGATTTGGATGACCATGGTGCATGGAGCATTGACGGTAAGTGTCACTTCCATTGCAAAGACGGGATGAAAGAGATTCCGAGGCATTATACTATCAAGGATGCCGTTCTATATTGGAATAATGTTGTAGTTCCAATCGGATTGGCTGCACGGAAAGCGATGATCAGGATGCAGGAATACAAGGAGGGCAAGCGGAAAAGGTTCGATGTGAAATCCGTCACATTGCCGCCATTTGAAGAAGAGAATGAGGAGAAGAAAGATGGCAAATAAACTATTGATAACACTTCCTTGTAGAATTGAGGAACTTAAGAAGAGACTAGACGAGTGCGACAAGTTCGGTATAGTCATCTGCCAGTATGATGGGGATGGGGATTCGCTTTATGTGTCTTCGAGTATGGAGCCATTAGAGAAGCCAAAGCCTGAGTCAAAGGACATAAGGGAGTGCAAGTATTTTTTGGGGTGTCATTGTAATAATGACATGGTAAAAGAGTTTGGAAGCAGGCAGATCATGTCTGGATTAAGTCCTTTTATTTGCCCATTCCATGATGGTAATGACTGCAAAGAGTATAAGCCGAAGGAGACAGATTCGGTAAGGAAGACTAATGAGTTCGTTCAGACCCTAGAAACGGCACACAAAGCGACAGAAGGAAGCCAGATGGTTTTCAAGTGAGAATCGGAGTAGACTTATAAGTATGAAGGATTTCCCAACAACACCCTTTCCCGAGGGAGTGAAATGTCATCAGCAAAATGACTTTTCTATCAAAATCATTGCGCCAACAATAGATGAAGGGCGATGTGAGGTTTGCCACAAAGAAATGTCAACGGTAATTTTTAATGTCGGTATAACACATCATCATCTGTGCAAGGAGTGCTTTGAGCAGATGATGAAGATGTTCGCAGAGAAGAGCGATTCCGTTCTTTTAAAGAAAGCGGAATGCGCAGAAAAAGTGAAAGTACATTTTGAGTTTAACTAAGAGGTATCAAAATGAGACGGTGCAAATTTTCATCAACTAAATCTTGGAGAAAGAACATATGTTTGTACCCTAAAACAACTGGCATTATCCCCAAAGGAGGTTTTTCAGAACTTCCCTTTATCTGTACTCCAGAATATGCAAAAACCTGTGACAAATTTGTATGGCAAGAAAGAAAAAGCATCCAGCATGATTAATGAGGAATTCTCGAGATTGCCGAAAGCATAGAGAGGCAAAAGTTATGGATAAGTACGATTTCAATCCCCGTTCCGCTTATCTGCGGATAAGAAATCACTGGCAGGATTGGGCCAAATCTGTTGGCGCAACCAAGTGGGTTGTAGGCATTAGCGGAGGGAAAGATTCCACCGTAGTTGCGGCACTTGCGACACGGGCATTTGGGAAAGAGAAAGTCTATGGTGTTCTTTTGCCGAATGGAGCCCAGAAAGACATTGGAGATTCTATTAGTGTGTGTGAACTCTTAGGGATTAGATATGTTGAGATTAACATTGAGGAAGCATTTGAATCAATTGTAAATCAAGTGGAGTTTTCTTTTGATAGAACGTCCTACGATACAAAGACGAATCTTCCCGCTCGGCTGCGGATGAGTACCTTGTATGCGGTTGCACAGACTGTAGGAGGGATGGTTGCGAACACTTGTAACCTAAGTGAAGACACAGTGGGGTATGCAACCCTCGGGGGTGACAATATGGGTTCATATGCCCCGATACAAGGACTGACTGTGACGGAGATTAGGAAGTTAGGTGATTGGATGGGCTTGCCGCTTCACCTCATACACAAGACTCCGATAGATGGGTTGCAGCCGTTGTCAGATGAGGACAAGTTGGGATTCACCTATGAAGCCTTGGACAGGTACATTCGTGAGGATGTCGGTAGCGATGAGTTCAAGGCTCACATCAATGAACTGTATCTTAAGAACAAGTTCAAGACAGATATTGTTCGGATTCCCGGTCCGAACTTCGACGACCTTGGGAACTTTGTGCGATACAACAACTTGCCTGATGTTAGAAAGTGAAGAAAGGAAAAAACAATGAAAGAACAATTAGAAGCGATAAAGAAGAAGTGTAATCTACGGCAAGCTAAGTGCTGCGCAAACTGCTGCCACTTCGATTACCAAGAAGACGACTTTGGAGCGAACTACTCGCCGTTCTGCTCTTGTCCAGAGAATGAGGACAAGTCCGCAAAGCATGGTGAGGATGCATTCTTCGAGGTGAACGATACGGATGTCTGCGACAACTGGCACGGAAAGGATGCGAACGGCAACCCGTTGAAGGACATTATCCATATCGAGGCGGAGCCACGCTATCCAGAGGATGCATACATCAATGGAGAGCGTGAAGATAACGATAATCCCATGATGCCTTTTTTGGTAAAGCAGGAAGGAACACAGGACGGATGGTGCTGGAAACTTGATATTGACATTGAAACCGGAGAAATCATCGGCTGGCCAAAGGGAATCAAGGCAAAAGTTCACTACAAGGTGTGCGACTGCTGCGGAATCAAGTATGAGGATATAAAATATAGGGATTATGTTCCTGACTTCCTTGCCATTGACGATCGGGGGTATGGTGACTATATTATTATTACGATTGAAGATGGGAAGATCGTTGACTGGGATGAGGAATCCTGCCGTGAATTCATCGAGGATTTGAGGAAGGGTGATGCCTAATGGAAATCAAGGAAATAAACGTTCTCGGAAGCGGAATGTATTTCTGCTTTGTCTGTGGGAACTGCAAGAAGCATGTCGATGACGATGACAAGTTCTGCAGGAATTGCGGAAAAGAATTAGAGCATCTTCCTCGTATTGTAAGTGTTGCAGATGTGGCCTCTATTCTGACGGCTGTTTTCAAGAATGAACCACTTCCTCCAAAGAAGATTGAAAGCGATGGTGTAGGTTCCGTGGCTCCAGACAACGAAGATGTTGGAAGGGTTGAAGACAACAATAAACCTTCGTCTGAATTCAATTCCTCGATGCGCTCTTGCCCCAGATGCAAGAGCGAGATGAAGGGATGTGAGTTCCTTCGAGGGAATGGTGAGTGCCATGGGATAGTGTATCCCACGAATCCACCGCAATTTGACAAGTGTGTATTTGACAGATAATGGAGCTTTGAAATGGCGGAAGAAACTAAATGCAAGACAAAGCCTCTCACTCTTGACGAGGCTATTGCCCATGCGGAAGAGATGGTTAACGACACGCCATGCGGACGGCAGCACAAACAGTTGGCAGACTGGCTAAAGGAACTGAAGAAACTTAAGAGCATTCCTGCCATGAACAATGCGGCATTGCGCGAAGCACTTGAAAACCTCCGCGATGAAGCAAAGTCAAATTACGACTTGTACGATTACCCAATAGCCGGAGCTCCTGGAGAGAGAGGAGTTGCACATTGTGTTGACGCTGAAACCATTATAGATGAAGTCAATTCTGCACTCTCTAAGCCCGCCCGTAACTGCGACCTTTTAGGCGGAGACAAGTACAAACTCCATTCATTATGGTGGAACTGGACAGGGACGAAAGACGGGCAGAACGAAGATGGAACGGCCAAGTTGACTTTTGGCGAATGGCTTCTTGAAGAGGCAGACAAGGAATGTTCAAAGGCTATAATCCCGAGCATTGAACTAGTGAAGTCAGACAACGAACACTTGCGCAAGGCAATAAACCATATCGTGTACTACGTTGGGGAGCATGTCGCAAACCGTATGTTGGATTCTGATTTTACTGTTGCTGTGCAGAACGAGGTTGCTTCCGCTAAAGCCAAGATTTCTTGCCAATTCCCTTCATATGAGGATGCTTAAAGTGACCTATATCAAGAACATAGTCAAGGCTATGCTTTCAATTGTTGCTTGTGCTTTTCTTTTGGCTCTTACTATCGCCTTTATTCCATTTGCGATAGTAGAATTGGTGATTGTTTGTTTGACGATTGTAGTGTTTGACCGTATTGTTTATAGAGACAAATAATGAAATTGCAAGACATGTTTAATGCAATATGGCCTCCATGTGGAATCGCTTTCATAGGGATTGGAATAGGAGTCCACTTGGCGAAAGGTGACGGATGGTGTTGTGCCATTTTAGCGATTCTTTGCATATTGTGCATAGGAGTAACCATGGCAAGGATTCTGGAGGGGAAAGATGATTGAGAGGATATTAGTGCTATACTGCGGCGGAGTAATCGCTCTGTTCATGGAGTCTATTGTTCAGTGGCTCCACCCAGATGAGAGCGGAATAAAAGAAACGGCACTAGAAGCATTGAAAACTGCGCTGGCATGGCCGTTGATGGCATTCGTGGCTTTGGCGGAACTTATTGGAGGAAGGTTTAGATGAAAACATCAAAACTAAGGCTACGCCCGTTTATGCCATTGGCCGAACAAGTTGGCAGTGATCTTGTTCAAATGAAGGAGCGGGAGCAGTATGCCACACTCTCATATGGGGGAGTAACGATAGAACTTGGTTACACGATACTACGGTATCTCTATCTTGATGTAGAGTCCGAATGGTATGGGCGATGCAAGGCGATTTTCAACTTGGGGAAAGATGAAATTCTCAAAGAGATGGAATTCAACCATGACAAGCTAGAAAAGTGTCCAGAAGAAGTCTGGTTTAGGGACAACGAAAAGAAGTGTTCCATAACTCACCCATGGTCTCCGCTTGAGAGAGAAGAAGACAACTACAAGAGCAAGATTGACGGAAGTAGGACTATGGTTTGGGAGAAGTTGGCGAAATGAGACTTCCGAATGCTATTCCATTGCTATCCTTCGCGGATGTTGTAGAGAGGTTGAGGAACTATGCAGCGCAGCAGAAACTTTTTCGCCATGACAACGAAAGAGTTGCAAAGGAACTCAATGAACTTGCGGATACGATAGAGGCTGGACAGAAAACAAAAGAGGAATTTCACTAAATGACTATTACGAGTACAAAGATAATTCCTTGCCCTTTTTGCGGAAGTTCTATAATGAAGATTGCGGACTGGCTTACAGATCCCAAGGGGAGAATCATATATTTTGTGAGTTGCTGCAAGTGTGATGCAAGTGGACCAGGATCATACAATCCAGAGAAGGCTATCGCATTGTGGAATAGGCAGTTCGACAAACAGGTAATAGAGGTGTACAAGACGGTAATCAACCATTTGCGATTCCTCAATGGTGAGTTTGCGGCTGGACGGCTAGACGGCAATGGCCTTTCGGTTGCGATTATGACCGAACTCGCACTTTTGAATCCTGCTGGGATGCAAAATTATTCTAATGGAGGGCAAAGCAAATGACTTGGGAGGAACGACATCTGATGGAAGCAGGGACGAAGACCCATGCGGCATACAAGTTGTTGGTTGAAGCAGGATGCGACTTGGATGAAGAGAAGTACCCAATGGCTTGGGGTTTGATAAAGGGGGCAACACTCTCTACATTAGAGGCCGACAAGGAATTAGAGAAATGCATTCACGACGCTACGGAGAGGATTAATCAATGACTGAACCCCGCAAATCGTTCATGGAAAGATTTCATGAGGGAAGCCCGCGCCTATGGGCATTGAGCATCTTTCCTATTATTCTGATTGTCACAATCGTTGGTTTGCCAATCTCTTATGGTGCAGACATCTGTAAGGATGTGCCACGTGTAGTTAGTAATCTTTTGAGCGATGTCAGCGGTTGGGGTAGACCGTTTTTTAAGAGAGCGGCATATTGGTATGTGATTGCATGGAAGGCGTTTTGGAGAGCACTGTGCGGGAAGGGGAAGAATCAATGAAGAAAGTTCCAGAAATCACTCTTAGATGTCTATTGAGGGCATTGTATTCTGGAAGGGCTGACAGCCGTGCTGCAAGATTAAGCGGAGCAACTTTGGATTTGAGTGGCCGATAAAAGGAGACCTAAAATGACATTGGAAGGCGCGATAAAAAAAGTGAAGAAAGTATCACAAGGGGATTGGAAGTTCAACGAGCATGATTTTCAAGACCTTGTTCGTTTTCTTGAAGAACTAAAAGTGAGGAGGGATGAAGAACTAAAGTCTCTTGACTATAGATTGAAGCATAATAAAACCTTTACATTTGCCTATCAATGGACCAAGGGGAATGTGTGTGGACATAATTATAAGACAGGGAAAGAGCAAGAGGTTTATGTCGGCACAACTATTCTGGATGCGGTTAATCAATATGTTGACAACGTGTTAAAGCGAGGGTATTCCACTTCGGTAATTGAGTATTATCATGAAAGTGCGGTAGAGGAATAGCAGTATGGTACGGAAAGTCTTTATTGCTGAATGCGATTTTTGCCACCAGCCTTTTGCTTCTCCTATTCCACGAATGATAAAAGACGAAGAAGGCATGAGAGTTGCTTTGAGAAGCGAAAAATGGTACTGCGGAGAAGGGATAGCACCGCAGGTACTTTGTCCTAATTGCAAATATCTTAAATGCGAGGAAAAATCATGAAAGACGGAAAGTTCACGGCAGAGGACATCTATGCCCTCTTGAACAAACGGTTTTCAGACGGGAGACAATGGCTCTGTGCAACGGAGGTCGGCAACACGACTGGCGGAGGGAAGCGCCGTCTTGATCTCGTGGCGGCGAACTGCTATGCAGGAGAGGGCTTTGGGATCCATGCATTTGAGGTGAAGATTAGTAAGAGCGACTTGCGGCACGAACTGTTCGACCCGTCCAAGCACAACATCTTCTTCTCTGAGATTGACTACTACTCAATTGTCGCTCCTGACTATGTTCTCGATGCCGAATACTGTGCTTTGGTGCCTAAGAACTGGGGAATCTACAAAGCGATTGCCGGGACAGAAGACAGAAAGAATCAGTTGAAAGTCTTCCGCAAGCCTATAGCTCTTCACGATGAACACATTCGTACAATCAGCAGGGGCTTTGCTTTTGAACTGATGCGTTGCATGAAGCACAACGGGCAGTTCGATGGAGAAGACGAGAAGAAGGCTCAGTTGCAGGCGGAGTACGAAAGGGGCAAGGCAGACGGAAGGTGGGAGGCAATGCATGGCACGGACTACAAGAAACTATATGAAGACCAGAAGAGCAGATTGTTAGATGCATTGGATGCATTGCAGATTCTTGGGATTGATTCATATCGGTTGGGATACAAATCTGAGTCATACAAGGAAAGTGCAAGAAAAAGGAAAGAAGAATTCAATGAGAAGGAAAGGATAGCGAATCGGATTAAAGGCTTGGAGTGGGATAGAGAATCAATGCATCGACTCGTGAGAGACTTCGACAATCTAATAGCCCCGTTCATAGAGAGTTCAGAAAAAACGAACGAAGATGTTACACCCTCTTGATTCCCACAATGTAGATATGGTATAATTGAGGTGTCAACTGCGAAAGGAAAAACAATGGCAACAAAAGTTCTTGTGGTAGTGGATGTACAGAATGATTTCGTGAAAGGCGGAGCACTTGCCTATGGCTATCCGAAAAAGAGCAACACGGAGTTAATCATATCCAATGTGAAAGAATTTCTTGCGAATGGGGATGTTGTGATTGCAACCCGCGACACACACCACGAAAACTACCTAAACACATTGGAGGGGAAGAAACTTCCAGTTCCTCATTGCATTCACCAGACGAAGGGATGGGAACTTGTAGGGGAGTTGCAGACATTGGCCAATCGAGGAGATATTGCTATAGTTGACAAGCCCACGTTCGGGACTTCGCTTGTAGGGCAGTTCATTAGAGAAATGATACACAAGTATGGCCCTATTGAAGAGGTTGATATGTGTGGGTATTGCACTAGCATTTGTGTCACGGCTTGTGCGGTAATGCTCCGTGCTTACATGCCGAACCAGAAGATTGTGCTTCTGCAGGATTTGTGCGGGGACATAAATGAGGAGTCGCATAAGGCGGCACTCACGGTTCTCCGTAATCAGCAGATAGAGATAGTTTGAGGTGATGTATGGGAAGTTCTTGCAATAGACCTTATCCTTTTTTCCAGACAGGGATAGAGACTTTCCTCGCACTAGATGCTGGGGACGATGAGATTCCTCGGTATTCAGAATACAATCTTGGGCGATGTTACTTGGCTTTCAAGAACATCGGAGAACTATACAATGCCGCAATGGGGCTTCTTTCGTCTGCGAAGATTGCTCCGTCAAAAGCGAAGAAGCGGTTGCAGGATGCCTGTAAGAAGACTTATGACGACTTTATAAGGGCCAAATACTGCATAAGTGAGAATGAGGCAAGAACAGGACAGAGTGATTGGAAATGAAGAAGATTCTTGCTATAGGCATTGCGGCACTGATGCTGATAAGTGGGTGCTGCTCTAGGAACGGAGGTTGTGGAGACAATCCGCAGCCGATAGTGTTTCCAACGAACATATCTGACGAGAAACAGAACGTGGATGCACCTCACTTCCCGTATTTCATTCCTTGGTGGGCGAAGTAATAGGATGTCGTTATGTTTGATTGGTTGTTTAGAGACAAGGCGGCAGATGACTTTGAGAAGAGACACCCCGTTGGGTTCTTGATGGAGCCGCCTAAGATTGATTTACTTCCGATTCTTAAGTTCTCGGCGGAAAAGTTCGTTGCACCTGATGAGGTGCTGTTGCCTAACTACTGCACTCATGTAGAAGACCAAGGTTCTGTTCCGGCCTGTGCTGGGTATGCAGCAAGCCAGTTCGCAGAGAACGTCCTATGGAGGAAGAAGGATGTTCCCCCAGAGATCGACCCGATAATGCTTTACAAGTATGCGAAGACAATCGACGGAAGCCCGGATGTTGACGGTACTTCTCTCACGGCTGTCATGCAGGCACTTCTTGACAAGGGAATCTTCGACAGTGGCACTTGCTCAATCAAGGTTCTTCGGAATCTCGATCAGGTGAAGTATGCCATACACAAGTTCGGTTGCTGCCTACTCGGCATGAACATTTCTAAGGAGTGGTACAAGTGTAATGTCAACAATCCGTCCATCTACGGGCAGGGAGACCAGACTCTGATTGGAGGCCATGCCGTCCTGTGTTGCGGGTACACCACGGAAGGTCTGATGATATTCAATTCATGGGGGATTGATTGGGGACATTACGGCTATGGCCTTGTCACTTGGGATTGCGCAAAGAGGCAGTTCTCATATGGTTCCGTGCTGAACAACTGCCTATACGACATGAAAATGAATTAAGTTTTGGTTGCCCCCTTTACACCCAAGCAATCACTATGATATAATTTCTTCCCTGCGACAACTAGGCGGTTGCGGATGAGCGGAAAAGATAGACATGTAAAGAGCATAGTCCTCTTGGAGGGGCATGTTCGGTGGATTATGGAGAGGGAAACTCCAGAAGAGCGGCTTGCCGCGTGGGAAACCCTTGCCGCAATCGCTTTCCCGGAGAATCCTTACGAACTGCCGTATGAGCCTCCTCAGAAGCCTTTCGATGGTAGCCGATTGTCCCCGTGCGATAGAGTGAGGCGAGACACCTACAATATGCTTGCGGACTACATCAATAGCAGGATGTGGGAATCGGATTGTAGCGGTAAGAACCACAAGAAGGTTATGGCCGGCAGGATAGGAGCGGCTGTCAGACATGGCAAGTTTGAGAGTTCGTCAACTTCATCGGATGACTATGATGTGGAGAATGTAGAACAGACATCAGAAGCACCGATAGACGACAAGCCTGAACCTATACAGAAGGAAGAGCAGCAAGAGAAGCGGATTACAATGACTCCGTTGGACATGACTGCGGAAGAGTCTGGTTATTTCTCCGAACAATACCGAAAGATAGAGCCTAAACTAACAGAATTAGACAAAAAGAAAATAGCAGATTGGCACAAGAGGATTCCTAATGCAGCGGCATTGAAAGAATATTTGGAAAGGAATTGGGTGTTCCAGAACAAGAAACTAGTTTGCTCAGAACAATTCTGCCAATATGCTTACAATAGATTAGCTCGTGAAGGCAACTGGGTTTCCACGAGAGACAAACATGCATTATCTAATATTTCATCTGCAATACATTTCATAGCCCTCGATTTCGACAAGAAGATACATGAGATCAAGAGAGCAGAGGCTGAAGAGAAGCGCAAGGACATAGAATCGGAATTTGAGACCAAGACTGTTGTCGCATCGCAGATGACGAATGAGGAAGTAGCCGATATGCAGCGAATCAGCAGCCGCAAGGCTGAGAGAGAGGCGATGGAGAAGATTCTTAGGGGAGAACTGTAGGGATGCGGCAGCCGAAAGAGATAGAGTTTGCATTCCTAGGATGCATATTTGACAATCCGCCGAAACGGATTCCAGATGCGCTTAAGGTGAAAGCCAACCTTGACTGGTTTTCAGACCAGTCGTGCAAACTGATATGGGCGGCGATAGATAGCATTCGGAAGAAGACTCCCGTAGACAAGATAAAGCCGCTGATCATCATAGAAGAGGCTGTTAGGATTTCCACTAGGAAGAAGTCTCCATACTTCGGGCAGAAGATTTCTCCGTCCTTCATCGACGATGCGAAGAGGTTCCGTGATTCCGCCGACAAGGATGAGACTACGACGATTGAAGCCTATGCTCCTATCCTGCAGGAGGCGGCAATCGGCCGCAGGCTCAATGAGGCGATGAACAACATTCAAGCCGAAGGAAAGTTCGCTTCCAACACGGCGAGGATGATAGAACTGTCCAAGCAGATTCAGCAGATTCAGAAGGACGAAAGCCCAGAATCCGGGATTGACATAGCGAGTCTTGTTGACAACATGCAGGCCTCATACGACAAGTCCTATGAGGAGTTCGCCGTAAAGCACAACTACAATTACATTCCCGGAATCCCTTACCCATGGGATTGCATGTCTCACATGACTGGAGGTCTTGCGCCTGGGCTTCACATAGTTGCCGCTAGACCGTCTGTGGGGAAGACATCGTTTGTCCTGCAGTGCTGCACGTTCTGGAACGACCTAGGATATAAGGTTGCATTTGACTGTCTCGACATGTCCGTGACGGAACTAATCAAGCGGCCGATAGCCAACCTTTCTTGGGTGTCTCCGAAGAGGTGCGAGAAGGGATGGACTAATCCCGAAGAGCAGTATCGGGTGAGGGAAGCATCTAAGAAGATAAGCGAACAGGGGAATGCGGGACTTATCACATGGACGGTGGAACCGAACGTTGACAAGCTAAAGGCTTGGGCGGAGGTGCGGCATAGGGCGGGGAAACTAGACATTCTGGTGGTAGACTTCATTCAGAGATTTCAGGTAAAGGACAAGACTTCCGAATATGAGATTGCCACCTATGCCTCTGGTATTCTTAAGCAGTTGGCGAACGAATGTCTCATGCCCGTGATTGTGCTGTCGCAGTTGTCCCGCGACAATGTGAAAGATCCAAACGGCAAGCGCCCTCCTGAACTGTCCGATCTACGTGGTTCTGGTGCATTGGAGCAGGATGCTACGACAGTTGTACTTCTCCATAAGGTTGCGGAAGTAATAGCGGCATGGAAGAGCGACCCTCCATTGTACTATCTCGAACAGACTAACGACCCTAGGCTGAACGACGAGAGGGCGAAGGCGGTAGCCGCAGTGTCTTGGAATCTCGCTAAGAACCAGAACGGTCCTACTGGTGAACTTCCGTTCGTGGTGTTCCAGCAGGCATTCCGATGGTACATAGGCAATGATGAGGAATCCAAGGCTGAGAAGTACCATAGGATAATGGCAGATTGGAGATTTCTGGAAGAGCCATTCAAGACGGCTGAACAGAATGGAGCGGTGGTCTATCCGATGTTCTGGCCGCAGAAGTGCGCGGAGGTGTGCGGAAAACTCGGATTGGAGATACCGTCACACATAAGAGACCAGTTGAGCAAGTGGGACATTGAACGATACAATGCACTCTTGAAGGAGCATAGCGGCAGGATTTCGGAGGCAAAGGAGATAGCGGCTAGACCCATAACGGCAGAGGCGGCACCACCTTCAATGGTGCGCATGGTTGCGCAGGCGACGGCGAAGGAGGAGATGCAGTCGCAGGCGGCTCATGCGACCGTAGAGAACCTGAACAAGCAGATGAGCATACCCCCGACAACGCCTTCTGCTGATTTGTCAGAAGAGGATAGGGCTTATGTGGATAGTTTCGACGACATGATTATCTAATCAAGAAGAAAGGAAAAACAAAGATGAAATACGAGTTCACAGGAACCGTCACAGAGGTGTTCCCAACACAGACGTTCGGGAGCAAGGGATTCCAGAAGAGGGAGTTCCGAGTCAAGGAGAAGAGCGATAGCCAATACCCGAACATCGTTCCGTTCACCCTGACGAAAGACAAGTGCTCTCTCGCGGATTCCCTCACGGAAGGAGCGGAGGTGAAGGTTCACTTCTCGCTCTCTGGACGTCTCTGGTCCAAGGACGACAACTCGCCGACTAGGTGCTTCTGCGAGAACCAGGCATGGAAGATTGACATTCTCCAGCAGGGGAAGCCAAACATTCCAGCCCCAGCGGAACCGACCGAAGATGACATGGTTGTTGAAGACGACAACCTTCCGTTCTAATTCTTAACTCACAAGGGAAAACAAGGAGTAAGACAATGGCAACGAAGAAGCCAGCAGTCAAGAAGACAAAGGTTGCGGCGGTAAAGAAGCCCGTCAAGACCGCAAAGAAGCCAAAGGTCGCCACGAAGAAGATTGTGGTGAAGCCTGCAAAGCCTACGGCAGTCCCAGCGGTGAAGAAGTCCGCGAAGAATGGACTCGCCAAGTCTATGACGAAGGTTGTCGTCGATAGGATGACCCTTCCGAAGGGAGGCAAGATTTTCGTCAAGGCTGCGAAGCGCCCGACGGCGAAGAAGCCTGCCAAGAAGACGAAGTAAACCCTTGGGCGAAAAGCCCGAGTCGGAGAGAAGAGAGGTGGTCGGCCTAGCGACAGCCTTTCTTCTCTCCTTTTTTATGGAGTGTCCATTTGGCATTTGGCAGGAGAAATATATGAAGAGACGGCTGAAAGAGCTAAAAATAATTCGTGGGAACGATACAACGTTCTCTGGCAACGACCCTATCTCTATACAGATAAATACCACTGCGGATCTTTCTGGTTTTACTGCTTCTCTTTTTTTTGGAAGCGTTGTAAAGAATTTTTCTGAAGAAGAAGTGAAATCTAAAATCCTTAATCTAGCTTATACGAGTGAAGAGACATTGCAATTTTTCCCAGGCAAGGGTTTTGCATTGTTAAAGTTGTATGATTCAATGGGGAGACAAGCAACTGTTTGGAGATTCGTTTTTAATGTGGTATTCCCTTATGACAAGCCTTCTTGTGGAGGACATTCTATTGAAGTTGTCATAGGAGATGCAGATGGGAATGTCGAAGTTAAGTATGATGATGAGACTGAGACTCTTATCGTTGATTATAAAGTAACTACTGATGATGCCGAAAGAGCACTAGGTTTCTTCTAGGAGAGATTTCAATGAATCGTGAAGAAAGTATTGACGATATATTGATAGAACTGCGCATTGGAGTCTCTACTAACGATATGAAAGGCTACCTGAATTCGCTAGCGGATAGGATAGAAGCAGCACATACCGCTGATGTAATAAAGGCCATGGACGAGCTAATGGGCAAAGATTAATTAGTAGGCAATTAGTAGATAATCTATGTGTGTAGTAGTGATGTGTAAAATCGTCATCTAGGATTCATGGTAGAATCAGACAAGGAGTTGCTTTATGACAGAAGAACGAAGAGTAGAATTAGAGGAAAAACTAAACCTCGCTGAAGCTAGCGGAGACCCCGCGCAGATTGCAGCCGTCCGCAAGACGATAGAGCAGGAGTATCGGCTCTGCACTTCCCATACGGCGGACAGGCTGAAAAGGGTTGAACACACCGTTAATGAGATCAAATCAGGGCTTATCCCCGCAACCATGTTTGGCGAACTCAAGACTGGACTCTCAGACCTTACTTCTACCGTGCAGGGCATGAAGGTTGAGATGGAAGGATGGAAGCACAAGGCAAAGGGCGCAAAGATGCTATGGAACCTTCTAGGGTACATAGCGGCGGCTGGAGGAAGCGGATACATCGTGAAACTACTTCTAGGGTCTGCAAAGGCTGCGGCTGCAGGCGGCATATCCCCATAACCAGACAATACGGCAAAGGAGACAACCCATGAACATCAGCAAAATCAAGGCGGCTCTTTCTCTTCTCACTGGAGGGCTATCTGGACTGATAAAGTATGTCCTCAATCTGTTCAACGTGCAGGTTCTCGGAAAGATTCCGAACAAGGAGGTTGGTGCGAAGTATCTCCGGGATGCACAGGCTACCTATGCTTTCCTCCGTGCTATCATCGAGAACCACTCCGAAGACCTGTCCGAAGACCGCAAGGAAAAACTCAATGCGATTCTCGCGGCGATTGAGGAACTTACCGAGGCATTGGAGGACTTCGAGGTGAACGAGACGGAACTCGACGGAATCATAAAGAAGGTGTCTGATGCCATCGACGCTTTCAAGAAGGCAAAAAAGTAGTGGCTTTTCAGAAAAGGGGCAAATAAAAGGCAAAAGATGAACACTCCAAAGATTTCTGTTGTCATACCTTGCTACAATCGGAAGCAGTATGTCGGTGAATGTATTCGCTCTGTTCTTGCTTCGACATTGAATGACATTGAGGTTATTCTGGTGGATGACGGGTCTTCTGATTCAACGAAAGACCTTCTGGAAGAAACTTGGAAATCCTATCCGAACGTGAAGATGGTCCGCTGCCAGCATAAAGGGCCTTATGAGGCGAGATGGACAGGGCTATCGGAAGCAAAGGGTGAGTATGTTCATTTCATGGATTCCGATGACATAGTGACGCCAGATTGCTATGAGGTATGCTATTCGCTCTGCACAAAGTATGATTTGGACACTATCATCTTCACGCCCGAAGTCTTCAACAATGAGAAGCATACGGAAAGCGAGAAAAACACCAAAGATAGGCTTGCTGCCCATTTCCAGATTGACAGTGGTTGCTGCAACATGGTGGAGACTGGGAAGCAGTTGTTTTACGACCTTATCAAGGCTAAATCTTTCTTTGTCGCTTTCCAGACAAGGCTCTTCAAAAGAACTCTGCTTGACAAGCCAATTCCGAAGTGCAATGCATTCTATCATGGGGACAACTATTATTCGGTTGCTTGGCTTTATCTCGCAGACAAGGCCATGTGCATAGACAAGGTGCTTCTTAAGAGACGTGCTCATGTCAATACGATTACCATGACAAAGGGTAACGAACGGAAGCACTTTGCGAGCATGTTTTCCGTTATCATTTCGCTCTGCCAGTTTGCTCCGTATGCAGAAAACTGCACGGAGAACGGAAGCATTGAGGCTCAATACATAATGCGATGCGCTAGAGGCATGGTAAGACGAATGACGGATATGGGAGCGAATGCCATATTCCAGTGCATGAACTCATGCGTTTCGGAATTGGATTATCCTTATGCCGCATTTATCAAGATGTGCTTCATGCCGACGTTTATGAGGTTTGCGAAGTCTGTTATGAGTGAAAATCCGTAATTTTCTTCTCCCCCTCTTGCAAGCCGCCATAATTGTGTGGTAAAATATCGCCTGTCCAAGGAGAACCAGAGCGATGCCACAAGAACCATTGAAAACCGGAAGCGTTGAGCGGGGAATAGAAGAAGCGAGACGGAATGGCGGACTAGCCGTCTGCATCAAGCCAAGGGAAGAGGCAAAGCCACAGGCTAAAGAAGAGCAGCCCCAGATGAAGAAGAGAGCAATTGGAGATGTCTCACCATTGGGCATGGCTATTGCCGAGATAGGCGAACACCTTTCCAAAACTACTAGAAAGAATGTCGGCAAGACATCTCTCACATTCACGAAGAGAAGCGCCTGTACAGACGATACGGGAAGCGAGAAGTGCGGAGTCTGCGGAAACGTTCTCGCATACGGAGATATCTTCTATGCTATAGACTTGGCAAACTTCGGATATTCCAAGCATACCGAAAAGGTCTGTGCGTTCTGCAAGGACACCATCTGCGACAAGGTGCTTGGCTAATGTTCGTTTCTGTCTACACGATAGCCAAGAACGAAGAGCAGGTAGCCGAAAGGTGGTACAACTGCTTCAAGGAGGCGGATGAAATCTGCGTCCTAGTGAACAACAGCACCGACAAGACGGCTGAAACACTTCGGCGGCTCGGAGCGAAAGTAGTAGAGAAGACATACAAGGATTTCAGGTTCGACGTTGCCCGAAACGAAGCGATGAAGATGTGTTGCCATAAAGCCGATCTTCTCTTTGGCTGCGACATGGACGATGTGATTGAAAAGGGATGGAAGAAGAAGGTTGAAAGGGCTTGGGAACTAGGGAAGAAAAGCGAGCGCAAGCCGAATGCGATACTCTTCACTTATTCCGTATGGTATGGGGATGAAGTTCCTTTGCAGAAGTTCCTGCGGCATAGCATACACACTCCTGACGGATGGTATTGGAAGTGCCGAATACATGAGTACATAGAGCACACGACGGAAAAGAACTTCATCTACTATCCGAAGTTTGAGATGCAGAGCCGCCCCATGAGGCATGAGCATGGCAAGTATCTTCCAATGCTAGAGGCGGAGTGCAGAGACCCGAACTGCGAAGCGAGAAACAAGCACCTGCTAGGGAGGGAATACCTCCAGAACAAGAAGTATGAAGATGCTATTGAATGGTTCAAAAATCATCTTGAAAGCATTGATGCAACTTGGAAGTCAGAACGTGCCGCAAGCATGAAGTTCATGTCTGACTGCTATGGGAATCTAGGTTTTGAAAATGCAAAGGAATTGTGGCTTTGGAAAGCGATGAATGAGAACCCAAAGGATAGGGATGCACCTTTCATTCTTGGAATGCTTCTCATTAAAAAGAAGGAGTATAGGACGGCTATAGATGTGCTGAACAGATGTCTAGCAATAGATAAGCCAGAACTGGATTATCCTTTCTTCTCATTGGATGCCTGGACGGAGCACCCGATTGTATGCCTTGCGGAGGCAAAGTTCTATGTTGGAGAATGGGGCGAAGCTCTCTCTTTGTTAGATAAGGCTCTTTCAATGAATCCAAAATGCGAAGTTGCGCAGACGATGAGGAATGAGATTAATGCGCATATTGCCGCAGGAAGAAAACCGCCTAGAGCTCCGCAAGAGATTCCTCGGTTTAGGATAGAGATCCCTGAATTGGCTTAAAGAAGAACGAAGCAAGGACAATGAAGATGATAAAGACAGTCAAGGGAGTAAAGGCGAAACTCACAAACGCAATGGACATGGGTTTCAAGTATTGCAAGGTAGCGGTGGATAACAACAGCATCGGATGTGCCTTGATAAAGGACATTCTGGATTCCATAAACTACTGCAACACCCCAGGAGGCAAGATTAGGACTTTCATTCATAGAGGGTATGAGTATGCGGTAGATGAGGGGATAGAAATCACGATTCTGACAGATGAGGAATTCTTAGAGCATTACATGGGAATGCCGTGCAACAAGAATCTTTTTGCGAAGGAAGAGGATAGGCAACGGAGAGATGCGCTAGAGAATTCGACTAATGAGATGCTAGAGACAAGGGATGCCTTGCGGAATTCTCTAAAGGCAAATCCTAGCCCAAGCCATAATCCTTCTAGGAATCTGTTTTCCGAGGAATCGGATGGAGACAATGATGAGCCTATAGGATTTAGGAAGCAACAAACGGAACAGGGCAAGGAAGGATTTTTTGCCCGCTTCAAGAAATGGCTCAAAGGGGACGTAAGGTACAAGCGATAATTTTCTTCCACACCCCATTGAAAGCCTAACAGGAGGTGTGGTATAATCTAGTTGGATTTAGAGTCATCTTTGGAAAACAAAGAAAGGTAAACAAGAGTGAATATGCACATAAAAATAAGCAAGGCCTCCCTATCGGAGGCATTGAACAACGTACAGGCCGTGGTCGGCTCAAAGGGCGCTCTGCAAGTTCTGCAGAACGTGAAGGTGGAAGCAAAGGACGGAGAGGTGAAGTTTACCTGCTCCGACTTGGACGTGACCCTAGTTGCAAATGCTGAGTGCGAGATTCTGGAGCCTGGCGCTACCACAATCCCCGTCAAGCCGTTTGCCGCAGCGGTTGGAAAGGTCGTAGACGGGACTATTGAAATCTCCGTTGACGGTCAGGACTGCTCCACAATCACCGCAGGGGCTTCCGTGTTCAAGTTCAAGGGGCTTGCGGCCAAGGAGTTTCCGTCCATTCCGGCACCCGATGGAGCAACCTGCACAATCGAGAGCAATGCAATCCGCGAAATGCTCCGTAAGACGGCTTTCGCCGTGAGTCAGGACGATACCCGCCGTACGCTGTCAGGCGTCCTTCTCGACTTCAAGGAGGGTGAGGGAATCGTCAAGGCTGTTGGCACGGACGGGCGGCGTCTCGCAATGCTAGACTGTAGCATCGAGAACACGAAGGGCTTCACCGGACAGTATATCATTCCCCGCAAGGCGGTTGATATGCTTTCAAAGAAGCTCCCGAAGGAGGGCAATGCGGAACTCGTCACGGCGAAGGGACAGTTGCTCGTCAAGACGCCTCGGCTCATCGTAATCACGAAGCTCCTCGATGAGGTCTATCCGAACTACATGCAGGTTGTTCCCAAGGCTGACGGCAGTAGCGTGACCATGAACCGAGTGGAATTCCTCGGTGCGCTCGACCGCATTTCCGTGTTCACCTCCGCAACGGATTCTCCATGCGTCGTGCTCACGTTCGGGGATAACAACCTCGTGCTCAATTCGGGCGATACCGAGTTCGGCTCTTCGCACGATGAGATTCCCGTGAAGTACGACGGAGACACCATCGACATGCGCTTCAATCCGCAGTATGTCCGCGATGCGCTCATGGCGATGGATGAGGATGAGATTGTGATGAAGATTACCGCAGCGGGTGCGCCTGCCGTGATTCGCAAGAGCGATTCCGACGACTACACCTATGTGGTGATGCCTCTTAGGGTCTAACTTCCAAAGAACAATTCTTTCTTTGCCAATCCTACCGCTCCCCTGCCAATCGGGGAGCGGTTTTTTGTGTCTTTACTACTAGAGAGGAGGTTTTACCATCTAGGCAATTCCTAGGAAAGAGTCTAGTCTTTTCGGAAGGAAATTGCACATGATTGACCCTAATAAAGTCACCGAAGCCGTAATGGAGTTCATGCAGAACCCGACTTGGAAGGACATTTTCATGAATGCCCCAGGTGGAGCAATGGAGCGGCTTGCTATTTCATTTTACTTCTCAAAGTTTCATGACCAGTTCAAGCCAGAAGACTTTCAGGAGTATCGTGATTTGAGGGACGAATATGAGAAGTCAATGACGGCGGAAGATTTGCAGTATCTTATTGACAATAGCGATAAGGAGAATGCAATCAAGCACTATCAGGAGCTTCTTGATAAGATAAATGGCGGACAGCAGCCAACTGGTACATTGAGGTTTGAGAAAGATGGGACTGGGGGAGCAGATGGAGATGGCGGCGAACAGACTGGAACCTCAGAAGTATCGTCAGAACAGACGGAAGAGACTAAGGACGGAGAAGAGCAGACTAATACGGAATCCATTGAAGAGGCACAGGAGCAGCCGCAAAACGAAGGGGGCACAGATGCACCCCCAGCAGAAGAGAAGCCGCCAGAATGGAAGGAATCGGCCACAGAATCGAATCAAGAAGATAAGGACGGCGGAGAAGATGAACAAAAGACCGATGAGAAGTATGATACCGCCCTTTCTGTAGCGCTAAATTATCTTCAGAACGAAGACAAGCAGATGAATGGTTCTGCTGTAGACGAAAAAAAAAAGTAGCTTCTGAAAAGAGAGTTAGCGACGAATTGGTGTCTGCCTTGTTAGGCGAGACATATGTTTCTGATGCTATGCCTAAAGAAAAGTCTTTGGCTGAACACGACAAGGAAAAGCACCCACATGGATTCAATCCTGAAACGGACACATGCAAGTTTAGGGAGAGACTTTCTAAAGAGACTGAATCTGACAAGGCGGATATTGAAAATCCTAATTCCGCCCCGAAAGAAAGTATAGCTACCGAAAAACCATTGAAGAAACCCATAGTCACCCCAGAAGAGGATGCCGCCTACATTGAAGCAGTAGAGAAGGGGGACATGGAGACCGCCGCCAAAATGGTTATGGAAGTGGCGGCTAGGGCATTTCCTGAAACCATAGTTGTAGACGAAAAAGGTAATCCAAAGATTTTTTATCATGGTACTAGCAGTGACATAAAAAAATTCATTGTCCCTAGTAGAGGTAGTATATTTTTTGCTCCTACAGAAGAAGGTGCGAGAGATGGAGCTATAGCAGGTGCAAACGAAAGGTATGGAGAGCAGCCTCGGCCTGAAGATAGCAAAGTCAATAAGTTTCATATAATTCCTGTATTTTTGAATTGCAGAAGCATTCATAATGTTTCTCCAGATAAGGAGGCAAGAGAATTTTATGATAATCTACCAGACTTCGTTCAAACTGAAAGCGAAATGGAAGAACTTAGACAACAAGAGGTGATGCTTCCGAAAGAAGAACAAGATGCATATCATGAAGCATTGTCTATAGCATATGGTGCTGGGTGGAATGAGAACGATGGAACATATAAAAAGCAGCCTCTTCCAACAATCTCACAAAGGAGATTCCAATCTGTACCAGACTGGAGCGCTTGGGGAGGGTATTATAAAGGGCATGATTTAGGCCCTGATCAATATAGTAAAGCAATAGCTATAGATAATGGACATGATAGTTTCATGGTAAGAGATGAAGGGGGTAAGTCTATTGCACTCTGGGACCCGAGTAAAATAAAGTCTGCTGACCCTGTGACGTATGATGATGACGGTAAGGTCGTTCCTCTGTCCCGCCGTTTTGACGATGGTGACGACATTCGCGGTGATGTGTCTGGGAAGCAAGAAAATGGAAAAGAAGAAGCGAAAGTGCAGCCTCCAAAGCCAATGGGGATTTCGCACATATTCACGGGGAGTGCGGCGAACTATGACAAGCCGAGTTTATTGGCAATAGGAACTGGGGAAGGGAATCAGGTTTATGGATGGGGACTTTATGGGAGTAATAAAAAAGAGGTTGCAGAAGGATATGCTAAATTAGCAAGACAAAAAACATTAGAGCGAAAGATCGATGAAGCATATCTGACCTTCTCTGCCGTTATAACTAAACAAGGTAGGCAACCAAAAGATACAGTAGAGATAGATGCATCAAAGGCTTTAGAACATTGGGGGAGTCTTTCTAAAGCAATGAAAATGATACAGATGGATATAGATGACGGGATCCGGGTTGATAAAAATAAGAAGATACTACAAGAACTTAAGGACCATGGGCATGAATATGACATGCCCCACGAATGGATTTATGAACAGACATTTTTTACAAACAGACCAGAAGGAGACGAAAGCCACTTGTTAAGTTGGTACGATCCTATAAGTGAGGACAACAAGAAAAGAGCAATAGAAGCAATAGTGAATCCATTTTTGGAGAAGTTGAAGGGTTCAGGAAAATATAATGAGGAGAAAAGGCAGAAATTAATTGACGCATGGCAACAGCAGATTGGAGAAAGAACGGGTGAAGAATTGTATCGGTTTATGGTTTCGCATTTTGGAACCCCTAAAGATGCATCTATAGCCTTAGCGAATTCTGGCATAGATGGCATCAAATATCCAGTTGATAGTTATAAGAAGCCAATTAAGGATGGTAATGAAGTTGGGTGGGATTATGTCTCCTTTCGAAATGACAACATACGGATAGACAAGAAGTATGTGGATGGGCAGAAGATGTTCGACTATCAGGAACTGATGAATAAGCACCATTCAGACATAGATCCAATGGCTATTTTGGCCTATCTAACGAGGCTAGATTCACCAGAAGAGATGGCTGCGGAGTTTGCCCGCATAATGGAGAGCGGTAAGATAGAGAAGGACAAGACTGCACAGGATGAATTGTATGAAGCATTGGTGGAGGATGCCGACACCCTGAAAGACCAGACATTGCAGGAACACGATAGGCGACACCACCCCGGCGGCTACCATGAAGGAGATACCTGCAAGTTCCGCAATAAGTTGAAGACAGAGACCGAAACAGATAAGGCTGACGAATTGTCTAAAGAGAATTCAAGCCGAAAGAACTTAGCTAAAATCGCCAATAAACTAAAATCCTTCATTAAAGGAGTCTCCATTAGGTTTTCTGACAAACCACATGAAATGGATTCTTCAAATACCCGCAAGAGCATTAGACAAAGTGAGCAGGACAATTGGAATCGAATCCTAGATGCCTTTGAACACAAAACAGCGGGGGCAGATGCTACAAGGCACCATACACTGTTAGAACACACTCCTGCAGTGCTAAGGAGATTAGGAGTCCCAGACCGACCCATCACGATTATGGGCGGCACCATACATAAGATGATAGGGAATATAAGGAATAGCCTTTATGAGTACCATGAGATACCGATTTCGGAACTTCGTAACCTTCTACTTGATCTAGATAATCCTGTTGCCGTTTTTGATTCAAAGTCAGACCCCAATGCGATAGTAATTCTGACGAATCTTTTAGATAAGCATGGGAATGCAAAATCTGTTGTCCCATTGAAACTAGATAGAGAGGCATCAGGTACTGCTAGGGAAAACACAATTGCCTCGGCTTACGGGCAGAAGCCTGATAATTTGCAGCAGTGGATAGACGAAGGATATTTGAGATATGTAAGCAAAAAGGGCTTGAAGAAATCTGCTCAGAGGCTGCAATTGCCAAGAGACTCAATCCTCAAGACCCATGGTGTTCTTATGGAGGAAGATTTCTCCGCCGAACAACTGGGAGAAATTATACCAGATATGCCTTCGGGTGTAAAGGGGGGAGACGAAAAAAAAGGAGAATCGGGAGAAGTCATAAGTTTTCGTGATAATAATGGCGAAGTTGTAGGGACTTATAATCGGAATACTAATGAGGTTGTGTTATATGAAGGGGCGGATGCAGACACGATAGGGCATGAACTTTGCGGACATGCGACATGGCAGTATGCTGAGCAGATGGCAAGAAATGGCAACGATTCCCTTCTCAAGAAGATGAACGAAGTTGTCGATTCACCTACGGCGAAACCAGTATGGGACGAAGTAAAGGCTAACTACGAAGGGGAAGACAAGGAAGTACAGAGAGAAGAGGTGTGGGCTCATATCATAGGGCATAAGACTTCAAAAGCGATAGAAGAGATTAACAAGTCGCGGGGAGGGCGAAGGTGGTATCAGCGGTTCTGGGGAGTAGTTAAAGAGGCATGGAGAGGGCTAGTGTCTGCGGCTGGGCTTAACAATGTGGATACATCTGGCATAGACCAGATGTCAACCGATGAGTTTTCTGACTTCATGGTGAAACAGATGACGAGCGGGAAAACATTGGGCAGTATCAGCAAAGGTGAGAAAAGAGAAGATGGGGGAGAGAGGAAGAGCATAGTCAAGAAGCCGATTGTGTCCGCCGCAGAGGATGCGGCATACATGGAGGCGGTGAAGAAGGGGGACATGGAGACCGCTGCGAAGATGGTTCGTGAGGTTGCGGGGAGGGCATTCCCCAATACAAAGGTGGTTGCAGATGATGGATTGCCAAAAATCGTTTTCCATAATACAGATTCCTCTTGGACAGTTCCCGCTGTTCCTTGGGAAGGGCCTATTGAATGGGATGGATTGCCTGGATTGTTTTTTGCTGATAGAGAGCAACCTCAATACGGAAAGAACAAAATTTCGTGTTTTGTAAATCTAATGAATCCGTTAGACATGAATGACGGAGGTAGAAAGGCTCTGCATGGCAGGAGCTCTGATCGGATCGATGAATTCACAAAACAATATGAGGATGCAATAAAAACGGGGGAAAATGAATTTGAATTCGGGGATGACGGAGTTTTGAAAATCACTCCTAAGGGAATGTCGCTGCTGAAATACGATGGATATTTTGGTGAGCACCCAGAAGATGAGATGGGAAAAGTTATAGAATATGCGGTGATGTCAGCAAGGCAGGTCAAGTCCGCCGACCCCGTGACATACGACGACAACGGCAATGTGATTCCGCTCTCCCGCCGCTTTGATTCTGGTGACGACATCAGAGGCGATGTCTCAGGTGCTTCCAGTTTCATTGATATGATGAAGCGCCTCCATCCAGATGTCAATCCAGACGAACTTCTCTCAAAACTTAAGTCTCTTGGAAGTCGTGAAGAGATGGAACGAGCGGTTGCTCAAATCTTAGGGGCGAAGAGTACATGACCATTTGCATTTTTGGCATTTTGAGAGGATTTAGAGATGACAGTTAAAGAAGCATTTGCGCAGGCTTTTGACGAGGCATTCGTGATGGATGCCATGCCGGGAAACAATATGCCGAAGAACACCCTTCCGCAGAAGCCAAATGCACCTAGCGGATTGAAGAAGAATGCGGCTGCGGCCCCTGGTGCAAATCCTACTTCTGGGGGCGACAAGTCTCTTTCACAGCATATCCAAGAAGGATGCGAAGCCACGAAGAACGGACACCCAGAGAGGTGCCCGTACATCAAAAAGATGGCGAAGGAACTCGAGCAGTCTCGGGGATTAGATCCTACAACAGCAATGCAGCAGGCTATCGGGATGCACACCGCAGAGGCGGCCAAGTTCGGGCAAGGTGGAGCACAGCCGCAAGAGGGAATGGAGCCGCAACCGCAAAGCCCAGAGATGCTAGAGCAGCAGGCGCAGCAGATAGCACAGAATCCGCAGATGATGGAGCAAATTCCGTCAGAGATGCTTCCTGAGACAAAGATGGTCCAGACGGAGGCTGGAGAACTGCCAGCACAGACAACGGTTCAAGAGGGGATATTGGAGAATCTTACGGAGCAGGCGGCGTCTGGGAACACACTAGCCGAAGAGTCTCTACAGGAACTGAAGGACAAGGTAGAGGACGGGACGATAACATCGTCTCCACAGGAAGAAACAGCCGCAGCCATTAAAAAAGGGTTTGAAGCTTTCGGAGATGGAATCCATGAAGCGGCAGAAGCTAGACTTAAAGAGAAGGGCAGGTCTGTTGATTTCAAGAAGGATGGGGCAGGAGCAAATCTATTCAAGGAACAGCACCCAGATTATGTTGAAGTAGACCATGGGGATGGGACTGTTCATTTTGAACCGTCCCAAAAAGAGATTGGTGGTGAGAGCGGACAAATTGGTGAATCGGCAGCACAAGTCGAGACAATAACAACAAGCGATGGAAAGAGTTCGAGAAATATAAAGCCTGATGAGGCGATGGTTCTTGCGGCCAATCCAGAGAAGAAAGAAATCTTCCAGAAGATGGTTGACATAGAGTGGCTTGTTGGCGGATTAAAGGACGATAGCCCAGAGTTCAAGGACTTGGCGAACCAGTACCAAGCATTGCAGAGGATGTTCTTTGGCGACGAAGGAATGAGTGACGTTTCTTCTGAAAGTTCTGCTAGTGAAGAAGTCAAAGAAACACCATTGGGAAGTGAATCTCCTACACCTCCTTCGCCACCAGCCGATGGTTCTGGAGAGGGCGGCGGCGGAGGTGAAGGAGGCGATGGTAGCGAACCTCCATCTGAGACTCCACCTACTACTCCACCTTCGGAAACACCCCCTACAACTCCACCCAACAAGAACAAGGGCGGAGCGCCTGCACATCAGGGGACACCTACCCCTAACGACTCGGAGTTCCAAGTAGGGAAGAACAAGTATCAGGTAGGCGGCACCGTCTATACCGATGTCTCTGGCAAGGGGCTCCTCCGCACGATGCTTTCTTCCTTCATGGCGGGTCTTCGCGGAGAGGGAATCATTACCGGATGGGATAGAATCTCTGGTGCTTGGGACCAGATGAAGCGCTCTGAGAATGGTGAAATGGTGAGAGACGGCATATCGGGCGCTCTTATCAAGAACACCATAGCCAACTATGCAGCGAAGGAAGGGCTGCCCGACGATGCGAAGATGGAGCTTGCCGTCATACAGGACATGATTTCGCAGGCAAAGTCTCCGAAGGACAACATGGCGGCGGTCAAGCAGTTCCAGGCTTGGAAGGAGAAGTATTCCAAGGAACTCGGAGAGATGGACAAGCCAAAACTCGGTGAACCATTCAAGCCGCTTCCGAACGACTACAAGGGAGGGAAGCCACCGATTTCCATACTTGACCCGCCAAAGGACTTTGATGCGGACAAGGCTTTCGGGGACCAGGTTGCCTCCGTCCTGCAGGAGAGCCTAGGAGCTCAAGGGCTACCCGTAGGAGACATAGAATCCATAAGCGTAGGGCCGTCTGCGACAACGATAGAGTTCAAGGTAGATCCCGCTTTCGACATTACGGCAGCCAACAGCAAGAAGGTCAAGGAATCGCTTAAGGGCGCATTGGGGACGCCCGTATCCAAGATAGAATATGCTGACGGAAAGCCTCATGTGGTAGCCGTGCAGGTTACTAACCTTAAGATGAGGGACGTAAGTTTCTCCTCCTGCATAGCGAGCGACGAATGGAAGGACTTTGCGGACAAGGCGGGACTTCCTGTGACATTGGGCAAGGATTCATCTGGAAAGAACGTCAACCTAGACCTAGCCAAGCAGCCTCATACAATCGTGACGGGCGAATCTGGTTCCGGCAAGTCCGTGTTCCTAATGGCGGCGATAAACTCCCTAGAGATGGCAAAGACGCCAGATGAGGCACGGCTAGTTCTCCTAGACCCGAAGAACGAATTCCGTTCGCAGGACGGTTCTCCTCATCTTCTATATCCAAGAGCACAGAAGCCGCAGGACATAGCGAACGTAGTGAGTTCGCTTAAGGCGCTCATGGATGATCGCATCGCCAAGATAGGCGGTGCGGTGAAGGACTTCGATCCGACGAAGAACGAGTTCCAAGGCAACTCTGACAGGAACATTACGGAATACAACAAGCTACACCCAGAGGAGAAGATGCCTCATGTCCTTATGACATTCGACGAGGTTGCTTCCATAATGAAGAATCCCGAAGTTTCAGACAGGGTGAAGCAGGACTTGAGCCAGATTATGGCTCTTGGCCGTTCTGTCGGCATCAACTGTCTACTCGCCACGCAGCGGGCTGATGTTGCCTCCATTCCGGGAGACATAAAGGCTAATGCTCCGGCTTCTATCGCTTTCAAGGCGGCCCCAGACGATGCAAAGGCATCTGCTGCGGCAAAGAGTCTTGCGGGAAGCGGAGACTTCATAATGACCGACAAGGAGGGCAAGCAGACGAGAGGGCGCGGATGCTTCATCTCCGACAAGGAAGTAGCGGCAATACCAGCATACTATCGGGACAACATGAAGGGTGCTCCGACGCCAACCGACGGAGGAGGAGATTCGGGTGGTGGAGAAGGGCCGCAACTTCCGCAGGAACATCTGGATGCAATTGCCGCTGCCGTGAAGAAGGGCAACTCTGTCTCGATGGTGGCCGAGGAAGGATTCATGGATGCTTTCAAGAATGCTTTCCCGTCGGATTGGGAGATTACGGAAGAAAATGTGAACGGCGAGAAGCATTGGAAAGCCTCACCGCCTAAAAAAAATTCGGGTGGGGAAAAAGGGAATGAATCATCTAGCATTCCTACAGCTAATTTACAAGTGAAATCAGCTAATGCAGCTTTCCCAACACAGAAAGAACTGCCAGATGGAGAAGTTGAGATTCCTATAGCAACATATGCTGCTGATAAGGGATATGAATGGCAAGGCCGACCAGAAGGAATTGACATAGAGGATCTTAATGCCATTGTTGAAGCTGGTGCGGAAAAAGTACGTAATTCTGATGGCATTATTCCAGATAGTTTTGTAGTTAGGGTAAATCTTGGAAATGGGAAAGTCGCATTCATGACCGAGACATTGACAAAATCAGGGTTCGATCAGGCGGGTAGGTCTAGCGTCTTAAATCGGGTTGCATTTGTCAATGAGGAAATGGCGAATACGAATGGGGACAAGATTGTAAATCATCTCCTGTCTATGCAAATTCCCGAAAAGGGTAGCGACCCTTCACTAAAAGACAACAAAATAAAAGTCAAGTTCGAAGAAGTGAAGGAAGCAAAAGCCCCTTTGGGAAGCAGCGAATCTCCTACACAAGAAACCCCGAAAGAGGAGAATACGGATTGGCGCAAGGACGGTTCTAGGGATGATGCAATAGCGACCCTCTCCAAGGTAAGAGATGCAGCCAAAGCGAAAGCATGGGATACCTACAACCAGGGAGAGGATACGGCGGATGCCCAGAAGAAGCTTCAAAAAGCACTTGAAAAGGCGGATTCTGACTTCAACACGAAGATGGCGCTTGTCGATATGAAGTTCCCTCCTCCAGAAGACGAATCAATGGATGGTGGCTCTCCAGAAGGGGAAAGTGAAGAGGGAGAATCCCCCACTCCAGAGGAAAATGGTGACGATGATGAGGACTCTCCCGCCGCCACCATGAAGGACATTGAAGAGACCTTCAATGCCGAAAGAGAGCGCATCGAGAAAGCCCTATCAAAGCCAAACACAAAGGTAAGGGACAAGCAGAAGCTCCGTGAAGAGAGGAAAGCCCTAAAGAAGAGGTTCAACGAAGCCAAAGCGAAGTTCGAGGCGGGTGGCTCTGCGGAAGATATGCTTAACATCTTCGAACCAGAGGAGGAAAAGCCTGCAGGAGAGGAAGCCACGAAGACACAAGAAGCCGCACCAGAATCTCCAGATGAGGATAAGGCTGAAGCGGAACAGCAGGAACAGGCACAGAAGGATGAGAAACTACGCTCTACCGTTCGTGAGCAGAAGTTCTATGGAGCACCAGGCTTCAAGGCTACTTCAAAGGTAACTCCGCAACAGGTAAAACAGATGGAGAACCTTCTTCCTGCTGGATGGGAATTCGTGACGGACAACCAGTTTAAGGCGCCAGCCCGCACCAAGAACGGTGTGGTGTTCATCAGACACCCATCTAACGGCTCCTATGGAAGAATCTTCATCAAGACGGATGAGAAGGGCAAGGAGTACATTGAGCCAGAAGCCCAGATTGACGTTGACACGACACACCCGGACTATCAGGGGTTCGTGAAGAATGAAGACGGCACTTATGGCCTAACGGAAGAGGGCAAGAAAGCGGAGGCGGAATACAAGCATGTTCGCAAGTATTCCAAGAACGAGAAGGAGCGGGCGGAAGTCCAGAAGAAATTCAACCGCATTAGGTTTGGACACGACGAAGCCCCAGACAACATGACAATCGTTGCCAATGCCGTTGCAAATGTCTTGGAGAAAATGGAAAAGAGGACTTAGTAATGAACTTCTTCGACTACCAGAACCAGATGTATAGCAAGTCCGCACAGGACGATGCTATAGCGGATGCAGCAGCAGCAGAAGCCCGCCAGCAACAGGCGGAAGCACCTCATGGGGAAGAGGAATCCGCCAAGCAGATAGCGGAGTTCTCCAACAAAGACCACATATTGTCGGGCGAAGAATTACTCGAGCATCGCAAGCATTGCAGGGCTAAACCAGGCAACTGCCCGTTCGAGAAAGCCGTTGACGAAGCGGACGACATTACACCCAATGAGATAAAGGTGACGAAGCAGGATGCCTACAATCGGTTAGCCGCCGTCCTAACGCAGCTATTCCAAGTCTCCAAGAACCTTGCAAAGCCAGCGATAGCAGACCCTGAAGCCGTGGAGGAGGAAGCTTCTCCGAATGGCGAGGCTGCTTCTACCGCACAGGATGAGAAGACCACGCAGGATGAAGCACCTGCTGATGAGCCTAACACAGATGCAAAGATTGTTGCTGAAGTCATAGAGGGCGGAATAGAGAAGATGGTGGAACTCGCAAAGGCGAAAGGATGCCTTGTGGATATGGACGAAAAAGCCACAAAATACATAGTGAAAGGCCCCTCAAAAGAGGAAGTGGAGCAAGCATAGTTTTTCCCAGTTGGCATTGATTAGCCAAAAATGACATGCTGGAGCTTCAACGGAAATGGCGCATAGCTACATAGACAAGTTCGGATACAGGAGACAGAGGGCAAACCCTATCTCCCGCGTAGGTGTCTTTCCGTACACTGGCGAGCAGATTGACCAGCCCAAGAAGAATCCTATTACTGGCAAGCCCATCATCAAGAGGGATGCTCTTGGGGAGATAATCTGGAAGCGCACGAAGAGCGGAGCAATCGAGAAGGATGCGGACGGCGACCCGATTCCAGAATATGAGATGCAGTTCGGGCTGGAGCCTAACAAGCTATACCCTGTCCTCCGCGGCCCAGATGCGCTCTTCGACCCAGAGGCGATTGATTCTTTCAACGGTCTTCCGATTCGTGTCGGTCACCTGATGATTGGCGACGAAAAGAAGAACAGCAAGGACGAAAAGGACAAGAAGCTCAATTCCGCCGACAAGAATCCGAACGACGGATGCATCTACAATGTCCGTCCGTCCCTTGACGAGCCGGGCTACCTCATCGCGGACTTCTGCATCTACACCGACCGAATGAAGGACATTCTCAAGGACGGCAAGATTAGGGAACTCTCCCTCGGCTACACCTGCATCTATGAGCAGGAGGACGGCGAATATGAGGGCGTCCCCTACATGTTCAAGCAGACAAATTTGCGGGGCAATCATCTTGCCCTCGTAAAACATGGGCGTTGTGGGTCGAGCGTCTGTGTGTATGACCAAGCGGTCGTGACGTTCGACTCATTACCCGAAGGATACCCAACAATGGAAGACACAAAGAAAGAAGAGACCAAGGAGCTCGATAGAGCCAAGGCCCTTGCTTCCGCCATTAAGGGTGGTGACGAGCAGTTGGCTCAAGACTGCCTAGACTTCGCGGACTTCCCTCCGGAAGTGCGCAAGGAAGCCCTTGAGCGCTGCAAGGCCGGCAAGTGCGAGAAGAAGGATGGAGAGAAGGATGCGACCGACAAGGCCCCCAAGGCCACGAAGGACGATGCCGATGCTCCTACCCCTCCCGAACTTCCGAAGCCAGAAGAGAAGCCAGCCGAATCCCCCGCACCGGAGAGTTCCGCCGCTTCCGCTCCTGCACCTACCCCTGCTCCAGAAGCGAAGGAACCTGCTCCTACCGAGGTGAAGTCTCCGGCTAACGGAGAGAACCCCGCCGATGGGCAGGATGCACAGGACAAGGCCCCCAAGACCGAAGTCCATGTCTGCGACAAGTGCGGATGCGACCCTTGCACGTGCAAGAAGGAAACTGAAGACAAGGCTTGCGGAGACAAGGCTGCGAAGGACTGCGGAACTGGCGTGACCGATCCTTCCATTCCTACCCCGGTTGCAGCCCTGCAGGGCGGAACCGAGGAGAAGAAGGAGCCGAAGGAGAAGGACACAGAGGACAAGGCGGCCAAGGACGGCAAGGAGCCAGAGAAGGTTGCAATCGTTGCGGAGAAGGTTGAAGAGCCGAAGCCGGGCGAGGCAATCGCAGAGGCTATTGAATCCAAGGGCACCGAGGACAAGGCGGAGAAGCGCATCGAGGCCGACGTCAAGGCCGAGCATGACAACCAGCCTCCTGGCAAGTCCAAGGTCGCGCAGGACGAGTATGCCGCTTTCATCGCGGAATACACCGAGGCGCAGGCTCTCGCAAGCAAGCTCCGTCCTCGCATCAAGGCAACATTCGATTCAGCTCCTATGAGAGTAATCGACGTTGCCCGCTTTGCGGCCAAGCACATCGACAATCTCGCCTTCGTAATGGATGAGGCGGACGATGAGAAGGTACTCACAGCCGTGCGCGGATATGCCGCAGCGGTGGCCATGGATGCCGCTCCGAATGGAGAGGTGTTCGAGGACAAGATTCCTTCCGCACCCGTCATCGTGCAGGACGAGGCGCCGAAGACTGAACAGCCGAAGGCTTCCTCCAAGGACCTTCTAAAGTTCCTCGGCAACTAATGTTAACCAACAGAAAAAACAACCCAAAGGAGTAAGAACTATGGGACTTCAGAAAGAAATCCTGAGGCGGACGTTCGAAGGAACTGTTAAGGTTCAGACGGGCGTTGATGCGGATGGAAATCCCGTATACGAGACCAAGAAGTATTCGGCGGGGGCGGCAGCGCTCATCGGCGGTACTCCCGGTCAAATCTACGACGTGGCCTATGGCCCAGTCGTCCACACCACGACCCTCGCTGATGCGGCCGAAATCGGCTCGTTCGTCGAAGGCCAGGGCGTAATCGTCAATGCGCCTGAGTATGCGCTCTACGGAACTGGCGTTGGCCAGGGCGCAGCGCTCGCTCCGTCGCTCGTGCTTCCCGCTGGCACGGTCGTGTCCTGCATGACCGCCGGCCACGTGTGGATTCAGTACAAGAACCTCGCCACCATTCTCGCAAAGATGAATGCGGCAGTCATTTGGCAGCAGAAGGGTGCTACCGAGGATGCCGACCTTCTCGTTGTGGAGGTGAACGGGATGAAGGCCTACGGCCCTGACGATTCCACCGCCAACGGCTAAACCTTACAACAGGAAGGAGAATTAAACAATGGCTTTCACAGAATGCAAATTCCGTATGCCCAAGGTCAAGGTAGAGGGCTTCGCCCTCGACGAGGCCCCTGAGAACCTGCGCACGATGGAGAATCTTGCGCTGATGGGCGTATCGTTCAACGACAAGTCCAGCGGCGTCAAGTACGTCATGGATGCGATGCCTACACAAGGCGTAACCAACCCAACGGCCCAAGTCCCCGTGCAGTTCCTCCAGCACTGGATGAACAAAATTATCACGGTTGTGACGCAGGCAACGACTGCCGATGAATTCCTCGGCCGCTCCACCTACGGAGAGTGGTATCAGGAAAGCGTCGTCCTCCGTCTGCGTGAGCTCACGGGTGCGGTTCGTCCTTACGGAGACCACGCTCAGGCACCGCTCGCTCGGTACAACTACAACCAGGAAGACCGCACCATCGTACGCTTCGCACAGGGTATCCTCACGGGTGCTTTGGAAGAGGCTCGTCTTGCGGCCATCGGTCAGAAGTCCTCCGCATACGAGAGCGACCGCGCGGCACTCGGCCTCGCCTTCAAGCTCAACACCAATGCGGTTGCCTTCTTCGGCTACAACCTGGGGTACAACAAGACCTACGGTATCTTGAACGACCCCAACCTCAATCCCTACATCGCCGTTCCAGAGAACAGCGCTGGAGAGACTGAGTGGTCGAAGAAGAACTTCTATGAGATTGTCACCGACCTCAACACGGCCGTTGCCGAACTCCAGAAGCAGTGCGCTGGCAACTTCATTCCGTCCAAGCATGCCTTCAAAATCGGCATCGCCCTCGGTTGCGACCAGTTCCTCAACCAGGTCAACTCCTACGGCATCAGCGTCCGCAAGTACATCTCGGACACTTGGCCAAAGGCAGACCTCGTGGTTATCCCCGAGTTCGACAATGCCCTCGCAGGCGACAACATTATGTACCTCAAGCTGGACGAGCTCGCTGGCTCCCCAGTTGCGGAGCAGATCGTTCCTGCGGCGGTTCGTCTCGTGGGTTCGGTGCCTCGCGCAAGCGGCCTCTACGAGCTCTACTCGGATGCTACGGCAGGTACGTTTGTGGAGCAGCCGCTCGGTATTGTCCGATTCTTCGGTATTTAATCGGAGAGCCGACAAAACGGCAAAGGAAGCCTACCTCCGAAAGGAGGTGGGCTTTCGTTTTTAATGGTTTCATGTTCACCATTTTTTTAGTATGATAGTAAGGTTCCCTTGACCGATATGGCATAGTGTAGCGACCCGAGTGGGTTGCCAACAGACAAAAAATTAGTGCTAACTGCGAACAGAAGGAACCACTAAAATGGCTAAAAACTACATTCATTCCACGGCATCTGCCGACATGACCTATCCGATTTATGCGGGAGGTACGGGCACGCCGAGGAAACTCAAGGAAATCGTAATCAAGGGAAGGGCGAACGTAGTCAATCCCGCGACGCTCATCACACCGACAGGGGCGGTGACGGAGGTTTCCGATGCAGACTTGGAACTTCTCAAGAAGAGTGCTGCTTTCCAGCGGCACGTTGCGAGAGGGTTCATGAGGGTCATGCAGGAGAGCGAACTCAACACCAAGGACATGGCGAAGGGAGACAACTCCCGCCAGTTGAACGACTACGAGTATTCGCAGGGGACAGACCCTCGCGTTCCGGGGTCGGGATCGTGCCAGGCCACCTGCGGAGAGGGAGACCGTATCCGTGGGCATCGCGGCGTAGGGTTCGTGTCGGATTCGTACTAACCGCATCAAAGCACAAGAAGCGGTTGTTCGGATTTCGAGTCTGTTGGAATGGGGTTTCCCGATGAGGGAAGCCCCTTCCATTTGTTTGTTGCTTGGGCATTTTGGGAAGAGAAGGACGAACAACCAGTAGGCGAGATTAACCATGGAATCAGACTATCCATTTCCAGACGAAGCGGGGCCTATCTTTGCGCCTGACCAGATGTCTAACTTATATTTCGACCAGTCTTTCTGGGGGCCGCCTTGGAGACAGTTCGAGACTAGGCCTCCTAGGAAGGTGTCGAGGTACAGGGACGATCCGGTAGACGTGGATAAGTTCAAGGCATGGTTCTCTGAGTTTGCGGACGATACGAAATGGCCTAGGGCATTGGTGGAGGCGAGCGCGAAGAGGGCTAGGTTCTACATACCGATATGGTCGCAGTGCGACTATCTGGACGGGGAGGACAGGGAGTATGCGAGGGGGCTGCTGACGGCGCACATAATGATAACGGCGAAGCAGAACCAGGCGGCGATGGATCAGCCGGCCTTGGCAGCGGGCGGAGCGGCGGGAGGTATGATGACAACCCTTCCGGGGACGGGCATTGTGACGAGCGCAAGCATAGGTTCGGTGTCGTATTCTAAGACGTTGCCGCAGAGCAAGGATGCCTATGAGTTCTGGCTCAATCAGACTCCGTATGGGATAGAGCTGCAGGCATTCCTCGCCAACCACATAGCGGTAGGGGTGATGGCGCAAGGAGACGACATAAGGGAGTGCTTCCGAGATTAGAGAACGATGGCAACCTATACTGTATCGAACAATGTCCTTGTGGGAATCTCTCTTGCCGAAGGGGAGACTGAGGTAACTATACCCGAAATAGAGAACATTCAGGCGATAGGTGCATTCGTATTCACTTCGGAAATCCCGATTGAAGTCCTTACATTGCCGCAGACATGCCGAGAAATAAGAGACAAGGCTTTCTACTACAACCAGACATTAAGGAAACTGGTAGTGAAAACCAATCTCGAGAAGATTGGCCCATATGCTTTTGCGGGAAACAATCCACTACGAGAGATCGCCTACGATGGAGATACAGGGCGATTTAGGTCTGTAAATGGGCTGCTCTATGACAATACAAAAACAAAGGTGATTCTAGGGACAAACGGCACAAGCGGTAGCATAGAATTCGCGGACGGCACGACAGAGATAGGCGATGGGGCATTCTCGTACTGCAAGCGATTGGAGTCCGTGGGACTCCCTTCCACCTTGATGAAGATAGGCAGGTTCGCTTTCTCTGACTGCTACAAATTGAGCACAATCTCCATTCCGGAAACCTTGAAGGAAGTATCGTATGGAGCATTCTTCGGATGCTACAACGTGACATTGGTAGATATTTCTCATGGAGTGGAAAGGCTCGAAGGGCTATGCTTCGGCGGATTGCCGAAACTAAGGGGAGTGGATTTTCCCAATACCGTAAACTTCCTAGAGACAAAGATAGGTGAAGAGCCGTTCTGCGGAAGCGACAGACGAATAGTGTTCACTTTGACGGATGAAGATAGCAGTTACGATGAGAAGATAATCAACCAGTTGCCTGGGGATTATAGCGGCAAGCCTGTAGTAGTGACTACCGAAGTTGGTGATATATATTCGAAAGGCTGGACCGTCAAGTTCGGCGCTCCGTATAAGGGAGTGCTGCAGGAGGCAACCGCAGCCGTAGACAGTCAATATGGAGCGGGGACGATTCTCGGCTGGTACTACGACTATGCTTTGACCAGACCGATAGGAGAAGAAGACATAGTAGAGGCAGTAGGCGGGCATATCAACGTGTATGCCAAGACCAAGATGTGCAACATAACTCTAGACCTGTGTTATGACGGAGACAAGGATTATGTCCTACAGGCGCCGTTCGGATATGAGATAGTTGTGGAAGACTACTACACCCCGGAGAGGAAGTTCTACAACTTTGGAGGATGGTATGCCGATTATGCAGATGGCGAATACTCTAATCCGAAGACAGTAGACGGCATCACTAGGATAACCGTCATGGGGGATGCTACGCTCTATGCGAAGTGGGTGACGTCCAGTGGAGTATACACCTATGAGGTGACGGACAAGAATGAGGTAAGACTGCTAAAGGTTGTCGATTGGGATGCCGTATATTCGCCTGGCGGCATCGTGAAGATTCCGGCATACATGGAAATGGCAGAGTATGAACTTGATTCCGAAGGCAATCCCAAACTGGATTCTTCGGGGAATCCAATACCCGTCAGGCTGCCGGTAGTTGCCGTAGGAAGCAAGCTCTTTGAGGGAGTAGAGGGTGTAAAGGGGATTGTGTTGCCTAATAGCTTGCGCTCGATAGGTGGGCGGGCTTTCTCGAACTGCATAAATCTAGCATCGCTAGACTTTGAGGAGGAAGATGGGAAAGTTCCTTCTCTCTCGACGATAGGAGCAAGGGCTTTTGAGGGAGCAGCAATAACGACATTAGACCTGCCAGATTCCGTCTCTTCTATCAGGCAGGGAGCATTTCTGAACTGCCAGAGCCTTGAATCAGTGAAATTCGGCAAGAAACTATCGGACATCGGAACCGACGAAGGAACGAACAGGGGAGCTTTTGAGGATTGCGAGAAACTGGAAGAGGTTAGAATAGACACGCTCGCACACTGGAACTCGGTGGATTTCGGGTTCTCGTCGTGCAATCCTTTGTCCAATGGCGCAAGCCTATATGTTGGCGATAGTGCTAACCCGATAACCGCCTTGAACAGTTCTAATCTGAAGACAAGGGTCTCGCACGAAACTACTGTCATAGAAAATGGCAAGGAAAAGAAGGAGACCACTTATGAGGAAGTTGCTGCGACTGAGATTAAGCCTTTTGCATATGTCGGATGCTCGAGTTTGACAACTATAGACCTAAGCGGAACAGTGATAACGAAGATAGGAGAGGAATCATTTTCAGCCTGCGGGGCTTTGGCTGATGTCGGGATTTCGGGTGGTACTTTAGCCGAGATAGGAAGGGCTTCATTCTCGAACCTTCCGTCGATGAAGTCATTGACAGTGCCAAAACTGACAACTATAGGAGACTATGCATTTAACGGATGCACAGGATTGGGCGGCAACTTGGGTGGAGAGAATGAAGGGACATTAGGGACTCTCACTTTGAATAATGAATTGCCATACATATCAAAGTCGATGTTCTCCAACTGCACGGCGCTCACAACCGTGACGATACCTGCATCTGTAGGAGAGATTCGTGCTTCTGCATTCTCTGGATGCACGGCATTGACTTCGGTGAGGTTTGCTAACCCAAGCGAGAATCAATGCATATCCATAGGAGACTATACTTTCTATGCTTGCGGATTGGTGACGATAGGAGGAACTGGAAGCGATGCAATGCCATTATGGATGGAGACGATTGGGAACAGAGCATTTGCCAAGAATATCAACTTGCAATCGGCCATATTACCAGACGGACTTCTTGCACTAAAGGCTAATGTGTTCGAAGATTGTCCAAGCCTGCATGTAGAGGTTGGATATGGAGGGTATGGGTATCTTGGTAACTGGATAGTGACAGACAAGGCGAGTGCCTAGGCTGCAAGTGCAAGGAGACTTTCAATGGCACAAGAAGAAACATACGATGTCACAGTTGCTGGAGCAATGGAGGGGATAGATGTTGTGTTTGACAACAATGACATTACCTCTATTGCGGTTGGACGGAATATTTTAGGGCAGAAAGCAAACACATTATCGCCTGGCCTGTTGTTTACATTCCCAAACTCCTATGATAAAATCACAAAACTTAGGGTCTTAGGGGCTTGTCCGACGTTCAAGGAAAGTTTTTTGTATGCATATATAGGGAGTGAAGATGTACTTTTTTTACCCAACTTACAGTCGGTCTTTCTGGAGAGGGTGAACAGAATAGAAAGATTTGCCTTTCGAGACTTTGTGAATCTTACACAAATAAGACTTCCCAAAACGGTTACTACCATTGAAGATGATGCATTCGTAGAGGTAGTTGAAGAAAATGGTACAGAAACACAAAAACCTTTGCCGAACTTGCAAACCTTTATTGTAGAAGATTTAAAAGCATGGTGTACAGTTGAACTTTTGTCTCTGTATTCGAATCCTTGCTATTCGTCAGGTTCAATCTATGAAGAGGGAGAATCCAATCCGGTTTCCTCACTCGATTCAAGCAACATATCCGAGGTTCCAGCCATAAAGGACGGGGTGTTCGCAAATTGCAAATCGCTTATATCAATAGACCTCCCGGAATCAGTAGATTATATAGGTGCTTATTCTTTCGCAGACTGTACTAATCTGGAATCTGCATCATTCCCTGTGAGTTTGAGCTTTATTGCAGATTTCGCTTTAGCAGATTGCAGCAAACTAAACACAATGATATTTAATGGGAATGCACCTGAGTTGTGGGATAATCCATTTCTGGGCATTCCGTCTACCTGTAAAGTTTATGTAAAAGAAGGAACTACGGGTTGGGGCACTGTTCCAGGCACATGGAACGGATTCGATATTGATTACCTTACCGAATAGGCAATTTTCACCTATGAGCGAGAAGTTCAAGTTACGATATGAAGTAGTCGCTATCCTCAAGGCGAACATCATAAAGGGGATGGAATCGTTCGGTCTGCCCGTGACGGATAATCCGAAGGATGCCGGCTGGATTGTGATGGAATCAGACCAGCCATCTCTTAGGAACGTGGACAATGCCGTGCTTTTCTTCTTGGAGCATGTAGACAGGATAGGATGGCAGGGTGACCATAGGCTCTACAACAAGGAAACGGGCAAGTACGACGTTATCGACTGCTTCATAGAACAGCAGACATGGAAGATAAGGGTTCTGTGCAAGAGGACTACCAAGCCGATTACGGACAACGACATACCGGTGGTGGCTTCCGACGTTACGGAGATGCTTGTGGCATGGTTCAATCGTCTGGGGTGCATCGAGTTCCGCAAGCACAATATGGCTAACCTTTTCGTGCAGATGAAGGACGTTAGGACATACAAGGACACGTCCGACGTCAACCAGTGGACTACGGAGTTCCCGCTAAAACTCCAAGTCGTGAAGCAGTTCGAGACGGAGATAGACACGGCTGAACCAGTATACGGAGGAACTGTTCCGATGGAGGGGGAGGCGGAGAAAAGGGTGGTTGTCGGCACGGAAGAGGGATTCAAGGCAGATGAAAGACGGAGCGAAAGCCGTCCAGATGGGTTATTCAAGAGAATTTTCCGCCGCTTGGGGTTTTTACCCAAGGGCAATTTACAGGAAAACCCTACTAGGGCTAGTGCGCCTCAAGAGGGAATGAAAACAACGACAGGAGAACAAAATGGCAATCAATAGCAAGAACTTTGTGGACATCTCCACCACATTCCCTAAAGCGGGCGCAACGAATAGGGCATTTGGCGGGATGGTGTTCACTCTGTCCGAGGCTCTTCCGCAGGATGCCGATTCTGCGTACCAGAGCACTGTGGAGGATTACGACAACGGCAAGGACATTGCGCTGTCTATTGACGATGTTATAGAGGTGTTTGGAAGCGGCTCTAAGGAATACGAGTTCGCGGCGGGCTACTATTCCTTCACGAGTCCAACCGGGCGTTTCCCGAGCAAGCTCAAGTTCAAGAAGCAGGATGCGGGCAAGTCCCTCATCGAGAACTTCAAGGAACTCGACAAGGCGACGAATTCTTTCGGTTCGTTCACGTTCCTCGCTCCGGCGGACGGATCTACGGCTACGGCCGGAGACGACTACCTCGCACAGTTGCTGGAGGTTGCGGTTTACAACCATTCGCTCGACACCAAGTATCTCTTTGTCGTGAACCAGAAGGCGCAGAGCGGTGCTACCGACTATGCGGCGGCCATCACGAATTGCGGCAAGTTCAGCAGGGTGTCTGGCACGTGTTTCGTGTACGGCGCGACGGATGTTTCCGCATACATGCCTATGGCTATCCTCGCTAGCACGGACTATTCTAACGGACAGGTCGTGAACTTCATGTTCAAGCAGTTCCCGGACGAAGAGCCGACCGTGCAAGACCAGAACGTGTACTCTGCCTTCAACCAGGGGCTAGTCAACTTCTACGGTCGGTCTCAAACGAACGGACAGACGCTGGACTTCTTCCAGAGGGGCTTCAACACGAACGGCACGGACACGGCTTCCTACTGCAACGAAATGTGGTTCAAGGCGGAGTGCGAGACGGCGCTCCTCAACCTGCTCATTTCGAGCGAGAGGATTCCCGCGGACCAGAACGGCGTCGCTTCCGTCAAGATTGCGGTTGCGGACGTGTGCTCCGTGGCTTCCCGAAATGGGAGCTTCATGCAGAAGGAGGCATCGCAGGCAGACCGCAAGACTGTCCGCGAAATCGTGAACCTCTCAGGCGGCGAAGAGCTAGAGGTGGACGGAATCATCGTTGACGTTGGCACTAAGGGCTACTCCATCTATGCCTACCTCTCGGAGCTGGCGGATGCGGACAAGCTCGGGAAGACCTCGGAGAAGATTATCGTCTACTATGTGTTCTACGGAACGGCGGACAGCGTTCGCTTCATCAAGGGCAACGATATCCTTCTCAAGTAACAACAAGAACAGGAGTGTGAAATATGGCTTGGGGTTTCAGAATCAAAGACGTATCCTTCGCGGGCTCTTCCGTCACGGTCGGCGGCGTAACCGTCACCGACTTCATGGACGATGCGAACCCCGTGGAGTTCCAGGACGTTGAAGTTTCGTCTGTCGGCGTGAACTGCAACGGCTCGATGATCCGCAATGCGAAGCCGAACGTCATCATGATGTCCGTGACGGTGATTCCGGGCAGCCCGTCCGACACGGGGCTTTACAACCTCTGGAAGAAGTATCGCGTGCAGGGCAACTGGAATTCGGCATGGGAGCAGAGCCTGTCTGCTTCCGTGACAATCGGGTCTGGACGCGGCTCCCGCACGTTTACGGACGGAACGATGGTGTCCGGCCCCGGCGGCCCTTCCTCGAACGGAGAGGGCAAGATGTCGGGACGTACCTACACGTTCGCATTCGTGACGGCGCTCTAACCGAAGAGCGACATACGGCGGTGGTGCTTGCCGCTGCCGAACGGCAAGTTCCACTCCCTCGGACAGGGGGGTGGAACTTGGCATTAAGAGGAGACACAACCAATGTTGCAGGCTATCTACGACCTATCTTTTGCAGGCTCCATCATTACCATCGGCGGAGCGCGAATCAAGGACTTCATTGACGATGCGAATCCAGTCGACATACAGGACACGGAGACCGCAAACATCGAATGGTCTTGCAACGGCAGGATGATAAGGACAATCAAGCCCTCCGCCGTAATCATCTCCGTGACCGTGATACCGAACTCACCCTCCGACAATGCCCTTCGCACGATATGGAAGAGGAACTTCATCAACGGAGGATCCATAAGCACGGCAGATGCTAACAAAAGTCTCACGGCGAGCATCACGACCGGGAATCCGAAGGGAGGTTCGTTCCAGTTCTCCGGCGGAACGTGTCTTTCAGGGGCTGCGGCGGTGACGGCTAACGGGCAGGGCAAGATGGGCGGGAACACCTATACTTTCGCTTTTGAGAACGTCGTCTAGCGGCGGTTCGCGCCCTTTCAACTTTGGCATTATTTGCCTAGCGAACTCACACATTAGGAGCAAATCGGTAATGGATCCGAAGAAGTTCATAGAACCGAAGGAAATAGAGATTGACGGAGCGAAATTCGTCATATCCCGCATACCAGCAGTGCAGGCGCAGCAGATATACGGGGCGATAATGAGGGAGAGCAAGGAAGACGGAGACGTGGCGATGACCTATCTCTCTGAGGAGACTTCGCTAGGTCTTCTTTCCTATGCCGCATATGTTACAGGAAGTGAGGGAGACGATGCATGGACTCCGCTGGAAGACCCTAACCAGATAAACTTCGCATGTCCCAAGATTGAGGTGCTGATAAAACTGGAGGCGGCAATGATTCGTTACAACTTCGGTTTTTTATTCGATGGAACCCTCCAAGAAGTATTGGGGGTTCTAAGGGACGTGACTCAGGACACATCAGAACAACCCTGACTTCTGAGATGGTAGCGAGCGTAGTCCATAGCGGAAGGGCGACGTTGAACGAACTTAGGACGATATACCATCTGCAGGACTTGTACAGGCTTTGGGAGATAGACTATGTTCCGCTCTACAACCAATGGTACGACAATGAGAGGCGGAAGGAGAAGGAGCGGCTTAACCAGTTGGCGAAGAACCTACGGCTGTAAGGCCGCGAACAAGGATGGATAATGGCGCGCAACAAGTTTAGATTCCCCAACCAAGGGGCAAGTGAATTGAATTCGTTCACCTCGTGGAACACGATTTCTGCGGGGTTGAACAATGCTCGTGGTTATGCAAAGAAGGTTGGCGCGAATGCAACCTATGCGAGGCAGATATATGCGGAGAATGAAGAGGGGCGCGCGAAGATAAAGTATGGGCAGTTCACCGCAGGTATAGGGAGCATAAGGGGGAAGGTTGGCGGTGAGGCCGGACAGAAGGTAGATTCTAGCATTGCATCGTTCCTGCAGAAGTTGCAGGCGGCGGGGGGACACAAGATAGGCGGTGCCGACCTCTCGAAAGCGATAGCCGACCTTCACAAGGAGATTGGCAGAATCGCCACCACGATGGGAGGGGCGCAAGGCAATATCCTGAAAGATTTCACTAGAGACCTGAAGGAAGCGAAGAATGCCGCCGCAAGAGGTGGACTCGGAGCGGTAGGTGGCGGAACTAGAGATGCGATAAAGACCGCTTTCGGCCTTAAGGCGGACAACTCGATAGATGAAGCAAGAAAGAAGATTGCTTCTGACGTAAGGCAAGCGGCGAAGTCGCTAGCCGATCCTTCGTTGAAGCAGGCGGTAGCGCAGGTCATCGGTGAGATGCACCGCCTGTCCAATGCGGCGAAAACCTCCGCAGAGAAGCAGAAGATTCTCGCCAACACCCAAGCGAGACTCACTCGGATAGCGGGAGGTGCGGCTGGAGCTGACAAGACGGTGATGGAGGGCATCGTCAAGACCACAAGCAAGAATACTTCGGAACTAAAGAAGAGCCTAGTAGGGCAGGCGGCTAACCGCAAGGGGCTAGAGTTCAACAACAAACTTGCCACGCTAACCCATAGCATAGGGAGCGTGACGAGATACCTCATTCCGCTCAAGAGGACGCTCGACGTAGGGAATGCTGTATTCCAGGCCGTCAACAGCAAGTTCAACCAGTTTGCTCGGATGCAGATGAGAATATCTGCTGAACGTGGCGGGTTTGGACGGCAGGTTAGAGGAGCGGGGATCAACTATGGACACATGATGGCAGCCATAGGCGCTGGGAGAAGCGCCGGCATGGAAGACCGTCAGGTTGTCGGGCAGATGGTAGGGCTGCAGACCCAGTTGGCGCAGGCCAGATGGGGAGAGGGCGGTTTAGCGGAGAACGTGGGGCGGTGGGGCATATCCGTCTACAACGGCGCAGGCGATGTGAAGCAGGCGCATGAGATGATGGTGGAGTTCTCCCGCAAGCTGCGGTCGCTCGGTTCGGACATGGAGAAATTGCAGTTCCTCCATGCGATAGGGAGAAGCCCGGAGGAGATGGAGTACGTCGCGAATTATGAGAAGAGTGCGCGGCGGATGGAAATGCTAAAGAAGAATCCGCATCTCCAGACGGTACTTGACAGGGCAGACATTCTCGACGAAGAGGGGTATAGCGCAAGGGCAGATGCCGCCACAAAGGTAGAACTTCGGCGCAGGGAAATCCTGAACCAGAATGCAATAGACGATGGAATAATCCCTGGGTTAATCCGTAGCATGAATCCAGAGAACTGGCTGTTCTCCGATTGGACGGCTAGGAAGAAGGGCGTAGCAGCCGCAAGGGAAGAACTATCGGGGAACAAGGCTACGAGGGCATTGGAAGCGATGCTTTCGGAGATGAGGAAGAAAGGCGCAAAGCAAGGCGGAGACTTCCTTTCGGGATTCACTATCACGGACATAATGGCCTTGGCGGGAGGACAAGGCGGCTGGGCGGAACAGGACAAGGAAGAGAAAGGCACTCAGTCTTTCGTTGTAGACCTAGAAGCGGCTTTCGAGAGGATGTCTGGATACTCTGCCGATACTAGGACAAATCTTGAAAAGCTCGGAGATGGACTTCTTTCCGTTGTGAAGAAGGTAGTAGACCTCTTCTCTGGGCTGCTACAATTCATAGAGAAGAATCCCATACTAGGGACTACCGCTGTTGCGGCTGGCGGAGTTGGAATGCTATGGGGCGCCGGCAAGCTGGTAAAGGGAGGTCTCGGATGGATGGGGAAAGCCCTGGGGATAGGAGGCGGAGCGGCGGCGGCTGGCGGTGGAGCAGGAGCGGCCGGTGCTGGCAAGGCGCTCGGAAAAATCAAGCCTAAAGGGAAGCTCGGCGGGATACTCACTATTGCGGCGCTAGCTGCTGGTTTGTTTGCTGCAAAGAGCGCAAGCGGAGAAGAAGCACCAGAAGGAGCGGCGGGCGGAGGCGGCAGGACTGGTGGAGAAGGTGGCACTCCATTGCCGCCAGGCCCATGGAACGGAGGGGGAAGTGGAGTTGAGTCGCTGGAGGGGATGGTCGGCGGAGCAGGAGCTGCGGAGGAACTTAACGAGACGGAGAAGCAGAAGCAGCAGGAAGAGAATAAGCGGAAGTCAGAAGAGTTCCGGAAGAAGAAGGCTGCTGCTAGGGAGAGGTCTAAGCCGACTGGCGAGAGCGGAGGATGGTGGGAAATCACCAAGGCTGCGCTTAGTGGGTTTGGTGAGGGTGCTGTAAAAGGGCTTGGAAAGTCCGTCAATAGCATTGGGAGTGCTTTTACTCTCGGCCTCTGGGATGGCCCATTCAGCAAGGAAAGTGTTGACCTAGGCTATGAAGACTGGATGACGAGGACGGGAGATGTTTTCTCGACAATAGGAGGAGAAAGTCTCGCTCTAGCCGCTACCATGGGCACGGCCGGACTAGTGAAGGGAGGAGTGAAAGCCGGCAGCGCAGCGGTCAAGGCTGGCGCAAAAGGGCTAGTGAATAAAGGCGGCAAGGAACTCGGGAAGGGGGTCGTGACTAAAGGTGCTCCTAAGTTCACCAAGAAGCAAGCCGCCAACATAATGAAGAATGAGCTTGCGGAATCCACAAAGCTATCCAACAACAAGGGAATGTTAGCTTTAACTGCGATAGGAACCGCATCGACGGTTGCGGGGCAGGTGTCAGGCGAAGGAGCAGGTGGTGCTGGAGGAGCGAGCGGAGGTGGTGGGACGCAAAGTGCTACTCAAGGCACTAACTTCGTTTCCGGTTCTGGCGGTTCTCTCATCAATCTCGTCAAGCCGATAAGGGACATGGTGAGAAAAGGTGCATCGTATGAGCAGTTGAGCCAACTCCTCGGGCAGCATGGTATGGACTTGCCCGACATGTCTGTCTTGCAGAGCAAGGACTTCCTCACGGACGATTCAAAGGCGATGGAGATGTTGAAAGGGCTTGGCTTTGCGAATGTCCAAAGGAGAGGTTCGGAGAAGTACGGCAAGCCGATGGACTTGAAGAACTTCCTCAAGAACATCACGGACGACATAGCGGTCACATACAAGAATGCCGGCGGAATAATGACGGACGATGAGATTATCCAGACGTTCGGACGGCAGGAAGCGGGTGCTAAAGACGTTAGCAAGAACATGATTAACACCTATGTAGCCAGAGGCGACGAACTAGGTATAGGCGCTCAGGAGAAGATGGCGCAGAGGGTGAACCGGCTAGGAAAGGAACACAAGGATTGGGACCAGAACAAGGTAAGGGCGGAGGCGAAGAAGGAGCAGCGGCAGGAGTTCCTTAAGGGACTGAACCAGCAGCAGTTGGAGATGTACGGATCGCAGGGCGGAGAGATAACCGATCAGGCGGAGATAACTAGGAGGTCGGAGGCTCTGTTCAGGGATGCTGGCATGACTAGGTCTGAGAGCCAGAAGATGACGCATGAGCAGGTGGCTGACTTCGCAAAGTTCCGCAACGAAAACAGAAACATAGGTCTTGCACAGGCCATAGCGCGCTTCTCCAACCAGACCGGGCTTTCAAAGGATGTCCTGCGGAACAATCTCATTCACGGCAAGACGTTCAACGAGATGTCAGAAGAAGACCAGAATGAATACATGAAGGGCACCGAGTATAGGACGGAGCAGAAGAAGAAGAGAGCCGAGGATAGGATAGCCGCACGGAAAGCACAGAGGGCTGAAGCGGCAAAGAACGTGTCGGAAGAGGAGGCGGCGAAGTATCTCGGAGATGAGGGAGATGCGAAGGAGTTCATATCGCTCCGCAATCGGGTTCAGAAGGGCGAGAAACTTAGCGAGGCAGACCAGAAAGCCTACGAAAACTATACCGACCAGGTTGGGCGCAAGGCAGGAAGGGCTAGGAGAGCAAAGGAATACACGCCGCTCAATGCTCCTTACAAGCCAACCAAGGAAGAGCAGGCGGACATAGATGCTGCGGACAAGGAATCGGCAAGGCTAGTGAGGATTAAAGAGAGGACAAAGAACAGGCGTCCGTTGGCGGAGTATTCCGACCTGCGATACATGGGAAGCCTCATCAAGAGAGGCGGGATAGCCGACAACGACAAGGAACTCGAGAAGAACTTCGGGAAACAGAGGGTGCGGCAGTTCAGAAGGGCAGAGCAGAACGGAACGCTAGACCATCTCATGAAGGGAGACCACTACAAGGAAGAGGAAGCCCTGAAGAAGAAGAGAAAACCGCAGATGACGAGGGAAGCGGCAGAGGCTGCATATCGGGAGATGGCGGAGGCCAACGTCAAGAGGAAAGATGGAGAATCGGATGCGGACTATAAGAAGCGGGTAGACGAACAGGTGGCTTCCAACATGGAACTCTACGACACCCTTCACCCACAGAAGAAGGGGCAGCAGGCAGAGAAGGGGAAAGGCACAAATAAAGCCGCTCCTGCGGCGGATGCGGCTACTGCGGCGATGGAAAGCGCACAGACGAAGACGGAGCAGGCTTCGCAGAAGATGGCGGAGAAGGGAGCGGCGGCTGAAAATGCGGCTGCGAGCGCCAAGGAAGCGACAAGCGCCGGTGCGGGTTCGCATGAGCAGAACATTACCATCAACATGGGCGGGCAGACGATAACACAGAACATTCAGGGAGAAAAGGCGATGGATGCGGAGGGGATGAAGAAGGGTACAGTACAAGGTGCTTCCGAAATAAGGGACAAGACGGCGGAGACAATCGTATCCGTAACTAAGTCGATGGGGTCTTACTAGAATAGGCATATCATAGGAAAGCAGGAAGGAGGTAGAGAACGATGTCAGACTTCAATTCAGATGGCGGCAGGGGTAGCGTGAACCCAGTTTACATCTCGATCAAGGGCGTTCCTCTCCTTCAGATTTTCCCTACGAACTACACGGAGAAGAACCACTGCACCATGCTCGGTTCCCCTTCGGAGAAGGGGCTCCAGATGTTCGACAACAAGGTGAGGCAGCCGTCCACGGTGCAGTTCACGGGGATAGTCAAGGTTGAGCAGAAGTCCGTGTTCGGGAAGATTCGCGCAAAGATGAAGAGCAACCAGTTGAGCGAGATAATCTGTCAGTTCCAGTCCAAGTCAGGAAGCATAGACAACATGATCATAGAATCGCTCGAAGAGGTTGGAGAATCCAACAGGTACGACGGCATGGAGATAAGGGTTTCGATGATAGAGTATCTGGAACACAACAAGACCCAATCCTAACGCTGGGGACAATTCGAATGACGCAGAGGTACATAGAGAGAGTTGAAGACCAGACCGTTTCCTTCTCGATAAGCGGCAAGACGTTCATGTTCCACTTCTTCGCATTTAGGGGGCTGATGTATGTGGATGTGTCGCGGCAGGGGGAATACCTTATCCGTGCAAAGAGGATAATGCCAAATCGCTGGCTGATACCCGAATACATGACGAATAGCATTGGCAACATTCGGTTTGAGACTTACAAGTCCGACGAGGAAGACTATGTGTGGTATGAGGAGTTCAATACGAAATTCAGGCTTATGTCGTATAGGGCGAGTGAGATAGCCGACCTTGAAGCGGGAATCCCAGTCACGGACGATAGCCTATAGGTGGTGCGGTTCATGGCTAATGCTCTCTATTTCGGAAGAAAATACAGGCTAACAATCGGAGACCAGACGTTCGAGGTTGAAGACGGAAAGCCTGCGATGGACATCAAGTTTGACGTGACGTATGCCAGAGGGCAGACGGCGAGAGAGGGAACACTCTCCATTCTCGGGCTTGGACATAAGACAATACATGAGTTCATATCTCTCGCAGCGATGCCGAGAGGCGATGCATTGAGCCAGTTGGTTCCCGTCAAACTGGATGCAGGGTACTTCTCCCCTGCCGGGATGGTGGAGATATTTAATGGGTTTGCATGGTATGCGAGCGTAACCTCCCCACCGCAGATGTGGCTTAACTTAAAAGTGTCGGAATATAACCCTCTCGGCGGTCGGGAAGCAATCGTCCCTCCCGCTACTAATTCTACAATGAGGCAGATTCTTCAAACGATATGTGATGTGTTCTCCGATACGGAAGGGGTAGAATTCGACTGGGAAGACAACACGGAGGATCAATTAATCAGTAGCGACAATGAGCCCAAGTCAATTGATTTTGGAGACAAGGCTACCTTGAGCTCTGTGATTGCTAAACTTACATCTAGTTTATCAGACAAGGTGCAGTTCATTCTCCGCTCCTACAAGTCAGACAAGACGAGAATCATAGAATGTCTGGACAAGGCGGAAAGAAAGGTCCAGCATGACATTGTGAAGGTAAACAAGGATAGCGGTCTCCTTTCCGTCACAGGAGTTGATGCGGTTAGCGGATGCATCACCACCTTTTTGGACGGGCGCATCTCCGATCAGCTCTGCCACCTCGACCTGAAAAGCGAGCTTAACCAGCAGGCGAACGGCAAATACTACATTGTGAAGAAGCAGCATGTGGGGCATTTTATGGGGCAGGAGTGGTACACCAGATACTTCTGCTCCGCAAGAGAGGATGATTAAGTTCCATGATAGACGATGAGGCCCCAGTTACGGTATCAGATTTTCCGATGGCCCCGAATGACCTTCGGGTTGCAATGACGGCATTCGGAGAAGGGCTAATGAGGAGCATGAGGTTTTGCTTCCCCTGCTGCGTGTATTCCTTCGACAGGACAACGCACAAGGCGATTGTGATGCCGCTCGTCAAGCAGGCTTTCTACAACGGCGAATGGACATATCTCCGCAGGATGACTTTCGAGACAACCGTAAGGAACATACAGGCTGGCGGATTTACCATAGACTTCCCTCTCTACATAGGCGATACCGGATGGGTGTTTGCAAGCGACAGAGACACTATGCTTCTAAAGAGAGAGGGAGGACTTACCAACTCCGTTCTCGAAGGAAATCGCGGTATTTCTCTCATAGAGGATTCCTACCAGCAGAAGCCAAACACACCTATAATCAACTCGCAGTCGCACGGATTCTTCCTTCCCGACAACTGGGGCAAATGGGAAACACATCGTTTCAAGGATAGCCCAGGAGTGGCCATCGGTGATGCCTTGTATATCGGCTCTTCAATAGACACGGAAGATGAGGATGATGCCGGCGGTCAGAAAGGAGATGGGTATGAGCAGAAGACGACTTCTTCCATTGTCCTGAAGAAAAGTGGAGGAGCCTATGTCCTATCCAGCACCAAGACAAAGCCAGATGACGCAAAGGGGCGTAGCCGCACCTCCAAAGTTTCGGTAGTTGGAGACACCGTTGAAATCGCCGTGAGCGACATGACGGAAGACACTCCGATAGATGCCTCCATAACGATAGGGACGGAATCTGGAATCGTCATACGTCAGGACAATCCGAAGGACAATCTAAACTTCATCGCTTCCGTGCAGGAAGATCAGTTCACGATGAGGCTCATGGACATAGAGAACAAGAAGACCGTGAGCATGACGTTCGAGAATGGGCAGTTGGATGTCCACACGACAGATGCGGTGAACATCTTCTCCCAGAAGGACGTGAACATCAAGGGTGCGGAGCACGCCTATGTTTCAGCAAAGGAAGCAAGGGTAGTTGCGGAGGAGACGGCATCTGTGGCTGCGAAAACAGTATCTGCATCTGCTGAAGAGACAATCAATCTTGCTGCTGGGCAGAAGATTAACCTTACTGCGCCTAATGCGATAAATCTCGTGACGGCCTCAGATGTCACGATTATGGCGAAGAAGAAAGGCGCAAGCATAAAGGTTGACACTCTTTCGAAGGACGCTAATATCGAGGTGAAATCAAAGGGAGAGAATGCTAATATCAGTCTGGAGGCAGAGAAAGCCAACATCAGAATAAACGCCAAAAAGGAAGTTGCGATAACCGGAGAGCAGGTTAAAATATCCGGGAAGTTTTCGGTTAGCGGAGAATCGTCTTTCTCTGGAACTACGACTGTCAACGGGCATTCATTGAACTACAATGAAGTATCTGCTCACTGGGTGTAATTTCGTTTCCTTTAGGGCAATAATTGAACGACCATGGACTACACCGACCTATACAACTTCCAGACGAGTACGGGCATAATCGTCCCGAATGATTCGTCCGTTCTTCTAGGGATTCAGAAGAAGTTTCAGGAGATATTCGGTACGGACATAGACCTGTCAGCCGAGACTCCCGTTGGACGTCTCATCGAAGCTTTCGCAGTTGTGGTGAAGACCACTCTTGGCGTTACCGCCCAAACCGCAAACCAGTTCAATGTGAACGAGGCTACTGGAATCTATCTCGATGCGATAGCCCAGATATACGACTTGAAGCGGATAGCAGGTACAAAGACCAAGATTACTATCAAGTGCTACTTCTCCGACAACGTGACGGGCACGACCACTATTCCCGCTGGCTCTCTCATAATGAGCACTTCAAACGGAAAGATGTTCAGCATCGACAGCGCCATAACCAACACTGGAGCCGAGGTTGAGGAATCAACGGGCCGGCACTACGCTATAGGCACCGCAACTGCAACGCAGACTGGACCTATCGTTGCACCAGCGGGTACAGTCAACTCCATTCAGACTTCCGTGATGGGATGGAACGGAGTGACGAACATTAGCCCTACTTACACCGGTACTGACATAGAGACGGACGAGGCTTTCCGCAACCGCATAATGACTTCCCGCCCAGTAGGAATTGGTTTCAACACTCACCTTGTTTCCGCATTGAATAGGCTAGACGGAGTTTACTCTAACTGCATTCTCGAGAACAACACCGGCACCGACATGGTGAAGAAGGACATTGTGATTCCGCCGCACTCCATATTTGTCGGGATAGACTGCATTGAAACCAACGACCTTCTCGCCGAAATTGCGGAGGAAGTTTCGAGGGCCAAGCCAATCGGTGTTGGAATGGTGCATGAGGGCGTTACCGCAGCAACTCTCATAAGCAGAGAGGTGAAGTACGGATACAACAACGGCTATTCGCAGACTATCCATTTCTACAAGGCGAAGAAAACCGCCATCATGGTAGACCTCACGTACTCATTCGGAAAGTACACGGGAGACAACATCTCGAACGACATTGCGGAAGTCATTTCCGAATACGTGGATTCCGTAGGGGTAGGCGGAACCGTGTACGGCACGATGATAGCCAACGAGCTCATCAACCGCCTTAACATCGGCATCGGGACTGTGTGGCTGCAGAAGGAGGGTAGCAACATTCCCGCCGACAACTCCGTGGAGATGATGGGCTATGAGACTCCGTATGCCATAGCCGACAACATTTCTATCACCGAAATCACCTAGACGGGGGTAGATGTTGGATGAAGATTCACGAGATAGACAATTCGCTGAACAACCTTGGCAAGACCGTCCTGTGGCAGTATGACCGGGCTGTTCGGCTATTGTCCGTGATGAAGCATATGCAGGTTCTCTACCATTGCGCCGTGGAGCAGTTCTGGCAGTTCTGGACGGAGAAGGTTCTGGCAATAGACACTTGCGGTGCATTTGGATGTTCCGTATGGGGAATCTTCCTCGGAGTGCCAAGACCTACGGTGAAGGACGAAGACGGGAAAGACCGTCTCATTGTCACGTCAGTATACAGGCGAATCCTCAAGGGCGCTTTCTATCTGATGAAGACCAGCAGTTCGTTCGACGACATACTTGGGTATCTCGAAATCGTGTTCGGGGTTGGAGGAGAAGAGAACCTGTCAAAGTGGTCTGTGTACGTTAGCGAATACGGATGGACAACGAACATAGACGAACTTAACGACGTGTACAAGAGCGGAATCGCCTATGCCAAGGGCGACATATTCTCGTATGACAGGCTAGAGGAGGGAATACTTCGCAACTGGAAATGCACAAGGGACATATCCAAGGCGGAGAACACGTCGTTTGATGCGATAGCCGACTATGTTGTTTCCACAAATGAGCCGACAAATGGAGTGGCAGATGACGAAACGCTCTTGCTAAAGCTCTACGACCCAGAGGGAATCTGCCGCAAGATAGGCGGAGCTCCGAACAATTCACTTTCGATAACTGTTGAATATGAATTCGGTGAAACCACGATACGAGCGGTAGCGACCAGACGGCGGAAATGCGGAGTGATGCTCACCGACAACGAAGACTTGTCTATGGAATACGGCAAGTCTGCATACTATGATGAGATGCACAGAGACCAGAAACTACTGTTCGAGCAGCGTCTCTCTGACTTCTGCCCCTTCCCTCTCGGAATCAAGAGCAACATTCCTGTCGGAAGGTGGGTGTTTGGGTTCAATGGACAGGACTTCATACGATATGAACCGAACAAGGCTTTCGAGAAAGGGCAGGTCTTCGGGCATGTCTTGACCGACTATAGCTGCTGCAACTATGTGTGCCTAGAAGACATAACTTCAGAAGAAAACACGTCGTTTGAGGCGATAGAGGGGAATGTGCAGAAGACATACGGCGGAGGCCCTCTCGTCCAGTCTTTTGGAGAGATGACGCCGCCTTACATGGACCTGCGGTCGCTCTATAGCAAGTATGCGATCAATCCGATTTCGATGATAGCGGTCAACTCTCAAGGATGGTATTCTGTGATTCCGCCCAAGACCATGTTCCTAGGCTTGGAGAATGGGCTAGTCAAGATATTCAAGAACACGAGGAACATTTACTTGTTCTTGAGTTGGTCTGGCGAAGATGACAATCCAATAGCTGACTTAACTGGCGGAACCAACGTGAACTATTATGGAGCGGACACCTCGTCAATGGAAGCCCATCTCAAATCGTTCGCTAGGGTGGCGCGATTGAACAACTGCCAGGTAGTCCCGTATAGTCTTGCAATCACTCCGCAGCCTAACACCACCTACGGGACAGGCACGTCGATTCTGGTGAATGGAAAGTGGCGGACATTCAATGCAACGTTCACCACGGGAAATGAAGTCTCGTTGCAGGCAATCATAGAGGCATCTTCGCCTGAATCAAATGCGGGGATTCACCTCTGGTATCCATATAGCATCTAGGAGAACACATGACAAGTTTTGACAATGTTCCTCTTGTACTTACGCCGTTCGCGGATAGTGATTCCTCCAAGGACTTTTCGTTCTTCGAGTCAGGGATAACTCGCCAGATGACGGTTCCGGCGGAAAACGGAGGGGCTAGGTTCACCAGGCACCAGATGAATGGCATAGGGTATCTCGCTACGCTCGGAGCATTTCTTGATAGGGTGGGTTATCCGTATGGCAGGGAACGGCTAGACCCATCGTCGTTTGGCGGCTACCCCAAGGGCGCAATCCTGATGACGCAGGAAAACAATCGTGTCCGTGAATACATCAGTCTGGTAGACAACAACACACACCCCCTCCCGACGGAAGATGAGGATGGAACCTATGTAGGAAACGAGTGGTGGGCGCCCACGATACCAACGGATTCCGTATCCTTCTATCCGAGCTTTGCGAATCGTACACATGTGGGAGGTGTCACGCTCGGACCAATTGGGTACAATGGTAGCACACATGTTGATAAGACCATTGAAGAGACGGGATGGTACTGCATAGAGAGGGTGTTTCGGCAAGCGAACGGAACTCAATTCAAGTCCATTCTTGACCTAGCGGACTTGCGCCTTTCACTTCAAATGACAGGAGAAGGTCTCGCTAACGGTTGGTATGTTGTGGCCGAACCTCTCGACGGTCTGTTAGGAGAAAAGGCAAGTTGCATCATTCCTCTGTCCGCAGGAGCATTGTTGCGCTTTGTATTTTCCAGTATGTATTTTACAGTGCCTGACACTCAGGTATATTGCGACGTGTCAATTAGCAAACTTCAGGCAATGGAACTTCAGTAATGACCCTAGAACAGGCAGATAAGATTGCGGACATAATCCTTTCCGCTCCGAAAGTGTTCGACTCGCTGCCGATGCAGTTCCCTAGTGCATCGGGCCTCACGAGCGAAAGGATTGCTTATGGAGAAGACAATGTTCACAATGCAGCTTGGATGCAGGGGCTTACTAGGCTTTCGCAACTTGGGCGGCTGTCCGGTAATGGAGTGTATGCCTGCAAGAACGGATTTCAGATGGGATATGAGTATCCTATCGAGGAAGCGGACCAGACGAAACTAGATGTTATTTGGCGCAGATTAGGTAGGTATGCGACTCTCGACGACATAAAGATGATGGCATATGTCGGTATAGAGAACTATAGGGCGAAGGCGATGGGGCATCGCTGGCGCTTCAACGAGAAGGGCGTCAATACTGTAAACGACACTTATGCCTACCATAGAGGGAGCGTCGTAAGACAGGAGGACGGGAAGCGCTGGATAAAGTGCAGGGAGGGGAACGTGATTCCTATTCCCGGAGTTACGATAGACGGATGGGTAGGACGAAAGGGTGGAACTCATTCATCGGTAGACCCGCTGCTATGGTCTGCATTCACGAGAAGGCCAGCATATAGGAAACCCAATGCTGTGCATATCCCGTTGCTGGATGGTGTCTCGTTTCCTTTCGAGAAGGTGACTAGGCTTGTAAAGGCCGCAACGATAGAAGGGCATAACGACTTGGTCCAGTTAAGAAACGTGTGGGATCCCGCTGACATGACGGGTATGTATTCCGCCGCTATCTTTACCGACAATCTAAGGCCGCTTAACTATGAAGGCAAACTGACTGTTCGGATTTCGGAAGTTGATGGTTTAGAGAAAAGCGAAACAAAAGAAGAGATCGAAGATAGAAGCATTGTCTGGGTAACAAGCAAAACTATCAATATCTATAATTATTCATATATACGTAAGCCATCAAATGAGAGGTTCGTACATAAGTCTTTTACGCCGCTTGCCGACATGAGCACCCCAACTTATGTATATGAAGGGAAGTGGACGCACATTGCAAGGGTGTTCCGCTCAAACTTCATTCCTCTGGCAGAGGGACGAACATACTACATCTACATTGAGCGGGAAGATAGCCGTGCGTACACAACCACAAATAATTATGAGGCGAGGCAGACGGATGGCGGAAATCTGGTTGCATTGAGGATACCGACCGATGCGATAGCCCCAAATTTCTAGGGTTTTTATATTTCGGCATTTAATGACATGAAAACCCTAGGAAGAAATGCCGATAACGACCTCTATCTCGAAGCCGGAGGTCTTGCAATCCTGCACGATGCCGATGCCCAGTGTGCGGTTATCGAGGCGATTCTGCAGACGCAGCAGGGCGAACTCCAGTTCGATCCAGACAGGGGAATAGACTACTTCGGCACAGTCCTTCAAAACCCAACGTACATAGACTTCTGGGCTGCACAGGTTCAGTCACGTATCGAGGGCTTGGATTTCGTAGCCTCGGTTGACGATTTCACATATCGTTTCGACAACCAGACGAGTACCCTCTACTGGTCCATGACCGTGACGAACACGGATGAGGACAGGCTAGACCTTAAAAACAAGAAGACAGTCATAGACGGATCTCCCGGAACGGATATTTCGTGGAACGACATTTACGACAAGCCGACAGGCGTGCAGCAGGCGCTAGACATGGTAGAAGCCATGCACGAGGAAGCGGTCGACACGAGGGAGATGCTTACCCCCTCCTCTACTCTCAGGGACACGAAAGGGCTGCTGAATCGGATTATCTTCGACCCGAACAACGAAGAGTATTCCAAGACGAGGCAGCTTACGTTCACGTTCTCCGGCGTTCCTCTCGGCACCGTGATAGACGTGAGCAACATCAGGCTGGACATTCTAAACACTGGTTCTGGAGAGGCTTACTATGCTCCGTTCATCGTGGAAATAGACGATGGTCTGAAACTTCGCTCCGACCAGACTATCACGATGGCCGCAACGGGGAATGAGGTTGTATTTCTCGACACGGACAGGGGGCAAGACGAAGAGGGGCATGACTACACGACCCAGAAGCACACTTTGCTAAAAGGCGGCACCGTCACCCTCACTATCAAGGGGAACATCACCAGAATCTGGAGCGCCGACGAATCCAAGCCTATCTTCCTCAATTCCAAGGGTGAGCCGTTCGCATACCTTTCAGGTTTCTCGGTTGGCGAGAGAGTTCCGCTATCCGCGATAGGAAACGGCACGTTCGGGTACTTCGGGAACCTGCAGAAGGTCATGTGGAACGAGGGCAACGAGAGTTCCATCACGTTTGGAGACTATGCCTTTGCGGGATGCTCTTCGCTGATGGAAATCGCATGGCTTCCGAAGAAGACCACTTCTCTCGGAATCGGATGCTTCCAGAACTGTAAGAGCCTATTGAGCCTCAAAGGTCTCGAAAGCACCCAGATAGAACAGATTCCAGACGACTGCTTCTATGGATGCACTCAGTTGAAGAACTGCGGCAACCTTCCAGAAAGAATAACCAGCATCGGTTCCCATGTGTTCAAGGGATGCACCTCCTTCAAGAACATAGACGAACTTCCGCAAACGATTGAATCACTTGGTGAGGAGTGTTTCTGCGGATGCACCGGAATCACGGCCATACTATATCCGCCTGAATCTTTGAAGACAATCGGGAAGCGGTGCTTTGCCGACTGCTCCTCTCTCGAATCTCTCTACCTCTCCTCAAGCACTACCGAGATAGGCGAAGGGGCTTATGCGGGATGCGCGATGCTCACGAACATCATGAGCGATGCGGATGCCGTTCCAACACTCGATGTTACGGCCTTCGACGGGGAGACTCCAATCGTCTATGTCCCTGCTTCGCTTCTCTCCGCCTACCAGAACGATTCCGTCTGGGGCGCAATGACGGTGAAGAAGTATGGCGTCTATGAATTCGCTTTGGAAGATGTGCAGGCGGGGACGACCCTTCTTGACACTACGAGCAACCTCATCTCGGATTCCGTCTGGACAATCTCGTTTGGTATCGGAGACAAGCAGCAGCGGTTCATACCTTCGGTAGATGCGCTTCCGTCATTCACCTACAAGGATGCCGTAGCCAATGCGACGATAACGATAAAGGGCTATGTCCGAAGGATAGCCGCAGCCTCTTCCGAATCCTATCCGTTCTTAGCTACAACGGCTGCTTCTCCGTTCGCAAACTTGAAGTCCGTGACTGTGACCGATTCTCCTTTGGAGATGATTGGCGACTATGCTTTTGCTCGGTGCATAAATCTTGCCAGCATTGAATGCGGCTTGGAAGAGGAGCGCGACTATTGCCTAGGCGAAAGGGCTTTCTGGGGATGCTCCGCTCTGACAAGCACGGCTTGGCTAAAGGCTGGTCTCGGTAGGCTCGTAAAAGAGCATACGACAACCTATGAGCAGTTGGACGACGGAACTATTGTCCCGATAGAGACTATTGTTCTCTTCCCCGCTTTCGGTGAAAGGTGCTTCTGGCAGTCTGGAATCACGGCGCTGGAGTACGATGCGACGGACGTGAAGGAACTACCGTCATACTGCTTTGCGGAAACTAAAATTTCCTCCATAAGCGGTCTCGGGACGGCGGCACTTGGAACTATCGGAGACCACTGCTTCTACAAATGCTCATATCTGGCCGACATTACGGCATTGCCGTACACTGGAATCACCACGCTGCCAGACTACTGCTTTGCGGAGTGCAATAGTCTTACTTCCATAGAGGGCATTGAGAGCCTTGTATCGGAAGGGATGGGGAGTCATGTCTTTGAGAACTGCGCTATAGAGAACATTCTCCCGATAGCGAATGCATCAGAGATTACCGCTATCTCACATTATATGTTCGCGGGCTGCTTGTTGTCAAGCCTTGAAGGGTTGACGGACAAGGTAACGGAACTCGGAGAAGGGTGCTTCAGCCGCAACTCTCTGCTAAAAGACATCTCTGCGATTCTTGAAGCTCCTTCCGTCACGGAGATTCCTGCCAAGTGCTTCCAGGCAAGCGGACTTCTGGCGCTCATCGGATGCTGGAACATAACCTCTATCGGTGCTTATGCCTTTGCCGACTGCACAAGCCTCATAGCCACTTCCGGGCTGGGGCCAGACATAGCAAACATCGGAGACTATGCTTTCCAGAACTGCACTGGGCTAAAGCAGGTTTCGTGCGTTGCCTCGAACGTCCCGACGATTTCATCTTCCGCATTTAGCGGTGCGCCAGCATCTGGCATACCTCTCTATGTGAAAGAGGACATGGTAGGATCTTTTTCTTCCGCCTCTACGTGGAAGAACTTCGGAAAGATTGCTTCGAGAACCATAAAAGTCCACCTGCAGAACATAGGAGGAACCGAACAGGGCGACGTCAATATAGATACCGAAGCGGTTGTCAATACTGGCGTCAAGGTTTCCATAGACCCTTCTTCCGAGCACTATCTTGGAGTGTGGTATGCCGACTATGGTGACGGCACGGAATTTGAGCATTTCTATTCTAGCGATTCCTCTGTCCATGATGCTCTGGCCGAACACACCTATGACGAGAGAGGGAACTATACGATAACCCTCTTCGGCGACATCATCGAAGTATGGGGAGACCATACTGACGACATAGTGAATGGAGACTATGTTGCCAATCCACCAGAAGAGATGGGGGTGTCTCCTTTCCTTAAAGACCTTTCGCAGAAAGCCTCTTCGATAGCTATCAGTTCGGAGTATCTGAAGAAGATAGGCAACTTCTGCTTCTTCAACTATGGGCAGCCGCTCGGAGACGGCAACGGCAACGCCCTTTCCGTTTCCGTGGATATGAATGGTTCGGGAACGGTTGGCGCATATGCCTTTGCGAAGAAAGACGATGCTCATGGTCCGATAGGAACCCTAGGCGCTTTCAATGCGGTTGCGGTTGGAGACTATGCTTTCTATCAGTGCGGCTTGGATTCCTCTACACCTTTTAGCACTGTCGTGACGGCTGGCAAGGCAGCATTCGCAAAGAACCCCCTTATCACAGAACTCTCTGGATTCTCCACGCTTTCCAAAGTTTCTGAAAGCCTGTTCTCAGACTGCACCGGGATAATCACCACGTCCGGGCTTTCCTCCGCTACAGAGATAAGGGCTTATGGATTCAAGAACTGCACTGGGCTTGTCACCGTCAAGGACTTCAACGATTCGTTCGCGCTGATTGAGGATGGCGCTTTCGAGGGATGCCCGAACATAACCAGAATCTTCATGGCGAGCATCACCCCTCCGACATTGGATGAACACGGCTTTGACGATGCGGTTTTCGAGACTGCGCTTGTCTATGTTCCCGCAGGATATGAAACGACTTATGCGGAAACGGAATTCTGGACGAAGTTCGCGGGAAGGATTCTCTCACGTTCCATAGAGTTCACTCTAAAGAATGTATCGGCCGGAAGCAGGACGAGAGACGGCATGGGAATCGTCACGGCAACAGGCAACTGGGTTCTCTCATACGGAAACGGTGAGCAGTCCTTCCAGTTCCATGAGGGCGATACGGCAATCCCAGCATACACTTTTAAGAGCAGTGAGACGACAAAGGTTGTAAAGATCAGCGGTCCCGTGACAGCCATTAGGTGCACTTCCTCCGCATACCCGATATTCGGGCAGTCCGTTGGCTCTAACCCTTGGCTCACGAGCGTTGTCTCTTCCGATGCGATGGACATAACGGAGATAGGCGATTACCTTTTCCGAGGATGCTCTGTGCTCCAGTCGATTACGGATGCGAGCACGATAGTTTCCGTAGGTGAGTATTCGTTTGCGGATGCCACGAAACTCACGGACATCACCGGTCTCTCGAACGTCTCTTCAATAGAACGATATGCATTCTCTGGGTGTGCTTCCCTAACCAATCTATATGGGCTTAATCGCGTCACTACAATAGGGGAGCGAGCTTTCAACGGATGCTCTTCATTGAAGAAGATTGACGGGCTTGGCACTGGGGTGACGAGCATAGGAGACTATGCATTTGCGAGTTGTCCTCTGCAAGAGGTGCAGATGTTCGCGGAAGAGCCGCCTACGATGCCGACAACGGCTTTCAGCGGCCTGTCTTCGGAAGTACCCCTCTATGTCCGCACAAAGTGCCTGACGGCCTACAAGGAATCCTCATCATGGGGTTCCGTGTTCGGAGACATAAGAAGCCGATTCGTGGAGTTCACCTTAACAGCATGTCCTTCCAATCTCACCGTGAAGGGGAACATCGGCAAGGTGAAGTCCGACACGTTCTGGGTCGTGGACTGGGATGCCTATGATTCGGACGGAGTGCCTAGCGAAGACGGAGCGGAGGAGCAATACCTTCCGCAGCACACATACTCCCTGTCCGGCAACCACACGATGAGGATAGAGGGTGCGGTGACGTCCATCGGTTGCGCCAAGCCAACCGTAAACGACATCGCCTATCCCTATGAAGATGCAGGGGAAACGATTGTGCCATTGGGAGAGGATGCTATCTCTGGCACGTCGTTCCTCACCTTGGAACATGACGGTAGCATTCTTGACGGCGATGCTCACATGCTGACGAGAGTTTCTAGGTCGTCTTATTCCGTTCTTTCCGAAGTTGGCCATTCCTCTTTCCTTCGGAACAAGAACCTATCGGCCGCCTACCTGTCTGGAATCTCTTCCGTAGGCATTGCGGCATTTGCATACAACACGGCACTAGACAATCTTGCGCTTCTCGATACGGTAGGGAGCATTGGGAAGTATGCTTTCTACGGATGCTCTGGTCTCACGAGCATAGTTGGCCTGAACGGCGCTGCCGATTCAAGCGGCATAGTGAGATTCACCATCGCGGACTATGCTTTCGGGGGTATACCCGGACTTACATATATCCAGGTAGGAGTTCCTGTCGCCGACAATGCGGCGATAACCGACTTGTCTTTCGGAAAGTTTGAAACCGCTCTCGACCAGAAGGCGGTATACGTGTATGTTCCTCTCGAGTCTGTATCGTCATACACGATGAACGACTTCTGGAACAAGTTCACGATAGCCTCACAGGTGCTTACGTTCACGATGCTGCACGTCCCAACGGGCACAACGATACAAGGAATCTCAGAGACGAACTCTTCTGGCGTTGCCCGCATCGAATCGGATTCGAGATGGACGGTTGACTGGGACGACGGAACTCAAAACACGATGGAAAGCGTACAGACGTCGTTCCCTTCGCACACCTATCTCTACTACGACAATGCCGACTCCATAGAAAAGGCGAGATGGGAAACCATCAACGGAGTAAGATGCCGCAAGAGGATTGACATATCAATAACCGGCAGCATCAAGAGCCTATCCTGCCAGTCTAGCTCAAACTATCCATTCCTCGCCACGGAGATAGGAAGCGGCAATCCGTATCTAGTAAGCATATCCGCTCCCGAGACGATGGCCAGCCTAACAACTCTCGGAGACTTCGTTTTCCAAGGATGCCCCGCTCTTGAATCGGTGACGGGCTTTAGCCACGTGACTTCGATAGGGCAGTATGCCTTCAACGGATGCACGGCCCTGTCGAACATAGGCGATTCCGATTCCGGGTTCAAGTCATGCTTGTCCATTGGCAACAAGGCTTTCTCCAACTGCCAGAACCTTCAAACCATTTCTTCCTTCCCTAGCGTTCTGTCCATAGGGATTAGGGCTTTCGAGAACTGCATTTCGCTTAACGGCACGACAGGTCTTGGAAAGGAATATCAAGAAAAGACCATAACCGAATGGGACGATGAAGGGCTATCGGCTAGTTTCGGAGCATATGCATTTGATGGATGCGGTTTCGGTGCGATAGACATGTTCAACTATCAGAAACCGCCAGCAATCCAGAACTCCACATTCCCAGGCGATCCTGCAGACGTTCTCGTGTTCGTTTCTCCAGCAGAAGGTGTTCTGCCTGCTTACAAGAGCGCTCCTGGATGGTCGAGATATTTCCAGAACATTATTGCCACGTCTAATTTAACCTTTACGATAGGAGAAGGCAACATTCCCGTCCCAACTATAGAGACAGAGGACATTACCCGCCAAGAGACTCCCGACTCGGAGGAGGTCGTTGTAGGAACAAGAACTACGACAAGAGGGACGGCGCTCTATGGAGCTAATGGGCGGCTAGACTTCTCTGGGCAGTATGTCCTCATTGATTGGGGTGATGGAACCACGACAACGAGGCTAAACGACAGCGGTGAGGATGTGAAGGGATGGACGTTCCCCAACCATGTATATTCGTCAGGAGTCACCGGCGGTGCTGTCACGATTAGCATACGTGGCGACATCTCGAAGATCTATACGGCGGACGGCTCCGACATACCTCTTGAAGAGAATGAAGCTCCTTCGAGCGACAAGCGGCCGTTTATGGCTCTTACTTCCTTCACCATGGTTTCTGACACGTCATCGGAATCGCAGCAGCCAGAAATCACGATAGACGACACTCCTGAAAACCTCGTTTACGACTTCAAACTGGAGATAGAGGTTGGCGCAAACTCCAAGTTGTCTCGCATTGGAACCTACTGTTTCAGCGGATGCAACATCTCCTCTCTCATGTTTGGCAAGCCCTCCTCGGACTATGGGATAGAGATTGGCGACTGTGCTTTCTGGAGATGCAACTCTTCGTCTCTAAATCCTACTGCTTCCGCTGGCGCCATCAAACTGGCTGGCGCATATGCTTTCGCTGAATGTACGCAGTTGGGGACGATAGCCTTCATGGATGGAGCTACCTCTATCGGAGTTCGTGCTTTCTATGGGTGCTACGGTCTGATAGAAATTGTTTTGCCTAGTTCCATGTTGTCCGTGTGCGAGTCGGCTTTCGAAGGCTGCTATGGAATTACGGCTGGCATTTCATGGGAGCAGGCTACGGATGCCGCCACGCTATCCAACGGAAACATTACGATAGGCAATAGGGCTTTCTACGGATGCACGGGCGCGAACAACGAAGAATGGGCAGTTTCTATTCCAAGCCAAGTCAAGAGCATAGGAGAATCCGCATTCGAGAATTGCGGGATGAAGTCGTTCACGTGGGGGAATGCAACCGACCCTCATTCATATGTCCTTCCAGCAGGAGCATTTAGGAACTGCGCAAATCTGGTGAGTTTCAATGCCTACGGCATAACATCTATCGGAGCCTATGCTTTCTTCGGGTGTACCAGTCTGCCCGATTCTTCTTTTGCGAGTATCATTGCTTATGTAGAGGGCTCTCTCGGAAACTATGCATTTGCGCTCTGTCCAAAGCTCGGTGACATAACAATCCCGCTGGCTGTCACTTCTCTTGGAGAGGGATGCTTCTCTAGGTCCAACAGAAACTTGCTATATGGACATTTCTATACTTCTCCCGATGGAGACAGCCAGACACTTGGAGAGCGGTATACCGGAATCACCGACTTCGAGAACTGGATGTCAGCGAAGTATGGAGAGAAGCACTTCGACGTGTGGGCGAAGTACGACAAGATGCTTCGAATTTCCGACCCTAACTATAGCACCTTAAGAATCAGATGGGGAGAGGAAGGTTCTGGGGACACATGGACGGCTCCCGACAATGCTTCGATAGGTGCAGCCTGCTTCATGAACTGCCGAGGTCTTAGCATAGAATGGGACAAGTTCCCTTCGCTGAAGCTGGTCCCGGCATACTGCTTCTACAATTGCAACAGTCTATTCAGCGGAAGAGACCTCTCGGAACTGCCTGATGCAATTGAGGTGTTCGAGAGATTCGCGCTCGCTAGGACGGGGATAAGCAGTATCGGGAGAACGGGGAATTCTCTTTCGGCAACCTTCGCCCCGGCACTGTTCCTGGGATGCGAAAACCTCACTTCTCTCGATGGCATTCAGACTCTCTTCTCTTCAACACCTTCGGCCTTGAATGAGGGATGCTTCCACGGATGCACAAACCTGCAAGACGTAAATGCCTTGAGTGCGACGACCCCGGTAGTCCAGTTGGGCGCCTACTGCTTTGCATACTGCACCAAACTGAAAGGCTCTGGAAGCACCCGAAACAACATCTCTTATGCGCTCCAGAACATAATAGAGATTGGAGAGGGGTGCTTTGAGGGATGTACTGGGATAACCAAATTCGACGGGCTTGCAAATGTCACCTACTATCCTTACAGAGCATTCTATGGCTGCGGAATCACCAGAATCAACAGGCTATGCTCTGCTGAAGTGGGCGCTACAAATACCGTGACACTAGTTGGCGATTCCTTTGGCGGGAACCCAAATGTAAGAATCATGTACTTCCCCTATGGGACAGATGAGAATCCCAAGGTTGTGCAGGTGGAAGAGGAAACCGGATACGTGGAAGACAAAAACGGGGAGAATGGGGAAGACGTTCTCTGCCACGATCCGTTTAGCGCGATAGACACTGCAGAAAAGAAGAGAACCGTCCAGGTTGCGATACCTACAGACATGATTCCGTACTACCAGACATACCAGCCTTATGGGCCGCTCGGTATCTACTATTGGGCTCAGTATGCGCTTGTGACGGACACCAGTTCATCGAATCTCGCAATGTCCATGACGTTGCAGGTCCCCGCTGGCGGCGGCCTGATATGGGGAAATGGCGTTATCAAGAAGGATGCGGGAAAGAACATCTATATCGACTGGGGCGACGGCAGTGGGCTAGAGGCTATCGCCAACGACCCTACCGACCCTACGAAAGCCCTTGTATCCAACCTCCGTCACGAGTATAGTTCGGAACAGTTCGTCACTTCGCAGGTTGTCCCTGTCTCCATCTTTGGCGATGTGATTTCGTTCGCAGGAGAAGCCGACCATGCTCAGACGGCTTCTCTAGGAAGGAAGCGGGTAAAGCCCCTGCTGGCAACTTACGTGCTTCCAAAAGAGGCATCGTCTGATGAAGACAAGGAAGGGAACGATTGGGCTATAAGCGTCTCTTTCGACGGAGCATTTCTGGAAGAGCTTACCGATGGATGCTTGGGATACTGCACCAACCTTACCACGATACAGACACTTCCCGATACAGTCACAAAGTTCGGAGACAACCTCTTCTTTGGCTGCGAGAAAATCACTAACCTTGATTTCGTTCCTTTGACCATATCGGAACTAGGGAAATTCTGCTTCGCATATTGCAAGGGATTGACCGACTTTAGCAACCTCAAACTTTGCACTGGCATTACGGAGATTCCAGACGGATGCTTCCTCAATGTCCGTCCGGCCGACAGCGACGCCAAGCTAGATTGGCTTCCTCCAACGGTCAACAAGATAGGGTTTTCGGCATTCCAGAGGTTCTGCTTCACGGGATTCGATTTCGGAACGTCTTCGGGCACGCCTATCAAGAGAGAGATAACGGTTGACAACTATGCTTTCCGTTACAACTATTCTCTTGAAAGCCTCTCCAACATAGTGCTAAAGTTCAATGCTGGGCGCGGAACGAACTGCTTTAGGGAATGCACTTCTCTTGCCAATCTTACGGGTATCGAGTTTGCTTCTGGCATAAAGGCATTGCCCAAGGCGATGTTCCGTGGCTGCACCGCTCTGACGAGCTTGGCTGGAATCCCGTCCCAAATCACGGAGTATGGGGATGGAGCTTTCTATGGGTGCGGCATTGCAAGCCTAGCCGGGATGGATAATGCCGTCACGAAACTTGGAACGGAAGGAACCAAGACAACTGACAGCAACTTCTCTACCTATGGAGGTGTATTCGAGAACTGCACTAGGTTGGCTACGCTAAATGGCATGTCTCCAAATGTAGTGTATCTGGGGGCTGCCGCATTCCGAGGATGTACGGAACTGACCGATTTGGATTACGTTTCAACAAATGTCACGACATTAGGAGAGTATTGCTTCTTCGGATGTGCCGGTCTTGTGGACTTGTCTGGGATGGATGCAACGCATGCTACGGAACTTCCGCAATATTGCTTTGCAAACTGCACGAGCCTTACGCAGATTGTAGAATCGTTGACTGGCAAGGCTCTTCCCTCTACTCTTAGGCTGATAGGTTCGTATTGCTTTAGCGGATGCAAGAACATAACCTACATAAAGCTGAGCAGATGGAATTCCACCGACGTAGAAGATAAGGTCACCAAACTAGGAGCTTCTGGCGTATTCGATTACGATGCACTTAGGGACAACGTTGAGATATATGTTCCAGCCGCTGCCCAAGGAGATTACTCTAGCGATTGGGCGGCTACCGGCAAGTTCTCGGTAACGGACATACACACATATTAGGTTCCATTGCGAAAGATTTGTCATCTGGGCATTTCGTGAAATGGATCCGGCAATATTCAGAAAAGGCGATGCTTCCAGCGTTCTTGTTGTGGACAAGTCGTGGAACGACATCATAGACAAGCCGGACTTCTTCGATGAACTCGCAGAGCGCATTGTGAAGATGTCCGATGCTGCCGATTCCATTGGCGTAATGACAAAGGCCACCACTCTCCGCCAGTTCAAGGATGCCATAAATGCCGTCCTGATGGAGCCGCTTCTCGCTACCGTGGAACACGACGGACACAATGTTGTCCGAAAGCAGGGTTCGGTTCTGGTGGATGCATTCTGGGACGAAATCATAAAGCCTGACGACGTTTGGGAGAAGCTAAAGGCGGCGATAGAGAAGGCTTACGACATGAAGGTGCGAATTGGGGAGTGCAAGCCGCTGAAGGATTCGGACACGCTGATGAGGTCCAAGGAGACGTTCAACGACGCCGTAATGAAGCCCCTTCTCGGCATCAACGATGACGAGTAGGTGATACATTTTTTCGGAGGATGATAATGAACATCGCAGGAATGATGAAGAAGACTGCTATCACAATCGCGACGGCGCTCACCGCCGCCGCTACCATGTTCGGAGCGCCTAGCGACAAGCCGAAGATAACCGACACTCTTAACGACTTCAACCCAGAGTATCCGGTAGGCATCTACATTCAGGAGATAGCGAGCAACCAGATTGTCTCCGTCGTGAAGCTCACGAACGGCGTCCTCTCTGTCGGGTCGGAATCCATCAACATTGCGGAGCCTAGCCACAAGGTAGTGGAGACTAACGTTGTTGAAGGTGCCATCGTCATAACCACGAACACCTACTATACCGTGTATGAGGATGGGCTGGAAAAGACGCTGAAGGAGTATGCTACAAATGAGAAGATAGTCTCCATAGCGACAAACGAGTTGGGTGAGGTTACAACCAACTGGACGAAGGTGGCATATCTTTCCGACATTCCGCCAGACGAGAAGAAGGCGGACAAGGTCATATCCGTCTGGGAGTTCGTAGAACCTTCGAGAGGGGTGACCCTCTCCATGGTAGACAATCCAGATATACCTTATGCTTACTGGAGGTGGGAGGACAAGGAAGACCCAACCGTATACGTCAACCTATACTTCACCAATGGGATTTGGACGTTGGAGAACGGAGCGACTTCCACTTATACGGTAGAGCTCCCGTTCAACGAGCCAGTTGTGCAGATAGGAAGCCTATCTTTCGTCGCGACAAACAAGACTTCCGCGATGGTAGTCTACACCGACATGCTAGAAAAGGCTTTCGAGGGGAAGTTCGACCAGTTTGTTGCAAAGACAAATCTAGTTCCGATTGCGGAGCAGATTACGGAGGAGCGCCTGCAGACGATAAACGGAATTGCCGACACTTTGAGGGGAATCAAGCAGGTCGTGAACAGCATCGCCGGAATTCCTTCCATGTCATTCACATTCAATGCTCCCGCGCAGAACTTCAAGTGCTTCTTGACTTCAGCCGACATGAGCATACCGGGGGACATGGTGGAGATTGACTGGGGGGACGGGAGCGAAGTGGAACTTGCGACAATTCCAACCAACCACACGTACACCGCATATTCTAGCGATACCGTCACAGTTAAGGTAAAGGGTTTTGTCAAGAAGATTAGCGGACATAGCCATCTGCCTTTCGCATATCTTGACGTGGATGGAGCAATATCTACAAATAGCCTTGCATCTGTGAGGATGGATGCTTTGATGCCTTTGGAGGTTGTTGGCGATTATTCTTTTTGCGGATGCGGCGGAATGTCAGGTGACCTGTCCTTTCTCCCGAACTCTGTGACAAACCTAGGACAAGGATGCTTTTGGGGATGCGGAATAACGAGTCTAGCTGGTATGCCGTCATCTATCTGGCAACTCCCTACTTTGTGCTTTCAAAGCACTCGCCTAACTTCTCTTGAAGGGATCTCTCTCGCCATCAAAAGTATCAGTACAAGGTGTTTTGCTTTTTCTGGATTGACAACTCTTAATGGTATACCGTCTGGTGTTGAGTCTATTGGAATTAGGTGTTTTGAAGGCTGCGAATCACTCACTTCCATACAGAACCTATCATCTACACGGTTGTCATCGCTAGGGAGCTCGTGTTTTAGGAGCTGTTCTAATCTTTTGTCAATTGATGGATTGCCGGATAGCGTGACAAACATTCCGATAAATGCTTTTTACGGATGTTCGAGTCTTTCGACTCTTGAAGGAATCCCACAGCATATGGCTGAAATAATGGATTATGCTTTTGCTGAATGTAGAGGCTTGAAAGAAGCCGACTTGAACATAGAAGAACTTCGTCTTTTGGAAAGAGGTCTTTTCTCTGGGGATGAGAGCCTAACTTTAGTAACGATTTCGGGGAGCTTGACATCTGATTCCATATCATCTGATTTTCTTGCTTCGTGCGGTGGCGAAATGCCTCTGAATGTCAGGTGCATTGGAAAAGACATAGATGCTATCACTAACATGACTTCATTTCCTTTCGGAATCCGAAATAGCGGCGAACCTCCCGGAGCGTCCGTGTTCATCGCCACGGACGGACAGCTCGTGTCCGATGGAAGCGGTGGCTGGACGGTGAATCTTACCAGCACCGCTTTTTCCTTAATGGGGATAAGCACAAACACTGTTGCGCTTGGAGACATCGTTCCTTCTTCTTCTCCAAGGGTAGCCACGAGAAGTCTTAGCAAGAGGGCGGTAAGGGACGTTCCTGCGGATAGCACCTATTCCATAGACTGGGGCGATGGAACTATAAACAAGGAGACGGCTCACACATATGCTTTCACAAGCCAGACGAACATAACGATAAAGGTTCTAGGAGCGCTGGATTCCATCAGCGGAGATGCGACAAGGCCGTTTGTCTCTATAGACGGAAATGCAACCAATAGCAGCCTAGTTGCCGTAGACTTCGGAAATGCCGTTGGCATACGGAACTTCGGAGAGGGTACTTTCCGAAACTGCATTGAACTCACAGCGGATAGCATAACTGGAGTTGGGACTTCGCTCGATGCCCTAGGAATAGAGTGCTTTGCTGGATGCTCTAACATTACCAATCTGCCTTGGCTCGTTTCCACTTCCGTAAGTGCATTGCCAAACGGATGTTTCCGCAATTCCGGGATCACCACTGGTGAAGGGTATCTTCGCAACATCAGTTCTTTGGGAGAGAACACCTTTAATGGATGCGCAAACCTGCAGTCCGTATCGTTCGTGACTAACCTTAACATCACCTCCATTCCGAACGGCTGCTTCCAAGACTGTTCTTCCCTCACGGAACTGCCCACTCTTGACGGAGTGACGAGCATCGGAAGAGATGCCTTTGCAAGATGTTCCAAACTGGCAGACTTCAACATACCTCGGCAGGTGACGATAGGCAACAATGCCTTTCTAGGATGCGGCACAGACCCTTCGGTGTCGACCAAGACGGATGAGGACGGCTTCAACTTCAAACTTCTTATGGACTGCTCTGGAATGTCCTACGTGGAAGTGGCAAACCAGTTCGGACTCGTGGACGGAGGGGGCGACCAAAGGTCGGGAATAGACCCGACAATCACAAAGTTCGTGTGCGACAACGGAGAACTCCTATACAATAACGGAGAGCAGATACGGAGATGGGAAGTCCTGGTTCCCGCAATAGAGTTTGAGCTCTCTTCCGTTTCCAACGGAGTGACGTTCTCCGTTGCCAACACCAGAACCTATGACAATGCGAGCATCGTCTGGAACTGGGGAGACGGACACGTGGAAAGATGGATTACCAAGGCTCCCCCTTCCCACACATACACGAATGCCGTCCCTCGCAACTATGTGGTAAAGGTGAAAGGGCTTCTGCAAAGCATAAGTTCCCCTAGCGCCGAATCTGGAGCTTACATTCGACCGGTTGTCGGTGTGGAGAATCCGTATCTAGTTGGATTCAAGATAGACGAGAACACTCCGTTGCAGGCCATAGGCAGCCATACTTTTTCGAGATGCCCGAACCTTCGAAACATAAACACGTTGAATCTTCCGAGGTCGAGAGGCGCGCCACCCGTCCCAGTAAAAAGAGACGTGAGCAAGACAAGGCTCGAAAACCTCTCGGCTTCAATGACGAGAGGTCTCGTCACTTACGGAGAGGGATGCTTTGCGAGGTCTGGCATCGAGGACTTGTCTGGGCTTCCCTCCAACTTGTCGCTTCTGCCTGCATCGATATTCGCATACGACAAGAATCTTCTTTCCATAGGCGGCTTGCCTTCCAGCATATTGGATGTCGGGGATGAGGCGTTTAGGGAGTGTTATTCCATTCGGTCTCTTGTTGGATGGCCAAGCCTTGTCGGGTATGTCAGCCCTTACTGCTTTGCTAACTGCTACGGTCTGGAATCGTTAGACGGACTAGATTCTTCCAATGTGACGAGCATTGGCGAGGGCGCTTTTGCGGGCTGCACCAATCTTGTGAGCCTACAAGGGCTACCGCAGACCGTGGAGACGATTGGGGAAAATGCCTTTCAGGGGACGGGGATAGAGAACATTGGGGACATGCCTGATTCCGTTACTTCTATAGGCGACTCCGCATTTGCAGGGTGTATGAACCTACAGAGCACGGAAGGACTTAGCACGAACCTCGTTTCTATTCCCAAGAGGGCTTTCCTGTCCTGCACCAACATAACCACGATGGGAACGATTCCCGCAAGCTCCACGAAGATTGATGCCTATAGTTTTGCTCAATGCTCCAGCATGACGAATGGAACAATCGAGGATGTGCTATCAGAAATCGGGACGGAGGCATTTATCTATGTAGGCGAGAATGCAGAGCCTACGGCTGACGATTCTGGGTTTGTCGCCAGAACTCACATAGACGCAAGAAAGATGTGGTGTGACGACCTGATAGAGAAACTTATCGTACATACAAATACGAATCCGTTCATCAAGTTCACTTGTAGAGATGGGACAGTCATGTATATAAATGGTGAATGGAAGCCATTTTATAAGGTAATCTCATTTTACCTGGAGAATGTCTTTCAGAACACACGGTTCTATCTTGGTAAGATAGTTCCACGCGAAGGACAAGAGGTAGAAGTGGATTGGGGAGACGGAATGGCAGAGCCTTACTATGAAGGCATGAGCCATGTCTATACTAAAAAAGGAGATTTTACTGTTTCTCTCTTGGGGTTCGTTGATTCAATTCAAGGTGCCGAAAACAGGATGCCCGTATTATATAAAAGGAACGACATAAACACTAACCTGGTGTCATTTTTCATTGGTGGGGCTTCAGGACTTGAAAAACTAGGAGACAATTGCTTCTATGGCTGCAAGAATCTGAGAACCCTAAAGGGGATGGAGGCAGGATTGGTCTTGTCGGTAGGAACGAATTGTTTCGCCGGATGCATTGGGCTAAAAACGCTAGAAGGTTTGCCTAATAGTTTGTTGGAAATCGGGACTGGATGTTTCAAGGACTGCAAAGGTTTAACCTCAATCTCTTTTATACCAAACAACATTACTAAGCTTCCTGCATATTGTTTTGAAGGTTGTTCTGGAATAGTGTCTTTAACCAACCTAAGCTCATCGGTAACTTCTATAGGAGACTACTGCTTTTCTGATTGCACAGGAATGTCAACTTTGGAAGGAATGGGCGTTTCAGGCGGAATGACTTTGGGAGTTGGTGCTTTTCAAAGATGCATAGGGTTACGCAACCTGCTCGGGTTTAATACAAACAATGTTGCGATACCTGAATATTGCTTCATGGGGTGTTCCGGATTGATTAGCATGGAAGGAATGCCAACAAACTTGGTTGAATTGTCTGACGGCTGCTTTGCTGGCTGTACTGGATTGACATCGCTTGAAGGCATGTCAATGAACTGCACGAGGATAGGGAGCTCCACATTTAGCAACTGCACGTCTTTAGTTTCGTTGAATGGATGTTCTCCAGAGGTTTCCTCCATTGGGTCATATGCATTCTTTGGGTGTTCTATTCAGAACCTTTCTGGAATCCCTTCTTCCTCATTGACAGGCATTGGAGATTTTTCGTTTGCGAACAATGAGAATCTTTCCGACATTTCCGCCTTGAATTCCATTACAAATCAACTCGTAATAGGAGAAGGCGCTTTCTCCAAATGCTCTTCACTTGGCAAATCAGGGATTATAGAAAGTCTCCCACCGAACACTATCTCGATAGGAAATTTCGCATTCGATGGTTGCTCGAAATTCGACGTTATGAATCTTCCTTCCAATGTGTTAGAGATTGGTTACGCGGCATTTCGAGGATGCGACATGAGAAGCCTTCATTTATTTCCGACAAACTGCGACGAAGTGGCTTCCAACCTTTTCGCTGACACATCATTGTCAGACATTCAGATAACGACATTCTACCCTAACCTTATACATTCGGATGCTTTCATCAACGAGAGGGACGTTCCTCTAACAATTGAAGATTCACTTCGAACAACAAGGAAGATAAGACTTCCGAATGTACTGTGCGACGACTTGATTGCTGCAGATGAATTCCCGTTCGGCGCATCTCCTACAACAAGGTTTATTTGTTCAGACGGATTCGTTGTTAAGATAAACGGAATATGGACCTCCATAAAAAAATCCATAGGCATCACGGTTACAATAAATTCTATAACATCAACGAACTATGAGCACAACGTTTGGGTTGTGAACAATACTTACATAGGAGACAGATGGGAAACGAACTGGTACAATACTGTCTATGTCCAAGGTATAGCACCTAAAAACTCTGGTGGAATAATCATTGACTTCGGGGACTCTTTTTCTACCAACATTACGGATGATGCAAGAGTGGAACATTCTTATGCATCAACTGGAACATACGAAATCGTGATTATGGGTGACATCGAAACCTTAGCTACGAAAAACAGATTTGTTGGACTTGCTCACTATACAGACACTTGGGAATATCCAAGGAACTATCCGTTACAACATCATGTTATAACAACGAACAGCCTTCCTTCGGTGATGTCAAACTATATTTCAAATATCTCGATTTCAGAATCGAGCGGTCTGAAACATATAGGTAACAGGGCTTTCGAAGGATTGGGAGACATTTATATGTTCTTTTCATTGCCAGATTCTATAGAAAGCATAGGAGATTTTGCTTATCTTAACTGCACAAATATCTATGGCACAGCAGTAATACCGAAATCAACAATGAACTTGGGCATAGGTTCTTTCAAGGGATGCAGAAGAATTACTGATGTTCAGATAACATCACCGGTCATAACAAACATTTCCGACTATGCTTTTGCTGATTGCACTGCTTTGGACTCCATAACCTTTTCGACTAACAACAATCTCATGTCCATTGGGAATTACTGTGTTACAAACACTATGTTTACCAAAAGGAGCATTGATTTCACGTCATGTACAAACATACATTCGATTAAAAGCCATTCCTTGTTTGGAGCGAATCCATCACAAGGTCTAAGGCAGATAACATTTGGGGACAATATCCCAGGCAAGGGCGAATGCTCTCTTGCTGGATTGCATCAGACTTTATATGTATATCTTCCTTCATGGCAGGCCGCATCTGTGACAAACAAGCTAGGAGACGGCGAAGGAGGGATGTGGAGCGCGAACACAAAAACAATATTCGTCTGCAAAGATGGAGAGATAAGATACTATAATTGGGGCGCTGGAGACCACAGGAGATACCGAATCGATTTCGGAAGCAATCGGATAGGCATAAATGACATTAGCGCAAACGACATCTTCCATATCGGAGAGATTGAAGCCAGCGGTAGTTTCACCATAGACTGGGGAGATGGAACTTCTACATACAGCGCAAGTAAAGTTGCTTCTGGGGTTTCTCATAAATACACTTCTGATGCTAATTACGTCAACATAAGACTGTTGCCGGCGGCAGGAGGAAGCATCTTAAGAATCGAAGGGACTCAAGATGGAAAGCCTTTTGTCTATGCGGATTCTTCGATGTCAAATAAGACAACAAACGTTGTCGGAGTTGTTTTAAATGAAGGGTTGAAACATATTGGCGACAATGCTTTCAAGGGCTATTCTGCTCTCGCAGAATTCTCCATGCCTTCGCATGTTACAAACATAGGAAACTATGCTTTTGCTGGATGCTCTGCTCTTCAAGAGTTCAATCCACCAAGAGAAAAGATGTTGTATCTCGGAAGTTCATTTATAGCGGGATGTAGTAACATTACACATATTGAAATGATGAATGTCCCGACATTTTCACCTGCTTCTTTCGATGGGATTTCTCCATGTCACATCTATTATAGAGATTACTACATGGAAGACGTTATCAGCGCTATTCCTGTTTCTGGAGTATTCAGCAATGCCTACTTCCACGTGAAGGACGGAGATTTGTGGTTTGAAAATGGGATTAGACACACTTTTCAGCCTACAGTAGAAATTGTCATTACAAATCTACCAAAGTACACTTCTGTTATTTTAGGCATTCCGCCTTCCAGTCAATTGACAGAGGTAGATTGGGGAGATGGCTATAAGTCTACTGGTTATCTCGAGGATGAGTATGGAAGAGCAATCGTTGCTCCTAGGATGGAAATCACAGAAGGGTCTCTTCTTCAGCAGGTGTCTTCCATTCCGATGTCTCTTGCACACATCTTAGCGCCTTCTGGTGATACATTAGAAAGAACGGCGATTAAACTTTGCAATTACCTATATTCATCTGTCCCTAGTTTTGTGCCAGAGCCTCTTCCTCCTACTGTCCCTGGAGACAAGGTAGAATCTTTTATTTGGGACATAGACACATCGGAACATAGGAAAGCATTAGCCGCGTCTATGAGCATGCCTCTTACAATAGTTACACCTGCCCGTGTTTTGGCACGCGACATATGGGGACTAGTTACAATTCCTGTTGAACTTACAGATGGAACAATAACACATAAACAAATAATGGATATAATAGGGACTAAAGTATTTGGATATAAACCTGCATCAATGAGTTCGACTTCTCGAGCTGGAAGTATGGTTGGAATGTTGGGCTTAAATGTTCACCCTACTCTTCCAAAAACAGAGAGTTGTCTTCCGTCATTAGACACATACGACTATATACCTGGATTTAAAAGAACTGGGTTACAAGGTGACATTAAGATTCGTATTGTCGGGGATGCGATTCTTTCTGGATGGCTGAAAGCACAAGGATTAGACCAAAACAATCCTACAAACTATGTTCCTTTCATAACGGACGAAAACTATAATTCCTTGATGCCTCACGTAAAGTCTATCATGTTCAATAAGGATTGTCAGCAGACAGGATTTGGTGATTGGTTCTTTTCCAACTCAAAGGTTGACCACATAGATGTTGAGAGCCATGGGAAGACCTTGTCAGTGGGAATCGGTTGTTTCGCTCGTAGCGACGTCGCCAATCTCGACAGAAAGCGAATTGACACGTCGATAGCCAAAGACTATGAGTTTTACGAGTGTGCAAACATAACAAACATATCGAAGCAGTTTGGGACTCTGAACCATGTCGGCAAGTATTCTTTCAAGGATACTGGATTGACTTCATTGGTTGGGTGGCAGGAAGGTGATTCGAAGGTTCAAGACGGAGCTTTCGATAACACGCGGTTAAAATCACTAGAAGGGATGCCTAACTCTATAACGGAGATTGGTCTGTTTGCATTCAGAAATACCAATATTACAAACCTTTACGGAATGTCAACAAATGTTGTTACTATCAGGAGACAGGCATTTAGAGACACAAAGAACCTTGTTGACACAAGAGGACTTCCGAAGTCACTAGAAATGATAGAAGGATATGCTTTCTACGGAACGGACAATCTAAAGCTGATAGAAATGCCTAACAGGTCGGTTAAGTTCTATTACGAAAGTTTTCTTGCGAATAGGGAAGACGACAAATATCCTTATGGACCTCCTCATGACTTTCCTTTTAATCAATCAACGACGCATCAGTTTTTCCATTTTCCTCAATCTGACATATTCGGTTTTAGGCCGAATGTGTTTACGGCCACATATATGCTAGATGGCAGCCGCTACGAACGAGACAGTTATTCAACTGTTGTAGGCCCAGTTGGACGATACGATTATGTTATTGGATGTTTTTGTGAGAATGGTATAGTAACATATGGGGAGAAAGCCGGTCTTTCCATATCTTCTCCTGTATCGACAACACAGATTTCAGTCAACTCTGGCACAACGGTTGCTCCTGGATATTTCAAGACATACGATTCCAGTCGGCAGCTTTTGATAGACTGGGGCGATGGGAATAGAGACTTCTACGACACTGAAGATATGATTGCCGTCGAAAAGGGAACAAAGGCATTGAAGTCTCATAAGTATTCACAACCTGGCAGTTACTACATCAAGACGTATGGGTACATAATGAACGTCGCATACCGACCAATAGCAGGGAAGACGATAGCTAACTTATTCTATCCTTCTTCAAGCATAAGGTCGTTTGCTTTCAATTCCGACACGTGCATCTCGTCAATCGGAAGAAATGCTTTTAGTTTGGAAAATGGAGCATCACAAGATGTAGAAGTTACCTGTGAAGCATCTCCAATGGACGATCACAGGAGAGTCCCGCTACCGGGCGAAGCTTCCTATTTTGACACACAGAGAATGAAAGATGTTCCTGGATATCCTTTTGGAGTCCAAAACCTAGACAAGATTCACGGCATAGACTATACCAGATACGATATAGCTTATTACCTTTCAAATGTTCCAGCCGGCACAAAGCTAGGGTACTTCGGAAGGGATGGAAGTAAAAAACAGTCAATCTCTGTCGTTTGGGGAGATGGGGCATATTCCAGCATCGGCGGAAATGATGGGAATACGTACCATACGTTTTCCAAGAAAGGTGACTACATTGTGGCAGTAAAGATTCACAACCAAGAATCCCTGTATAAGTTTGTATGCGGCTTGCCTTCAATTGACGAAGGAGGCGGAAGGAGCCCATGTCCATCATTAAGGGTGGTAGGAGGAGAGTTTTCCAGGAACAATCCGTATCTGTATCGTGTAGAAGCAAATGGAATTTTAAACATTGGCGACTATGCTTTCTACGGATGCAGCAACATGCGGTCAATTTCTGCTTTCAATTCATCAATTGGAAGAATTGGAACGTCCGCATTCGAGGGTGCTGGATTATCGAGGGTTCCGATGATTAACACCAATGCCGGAAGGCTCGAAATAGGTAACAGGGCATTCAAGGTGGCGTCAAACCATTTTTGGATATACCTAGGCAATCAATTCTCCCAGATTAATCTTGGTGACGACGTGTTTAACGTTCAACGGCCGTATGGAGCTTCTAATCTCGACATTTACTTAAATGGCAAGGAAGGAACAATAAGGAGCAGGAGCGGATTCCCATTCTGTTCTCTTTCAGATGAGGGGTTTGGGCAGACCGAGGGCAAGACATGGACAGAGGCGCATGCGTTTCATTTGCGAATATGGTGCTTGGCTGACTGGGGAACTCAACCGAAAGGATATTACATAACGCCTAGAAAGACAGGAGGGTCTGGCGCTAGTGCTACGTACACTTGGGTAGGAGAGGCAACGAATTGGTTTCCTGATTTCTAGAATGAAGCTGGAAATAACCTAATGGCATTTTCAAGAAGGAGTAGAGGTATGAAGAATATCGGATTTTGGGCTATGGTGGCATTGTGTCTCGCGGTGTGCGGCGAGGCGGTTCCGCAGAATCTAGGTAGCATTCGCGTGTCCACTCCGATGTATACGGCATCGCAGACTGATGCCGCGATATCGGACTTCTCCAATACTGGGACGGTTCTCAAGGCAACGTCCATAGGGAACGCGGGATACTGGCAGGACGAGACAGGAGTTGTCTGGAGGGTGCAGGCGGACTGGTTTTATACCCTAAATGGGAAGGACTACACCGATTCGGAGATGGACGTTAATTTCGGTGGAGGCTATCTGTTCTGGGGAGTAGACTACCCGTACTATTACGCCCCTGAGGACGTTAATCGCACGTTCACAGGATGGTTCGTCTCTGACGGCTCTGGCTCGAGTCCTCTGGGAATTTACACCGTACAGGACTGGCAGAACGCGGCAACCAACAAGAATCTGTCATTCGCCCAATATTACTTCACAGAAGGCGAAGTTACGGCCAGAAGATTCGTGCCGAACATTGTCGGCCGTGTCGCGCTGACGAACGACATACCTCGATCGGCAGACCTGACAGATGCAACGAACTATACCGATAGCGTGGCCGCCGAGTTCGAGGACGGAACACGAACGGTGAGTACAGCGAGTACAGCGAATGTTGCGGACGATGCATTCCTGTTGTATGACAGCCAAGGTTTAGTAAGTTACAGTGCGACCGACCTCTTACTCGGAGCAACCAACGCGGCCGAGGCGGCTTTGTCATCAAAGCGCGACCTGTCCGACCTTAACATCTATGCCGACCCGTCCGCGAACCACACACCGCTGACCGTCACCGTCTGGCACTCCGAAGAAATTCACGATGTGTATACCTTGCAGTGGGACGAGACATATCAATCATGGCGATACGTTAGCGGCAAAACATCGTTTGTAGTTTCTCTCAATGGAGATGGGAGCTATGCAATCAATGCTGGCTTAGAGGATTATGGCGGCGAGGTGCATACCATATCAAGAATAATCACACTATCCGCCCCAAAATGGTCAACGACGATTTCCAACGTGCCGGGCTTTAATCGGTTAGAGATTGAGTCAATTCCTACACAGATCGCCACTGAGGATTTCGTAAATTCGCGTGGGTTCGTTATTGCAACAAAAGCGAATATTATTGGTTCGTTAAGTCAAGGGGCAGACAACAGAGCAGATGGATTATGTGCTCATGCCGAAGGCACTAATACTGTTGCATCAGAACGCTTTGCTCATTCTGAGGGATATGAAACGGTAGCATCTGGTGTGGCTGCTAAAGCTAGCGGCCTTTATTCCATTTCTTCTGGGAGGGCTACGATTGCGCTAGGTGCAGATTCTCATGCATCAAACGATTTCTCATTCGTTTGGAATACTTATGATAAAGGGCCAGCAGGGCATTATTATGGGTCTCATGGAATTGGTTCTTTTAACATAAACCCTCGAAACGGTCTTGCTGGAGTTTGGATTGGGGAGACAAACTTGCAGAACCATATAAATGCGGAAGTGTCCAGCAAGGCGGACGCCTCTGATTTGTCGTATTCGCTTGTGACGCCGGGTGAGTGGGAGATCAACCCGCCTACATATCAAGGTTTTACTCTTGGGCTTGACTGGAGAAACGGTACATGGGTGGCGCTCATCGACGGGGATGAGTTTGGTGTCTTCCCGGATGGAGACGAGGATGCGCTGGAATTGTCTTTCGTCTTGGATATTACATACACCGCGACCCGCGCGTCACTCCCCGGCCACCTCTTCAATCGAGCGAACAACCTTGTCAAATCATCGGATACCTTGCAGGTGACACTCCCTCCGCCTATCCCTAACAAGTCCCGTGACTTTAGGGTTAGGCTTGTCATAACTGAGCCAATCACTTCTCCAGACAAGATAACATTTGTAGGAGCAACGACAAATGGAGTGCAAGAGTCAATATCGTTTGAATCTGAAAACGGTAATTTCCCCTCTCTGAATACGATAAGCACGAACATCTTGCACTTTACGGAGACTGCTCCAAGTCTCTTCTATATCTCTAACAAAATAGCTATCCCAACTCCAGCACCTTAATATCGGTTAAATGCTATGTTCGCTTACTCTTCTAGCGAAACCGTTATCCCGTCCCTTGTGTTCACAAAGGCGGAACTGGTATATGCCATAACCCAACTGCTCGACAACATTCCGAACACGGACAATTCCACGAGGATAGAGATGGTGGAACTAAGGCACTATCTCAATCTCATAAAGGATAGAGTGCTGCTAGCGCTTGCGGACGGCACGATAAGACGGGGTACAACGCTTTCGGGAGAGAAGCAGGCAGAAGATACCCATAAAGTAGAGAAGCGGCTAGAAGGCCCTTCTATGGCGGATTTGAAGAGGCAGTTCCCGACCTTGACGGAAGAAGAGATAAGGGAAGTGCTAGACAGGGCTAGGACGGAGCAGATGAAGAAGGCGGAGGAGGAGCGGAAGAATGCTCCACCTCCCCCTCCGTCGTTCATAGCCAAGCCTGAAGAGGTAGAAGATGGAAAGCCCATAGAGCAGCCTATTCTTACTCCGCAGGCGAAGAATGATAGGGAGAACTCCAAGAAGTTCGCACAGATGCTTGGGGCGACGTAGAAAATCTGTTCTAAAGATCTACCACCTCTTGAAACCCACCTGCTAGGTGTGGTATAATGTCCGCCGTCAAGGAAAAAGAAAAGGACAAAGACAATGACTTTTGAGAGTAACAATAGAGGAGTGTTGGAGAATAGCACTACAACAGAATCGCTTACGAAGCAGATTCGGCTGGCGATGGGTGAGGGTTGCATTCGACCTTGTCGTGTATACGACATGGTGGATGAGTCTCTTGACCGCCTTAATAAGCAGGAAGAACTGCTAAAACGAGTACATGACTACTTGGGAGAACTCATCAAGGACAGCCTTGTAGAAGACACTCCCAAGGCAAGCGACCTTGCAGACGATGTGTGGGATGCAATCCACAAGGGTGATACGGAGTGGCGAAAGGTTCATAAGATGTGAGGGGAAAAGGCAAGAAAACCAATGCAAACAAATAGAAAGAAAAATCCTAAAAAGAAATCAATAGACCGTCTCCCCGTGTGGGATTGGGAAACTCTCGTAGCCTCTTGGCGCTATTTCCAATATGGAATGACGATATCTTCTGCATCTTTCCCAAGAGAAATTGCGAATAGGTTCTGGGGAGAAGGAAACCGTTATTCTGATGAAGTTAGAGATACAATCGCCAATCAGTTTGCCATGACAGACCATTGGCGTAATGGAGAAAAGGACTGGACAGACATCAATCACTTGATGGATTGCGACAAGAGGGCATGGACGGCTTTCTATAGGTTCTGTGAGGCATGGCTTAATGGTTTTACTAAAATCGGCGTGAAACGTATAGATGGAGAAATCGAGCAGCTCGAAGCATTTCATACGGACTTTGAAGACCAGTGGTATACGAAGGACTTCTACATCAAACATGGGGAGAATTGGAGAATACCAAAGGAGAACATTGTCATTCCAATGTCATAAGAGAGGGCTTCGCTATGAGTGAGGAGCAACAGATGAAATGCGATGTCAAATCAGATGCAATATGCTTGGCTAAGTTAATCCCGCACAAAGACAACGGCCATGCTAGTTGCAGCTATTGCGACGGGGCGCATACCAAAGACAATATATGCTTCCATTCTGAACATTGGAATAACGAAGAGGAAGAGGCTCTTGAAAGGCGAGGGGGAAAAGCACCTAAGAACAAGAAGCTCAAAGAGCCGATGAAGACAATGGCGGGCTATCCGCTGACACCGCATGAGGAATCGTGTGTTCGTTCCTTGAAAAGGCTTGCAAGGAAATGGAACCAGCACACCAATCGTCTATGGCTGTTCTCCGCTAATGGGCATCTGCACGTCATGCTACATGAGGGCAATGGGAATCGAGAGGCAGACTACACTCCAGGTGGAGGTGTCGGCGGAGGGCGCGTGAACCAACAAAACCATGTGTGTACAATAGACATTGACAACGACGGTGGGGATTGGTAATATGAACCTAATTGGCTTCTCGCACCACTACACGAAGATGCATGAGCAGACACATGGCAAGCTCATCTATGTAGATACTGTGCAAATAAAGGAAGAAGATGAAGGTTCAGAATGGTGGGAGTACGACACAGAGTATAGGGCTACTTTTGCTACCGTGCAGCATGATGATAGAATGCTATTGACTCATGAGACCTATGTCCGCCTTGTGTTCCTAGGAAACAAAGGCATACCATTTACAACATATCGTGTGATGAACGATTACAAAGACCTTGTTGGAACTAAATTCGTGTTCAAGTTTAGAGGTAAGGAAATCCCAGAAGAACTGAAGCCGCCGAGTGGAAAGTTCGATGTGAAAATCTTTGAGTAAGACAATGGAAGAGACAACGGAAATAAAGCCAGTTTGCGACGACGTGGATGCTTCATATCGTCCAGACTTTTATGCGGTGTATGTAATCAAACACCCAGTGCTCGGTTACTTCGCTGGATACAAGCCGCATTACTATGGAACTCCTTTGTTCTGCTCTACATTGAAGGAAGCAACTAAATTTGATACCTTCTGGGACCTCGCATCGAAGGAAAGGGCAATAGGCATTAGGGACTTTGCGGTTCGCGATGGAGCAAAGGTTCTCGCTTTCCGTAGGCACGAGATCTTTCCTGAGAAGTACATCAATCCTTATAGGAACCAGAAGAAGGAGGCATAGAAATGTCTTTCATCATATTTCTGTTTGCAGCATTGGTCGGTGTATTCCTTGGTTTTTTCATCGGTCTAGGACTGGCAGACGGCTACCAGACGAAGAAGACCTGCAGGGAGTGCCGAATGAGAATCGTGGAGTATGGTTTCCATTCTGACGGCAAAGAGTACATTGCCGTGGAGAAGGACAAGGAAGAGAAAGAAGGTTCAACATGAAAGCACTAATCAAGTTCATTGCATTTGCAATCGTCACTTTGTTTATCTTGGGCATTGCGGCGCTTGTGTTCATTCCTACACTGCAATCTTGAAAAAGTTTCTACCCCCTCTTGCAAGCCGACCGCTAGGTGTAGTATAATGTTCTCTGTCAAGGACAACAAAGGAAACAACATGAAAGCCACGAAGGAAGACACAGAGCGCAAAGGGCCTATTCAGGCTTACGTCAAAGGATTCGGGAACCACATGGGGGCTGCTATTGAGCATATCCAGTTAGCGGCAAACCTCTATGCGGAGGCACTCCAGAAGTATGGTGATGATGCACATGAAGCATTTGCCTCGGCATATCCACATGTAACGCAGAACACATGGGATAAGTTGAGGCTTGTCGGTAATGGCGAAGCAGATGCGAAAATAATGCTTCTATCGGATAAGTTCGCCGCCAGAATCGTTCGCCTTCCTATTGAGAAGCAACATGAGACATTGAATGGCGATTCGTTCTGCATTGTCAATCCTACAACACGTAAGATGGAGAACATCAACTATGGTGAGATAATGCCTCGCCATGAGCGTATCCTATTTGACGACGAGAAGGGCAAGATTCGCGGCATTGAAGAGCAGGTTAGATACATCGACGAGCAGAATCGCCGGAGGAAAGCTCAAGAACTTCCATATACTGTAGAGACAGATGCATTAGTTGTGCATAAGGCTTGCCGTATAGGGAAGGTTGAATTGGAAGATGCATTAGAGGCGATGGCATGAAGAATTATAACATCTACCCTCATTGGAGAGGAGCAGGCATAGAAAGATATGAAGGTGTGAATCGCCGAGACACCCGTAGAGTTAGGACGAAGATTTATAACTTCCTTAGAAAGCGTGCTTCTATTAAGATGACTGGGGGGTATGGATGTACAGATAAACCTAGGGAATATCTTCCATATGGACTTTGTAATTCGTGGATTACGGCAGAAGGATTTACTATTACTCCTATGTGGATTCGCCCCGTTCCATTAACATGTTGGCCAGACTTCTTCGCATTGTTTGTACATGAGGGGACACATTTGCTGGGATGGTATCTTTGTTTCACAAGAAATAATTTTTATGGAACAAGGGAGCGGTTTACTCTCCCATCTGGACATTGTGTGTTTGTGGAATGGTGTTCTCCTGGCTGTACCCCGTTTTGTGGACGCTGGGAATTCTATCGCCCATATGAAGAACCAACTAAAGATCTTCATGAATTCGACCTATGGCGTTCTGCCAATTGCCCTGGGAAAGTAGCTGAAAAGATGCTATATGATGCAAGATGTGACTGGCATAACTATGTCGGTAAAATCGGCGGAGCTAGGATAGCATATGAAAAAGGAGCTAGAATTATTGAAAAGGAAGAAATGCATGCCTCAATAAAACGATGGCAGAACTCGAATCTGATTAGGAGCGGGCAGAAGACTGCGGCTTTCAATAAGCGGCAACTTCGTGCTCTTGGATTTGTAGCATAATAGAAAGGATTGTCATGACAGAAGAGCAGATGCAGAAGCGCAAGGAATTCGCGGACAAGTGCGACGAACTCGCCAAGATTGGTGAGAGCGTCCCTAGCGGAGGATGGGATACCCCGATGAGGTACATTGTACACTCCCTCCAAGAGTGGGCAAAGCAGTATCGCAAGCCTATTCAGAGCACACTATGACCTTGCCAATTATAATGTGAGAAAGTGAAGCGCAACTGGACATATCTCAAGTGTGAGGACTGCCGCAAGCATGGAAGGTGCAAGCGGGAGAGAACCGCTTTCAAATGGTTTCATGTCAAGGGGTGCATGGTGGAAGTTAAAGAAGAAAAGAAGTAGGAGGATTCTAATATGGGTATGGATCAGTCTCTTTTTCGCACTACAAAGAAGTGTCATGCCGCAAAGATTGCCTTTAGCAAACTTAGAACGGAATACGAAAAGAAGGTAGAGGCGTTGTATACCTCTGAAGCATGGAAGCCATTCATAGAGAGTCTACCAAGGGATGAGTTTGGGCATTTTGCAAATGACAAGTTCTCCGCAGAGCAGAGGAAGAGAGTTGGGGTCTGGCGTAGAGGACTTCATCGGATTGCGAAGGAGGTAGGAATCAAGCTAGACAAGGACAGACGGCCATATCTGGACAAGGAGACGTATGGGCTAAAGGATGAAGAATTTGATGAGGAGATTGCGGGATGGAGGAAGAACTGGTCTCTTCACACATTCATTCGCGACAACTTTCTGGAGGACAAGGAGAACGACAATCTAATACCGATATATCTCTCAAAAGAGGATTGTGAGAAGATTGTTGCTGCAGGGTTTATAGAGGGATTCCAAGAGGCTCTTAGGCATTGGGACGACGAGCATGAGGTCTTCTATTGGGCTTGGTACTAATGAAGAAAGGAGAAGAATTCATGGTTGCGATAGAACATGACACAACATTCCAAAAGATGTTTGAGGAATTGGAGTTAGACCCAGAATATCAGAAAGAACTTCAAAGGATCGAACAGGCAGAGAAGCGGATTGCTGCATATCGTAGGGAGGCTAGGGGAGACCTCTGCCACGAAGACTAGAAAGAGAGAGAGTTAGGGTCATGGACGAAGCGAAGCAAGAAGAAGAGTACCCCATGTATGGTGACTGCAACACGTGCGAGCACCAGAACGAGGTATGCGTTAACTGCATGAGCCAGAACACGGCTGGTGAATGGGTACACAATCTCTATTCTCCAAAGCCCGGAGTTTATCGGATGCCAGGGCAAAGAACAATAACTTGTGGAAGCAAGACTGTAGACGGCATTTGTCTCGGCAGGTATATTGTTTCGTGAGGTGAGAGATGACCAATCCCAGACTACCGCCAAATCCCTCTGAAACTCCACTAGACATCATTACGGAGATTAGGACCGTAGAAGCACCTAGGTGCAATTCCGAAAGAGGATGGGAGTGCATATGGGCTGTCCGCCTGCTCAAATACTGCGACAGGCTAGAGGCGGCTATCGCAAGGGAGAAGCGGGGCGCAAAACTTCGCCGCTTTGACTTCGGACACACCGTAGAGGATGTGCTGCGGATTGGAAGAGACTTCCAAAATACTGATAGGCTGCACGGGGCGCATTACGACACCGTGAAGTTACTGTGCGACACCATCGAAGACTTGAACGAACAACTTTTAGAACAAAAGAATCAACACCCCCTTGAAAGCCGCCCATAGGGTGTGGTACAATATATTCCGTCAACGACAACAAGGACAAGGACAAACAAACGATGGAAAAACCTAAAGACATAAGAGAATCAATGGCATTTGCCAGAGATACGGGGAGCGAGATGTCAGAGAAACCTACGGGTGCTGCCATGATGATAAGGATGAATGCCTTGTGCAAGTGGCCACCAGAAGAGTACAAAGGAAGAGGGAGTAAGTGAAGAAGGTTGGCCTAGTTACTTTTAGTAGAGACAGGTACGGGAAGGTTGTAGACCAGAACTTACCATATTGTACTTACACTGAGGATGAAGCAAAGAAGATCTTCAAGAGGCGGGAAGCCAACAAGGTTGCGAGGAATCAGCGGAAAATCAATCGTAAGAGGGACAAGCGATGACATATACTGAATACAAGGAATTGGTGAAGGAGTACGATTCAACGGATTCCGTCTCAAGGCGAGAGAAAATCAAGGAGGAAGTGTACAAGACTAGCGTTGCATTGGCAAAGCACCTAGAGGGAATGTATAATAGGTTCGGTGCAACATTCATCGACGACGATGAGTACCGCTCCGATCGTGGGGGTTTTTGCCTTGAAGAATTTAGTGAGGGAAATGTACATCTTACGTATTCCGACCACTGGCAGTATGGCGGGGAGTGCTGTTTCGGAATAACAGTTCCGATGAAGATGCTAGATGTTGCGAACAGGATTTCGGAGAGGAATCGTCTCCGCGACAAATACATTGTACAACTAAAAGATGAGCATGATAGAAACAATCGTCAAATTGAGCATCTAAAAGATGAGAACAAAAATCTCCTCGATAGAATTTCACGGTTGGAGAAGGAAAGGGCTGATGAGAAATGAAACTCATTGACATGATAGATGCCTCATTGCCTCCTTACGGAATCGCCGCAACTGGGATAGGAATTGGGGTTAATGCGAAGGACGGAAACGGATGGACGGTTGCATTGTATTCTCTACTTTGCATCTTTTGCATCTGCATAACGATGACTAGGATTCTCGAGAAGGGCAAAAACAATGACTAAGCGAGAAGCATTGCTAAAAATTCATGAGCAGTTGGAGGATTTCGTAGCGCACAAGATTGAGGCTACGTCACTTTGTCTGCGCATAAAGAACATTATCAATAAAGAGTTGGAACCACGCTTTCTTGAATCTAGCATTAGCCATCAGACAGAGATACTGTCTCCTAGAACCGCTTGCCAGTGGATTCTTGATTTAGTCATGGAACTAAGAGAACGGAATCCTAATGTCACAAATTGTGTTAAGGATACGATAGACCTTATCGAACGGTATGCAACAGATGCTTTGTCAGATTCATACAAAGCCAGAGGCCCAATTGACTCAACCAGTAATTCTGTTGATTCAAAAATGACACTGGACGAAGCCATCAACCATGCGGAGACAATAGCAGTACAATGCAACACGGAATGTAGTCGTGAACACAAGCAACTCGCAGACTGGCTAAAGGAACTGCGTGGATTGAGGCATATGCGCATTGGCAATTCAGCGGCGATGCGTGAGGCATTGAGCGATGCTTGCTATGCCATGTTTAATTTCTTGAAGTCGAAAAACGGCGGATACGAAGAAATGTCAAATGCCCTTGACAAGGCGAAATCCGCCCTATCAGAACCCGCAAGGAACTGCGACATCTATACAACATCGGCATCAGCAGGGCAAGCGATAAATGAACATTGCAAGAATAGAGCTGAGGACGGCTCGTGTGTATATTCTTGTCCCCACAGATATGCCGAAGGAGGTTGTGCATTTTCGTGGATCCTCGCCCCCGCGACGGAGAAAGGAGCAAACGCATGAGACAAGTGTATGACAAATACTTCTGCGATATGTGCGGATGCGAAATTGAAAGGACTCCGTTTGATTCCATGTGCGGGAAATCGGTAAAAATACGCGATGGAATTATTGCCCGTCCTGTCGAAATGGACGTATGCGATGACTGCTTTGCGAAGATGAAGGAGATTTGCATGAAGAAAGGAGAGACTGATGGACGGTAATCAGATGAAGATGCGCGAGGCACTAGTAATAGCGCTGAAGGCAATATGTCACCATGCCGAGCATATATGCCAAAGCTTGTCGTGGGAGAACAGCAACATACAATCTAACTGCGCCGATATATTGTGCGCTCACCGCGACTTGTGCGAGGCAAAGACGGCAATCCAAAAAGCCCTCTCCGAGCCAGCGAGGAACTGCGACGTGTACCTCACGCAACTAGAAATGAGTATGGCTTATGAGGTATACAGGAAAGCCTCCATGAAGCGGTATGGGAATGGTCTTACTGGCAGAGTCCCTACTGTCAAACAGAAACCAATGACATACGACGAATGGATGCTCGCGCCGGCGGCGGAGCGGAAATGAGAAGACTAATGAATTGGCAAATCGTATTGGTCGTGATGATTCTAGGACATCTTGTGTCAGACTACACGCTCCAAGGCTGGCTTGCGGACGGAAAGCAGAAGTCATGGTGGGATAAAGCATTTGGCGGACAGACGCCTGCGAAATACAGATTCGACTTCGTTGCCGCACTTTTATGCCATGCTCTATACTGGAGCATATTCATCTGTGCCCCATTCTATGCGTCGAAGTTCTTCATCGTGGCAATATTGGTCAATGCAGTAGTACATGCAGTAATTGACGACCTGAAAGCTAACAGACAGAAGATAAACCTAATCGTGGATCAATGTCTGCACCTAGTACAGATTCTTGTAACGCTAGTGGTCTTTATGTAAGGAGAAGGAGATGGAATGTTATCAGCAGAAGATGCGCAATGCACTGGAGGCGATAAAGTGCATCAATACAGAAGGACTTAAACGCCTTTTGTGTGAATTGGTAGAGGCCGATATCTTTGACGGCGGACTAATCAACAAAACCATATCCGCTGTTGAGAAAGCAAGGTGCGCTCTCTCAGCGTTGCCGCACAAGGGGAAGTGGAAGAATGGCACGCTGTATGAATATGAATATGCATACTGCTCAGAGTGTGGACGCGCGCAGTGGGCTGGTTGGGACACGCATAAGCAAGCAGAGGAGGAGATAGAGTCGTTTGCGGATAATTATAGGTTCTGCCCCGGTTGTGGAACGGAAATGGAGGGTGGTGTATATGTCAAAACTAATAAGGGATGATGCGATGGACGGTAATCAGATGAAGATACGCGAGGCTCTAGAGGAGATTCTACTTATCTGCTACAAGGCTGGCGCAAGATATGGTTATGATGTTGCGTGTGGTCTCATCAAGGCTAAAGCTAAAAATGCCCTTTCCGTCCCTAACCGCAACTGCGACGTCGGCACGGCGGAGGAGCAGGAGAAGCGATTCATGAGATTCTGTGAATCGCATTGGGACTTAAACAACCCTGATTCGGAGTGTGCAAGATGTCCCCTCAATGATACGGTGGGGACAGAGTGTGAGTTCGCATGGGCTCAGATGCCCTACGAGGCGGAGGAAGGAGACGAGAATTGAAACTATCCGAACTAAAGCCATGTTGCAGTGTTCATGTTCTGGAAGAGCAGAAGACATGGGTGGCAATCAACCCTCTGATCATTGCCCCGATGTGGATTTTCCGCATAGTCTGCCATTGCTGTGGGAAGACATCACCGTGGGCTGACTCCCTCGACAAGGCATACAAGTTGTGGAACGGGGAAGGAGTCGCGAAGTGAAGATTTGCGCACAATGCGGGAATGAGATTCCAGTTGGAGAGAGATATTTTAAGGTCTGCGACAACTTCTTGCAGATGAGATACTTCGACGAAGAGGACGAGAGTGACAACGTGTTCTGTTCAAAGGATTGCCTATGTGAAGCATTATCAGTCATGGAGTTTGAAGTGCTTCCAGACGGCGGGGAAGGAGAAGCGAAGTGAGCAAGCGGGAACAGCTGACGGCGGTCGCGGAACTGCTGTGGGTTGCAAAAACGTGCCTGTCGCAAATCGCCAGCACGGCGTGGGGCGCGCTTGGTAATCAGGCTAAGAGCGAGTATGCGCGGACAGAGAAGTCGCTTGCCGAACTCATGCGGCTCGTGGACAACGCGAAGGACAAGTGCAAGGAAGGAGGTGCGAAGTGAGCTTGGACGGTAGGGTGTACAAGAAGTACAGAATAGAGCATACGGACGGGACACCCCTTAAAGGCAAGAACTATTTTGTCTTGAGGCTCGACTACTATAATGTTGGATAATATGGGTAAGAGAAAAACTCAAAATGAATTTCGAACCGACAAACTACAAGTTTACCTGTGGCTCATACCAAATATGGGCAATGTTCAAAGACCATACTGCAGCACCGGTTGCGAGAGCTTACAAGAGAGCTATTGATGCGGAACGAGATGCGGAGGAATTTGCAAAAGGGCGAAGGTCTTGCGAATACCGTAGAGACCGCATCGCAAGTTTCATGATATGCAAGGTTGAAATCAACGAGATTGTCCGATTGAAGAATGAGGAGGTTGAAAAGAAATGAAAGAAGTACAGATTGAGTTTCCCGCATACAACATCTTCTTTAGACAAGGAGGAAGTTGGAAATTGCACAACGAACCTGTGATTGGGAAGCCATACATAGAAGTAGAGAGCATTGCGGTAGGAATACTTCTCGGAAAGCCTCTAACGGAAGCCGTAAGGATTTATGGCATTTTCAACTGCCAGCAAACTTTCATCAAGGAGATAGCCAATTCCTTTTTCGACCACAAGTCAGAAGAGGACAAGATGCGCTCTGCAATAGAAAAAGCAATTAGATATTGTGATGAGGCAAAGTCAGATGGATTCTTTGGTGGGAGTGCTGTCCTTACGATCGAGAAGATAAGGAAAGTCCTTTCGGAGGCAATAGAACCAACTAAGGATGTATCATTGAGAGAGAAGAAGGGAATATGACAACACGTGAAAAAGCTATTGTGTCTGCATTCTCTGGATGTCTGATGTGTGATATGTCAGAGATGCTTAAGTATCTGTCTGAAAAGTTTGGTAAGACAGTAACAAAATCAGACTTGGATAAATACATGTCTTATGGCGTTTTGCGTCAAAAGTATGATGCGGCCGTTCTTCCAGATTGGCTTTCGCTGTGTGAGGGCGATGCGAAATCTACTACCAAGGCATCATGGTGGAACTAAAAATGAGCAGAATTAAGTTAGACCATTCTCTCGAAAAGCTGTTCTCTGTAAGCGAGAACGGTTTCCGTCTTGAGAACCGTCATTTCTATGCAGCCTACAAAACTAGACTTCTTAAATATGACGGTAGAGAAGTTGGAGAGCGTGGACAAGGAAACATAGTTTCTTTCACGAGACTCTACCCTGCACGAGATGAAGAATTTGCCGTATCGAAAGCACCTCTGTATTTTGATGTGAGCAATCCCACGTTCAGTCGCCTTGACCGTACCAAGATAGAAGAAGTTAAGCATACTCTTGTTGAAGTCAAGGAGTTTGTTCCGCCAACGTTTAGCAAAGAGACATTCCGGGTATTCAATAGGCAGCAGTATTCAAACCATCGTCAATTCATGATGGATAGGGTTAGGATGTCTTATAATAGGGGAGAGCCATTGCCAGAATCTTTTCTTGGGTTCGAGCATTGTCTAATAAGGAGAATCCAACGCCATATATGGTCTGTACATGCAACAGCATACCTCTATCACCCTTGGCATGGTGCTGGCGATAGCTACACGGAGTGGCATCGCTGCGACAAAGGCACCGGCAACTATTCAATGCTGGAGCGAGAGTTCAACAAGAGAGAAACCACTGAAGCGAAGAAATTTGCCGTAACCGAATACACAGACCTTGACAATGACGAACAGGAACTAATAAGAAGGCTCAAAAGACTTCAAGCGCTTGACTATCAGGAATACCAGCTACGTGACGAAGACTATTTCCTGCACAAGGACTTGATGCAGGGAAAGTTCTACAAGGAGTTCGGCAACATTGTCTTTGTTCCAGATGAAAACAACTACTTGAGAAGGGCCTTCCTTGGAAGAGATGAGAAAGTGTCAGAGGCAAGAATCAAGATACAAGACCTTGAATATCAACGGAAAACCATTGACAGAGAAATAGAAAGTTTGAAGAAGTTCATAGAAGAAGAAAAGAAGGAAATCAAGAAATGACAAAGACACAACCCATACAATACAAGCAGTGTCCATTCTGCGGAAAGCAGTTCAAGACCAAAGCCCCTGGCAAGAAGTTCTGCGACAAGTGCATTAAGAACGGATTCCACTGGGTCTATGAAGTCACGGGAAGAACAAACGGATGGGACAAGAAGGTAGCCTAGAAGGAGATTCCGAAATGGAACAATGGACGCCAACTCCTGCAGCACTAGCCCTTCTCAAAAAACTCCAAGACCGCAAGGAAGCGGAAAAGGGAATAGCCGTTGCCAGACGGATGACAGAGGAGAAGCAGAGAAAGGAACGGCAGGCGGATGAGAACGAACGGAAGTACGGAGAGCAGTTGACGTATGCCGATAGGATGATAGAGGCAAGAGACGATGCAACTAGAAATAGATACATAAGCATAGAAGCCATGGCTGGCAACAACGGCGGATGCACGACTCGCAAGGGGACTTGGCGGCGGCTCAAGTTCGGCAAGGGAAACATTGGCAAGAAAGGGTTTGAAAAACTTGGATTCAAAGAGAACGATGTTTGACCCTCTATACGGAGGCACAAGAACAATGGATAATGAATCTATTCTGAGCAGGCTCACTGATTTTCTCCTAAATGAACCGTCAGGTGACTTTCACCTTGCAGAAGACTTCTATCGGCTCGCAAGTGACAATGGACTAAGCGAACACGACATCACAAAAATAGCAGACATTGCTAACAGTTTCGATGAGACTGGCAAGTTGTCCATCATCTACCTGTCCCATCTGTGCCGAGAACAGATTAAAGAAACGGTTGTCCCAGTCTCTGCCGTCATTTCAGATTCTATGGCACTTGACAGATATAGAGAATGTCTTGGAATCGTCAACTCAGAGCAGGTAAAGGGTTATCGGGCGGAACTGGTTGGACTGCTTGCAGGTGCGATAAGCGTTCTTTCAAAGCAAAAGGCAATTGGCGAGGCCACTGACATTGATGCGGCCCTCGACAAAGCGCTTGAAGCCGTCTTCAATGAATTCCCGAAGCTCAAATTCGAAGTGTATGCAAACTCATGTCTTCCTGTGGGGAAGTTGGATTCTACGGTAGGATCCGTGCAGGTTTGTGGCTCGCTTGCCGAATGCCTCATACGTCTTGAGCAGTCAAAAGACGGAATCTATATCTGCTTCATTACAAACCCCGGCACGCTTGACGGATGGTTCGGGTTCTTCGTCAAGTCGAACGGAAACCTCTTCTCCTACAATGAGCGAATCGACGAGGTTTATGCCGGGCAGCATAGCCATATGAGGAGCGGCCGCTATGTAGAAGACCGTAAGGCATACGACCTGTTCCCTTACGCCTTGTGCGAGTTTAGCAAGGAGACTGACTACAAGGGGTATTCAACCGAATTCAGAATGGGGGAAAACAGAGACCTGTTCGACGACAAGAACATGGAACTGGCTATAAGGATGTTCCTATCAATTGCCCTCATCGCACAGAAACACATGGGGCACAAGGTAAGCGGAGAGACCGTAGTCGTGAACTCCCTTTTACCGATGAACCTTGCTCAACTCGAGAACAAAGAAGCGAAGTCAACAGCGATAGTGTCATGGCAGAAGTCTCCAATCGTTTCTGCCACGGCCAACTTTCCTCTCCCTCGATTTGAGACCAACAAGGTTGTCAGCGGAGGGTACGACAAGGAATTCGACGGCACGGATACTGGTGAGTACGGGGTGTTCAGCGGAATCAACCAGGACATTCTCGATGCTTACGGAGACGGCTTTAGCATTAACTATTCAAAGGTTCTTGCAAGCAGAAGTTCTCAAAGGCTCATAGGGAACGGGCATTGCGAGCAGGAGTTCATCGGCTCGCCCAAAAGAATGAGGCTTCAGGCCTATTATGAGGTCCGAAAGCAATTGGCACGATTCGTCTCCCGTAAGATAACAAAAGAGTATTCCGATTTTGGCGGCAAGGAAGGTCTTCTGAAGTGGTATCGAGAACGCCTTGAAGAACGAAGGAAGGAGATTTACGCCCTATGCGCCGCCGCTTACAATCAGACAGACGGGAAAGAGGGGTGTGTGAATTTTGGCTCGCCCGAGAAGCAGGATAACTGCTGCTGCGAAATTTTTGCACATGAGACGCCCTCGATGAGCATTCTGGTTGGGAAAGCGAAATATCTTCACAGAATGTCTTTGTCCGAATTCAAAGAAGGCAAGGCAATCTGCCCCATTACTGGCGAAAAGGCATCTTGGAGTTTTACCTTCTGCTTTGAAACCTACAAGCAGGTACAGAAGTTCCTGAAATGCGAACTCCCGAAGTTCTGCATTGGATGGCGTACAAACAACCTGTACAACGGGAATCCAATATTGGACGTGACAGACCCGGTTGGAGACCTAGTACACCCAATGTCAGAAATGCGAGCACCTTTCAACTTCGCAGTGGATTTAAGCAAGAGGGGGCTGAAAAGGCTTCTGAAAGAGAAAGTGGATCATGGGCAAGGCAGGATTTGAGCGTCACAGTAACGATGATGACGATTTGCCGTTTTAATCCTACCCCCTCTTGAAAGCCACAAGCACCCTATGCTATACTATCTCCATGGAAGAACTAACGCCCATACGGACTATCAAGGCTAACTTTGGCGAACCGATTCGCCTAACCTGCCCTAGAGCAGAAGAATTCCTCCTGCGCACGATGGATGAAGTGACAGAGGTGGAGGACAACCCATACGATGCCTACATGGTGGAATCACTGTTCTGGGAATCTTCCATAACACCAGAACAGCGCAAGAAATTCGATGAACTATCCGACAAGAAGAATGCCGCAGAGAGAGCCTACGACCCGAAGAAGCACAAGGACGATACTCCAGAAGCACAAGCATTCTTCAAGGCGGACGATGAACTAGAGAGGTTCATAGAATCTACTGGAAAGCACCTATGCTTTCGTTGCTCCTACTATGAGACAAAGGAGATGGACAAAGGACGGCTTGCGGCAAAATGCACAAGAAGAAGCGCTGGACAAGGAGTCCGCCCCTATACCCTCGCCTGCGGACACTTCACGACTGGGGTAACACCTTATGTCCTTCAAGCGGAGAGAGAGTATGCGGAAGTCTGTAGGAAGAACCCAGGCCTTGCCGATTTCGTGAGGAAGCGCCAGAGGGAAGAATCCGCAAAGAGATTTGCCGAATACATCAAAGACTCTCCCTCTACGGCTTTCTACCTCTACCAAGGCGAACCAGAGTACCATGAGAAGTTCTACAAGGATTTTCCACTCATCATGGCAGAGACACAGTATCCCTCTTTCCCCCTCTTCCTAGAGGCTTACAAGAGGTGGCAGAAAGATGTGATAATCAAGAGAGAAACCGCAAAGGACGGCACGGAAGAACTGACTTTCTCCGTTTCAAAGAAGGAATTTTACCCTAGTGCCTCACCACCCCAACCAACTAGTACGGAGACTGGTGATAACTAAAAATTTACCACTCCCTACCAGTCTAAAAAGGAAACTACACGATGGCTAAAAAACCGCAAAAACTGGACACTTCTACCATTTCAGAACTACTGGTCAAGGAGTGGGCAGACCACTACCCCCCTGAAACCATCGGCGCCCTCAATGCGAAAGCGCAAGCCCTCACCTACACCATCACCAGCACACAAGAGGAATTCACGAAACTCTCACTAGCAAAGAGTAGATTAGGCGACCTAACCTCCTTGCTGCCCCCTATCATCACCTCTCTCGACGAAGCATTGAAGAAGCGGCAAGACTTCCTAGCCACCTATGGGGACCTAGGGGCTACCCCCCTAATCCCATATGAGACGATGGATGCCACTCTACGCTCCTACACGGATGTCCTAGCCGACTACTCCAGTCAGGTGTCGGAACGATACTTCAAGAACCTCAAGGACGTAGAATCAACCATAGCCTATCTCACCAGTCTCCGAGACCTCTATCGGGACATCGCCGCCATTGCCGCTGTCATTCGCATGGACTTCCTCAAAACTCCGGAAGACCGCCGCAAGCCCATTGTAAGGGAACTCTATAGGCTCTTCAAGGCGGTAGCCGACAATCACCTGTTTTTTGCACTAGACCCGAACATCGAGAATCCGCTAATCCCCTCCAAGATAGATGCGGAGGAATTAAAGTCTCTCTGCAACGTCCGTAGAGAGGCACAGAAGTTTGCGGATATCCTTAAGGCTTCACGCTGACAAAAAGACTACCAGAAATGAACTCCCACCTATGATGCGAAGAATGATAACGTCAAGTCCCCTTCCAAAGGATGAGGGATACCCATTCGTCCAGATGCTAGGCAACCGCCTAAATGACATAGAAGCAGCCCTAAACCAAATCATCAAGGAACTAGGCAATACGGTATTGTCCCCCGCTTCTATCAATATGTCGGCTATCGCTGGACTAACCGCCCTCGCCGCCGCCAGGGACTTCCTGCCCGTCCTCACAATCAAGAACAACAAGGAGACTTCCAAATGATACTTAAAGAATTAACTTTCCCCATACTTGCTTTGGTCGTATTTGCTATTACTACGGTATTGTTTTTGTTCGCCATAAGGGGATATGTAAGACATTTCGACACTTGCGAAGTCTGCAAAAACACCATAGGCAACAACCCCTCCAAAGTTGCCCCCAACGACTGGATTGCGGAAAACGACGGTGGCGGCACCCTATGCACCACAAACCTAGGCATATCCTCCCGTCTGGATAGGATAGAGAAAAGCCTAGATGCACTAGATTCCGACATGAACGAAATCAAGTCCACCGATTACGGACGCCTCTTGGAACTCTATCATGAGCAAACTAGGTCCATAGACCGCAACGGACACCTCATAGAAGCCGTCTTAAACCGCCTAGAACGCTTCGAGAGCCGTACCCCTCCTAGCCACTAAGCATTGTTTAGAAGCCTGTCACAGAAAGAGGAGCACCCCTAAAATGAGAAAGCGCAAATCCACCCTCTCCGAAAGAATCGTAAAAGCCTTTCTCATTACCATTCTGGCGGTTGTCTCTTACCACATTGCAGGCTGCACGGCTCATCTCTACTTCCAGAAAGCCTACCCTACCCACAATAGCCCCATACCTACCGAGAAAACTTAAAAATGAAACTAAAAGACTTCTTATCGAGCAATCATACTCTTCTGACAGAACACCTTTGCATCGTTCTCGTCTTTATTTGCCTCTGCGGAGCTTTCCTAAGCCTATGCGGAGCGTCCCGATCGCTCATTCGCCAATCAAAAGAGCAGATGACGAAGAAGGACTACTGCCCACCTCCCTCCTATGAAATCATGGTGAACGACATAGCGGAACTAAAAGGCCGCTTGTCCGAGATAGAATCCGCCATCACCAACGGCACCAGCAACATCAGCCTCTATGCCCAGCTTGTCTCCACCAATCTAGTCCGAATTCCATGCGCATGCGGCTTCTGCCGCCCCTCCGAAGGCATAGCCGTCCCGGAACACGTCAATGCCCTCGGTTTCGACACCGTTCTGCAAGTCTCTACTAACTACCTGCCCATAGTCAGGAAACCCTAATGTTCCCGCCGAACTCAAGCCGTTTTGAAAACTCACAAACCAAGAAAAGGAACGCCAAATGGTAACAAGCGCAAGCGACCCTACCCCTCCTCCGCCCATGAAGGAGACCTCTGCCATAGACAATTCAAACATGGTTGAACTCTACGTCATGACATTCCCAGACGACGAAGCAGACGTTGCAATTCAGAAAATCTGCTTTGACAAGTCGAAAACTCCATTCGTACTCATGTCAAAGGACCGCCCAGACGCAGGATGCCTCGGTCCGTGCCTCATCAACGTAATGGGACAGACTTTCTACGTCAACAACACCTATGCCGAAGTAAGGAAAATCCTTTTCGGATAACCAATTTCACCCCCCAAAAAACAAGAAAGGAAAACACAATATGGCAATGCCAGCAAAGAAGGATTCCGCCGCAAAGGCCCCCAAGAAGAACACGAACATCGTGGAAATCCCAGTTCTCCAACACAAAATCGACGATGATGAACTCTACAACTTCAAGGTGGATTCCATCGTCATAGACAAGAGGAAATCAACAATCCACCTCGTAAAGTTCGAGACTTCCGAAAGCGGTCTCTCCGCAACTTGCGCCGCTTACATCGACGGGGTTTACTATCACCTGAACCTCTCTTTCCGCGACGCCCGCAAGTGCCTCTTCGGATAAGCCTCTCATTCCCCATATATATTATATATTCATACTCATTATAATATTATAGAGGGGATTGTTAAGGGGGGACTAAAAATCCCCCCTAAAACTTTTTTATATTTTTCTCCATTACCCCATTGCAACCTAACCGAACCTTTGATATAATACCCGCCGTCAACGACAAACAAGGACAAGACAAGACAAACAAAGACAATACCCGAAAGGAAACCTAAACCATGACTCCCGAAACCGCCCCCCTCTCCCACTCCCTCTACCTCGCGGACTTCACCCAGACCCTCTGGCTCTCCAAGAAGGACACCTTCATCAAGAAGATGAAGCACCTCAACCGCATTCTCGCCAAGCACGGCAAGCCCCCGATTACCTACACCTTCTCCGAACCCCGAGCCGTCCCCGTAACCTTTGAGTACCACATGAAGGGCGATGCTTTCCGCAACGACAAAATCGAGGAACGTCTCGTTGAAGTCTGCGATGTCCACTGCAAGGGGCTTACCACCATCAAGAAGGACGATGTTGAATACACCTATCTCGGCACCGTCTCCTTCGAGGACGGCGTAAAGCAGATTTTCTGCAACAACGAAGCCTATGCCAACTTCTTCATGGACGATTTCCGCCCCAACTTCTGCGACCACTGCCACGTTACCCGCACAAACCGCAAGGCCTACTACCTCTTCCGCAACACCCGTACAAACGAAATCCTCCAAATCGGCTCCACATGCGCCAAGGAATACTTCGGCATAGATTCTGCCGCCTTCCTGCAGACATACGGCAACACCTTCATCACCCTCCGCGACGGCACCGAAGAGGAACTTGGCGGCTTCAAGGACAACTCCCTCTGCTACGGAATTTCCACCCTCATTCCAGTCGTCTCCCTCTGCACCAAAGGCTTCATCAAGTGGAACAAGAAGGACGGCTATGGCTCGTTCTTCGACGCCTCACGCCCCATCTACGAGCAGCCTACCGCCTCCGCCGTCGAATCCGTCCTCACCTCTTGGGACACCATGCACCCAATCTCCACCTCCGACGGAGACCGCAACAATGCCTCTCTCCTCTCCCCCGCCGAAATCGTCTCCTTCTGGCAAGCCAAATACGACAAGGAGCGCTCTTCCTTCGCCTACAATTGCCTCCAAGCCGTCCAGGCGGGCTACACCACCCGCCGCTCCCTCGGCTCCTTCTCCTATGCGATTTTCGCCGCCTACAATGCAAAGGTGAAATCCCTCCGCGACGCCGAGACCGCCAAGTCCCTCACCATCGTCCCTTGCGCTTACCCCGTCAACTCCCGCCAGACCCTCACGGGCATCATCACCAACATTCGCACCATTCAGGACGAAGCCTGCTATGACGGCTACCACTGTGTCTCCGTTACCAAGTACATCGTGGACTTCACCGACTCCAACGGCACCTTCTATCACTTCACGACTTCCTCCGAATCCTTCCGTTGCCTCCACAACAACGACCGTATCTCCCTCCGTGCCACCATCGGGGAAACCAAGCCCTTCAAGTCTATTCCCTACACCCACCTTTCCCGTCCCATTGCCGCTCTCATCGAAGCTTTCAAGGACTCCCAAGAGAAGCAATCCGCATAATCCCCTCCTCTCCCCATTCTAACCCAACTTTCCACCTTCCCCCCACACCTCATGGTGAAGGGGGGATTTTCTTATTCTCACCTCTCACGCGCGCCCGCACACGTGTATATTAAATTATCTCTTATACCCTTATTACTATACTACTCTCCTATACATACTATACATACTACTTATTATTATTATTATTATCTTACTCACTATACTCATACTATACTATCATACTACATATCTACATACATAGTAGTATTATTATTACTCATACTCATACTTATACTCATATTACTATTACTATTACTATTACTATCCCTATATTCCTACATATCTCTACATAGTAATATTATTATTATTATTATTAGACCCCCTATTATATCCCCCACTCCGAATCGCTATCTTTAAGGCTCTCTCCCTCTCTCTCAATGATAGATGCTCCACAATCTAATGATTGCTCTCCTAGCTCTCCGCTCCATACCTCCCCACACCCTCCCGAATGATTCCCCCGCTCTCCGTTTCCTCCCCTCCTTTCGGCTCGCTTGCTCATGCACCTCTGCAATCCACCCCCGAATCATCATCATCGTAGCACAACAAAGCAACATACCCTCATAGCCGCTCTCCCTCCATCTCCATTCCGTTCCCTCCACTTCCCCATCTACAATATATTCTTACTCTTTATTATAGTTCTAATAAATGATATCTTATAGGGAAAGAGGAAAGAGGGCGGCATGGCTTGCGATAGGGCGGCGGCTCTGTGTCATCGCCTCGCGTATGTGCACACGAAGTCCCAAAATGAACAACAAAGAACGCTTCATAGAAACCGAAGAGGATAGTAGCCTTCCAAATGAGAACGGCTTGTTTGTCGCTGGCATATTTGGCGATACGGATGCTAGGGCGATTGCCGATAGAGAGAGACGGGCAATTACATTTCGGGAGAAGTACGACTATCGGGAGATTACGACTTGTCCTCATTGCTGCCATTGCTTAGAGTTTCGGAAGTTCTCTCCAAGCGGTGAAGCCATCACGGTCGGGCGATTCTGCTTTGTTGGAGAGTTGCCGATTTCTGAGCATGGGACTTGCAAGAGCGCATATCCTCGGAGACATGGGCGAAAGAGGATTGTCTACGATACCACGAATGCACCCGCTGGATTTGAGCAAGGCATGGCTCCTGTCACGATGAGGCGATTCTATAACAAGCGGGAACAGTTCAAGGCTGCGAGGGAAGAGTCTAGGGGCTATCGAGGCGGCTCTTCATCCTACCAAAGGGCTGACGGAAACAAGGAAGCGGTCGGAAGCGGACAGATACCGAAAGTGCTGGTGAGTTAGATGGGCTGGATAATCGGGATAGGGTGCATCTTGGGAGTGATAGCATTCGTGTGGCTGGTCGTGTACTGGCTTAATCGGGATGTGTGGGACGGGATATGCGGTCTCGAAGATTTCATCGACATGGAAGATGAGAAGGACGAGACGATCGATATCGATGATGGAAGGACGGCATGACGGAAGAGGCGGCACCATCCAAGAAGCCGTTGTGGAGGGAGACGGGAGGTGAGAAGCGAGTCCTCAAGGCGAGGGCGGCGAAGGAGTCGCTTGTACGGAGGCTGACGGAAGGGCTGGCGAAGTGTCCCGTGTGCAAGGGGGCTGCGAAGATAGTTCTTTTTGGGTTAAGAGGGAACGGAGTCTGGGTCGGATGCGACAAGACGGAAGAGTGCAGCAGGTATATCGAGCGACATTTGGAGGGATGGAGCATAGAGGACACGGTAGCGGACTGGAATCGGCGGAATAAAGGCTGGCGGAAATGTGCAAGATGGGTGAAAAGATGGTACCGGGTGAGGTTTGGGGCGGAAGAGAGGGCTAAAAAGAGAGTTTTGAAGGAATTAAAAGCCAAAAAAGAGGAAGAATTGGCGAAAAGAAGGGCTAGATTTGGTATTTTACCGCCTAAAAAGGCTAAAAATTGGTGGAAGTTCTGGTAAAGTGGGCAATATTTGTGCTGGAACGATGAGTTCGAGATTGAAGGAGACCCAAAATGAACGAGATATTGCCTAGGATAAATCCGCATGTGGGAGGAGAGAGACGGATTGTGCTTCCGAATGGGGGCAATCATCCTACGGGAATGGCGAGAGGAGTTCATTCGGTGCTTCCGAGAATGGTCGGAGGAGTGCCGGCAAAGGTTGTTCTGGCGAATGCGGGGATAAAGAGCGGGACGCTTGTGCGGGTAAAGGCTTGGGATGCGGCAGCGGAGAAGAAGGGAATCGAGGAAGCGGTCAAGCGGAAAGCGGCTAAAGAGGCGGAAGAGAAGAGACGGGCGGAAGTGAGGGCAAAGGTTCCCGGAGTGAAGTTGGTAGAGAAACCAAAGGAGAAGACAGAGTGGGTGGCGAAGGGGATGACCGCCAAGGAAGAGCGGCTGACGGATTTGCTGGAAGCGGCACAGGAAATGAAGCCGCTGGCGGACGGGGTGACAGAAGATGTGGCTGAAGAGCAGGCGAATGCCACGGAGCCATACGACGATCCAGAGTACGGCAAGGAACTGACTCCTGAATCCAATGAGGTATGTGAGGGGAAACTGTCTAAGCCGATAGAAGAGGCAGCCATCCCCGAAGAGAACCATGAGGAAACGGCTGTTGCTGTAGAGCGGCCGAGGAAGAAGAGGCGGGGGCGGAAAGGGAAGAGGGCTAGAGCGGATATGATGGCGGCGGAACAGGAATTGCTGTAAGATGGACGGGACGGAGACAGGTTCGGAGAAGCCGATGAGCCGACGGGCGGCGTTCGTTGTGGCATGGGGAATGTTCTTCTCCGTGTTCTGGACGATAGCCCTCTTGTTCGGTGGAGGGTGCTGCAACATAGCGGTGAGGTCAGAGAGCGGAAAGAGGAGTCCGTATTTCCTGCAGCCTCATCCCTACTATTCGACGGAACAGGTGTGGGACGATTGCATATGCGCGCCTGCGCATCTCAATGACGGTCCCGATGCGATATGGTCGGCGGTGGCTACTGTGACGTGGCCGCTATGGGTTGTTGACGAGGCATGCGAAGTCGTGCTGGATACGATATTTCTCCCATTGGATGCGACGTATTACTGTTGCAATGGCGAGTAAGAAAGAAGAGATGAGAAGATGCTTGATGCGATATTCGGAGATGGGGAGGGTGCGAACCCGATGGCGCTGGCGGTGATTGCTATAGCGATCGCGATTTTGATGTTCGGAGGGTGCGTGAGCAACGGATGCGGAGACTGCTGCTCGAGAAGTGCGGCGGCGAAAACGGCAAAGTAGGATTTTTCGGTCGGAGGATGAGGGGCTATCATCCCCGTCGGGACAGGGAAGGCGACAGATGGCTAGGCGAATACTCTCCACATATCTAGGAAAGCTGCACAAGCTGAGCAACAATCCCCGGACGATAAGCGACGGGAGCTTTACGATGCTCATGGAAAGCCTGCTGCGGAAGGACGGGGACGGCAAGGGCGACATCGAGATGCTTCGCGCGAATCCGATTGTCGTGTGGATGGTTCCGAGCGAACTGCCGAAGGAAAGGGAGGATTGGCCGTGGGAGGGGCAGGAGGGAAAACTGGTTGTCCTTTCCGGGAACCAGCGGTACGATGCCTTGGTGGAGATGGGGTACGAGAAGATACCCGACGAATGGCTGGCGGTAGGGAAGTATTCAGACGGGAACTGGTGGAGTCCCGAGCATGCAGAACGGTTCATCCTGCTGGCAAACAGCCCGGAGGGAGTGAGCGGCGAGACGGACTACGACAAGCTGGTCGCGAAGTTCAATGCGGAATGCCTCAAGGCGGTCGGGATGGATTTCGCGCAGACTCCGCTGGACTTCCAAGAGAAGATGGCGGAGCCCGTGGAGGATGAAGTCGAGCAGGGGGAGCATGGGGAGGAAGATCAGGAACTCAAGGACTTCAAGAAGCGGCGGGAGGATAGCCGAGGAAATCTCGAAGAGATACTCGACATGGGGTTCTATTCAGTTGTTGTGTTTGAGACGCACGACCAGAAGATGGAGTTCTTGGATTTCCTAAAGGAGAAGTATGGAGTTGAGGCTAACAGGGACATATTTATCAATGGATTTAGTCTTTCTGGAGCGCTTGGGAAGAAGATAGAGTACAGCGGGTTGAAGTTTCCAGACGGGAAACCGAGCAAGGCTCTGCAGGAGATGGCGATGGACGGGACGGAGTTCGGCTGGGAGACGAACGGCGGAGAGATTCCCGAAGGGACGGAGCCCAACGAGGAGGAAGAGGGGAAGGTCGAGGACGGCAGCGGGATAGACGGAGTGATATAGGATGGTCAAGGGATCGGCACACATCCCCGAAAGTAAGAATTGGCATGGTGTAAGCGGTCTGGAGCTGGTGCGACGGGGCGCGACACGTTTCATGCAAGGAGAAAAAAGCTATGGCGACAAAGAAGAAAGCATCGACGGCAAAGAAGCCGAAGAAGTCCGCGAAGTGGGCGAAGAACGCCTCCGACTATGCGAAGAAGCAGGCTGCGAAGGCGAAGTCCAAGAAGTTCCTCGGGAATCAGGAAGACAAGGCGGTTGGGACGAAAGGGTCTCCGTCGAAGAGGATTCGGGACATGGGTCAGAAGCCGCCCAAGGGGTACATGAGAACCGGCGGCAGGTATTTTGCGAAGATAGCGAACATGAGACCGATCAAGTCCATGACGTCCATGCAGCAGAGAGGGTTGTTCTACTCGAACAAGGAGAAGTTCCTCGGCACGGACGGGACGGGCGGATATCTCGGAAGCGCAGCAAACCAGGGGATGTACAACGGAGAGTCGAGCGAGGCGAACTTCCGCAAGACGGGAGGAGCTCGGAAACTGATAGATGCGGACGGCGGCACGTATGCTCCTGGGTACAAGAAGCCCGACGGGAGCAAGATACATGCGGGCGTGAAGAAGGCGAAGTCTCGCTACATCATGGCTATCGGGCAGGACGGCCACAAGAGATAGCATCCACAAGATCCGGGGCGGGAATTGGCGGCGTCCATGCGCGGGTGCGGTGGGCGTCCGTCCTTTTTATGTTGGGCGAGAGGAGAGCGGCATAGAGTATGACGTTACCGATATACAGCACGGAAGCCACGGATTCGCTTTGTCGGGAGATAGCGAAGAAGAGCCACGGCACGATTTTTATAATGATGAGTCGTGGAAAGGACTCTCTTTGTGCCTATCTGCAGTGCCTGAAATACTTCAATCGCGTAATTCCTTTTCACTGCGCCACGGTCCCTGGGTATAGGTTTGCGGACGAGTATCTTGACTATCTCGAAGCGATGCTGAACACCCGAATCCTGCGGATGATGGGAGAGGACTTGAAGATGGCGCTCGTGCGGTACATCTATCAGGAAACCCCTTGGGAGTGCGACGTGATAGACCAGGTCATCCCCGACGTTGACTTCACGAAACTGGACGTTCTCGAGTATCTGCGGATGAAGTTCAACCTGCCGAGGGCATGGTGCGCGGTGGGAATAAGCAAGAACGATTCCATAGACAGGCTGATCTACTGCCGCAAGACGGGCGGGAAGAACATCGGGAACAAGACGTTCTACCCTTGCTGGGACTGGCCGAGGGAGGAGATGCTTAATGCGATTACGGATGCGGGACTCGTGCTCGCGCCCGAATACAAGTACGTGAACAGGTCGATGGGCGGAGTGCCGTCCGCCACGTACAACAAGGTGATGATGGAGCATTTTCCGCGGGACTGGGAACTCACGAAGACGTGGTATCCGCTCGCGGAGGTCAAGAACGTCCGAGAGGAGATGATAGATGCAAACTATCCGCTGTGGATGGAGCAGGAGGCAGCCAAGCGCGGAGGTCGCATGGATGGCGATACGAAGGTGGGGGAAGCGGGAGGAGGAGAGCCCGAGGGAGGCGATGGCGAGGGTTCTGGCATGGTCATCCCGACTAACGAGGCAGTGGGACCCGAAGAGGAGTGACGCAGATGGAAGAGAGAACGGAGAGGAATCCTCTGGGAGATGCGGCTAACCCGATGATGCGCCCGTCCGTTGCGAGGGCGGTGAGGGAGATGAGAAGCCAGGCGCCGATGAGAGCGGCGAACGGAATCTTCAAGCACCCGTCCGAATGCACGGAAGAGGAGTACAATTTCATAGCGGACTGCCTGAAGAGAAACATTCCGCTATATACGATAGCGGGGATGATACACTGCGAGAGGAGTTTCCTTTCGAGGTATATCAAGAAGCACCCCGAACTTCTGGAACTCAAGGAAGAGCAGGGAGAGAACATCGTTGACGAGGCGGAGTACCAGTTGGATCGGCTGAACAGGGCGGGGAATGCGAGCACGATCATATTCACCCTGCAGACGAAGGGGCGGAAGAGAGGGTGGACAACCGAGGACATAACGGGAGATGGAGGCGGACAGGAGACGGAGCGGATAGTGATGGGAGTCATCCCCGACGAAGCGGTGAAGGAAGCGGAGGAGGAAATCGAGAAGGTGACGGGGGCGAAGCCGAATCCAGGCGGGGTGATGACCGATCCGATGGCGCTGGCGGCGATGGAGCAGATGGGCAAGGAAGTCAAGCAGTATGTTGACGATGCGGTTGAGACCGCGAAGCCAAAGGCGTTAGATGCGGATGCGGTGGAGGTCGGGGAAGCCCCGTATGCTGGAGACAGCACGGTGGAGGCTGGGATGGAGTATGGGGCTAACGGATTCGGGGCGGCGAATCCCGACATGGGAGCGGAAGCCGACCCGTGGGCGGAGGGCGGAGATTCGCCGTTCTTCCAGTAATGTGTTTGTCGGCTGGGCTTGTTTCAAATGGCGTATAGGAAATGCAAGAAGTGCGGGAGGCGGTTCGAGTCCAAGGGACCGGGCGACAGCTTCTGTTCGGATTTGTGCCGGATGACGGGATTCTTCATGGGCGGGGGCGGAGACACCACGAAGCCCGGAGTCCCGCAGCCTGCGGCGGTCATCCCGCCGCCAAGGATGCTACGGGTAAAGAAGGACGACGAGAGGTTTGCGAGAGTTCGCCGGATGTTCGAGAAGCCAGTAGCGGAGAGATGGGCGATAGCCAAGGACTTCACCGAGGAGGAACGTACCTATGCGAAGCGGCTGGCGAAGCGGCAGATGATGGAAGAAGTGCGGTTCATGCGGGAATGGACATGGGACGGATTCGCCGACGATGCGGACGATGCGGACAGCGGATTGGGCGGAGAAGGGATGCTTGGTGAATCGGACGACGGCAGCATTTAGAGGTGAGAGATGGCGAGGAAGAAGTTCAAGTTCGTGGAGATGTTCATCGATCCCGCAACGGGAGCGCCGTATGAGAACACGGGTTCCCCGAAGATTGTCATTCCAAAAAACTTCCCCCCCTTCGTTGGACACCAGATAGCGAGGATCACCTACGAGGAGAAAGAGATAACCGACGTCCAGTATACCGTTGGCAAGGACGGGAAAGTCACGAAGGGCGAGGAGAAGAAGCGGAAGATACTCGTCGAGAAGATGGGAGAGAAGGGCGGATGGATAGAGCAGACATTCAACCTTTCTCAGGATGGGAAGTGCTGGGTGAGGAGCGGCGGCATCGTGTGCGGCAACGGATTCGTGTGCGACGACGTGGTTCTTTCGTCCGGCGAGGTCGGGGAGAATGCGAAGGTTGGGGGCGAAGCCTACATAGAAGGGGCGGTTGGCATCGGAGGGAATGCCTATGTGTACGGCAAGGCGCGGATAGTCGGGAGCGAACGGATAGCCGTCAGCGGTACGGCTAGGGTGGAGGGAAACGTCGGGGGGGACGCAGTGGTGGACGGCAGCGCATACGTTGGAGAGGAAGCCACAATCAAGGAGCAAGCCTACGTGACGGGGAACTCCAAGGTCATATCGGGGACGGTTGAGGGAAATGCGGTCGTGAAGGACTATGCCACCGTGTACGGGACGGTGAAGGGAGATGCGACGGTTTCCCACGAGGCTATCATCCTGAAGACGGGGAAGGTAGATGGGGAGGCGGTCGTCGAGTCTGGGATCATCGAGGGAACGGTGAAGGGGGAAGCCCAGATAAAATACGGTCAGCCTTTCATAGGCGAGGGCGGAAGCGTGGAGGGCAAGACGAAACTGTCCGGCAACGTGTTCGTCAAGTGCGAAGTGAAGGAAGAATCGGTGATGAGCGCGAATGCTTCCGCTATGGAGGGCGGATCGGTGACTGACAGCGTGATAAAGGCCAACGGCTCCGTGAAGGGCAAGTCTGGGCTGTGCTTTGTTGGCGGGGCTACGGTCATACTAGGGAATGCTGGGGCCACGGTTGCCGACGGATGCACGGTTGCCGACGGATGCAGGGTTGGCGAGAGCGGAAATGTGGGTAGCGGAGAATATGGCGGAAGCGCCAACGTGTGCGGCACAATCAAAACCTCGATGAGAGACAATTCCGTCCTCGTCTCGGGAAGCGAATCGAAGATAGAACTTGGCGGCAACATGGTGTTTCTGGAAGAGGACGATCAGGAGCCCGAGGGGGTGGCGGTCGTGTGCAAGGTGGAAGCGGAATAATGACGATTTCGGAGGGGCGGCAGTGTGCAGCCGCCTCTCCATTATATTTTATTTCATTAAAGTTGGATTGTCCCATTGCAAGCCGAACATACTTGTGGTATAATGTGCGGCGTCAAGGACAAGAAAGGACAACACGATGAAAGAAGAAAACGAGAACAGCGAAACCAAGAAGCCGAGAAGGATCCCGAACCAGAACATGATTCCCGCATTCGGGATATACCACCCCAACGCCAAAGGCAACGGCAGTGCGATGTCCGTGCGGCTGATGCCCGCCAAGCTCACCCAGTCTGGGTACGTGCAGATAGAACTGGCCAAGCAGATGACGGTCGGGGACGTAGACCGCAAGGTGTTCCCCACGTTCAACTGGAAGGACAGGATCATCGTGCGCATCAATCCGATCGAGGCGGCGGAAATCGTGCGATGCCTGCGAGGGATGACGGAGAGCATCCGCGACGGGGCGGGATTCGCCCACAAGACGGACGGAAGGGCTTCGAAGATCACGATGGTGCACGTCGTGGAGCCAAAGCCGTGCTACCAGTTGAAGGTAATCAGCGAGACGATTGCGGGAGTGGACAGGGAAGTGGCCATCTATATCTATAGCGCGGAGGCCACGGCTTTGGAGTGCGCGTTGTCCGCTTCGATGGGACGGCTCTGCTTCGGCGCTTGAAGAAAATAAAAAATTCTTCAATTACCCCCTTGCAAGCCATACGGGGTTATGCTACAATATGCGCCGTTCCCCCGCGTGGGGGAGTTCACAAGGACAACGACAAAGCAAGGACTGGCAATGATAGCAACGACCACAAAAAACGGAAAGTCCGTGCGGATTAGCGCGGACTACCATCTGGACACCGAGCAGGTGTTCTACACGGTGTACTGCGCGGGATGCACCTTCGAGTTCAACGATTTCGCGCCCGCCGCTAGGGTGTACAAGGCGCTAAGCAACCGTATTGAGGCGGGAATGGCTTTCGACATCATGCTGCAGAATCTCGTGTCTGCCGCAAGGGCGATGGGATATGTCGTGCGAAAGGCGGTGGCGTGATGAAGAACACTTACAAGATTATCCGCAATAACAAGATTTATAGGAGCAAGGGTGAGGATGCTGTGGAAGCGATACGAAACCTTGCAAATAGAAAGCTACCGAATGGAAACACTTGGTGGTTTGACGTGAGGGTGAAGCTTGTAGATGCAGACACTAGAGGGAGACATTGGGCTACGGCCATTGTTGATGGAGTTTATACTGATGCGGAGGTGGCATGATGGGCTGGACGACTTGCATGCACTCCTGCTACTGGAAGTACGACAAGAAGGGCAACCGCACGGTAGACCGCAAGGCCGAGCTCGATGCGCTCTTCACATGGGAGCGGAAGAAGCCGGTTGAATCCTACGGGCATGTCTATCCGCCGATGAAGGACACGGTACTCAAGTCCTCGATGGTGGGGAGCGTGTACTATGCGGCGGTGAAGAGGGAGCAGCCCGGCAAGGAGCCAAGGGTTTTTGCGATGGTATGCCTTACCCACGGACGGGGACGCGACGGTTCCGTGTGGGGCTACAAGGACATGGACGAGACCATGATGCCGTACTATTACGACTGCCCTGCTGGGATTCTCGCCATGCTCACGCCTACGGACAACGAGGATGCTAACAAGTGGCGGGAGGAGTGCCGCAAGAAGATTGCCCGAAAGGCGGAGGAGCGCAAGAACGGTCCGAAGCAGCCGTTCGTTCCGCTCGGAGTGACGGTTACGCAGAAGGGGCTTTCGTGGATTATCACGAGCGATGCCTACCGCCAGAAGGTGAACTACCGCTATTGCGGGGTGAAGTTCTCGAAGGCGAGGTGGCGCGACATCGACAATGCGATGCTCCGTTTCCTCGAAGAGTACGGGACGAAGGAGCAGAGGGCCGAGTTCGCCGCTAGCGGACGGGCTTGCCCCGCAGAGTGGAAGGGGGCCGCGGCATGATCATCGACGTGATTCTCGACAGGAAGGATGCGGAGGAGGAAGGAGACCTCTCATCCTACGACCCCGAAGAGGCGAAATCTGACTTCCTCGACTATGCGGACATCTTCGGATTCGGCTACGTCAAGGAAGCGGTTGAAAGCGGCGATGAGAAGAAGATGAAGACGGCTCTCGTCCGATACGTGGCGGAAGAGTACGGAAACGACGAGGGCATAAAGGAATACGTCCGCTCCGTGGACTGGCTTCCGAAAAAGTGAAAAAGTTTTGATTACCCTATTGCAAGCCGTCCGCAGGTTTGGTATACTGTGAGCCGTCAAGCCCATGGTGGGCGGACATACAAGGACAACGACAAAGAGAAGGACGAAGGACAATGAGCGCATTCATGGTAAACAACCGCACCCTTACGAAAATCGCCAAGTACATGGCGGCCTGTGCCAACTATAGGATTGGTATGTATCCTGGGCTGTCCGAACTTGAACTTAAGGGGAATTTCAAGCAATACCTGCAGGAACAGGGGCTTGTGGACAAGACGGGGATGTTCTCCGCTTCGCTAATCCATCGGTATCTCTTCGACAAGAACCGCAAGGCGATTGTGGCGAGGTATGGGGAGGACGAGCGAATGATGGGGACGTTCCTTCCGATGGAGGACGGAGGGACGGCTATCGACATAGCCAAGGAAACCCGCAAGGAGTGGCTTTCGAATCTGTACACGGTGTGCCGCTGCTACCTCTACCAGATTGAGGAGGGGAACTATAAGGACGACGATTTCTTCTGGATGTTCTTGGAGTGGATTGGGCAGATGGCGGCGAAACTGGCCGAGTATGTAGTGAATGAGGTTCGTCCGTACAAGGTAGGAGGACCGTACAAGAGCTGGGAAGAGTTCTGA